ATTTTATACTATACAAGTGAAAATAAGAATAATTAAAATGTGGAATGACGCTTCTACTAAAATTTATAAGATGGAAATTAATTATGCATATAAAGCATTTAGTGCTGGAATAGATTATATAAAGATAAAAGATATAAGCGATTTTATTATTCCAATATCTATATATAAAAAATCTGCAGATATGTATCCTAGAAGCAATACAAATAATAGTGATGCAATTTTTTGGTATTCTTGGTATCATATAGAAAATGGAACAAGCATATATGTTTTATATGCTGCAAAAGATACATCTGCAAGGTATTCATTTCAAGAACTTCATACAATTGTTTATTATATTCTACCAATCTGACGCTTCTACTAAAATTAAGAGTGTAGATTTTGCATCAGAAGATCAATTTACATTAGGTATACCAATATCTGTTACACGTAATGTAAGTAGTAATAATGGTGTTCCGATTCCATATATTACTTATATCAATAAATCATATTATATACGATGTATTAGATTTTTTCTGGGTAGCTATGCAACTTATACTACTGGTACCTGTTCTTGTATAGTATATTATATTTAATTATATTTATTTTAAATAATCTGACGCTTCTAATAAAGTATCTTTAGGTAAAGATATAGTTACAATTTATGAAGTTGGAGGATTGCCTGATTGTTCATCCTTTAGTGCTGATACATCTATACAATCTATTATTATCAAAATTCTAGGTGATAGCAGTAATTTGGATCATGATACTACTCCTCCTAATACTAGATATGAAGTTAAGAATCTTGGTACTTGGTCTAGTATTAGCGATGTAGATAATTTTCTTAGTACATGTAATCATGCTACTGGCTATTATGACGCTTCTATTGGTTCTACAATAACTATTAAAGATGGTACATATAATAAGACATGGGTAATAGTTGGATTTGATTGTGAGCATAATAAAACTGCTTCAGATGGAACTACTTATGATAATGGATATGGTATATTTATGATTCCTACAACATCGTTTTTTACATATGATAATGGAAATATGTCATTAAGCAATGGTTATATGAATACTGGTGTTCATAAAAAAATTAACAATTATTTACAATCTTCATTTGTAAATAATGATTCTATATTAAAAGATCATTTAATAAAAAGAAGAATGCTACTGTCTAATAGCGCTAATGTTGGTAGTAATACCACTGGATATGAATGGACTGTATGTTATGGTGCTCTTATGAGTGCTGGTCAAATTACTGGTACTTTTGGTGTAAATAATACAGTTTATGATGATGGTGAAGCTAATTATAAACTACCATATTTTAATTTTAATACTTGGCAATTTGGAGATTACTCGCTTCTAAGAGGATTAAGAGGAACTTCGTATGGTAATGCTCATTCTTCTTATTATGATATGCCATGGTGTGTATCTAATGGATCTGTAATAGACAAAGATGTTTACAATTATGGTAATGGAGATAAAAATCCTGGCATATTTCCACTTATAATGATAAGATAAAGCAAATAATAATTCACTAGAGAAGGATCTCTAGTGAATTATTTTAATTCAAATATGTTTTACTATCTATTATACCTGGAAATAAATACTTACTTACTTTCTTCTACACCAATATTAGCCTTTAGACCATATCTGCGAATTCCAGTCATCAATTGCATTGCCCAGTCATTCTTAACATCTCTGCCATAATTCTGACTTCCAAGATCATTCTTATTAAGAGCATCACTAGGAAATACAATATGAATATCATCGCTTGCCATGCCAGGAATATCAGTTTGATATGCATCTACAATATCATCTGCTGCTTCACCGATAGTCTTACCGCAAGCTTCTACATAAGTCATAAATTCTACAGCTTCAATGAAAAGACTTGCCTTTTCACCTTCACCATTCTTAGAGACTGTAACTTTAAGATTCTGCGGATCAGCAGCAGCATTCTTCATTGCCTTATATACGCCACCAGTAATAGGGCAGATATTATCAAAAATTTCCATAAGGTCTGCAGATCTTAGAGTATTATCTAGATTTGCTCCAGTCTGATCATTGACGCCAGATTCATAGATAGTATGGATTTGCTTCATATTAAAATTCATAATAATTATCTCCTTTATGAAAAGTTTTCGAGAATTATTATGATGTGAAATATCATTAGATATAATATACTCTAGCAGTACCTGTAGTACTAGAACCTAATGATCCGAAACCTTTTATCATAATTACATTTGAAAAAGTTATAATAGCATAATTACTACTTGTATCTCCTATATATACTGCAGATATAGGTGTTCCAGTTCTAAAAGTATATCCACTACTATCTGTAATATTTATATCTTGATGCCTAATTTTAGTAGAAGCGTCAAATTATTATAATTTTAATATATTTTCAAAAAAAAAATAAAACCAATAGAGATTTCTCTCTATTGGTTTATAATTAAATATAATATACTATACAAGGCCTATTATATATTTTATAATCAGCACTACCAGTCGTACTAAAATACATACAATATATCCAATATGATTTAGTTATATATGCAATACAATTATGGTCACTTTTACATGCAACAGATATTGGAATACCTAATGTGAATTGATACCCTGATGTAAAATCTGTACTCTTAATCTTATTAGAAGCGTCAGATTATAAAATAAAATAGAGGAATGGATTTTACTCCATTCCTCTAATATTAGTTATTCAATCTTTATTCCCATAGCTTCAATTTCATCCATTGCTCTACAAATTGCAGGATATTCCCCAGGACTAATAGCCATCATGGAAAATCTTCCTTTAACTCCAGATCTTTTTAATTCATTCTCATACTCAAATACAATATCTTTGATCTCATCAATATCCATAGTATTTAGAATATCCAAGATAGCATTAGATACAGCAGAGTAGACATATTTTTCATTGTCGTCATCAAAGGCATCAAATCTATCTGTCATGATAGAAATAAAAAGATTCGTAAGCTGATCACTAAAAGTCTTAGAAAATACATTTACTACCATCTGCTCAGTCATAATATCAGGATCCATGTGTTGCATAGCACGAACCATTCTTCTAATATTACGACGTTCATCTGTACTAGAATTTCTATTTACTGCAATCCATAAAGCATAACTCTCAGAAAGACCAAGACTCATAAGATTATTGATCATTTCTCGATTCATTCTTATAGCAATTTTTCCAAGCAAACAAGCATTTTCTTCATTATAAAGAACATTGTTTGCAGGATTAATTACATAAGCTCGATATACTCTATTGAATCTATTAGTATATTCTCTATCAAGAGCTATACCAGACATATCCAAAGCTACAAGAAAATCTTTATCTGTAATAGTTCTTAAAGCCTTAGGTTTTTTATCCACAGCGGATGATAATAAAGTAAGAATATTCTGCTGTACATATTCTATCATCTTATTATATCCATCATAAACAATTCTACCTTTAACTTCAGAAAATCTGTCATAAATCTTATTAGGATTTTCAAACATAGTGTAGCGTTCGCCTTCACTATTTCTATCGGTAAAATTCTTTACAAGATATCCAAAATTCACATTCACCATATCCATAAGATTTATTTCCTTTTATAAGTCATAAATTTAAAATTATAAGATCCATTAGATCTCCAATCTTCATCTTCAACAACTTTCCAATCATCCATTTGATCTAGATTAGGAAATGTTGCATCATGTGCAGGAGCTTCAGCATTTACTTTAGTTACATATACTGTATCATAATAAGGAAGTAGAAGTCTATAAATCTGCTCTCCACCACAGACTATAGTATTTTCACTGTCTCCAATAATTTCTACTGCGTCGAGTAAGCCACGAAGATTTTCTACCCAGAAAATCATAGTTCTATTATTAGGAGTCTTAACTTCAGGATTACGTCTAACAGCAAAAGAAGATCTATACTCTGCTTCATCTATATCAGGATTACGAATTCTACCTCTACCTTCAGATTCAGGAGGAGCTAAGAAAAATCCTGCATACTTAGCAGCAAACAAAGATTTAGATTCAAGATGATTAAAATCTCTGGTCATAACAATATTCTTACGTCCAGGAAGAGGTTTCATTCCAGGAAATGATTCTAGTGTCTTACGACCGTATACAATAGTTTTACCCATTGTAATATCTTTAAATCGAGCCATATCTTCTTTAATATTAAAAAGAAGATTATTCTGATTTCCGATAGCCCAATTGTTGTCTACGCATACAATTGCTTTCATCATTTCATTTTTTCTCCTTAAATTCAACAAGAGTAAATCTAGTAGTAGTTCCATCTTTAACTTTATCAAACCACATACTTGCAGGGCGTACCCACACAGTATGATCTGTGGCAAAGAACAGATTAGGATCTGTATTATTCGCAGAAGTATTATTTACATGAATATATGCAATCATATCTTCTAGCGTTTCAGTATGCTTACATAGAGCAACTACTTTTACAAAAGATCCTTTATGATGCTTATAAATTTCTCCAACTTTAACTTTCATTATTTTATCCTCTATCGATTCTAGTTGCAATTTTTCTCCATACAGAAATAGGAATCATTTTTACATTATCAGTCACATCACTAGATTTACATTCATCTTCTATATAATTAAAAGGACAGCAAGCAACAAGGTATTCATCAGTAGTATTATGCCTAGCAATATACAATACTCGCATAATCCTCTCAGTGATCACGTTAAAAGGATTTATAGGCTCTAAATTTCTAATATCTACTCTATAAGTAGAACCAATCTTTGCTCCACGAATAACCAGCTTTTCTTCCATTTTAATTTATTCTCCTTTTAATTATATTAAATTGCAACAGGGAATTTAATCTGAGAATTATGCTGATAATTATCGATATGAATATTATCGATTTTAAAGTCATAGAAATTATCTACTTTATCAAGCCATACATTAGGAGCATCAAAAGTAGGACGTTCAATAAGTTCTTTTACAATAGGAATATGACGATCATAAATATGGCAATCAGCGATCACATGTACCAATTCTCCAGGATACATGTCACAAACTTTAGCAAGCATCATAATAAGAATTGCATATTGTACAACATTCCAATTGCCTGCGGTAAGCATGTCTTGAGAACGTTGATTAAGAATACCATTTAGAGTGAGTCTACCATCTTCTTTATCTCTAGTAACATTGAAGGTCATGGAATATGCGCAAGGATAAAGATTCATATCATGAAGATCTTCAAAGTTATAAATATTAGTCATGATTCTTCTAGAAAAAGGATTATGCTTAAGATCCCAAATTACTCCATCAATTTGGTCAAGCAATACCCAATAATTATCGTCTTTAAATACTACCCTAGAAGAAGGATATTCCTTCAGCTCTGCAAATACTTCAGCAGTAGGATAATCATTCAAATGATGATGAGCATAAGTTTTACCGATTTGATATCCATATGCTTTACCAATAGACCCTTCAGCATCTGCCCAAGAATCCCAAATATGAGAATTCAAATCATTTACATTATTACTCTTCTTTTGCCAAATCCAAAGAAGTTCATCGGCAGCTGCTTTAATACTAGTAGGACGCATAGTAATAGCAGGAAATTCCTTTTGAAGATTATAACGATTTACAACTCCAAATTTCTTAATAGTATAAGCAGGCTCATTGGTATCTGCCCAAGTTGCTCTTACACTTTCACCAGTAGTATCAATACCATTATTGATAATATCAAGGCAAGTGTTTTTAAAGATGATATCTGCCTGAGACATAATATAAATCCTCCTAATATATAATGGGGCTAAATTATATAAAAGTCGATAATATAATAAAAAATAAAAGGAGTGGGCGAATGAAACCCACTCCTTTTATATTAATGATTAAGAGATCATGAAATAACAATCCTCAATAAACTTATCAATCTCCCTTTCTTTTTCAGTATTTGGAAAGATATTCACATCTTCTACATGGATAGGTTCTCCATGAATATCTTTATCAAACACCTTTGCTGTGATAATCATATTACAAATTGAATAAGTAATCGCTCCTTTCATGATTCCGATTATGGTTGCTTTATCTACTCCTTTATTGACAAGATCCATATAATCAATATTAGGAGACTTGCCAATAGCGGAACACGTTACGGTTCCGTTATATTTACGGAAGCATAAAAAACATGTTCCAGAAAATTGCATAGTAGAACTGTATACAATTTCCCTTTTCTTCTCATTGTAAATATTAACCTCAATTTCTGGGAGATCTCCACTTCTATTGAGATTATTCACAATAAGCATGTTCATTATTCCTGCGCCTCCTCTTTATCATCTTCTACAGGTACAGGAATCTCAAACTGATTCTTATAATCCCGCATGAATTTCTTGGCCAATTCCTTACTATCAAAAGTGGCCATAAATCCACTCGGGTGTACGAAACTCAGACCAGTGTTGAAATTGATCTGAGCAAAATTAGGAGTTTTTGCACTCAGTCCTCTAAACTGCTGAGGGAACAGAGCTTTATTAACTCCCTTCCATTTAACGGAAGTAATGGAATACTTTCCGATTTCCCGATTACTCGGAAAACCAAAAAATGCGATTCCATCTTTCGGCGCAATATATTTACCGATAGGTGCATAATGCTCCAAGTACACGCACCCATCAGCAATGTCTACTGCAGTCTCTGCACACTCACGTGCATGACAATCAGCATAGATATGCTCAATGATATATTCGAGCGTATCTCTTGCTTTGCTGATTGCAGTAAACACTCTGATGTCGGTGTTATTATTTGGTGAATCCCAAGTGGGATTCATGCATTTGATCTCAAATGCAGCCGGGTTTCCACATCCGGTATTATCATTGAGATCGATACCTTTGACCCAAGAGGAGTCGAAAGCTTCATATTCCTCCTGGGTCAAGAATCCTTCATGGAACTCTCTTACAATCAACCCAAATGCAGCATAAGGAGTTCCATCTTCTCTACGCTGCTTCTGTTCTTCTGGAAAATGGTGGTCAAAACGACCACCACCAACGTCATACACGAGATAACCGTTCTCCTCGGTCATCTCAGGAGAGATAACATTCTTACGTTCCCACTTAGGAAACGGAAGGCCGAATACGTCATACAAAATCATGAGGTATGCCGTAGCATATACCTCATCGGCGTGAAATACGCCGGAGTGAAAGATAATCTTTTTATACTTCATGAGCTTGTCACGAAGAGTAGAAGTGGTAGAACCATTATTAAGGCTAAACATATTTTTTTATCTCCTTTTTCTTTTTATTCTTATTCGCTGATGTTCTTACTAATGGTCAGAGTTACCTGACCATTGAACCCATGCTCTTTCAGAAATTGAGCAATATTGTCAGTATCAATATTGAAGCTGACAGTCATGCTCATATTCTGAATACTGATTGTGGATTTGGATTTCTTACTCCATTTTTTCCTGATACTTTGCTTGGTAGCTGCATATTCTGCAGCAGCTTTCAGACAATCGTAATCAGTGTAAAACCGATTCACGATGTCATCGTGCTCTTTCTGAGGACTTTTCCTATCAAAAGTAGGAATGATATTTCCAAGCTTCTGATTAATTTCTCTGATCGTGATGGGAGAGCATCCCATCATGATGGCAATATTCCTAGAAGTTAACCCAGGATATTTGCTCAAGATGTCTTTCAGATACATAGCCTGAACATCATCAGGCCAGAGTCTGAAGGTTTTGTAAGCAACTTTCTTTCCAAGCTGAAAGCTTCTGGGATTGCTGTCATTGCGAACAACAAATCCACGATTGCTGTTTCTCTTTGGTTTAGGAAGAGATTTTCTCTTTTCAGAGATATCCTTCTTAAATTCAGCTGCTGCATCTTCTCTTACGATAAAACCTTTGTGATCCATAATCTTTGGACCTCCTATAAAATATTTTTGACTTGGTAGAGAACGTACATGTCTCTATCACTGTTATAATATCTATTTGAAATAAATAACAATAAATAAAAAAAAATAATAGGATAGGCTTTATACCTATCCTATTATTTGCTTTTAGATTCTTACTACATTAGAGTAGTTTGCTTTCTTTGCGCCAAATTGGCCGATTCCAGCAGAAGATACAGGAAAATTACCAAGGTTATCAGTAATAATCTCTTGATAATCAATCAGTTTTCTCAACCATTCTGGAACAGGAAGATCTTTAGGCAATGCAATAGTATCAAGTTTACCCTTGAATAGATCACAGACTTTTAATCCATCAGCGAGATTCTGATTTTTAGGATCTGTTAATTCACAGAGTTTTTGATACTGTTCAGGATACTCATCCTTAATAGATTCTAGAGTATCTTTATTTACATTAACCTTAATCACATCGATAGCATTTCTATCTCCGAGATCAAACCCAGGAAGATCGCATTTTACATAATTCCATGCAATAGCTGCTTTAACTCCCTGAATTCTAGCTCCTTGATTTTCATAACTATCCATAGATTTAATAGTTGCAGGCTTGTAATATTTCTTAGATCCGGAAAGAAGATCATTATAAATAGTCTTCTCCAGTATTGCAATATCTTTAATAAGTTTCAATTGATCTACAGAATTTCCAGTTAGCATATCTTCAAGAAGAATCTTTTTCAATGCCTTCTGTGTGTCCTTAGAAGTAGAAGACTTAGTAAGACAGTCAATACCCTTAACGTCCAAAACACCATTTCCTAGATAATTACCTTCCTGTAGAATCTGCAAACTAGCATAATGTTTCTTAGCATCAGTCAACATGATTCGAGACATATAAAACTCGTTCTTCATGTTAATCTTACACTTAGCATCGCCCCGATAAGATCCAGATTCCTTAGTAAAATCAATCATATACTTGTTAATCACAGAAGATAGAATATAGCACATGATATTGATCAAAGCAAATTTTACATTGTCTTGAGGAATAATCTTAGTTGCATCAATAGCTCTTCTTTGATTAATGATCTCTTCGCTAAAGAAATCATAATCCTTTTTATCATCTAAGAATTCAATAGCAGCAAGTTCCGATTGATCTACAATATCTCCAAAGCTATCTACTTTCAAAGTTTTAGTGGCTAATCGATTATCTGTTGCATTATACCACTCAGGAGTTTCAGTATCAGCCCAGAAATAATCTTTTCTCTTTTTCTCTTCTTCGAGGAATTTATATACATCGATTTGCTGATGCATAATAAGGCAATCATAATCCTTCAGATACTGTATATTATAATTGTACCAAGCATCCAAAGAGATAAACGAAGAATCCGTATCGGAAACAATAGAAACAGTCTTAACCATCTCTTTATTTCTGATCATTCTATCCATATACTGATGGCGATAGAAGACATATTCCAACAGTAAATCTCGAAGAGCATTAAGATCATTAACAATTTCTTTTGGAGGATTTGCAGGTTCAATATAAGGAACTTTCATTTCAGTAATAATATTTACCATTAGATCTCTGGCAATAGGAAGATCCATAAAACAATAAAGATTATTCTTGTAGAAGAGTCTATTCAATTCAATCTGATTACAGTTTTGAATAATTCTCCATACAGTATCCATATCTTGATCTGTAGGAATATATTTAAAACCACAATTCATCATGATTTTATTGAAACACTCTTCGGGAGAGATAAATCCATTGAAACCAAGAACTTCATAATCATTATATTTCCAATCATGATACTCCATTCTTACATTATCAATGAAAATGAGAACATCATTAAGACTTCCAAACTTAACATTGTTCCCTAAGAAACCTTCAAAACAAAGGATTGCAGAACTAATTAGAGATCTACCGATAGATGTTACAGACGGTGCAATGTTGAGGTCGAACAGAATCGACACGTACAAACCAACAAGGCCATATATCGTAATATTCATATAAGTCGTTGATACTATCTCTCACTTATACAGTTCTCTAATGAACTTCCCTAGATTATCTCTAGGATACTAGACTATATCACTACCATATCATATTTCTATGACTTAGGTACACCAGATTTCGAGACTCACTTGAGCTCTACAATTAGTCGTTGAACCTATTAGAGAATTACTTCTCTAAGCTGGATGCTGATTATCTATTTTAGTTGAAGATACTTAGGCTTACTATCACCATATATCATCCTAATTATTATTTCTGCTTTCGCTCTAATATCTACACATATTAGCAATTAGGCTTTAAGACTTTCCAGCAATTTCTTGGTGTTACCATTTGACCGTTTCCAGCCTAATGGGGCTATACAGTTAACCATTTACATCTATCTTATCAAGTGCCTGGAGTAGATTATATTTCTCAAATTGTTCTGATCCTTTAGGATATTTAAACATTTCTTTCTTGTGAAGTTTTCTGAGGTCTAGGAAGTTTTGAATAACCTTTGCCATAGGATTTGGAACTACATCATGTCTTCTAAACATAGTTCCATAACTTGTTAGAATTGGTTCTCGTTTTGCAATATAATCCACCAGTTCTAGCATACTAATCTTAGGATTAGAACCAGTGTAATTATTCTGTACTACGAGATCGAAATTCTTGAACCTCTTAGATATCGAATATTCAACTCCAGCATAAATGTCTCGTATATCCATTTCTGGATGTGCTGATTTAATTATTCTGGACATTGTATCTCGATACTTCATCAAGATTTTATGCTCTTTTGGATTAACAGTTTGATTCATTTTTACCATTCCATTTAATATCTCCTTTCAGTTTCTATTACTAAAATATTAGCCCAGAGGTAACTTTATACCTCTGGGCTAATATTCAAATCAAGTTAATTATTACAGTTACAGCAACCATAATGATCATGCTTAGGATTGCAGTTACAGCCAGAGTTAATAGTATTATCAATTACAGGAGTTTCCTTGTAAAAGCCATACTTTCTACCCCAAGCTTTAACCTTTACCTTTAGAGAAGGATAAGGAATAGCATCAACGTCTACGGGATTATAGACAATGATCATATTCGGAATACCTTGCTGGTCAGGATCGAACTTAAAAGTTCCACTGAAAGATCTGCACAACTTAAAAGAATTTTCTGCAATATCTTTATTAAGCTGCGCATCAAATTCAGTTTTAGGAAAGTCTCTGAGATTAATATAATGGAGATATGGCATAAAGATCTGCATCTTTTCAGCAATGGTCATAATATCCCATCCACTAAGTAGCCAATCCCATCTATTAAGAAACTCAGATTCTTCTGTATTTGTAGAATCATTTACAACGGTATCGTTAGTAGAAGATAGATTATCATCTTCTCGTTCAATATAATTAGCCATTGTCCTTCTTCTCTTCCATGACAGTCTTGTAGTTCTCGCCAGTGGTATCACTCCACTTCAGCAGAACAGGATGATCCTTCAGAAGCTGGTCAATACGATCATGGAGCTCCTTCTTGAAAGAGGTCTTCATGCGCTCATGAACATACAGAACACGAATATTGTTGCGATCATCAGTAATATAACGATTCATACGAGCATTTGCAAGCTCAATCAGAATATCGTTGGTCTTAGAAATAGCCTTGGTTTCATCTACAGTATAATTCTTCTCACCATTCAGATATGCAAGAACATACTTCATGGAAACACGATGGACATTGGTATCTGCAATTGCCTTCTCCAGGAAAGTGCAAGCATCATTGATAACGTCCAGACTCTTAGTCTGCTTCTCAATGAGCTGAGCCTTACGAGCTGCATACGCTTCATCAGTCATACGGGGCTTGTTGCTGAAGTTCTTGTTCTTACCGTTGTAATTGTTCATAATAAAAGTCCTTTCTAGATATGTATATTGAGAGATAAATATTCTCCCATTGATTATTATAAAGTATGCAAAATTATCAATTACAATTGAACTATTTTATAATAACTCATAATGGGAAATGAATGAAATAGAGAGCTCGATTTCATTTCATCACTTTTATAATACATAACCATTATGAAATTTAAACTCTACATGTAGAAAGGACTTAATATCATGGGCATTTATTCTGAAAATAATTACAATGAAGAATTCGGCATTGATATGGATGCTCTTGTTGAAGCATTCCTGGTCGATGATCTGACTCACCATTATAGTGAGAACACTGTTCGTGAGTTCTGCGCTCCTAATGGTGTTGGCGAGTCTCTGCTTGAGGCAAAGGTTCTGTCTAATAAGCGTACTATGGTTCGTCTGTCTAAGGCAACTGACCTGAATCGCCGTAAGACTATTGCGGCAATCATGATGGCACGTGCTAAGAAGGATCCTCTGTATAATAAGCTGGTTAAGTATCAGCTGCTTCGTAAGCAGACTCGTGCTAAGATTGTGGAAAAGTATGGCAACAGAGCAGCTCGTGCAGCTATGGTTGCTCAGAAGCAGTATATGAAGAATATGCGTGGTGTTAACCTGACTAATACCAGCTTCATTACTGATGATCCCAATCGCTAATTACCAAGCTATTCTCTAATTCTTTTTCTCTCTTTTTTATAACCCCAGGAGGTATAGGTCGCCTCCTGGGGTATATTTTAACTTCATAATAAAAGGAGGTATTAGTATGCATGTACCTAAACCACTTGGAGGATATCCTCTAGTACTAAGAGATGAAACAGCATCTAAACCCAGAAATAATGAGTTGATGTTCGATTACACTACTAATGATCTCTATTTTGTAGAAAATAATAAGCCTGTAAAACTGGCAAGATCTATATATGATAAGATCATTAAGTCTAAACTAGAGAATGTAACAGTTAATATTTGTAAATCTGATAAAGAAGGATCTGAATCTGTAGCTCCTGCAATTGATCAGAGGAAAATGAATAACTGGTATATGAATATTCAGAGTAGAAGTACAGAAAATTAAATATAAAATGGAGAAGGAATTAATTCCTTCTCCAAATTTTTAACTAATCTTAATATGAAATACTCCATTAGATTGAGAGTTTTTAGCTTTTGCTCTACGAATAGAAGATGCAAGAGAAGTTCTACCATATCGAGAAGTATAAATGATAGTACCATCTCTTGTTTTAATTACACAGCAAGGATGCCTATCACATACAGAAATAGCTTCTTCTTTATTAGGAGTCTTAATAAGAACTTCACTATTTCTAGTATTCTGCACGATATACATTTCTACAGGCTTAATATTTCTCTGGTTAAGAGCATCTGTCATTCTAAGAAAATTGTATAGAATAGAATTAATATCTGCTGCAAGAAAATTACATGTATCAGAAATAATAATATTCTTTTCAGAGTTATCACTATACCAGATACTATCTTTTCTAGTATCTACAACTTCTTTTCTTCCAGATCTATTTAGAATCATTTGGATAATATCCTTGTCTTCATCTGTAGGAACCACAATATCTGCATCTTGGATATGTGTAAATACACAAAATAGGTCGCAGGATTTAATCTTAGATTTAATATCTTCTACAGTATCTCCAAGAAGATTACTTACAGGATATACATCAATCTTATTAGGAAGAATTAAATTTGTATAGTTATTATAAAAGCAAATTCTTTTCATAACAATTCCTTTCTATTATTCATTGATATTAATATATCCAAGAATACAGCTAGGATTCTTCTTAGGCATATGCTGTGTAGCAGTAATCTTTGCTCTACCATTTACAATAGTAGAATCATAGAAATAGAATCTACCGGAAATACATCTGAAATACATTTCATCAGTAGCATTTCTATAAACAGGAGTATCATGAAGATTAATAATCTTACCTTCATAAGGATGAATAACTTCCTTTACACCAGGAATAGGAGTAGGAACTGCAACAGGCTTTACTTCTTCCTTTTTCATCCATGGATCTTCAAATAGCTCTCCATCGTCATCAATGTAGATCTTATATCCTTCATGTGCAAGAGCCTTAGTCTTAGCAGCTTCATAATCAGGGCTTGCAAAAATCTGAGTATCAGGTTTTTCCCATGCCAGTCTTACACGATACATATGAGAAATCTGCTCTTCAACAGCTTCTTCTTGCTCAAGAGACTGTTCTTCAATCATTTCATTATTCTGAGCATTCTCTGTATTAATTCTATTGCTTCTAATTCTCTTTCTAGACATATCTTTAACCTCGTTATCCCATTCATAAATACCACTATTTTCAATAATTGCTACGCAAGTATTGAAGAAATAAGATGTAGTTGTGTATGTAAATTCATGATTAAATCCTAGTCTACTTAGTTTATTAATCACGTTTTTATAGTCAGTATCTCCAATGATATTAGAATACTTAAAAGGACCATCTTTAGATCTTCTAGCAGTAGTAAGAAAATCCACGAAGTGATTAATGCATTCATCTGCAGAGGTAAATGCTTTAAGAAGAATAAAATTCTTTTCATCACATGATTGAGGATTCTCATATGTAATTTTACTATCTACAGAATAGCATGTACCAAACCAACTATCATCTACTGTCATAGAGAATAGATTATTTGTCTCTCTATAGAATTCAGAGTTACCATAATTAGAAATGAGAGCAGCGATACCACCAATTATAGATGGAAGAATATTAGCTTTATTACCTGCATTAATACATGCATTCTTGATAGAATCAAAAAATATCTTTTGTTCTTCTGTAATATTTCCCATAATAGTACCTCCTTAATAATTTATAAGGATGTTTTGCCCATAGTTTTATTTTTATATTATATAATAAGATATTATAATTATGAGATAGAAGTTGAAATCTATCTTAATAAAATAAAGGAAGTATATGCAAAATGAGTTTGTTCGGATTCTTTGATCTCTTTTCTTCTAATAGTTTTTACGAGAAAGGAGGTGAAGATACGACAACGTATGGAAAGGAGTATCCAGGATTGAAACCACAGCGAGAAGAGTACAATGACTATTTAAAGGACATAGAAGATGATTATCATGAGGAGGATAGTAGAAATGATCTATATTAAACATAAGATAAATAGTATAAATCTATAAAAAGGAAACTACGATGACAATTATTAAATTATTTATTATAATTTATATCATTATTATTATATCATAAGACAATAAAAATATCTGAGGGCTATGAAGCTCCTCAGATATTTATTTTTTTAACGACGATTATGCTTATTTCTCTTATTGTTAATACGAGTATAATTCTGGCTATTGAACTGAGCATTTACAGGAACTGCAACAGGAGTATTCTCTGTAGATTGCTCCTCAACTACAGGCTTAGACTCTTCAACTACCTCTTCTGCAGGTTGATCGATGATTTCTTCTGCAGAAGTATCTTCATTTTCAACAGAATCTTCTACAATTTCTTCTTCCTGAGCTTCAGGCTTGATTTCTTCAGAAGGTTCATCCACTACTGCTTCTTCAATTTCTTCAGAAATAGGTTCTTCAACAGCCTCAGGAGTAGATTCAGGTACACTAGACTCTGCATATACAGTTTCCTCAACCTTAGTAAAGCAATCCATAGAAGGAGTGTCTTGACTTGTATTATCATCTGTAGTTACAATATCAAAATTGGAATATGCATTCTCAAGCGCCTTATAGTCTCCATTACCAACCAGAGTCCATTTGCTAGTAAGAACTTCAATATCAGTCCATACAAAGATTCTCTTAGCAATTGCATAAGGAGTGTTATATAGCGTAACATTACAGTCAGAGTGAGTAAAATCGTCTTTAGTGATTAGACCCTTTTGTAGAATAATAGGAGCATTCTCAGTAGGAAATCTAATATCACGTAGATTAGTCTTATACATTAAAAGGTCTCCTTTATTTTTTTTTAGATTATTACAAGGTTATCGCTATAACAAAGAAAAGTCATAGAGAAGCAATTCTCTATGACTTAAATTTATAACTTAATTACTGCTTCTTAGCAATGTCAAAGGTTCCAGTGAAAGTTTCAGTTGCTTCGTATCCCTTAGCAATATACTTGTCATCAGGCTTCTCAGAGCAACGAGACTCATATACAAAGTTCTTGCAATCATTTTCAGGATCCAGAGTCAGAATCTTACCGTTCATGACAGATTCACCACCAATAGCAATGTTCATCTGCTTAGTACAATCAGGATTCTTCTGAGGATTACCTTCCATAAATGCTGCAGAACCAGTCAGAGTACAATTATTAACAGAGACCTTCATATCTCTCTTAGTAGTATGCTGAGCAACAGCCAGACCAACTGCAGTTGCAGTGGTTCCGTTTCCATTAGCAGCCATAGCAGGTTCAGCAGAACTTAGAGACTTAACAGTAGAGTTACTAATATCAAGGCTTCCAGCACGAACCTCAATACCAACTTGAGTACCCTCAATGTATGCACCAGTAATAGTATTATTCAGATTACTAGCAATATACATACCATGTCCAACAGTTCCCTTAGTGCTGCCAGTAAAGTTAAAGGTACCTTCCTTAACATTGCCATTGCAGTAGAATCCTGCGCCGTCATCAGAACCATCGTTGTTACCAACTAGAGTACCATGGCAAGTAGCATTGATATTGACAGACTTCTTATCAAACATAAGACCTGCCCAACCCCATAGAGTAATGCCAGCAGCAATATAAGCATTAACACTATTATTCTCATCCTCATTCATAAGAATGATAGGAGCTAGATAAGGAGTAGATTCCTTAATAGTGCCATTGCCAGTAACAGTAAGCTTACCGCCACTCTTGACACAAATATATCCAGAAACAGTAACCACGGCATCATTATTAATATTAATAGTGACATCCTTAGTGATAGCAATAGTCTTAGGTACAGGAATAGACTTATTAATTTCAATAATATCGCCTGCAGTAGCACTTGCGATAGCAGATGCAAGACTATCATACGAATTATTGCCGATTGCAACATAAGGTAGATCATCAGAGGCAATAAGGACCTTACCAGTCAGAGAATTATTGAAAGTAGCCATATAGCTACCAGCCTTACCATCTACTGTAAGAGTACTCTCAATAGCAATAATAGTATTGCTAATAAGAGATGCATCTTCTCCAAAGTATATCAGATTGCTACCATCGACAAGCTCTTCGCCCATAAGAAGCTTAGCATTAGAATAGCCTTCAGCTTCAGCAGCAGTCTTATCGTAATCGAACATCAGATAATAGCCATTCTTGGTAAAACGCTCATCATCGATAGTCAGATAATTAGAAACCTTTAGCAGCTGTCCAACAATAATACCATTGTAAATAGCACAATTTTGAATCTTAGCTGCATCATCAGACACAGTAGCGGTAATAAACTCTTCTAGCTTCTTAACGCCAAACTTTTCATCTGCTTCAACAGTAGGAGTTTCACCAGCATTGGCAAGCTTATACTGTTCCTCATAATTATCCTTATCGACAGGATAATATTTACCATCTTCAGAGACGAGAGCAACATGAGCAGTATCTAGAATAGATAGAATATGTCTAGTAGAATGCTCATCAATGGTATCAATAAAGTTACCTTCATTGAATAGCACTTTATCAGTTGCTCTACGAGTAGGATACTTCGGCTTAATAGCAATACGTACACTCATTGTAGTATTTCCTCCTTAATCTTCATCATCATCTAGGAAAATATCATCGTCATCTCCACCATTAGTAGCGGTATCGATTAGTTCATCATCCTCAAAGGGATCATGAGCAATATCTCTTTCTGCAGCGATGATATCATCTGCATCTATACCCTCAATATCAAGATCAGCAATATCTCCAGTGAAGTCTTGATTCAGATCAATATCATCATCTGTATCTTCATAATCGTCATCATCAGGAAGCTCTTCAGTATCAGAATCGATTAGAGCATTTTCCATATCTTCATCCCCAAGAATAGCACAATCTTCAGGATCTTCAATAGAATTAATACAATCGATTACATCTTCATTTAGTCGATTCATATTCATATTCTCCTTTCTTTTAAATATCATCTTCGTCATCAAGAAGATCACTGATTTCAGAATCAGGCTCATTCATTAGAGCAATAGCAATCTCTCGCTCTTCATCTGCAGTCAATCCATCATCATTCACATCTTCTTGAGAACTTTCAAACAGGTGAATCTTATCTTCAGAAGGAGAAATTCTATCTTCAATAACACCAGCAATCATTTCTTCAGATTCACCAGCGATATCTCCAATAGCAGATTCTAGTTCATCTTGCATCTCAATATCGTCTTCAAAGAGAGAAGTAAGTCTATTCATTCGATTATCCCTCCTTTTCTTTATTTACTACTTTTAGGAATTCTTGCCATAGTATTTTTAATGTTAAATTCAATAATATAAATAATCATCGGAATCAAGAAATAGTTTTCCATAGTATTCTCAGTTTCAATGATTCTTTCCAAAGGTAAAATATCTTCAGTTCCGATATGATCATCGAAATTAAAGTATTTGATTAATAGATTATATTTAGCATATTTACTATCACTAGGAAATAGTTGATTTTCTAGAATATGCCCTATAATCTGAGGATCTAGAATATTTAATACAGAAGCATAAGTTTCTAGTGCAGTATCATGAGCAGCATATGTAAGTTCAAAATACTTTTCATATCTTGTACTAAAAATAGTTCCAGGATCATCAATGAACAATGCAGTGGAACTATGTTTACATTCAGGAAGTAAATTCTTTTCTCTGTTTTCAATAACTTTCCAAATAGATTTATTATACTTGATATTGAAATCAGGTTTTAGATTAGTCTTATGATCTACATAGTCATATTTATCTCCAGAATTATAAAGAATTTTATTCCGAATACAAAATTCAATCATATATGGATCATAAAAGAAATCAGAATTCATTCCTGCTTGGCAAACGTAATATAGATGAACAAACGTGTAAGTCTGGACTTTATTGTTAAAATAAAGTCCCTTAAACAACTGCTTTAAATTTACGCATACATCATCTAGATTCTTACATACATCATATTTTTGACTCTGAAGAATCGGAGTAAACTCTGTACCAATGTTTCCAGATACAAACTTAAACTCTTCTATTACATTTCCAGAAAGTCTAGAATCATCATTATGAATAAGAGAATATTCTATCTTATAGTAATTACCGCCATTATCAAAAGTATCAGTAGAAACAGAAGAAACAATAAATTGATATCTCTGTTTAATCATATTGATCACAAAATGATCTCCAGGATAAGGAGTAATAGTATCAGGTAGAATATATGCATCTCCAGAAATTTCACTTCCAGAAATACCAAATTCTCCAGATTCTAGTGAAGTCGCTACTCTATCAATTCCATAAAGATACATATCATGAATTAGATTATATCTAAATGGAGTATCTTTTCCATCATTATCATAATTGATCTTAAGACCTTTATCAAGAGTAGATTGATTATTATTGATATTATAGTAGTCTACAGGAAGAGCCTTTTTGTCGTTGAACAAATAAAATGGATTTTTCAGTAGATCTTCCTGTAGATCAATGACGGATTGCGTCATAGTAGAATGACTTACATTAAGTAATCCCACAGTTATCTACCTCCATTTAAATAATTATAAGGATGTTTTCAGATGCTACCGGTTGCGGGTGCATGTGTATAGAAATTGATAAAAGAAGCTGATTGAACAGGATTATCAAATACCGGTAGAATCTCATCTTTGAAGATTCTACTAATCTGCACAATATTATTGTTATTCACAAGACGTGTATTAGCACTATCAAGGAAAGCTTTTTCTCTATCTAGAACATCTTTATCTGTATAACCATCAAAATGGGGTGCATGAGGAATTACAGGAATCTTAAAATCTTCCCAGTATTCATTGTCACAGTGATAAGTCACCATTCCATTAGGAGTAGGAAATCCTACAACAAACATACCATCATACATAGTACCATCTTCATGTACTCTAGATTTCCATGCATAAGGCATATGAATCATAGCAAGTGCTAATAAATATGTACGATGCTTATAAAGATCACCAAAAGAATGATATCCATCAGAAATATCATCTGCAGAATTTCCAGTTTCTTTCTTATAATCTTCGATTTGATCATTAATCTTCTTAATAGCTGCGTTCATTTTACTTTCTCCTTAATTATTCAATATCAGTAAAATCCATATCAGAGATAATATTCTTAAATGCTTTATCGGAATCATTATATATCTTGGATAAGAATACGCATAGATAATAATACTCGTTCCAGATGGTTTCTGCTTGCTCAGGATCTTCTACAATCAGCATAATATTTTCCAGATTAATAGTATCCATATCAATAGTGATATTTCCATTCTCACAATCTCCAAATGGAAAATCTTTAATCCATCCAGAATTATTATCTTGGCTGATTACCTTATTAATTTGATTATTGAGAAATTCCATAAAGTTGAATGCATTTGCATTATCAATATTAAACCAAAATACTGAATTAATCGGTCTAATTCTTAATGTTTGATAATTATATTCATATCCAAGGCTAGATGAATAAAGAATAACCTTATATTTAAGGTTGTTAAACTTTAGCCGTTCAGAAAGAATATTAATCATGGCTTTTGTGTACACATCTTGATTCAGCATTAGTATTACCTCTTTCTATAAATTTTTGTAAAAAAAATAAGTAATATACGTTTAGTATATTACTTATGAGTTTTAAATGTCAAAAATATGCTTCTTATATTCGTTAGACCTTTTAGATTGATTTACTGATACAGAGTTCTCATTATTAGCAATATCATCTGGATCTTCTACTGCATAATACGGAGCATATCTAGACGATGAGTTATAATTACCTCCAATATCAGAAACTGCATTGCCTGGAAGTAATCCAATAAAAGGTTGAATCATCTGAAATCCTAAAGTGCTAAGATCACAATGACTTAATCTATAGATTAATTCCATCCAAGTAGAATCTACATCAATAATGCATTGATATTCATTATTAAAGGTTATCATAACTCCAGGAATATTAATCTTATCTTTTTTCTCAGATACGAAGGAATAAATGTCAGGAGAAAAAGTAATTATATCATTATCCTTATCTCTATATTGATATATCACTACATTAAGAGATCTTACTTTATCAGAATAAATGATATATTCACCATTTCTCTCTCCAAAACAATGATTAAGAATTCTATCATTAAACAATTTCATCTTAGCGACTAATTCATCCAAATTATATCCTCTGATATTAATAATAGAACTCTTTAATTCTCCATTATTAGGTGTATATCTAGGATTTGGATAATCAATCGTAAGATAAGTGTTTAAATGAAAACTTGCAGTAATAAGATGATCAATATTTTTATACTTATTAGATCTATATCTTATTTCTTCATAAAATCTATGTTTTCTTCCATCAGGATCTTTATAGGATAAATCTGTTACCGCTTTAAGATTTACCCTAGGTGCAATACACATTAAATTTGCTTTAATGTTTTCTAATTCGAATAATAGTTCTAACCGTTTTCTTTCTTCTTGTGTCATAATAGATTTATCTCCTAGAGGGTGTATTATAATAAGAAGTCAAAGAAAAAATAAAAGTCTAGTAGAGATGATCACCTCCTTTTCTACTAGACTTTTATTATATTTTAGATCTTAGTGGTCTGTAAATTCCAAACAAGTTTGCCATCCTTGTTGGTAGTCACAACAATCTTGCGGCCAACACGGATAGCATCCTGGTTCTGAATGGTGTTCAGAATGTTGCTGGAGAACGGATATTTCACTTTCTCATCAGCGATCATCTTGAATTTGCTGGGACTCTCATAATCGTAGATGCGGAAGCGGATACCGGCAAGAGTCTTATCAGCCTTCAGAACCTTGCAAATATTGGCAACCAACTTACGCCAGTTCTCATTGGTCAGATCACCGACTTCATCATAGATACCGGACATATCAATTCGGTCGATGAACCAATACTTTCCAGTTAAGTTATTCTGCAGCTCCTGAGGGGTTTGAGCACGAATATATCGATCATCGGCTGCAGAATAAGTTTCCGCAATCATCTTCTTAACCATCGTCTCGTTATAGAGAGGCACAGACCACTGTTTGCGGATATCAATTCTATCATAGAACTGATAGACTCGAATCGTGTCACCATAGATGACACGAGGATCAATTACAACGTAACCCCGCATTGCTTCAGGATTGTTGATGTCATTATTGGCCTTCGTGACATCAAAAATGGTAGCCTTAATCAGGCCAGGATAGTTGTCAAGATCAGAATAATTCACGATCTTATTCTGATCATGGACCATCTTGGTGAACCGATCAATACCGATCACCCGCTTATGATATTCCTCATTGTTCTCTTTGTCGATGGAATTTACGTCCCAATTCCAATCAAGAGGAACATCAGCAGGTGCCTGTGCTACAGGCTGAGACTGCTGAACAGGTTCCTGCTGTTTGTGCATCTCCTGCTCCTTCAGCAGAACCTCACGTGCCTGCTTCAGGATATCGTTGAAGTCATACTTCTCTTTCGGATCGCCAAAAGAGACAGCATCCTTCAACTCTGTATTATTCTCAGCTTTGAGATTATCAAAGTTGGGAACCGCAGATGCCTGAGGATTTACAGAGTCCTGAGGAGGAACCTCAATGGGGGTATCAGGTTTTACCGGAGGATCAGGAATTACTGCCTTACCATCCTTGGTAACCTTCGGAGCAACCTCTGCAGGAGAAGGCTCCTGAGGAACTACAACATGCAGTTCCTGAATAGGAGCCTTTTTGATATCATCCGGCTTAGGTGCCTGTGCTACAGGCTGAGGCTGGGGATTCTTCTGAGGCTTCGGAGTCTCTTTGATATTATCAGGATCAATATCGACAACCTCTGCATTGTTGCCGATGGCACTCAGAGGGTCATCGGCTTCGTCCTCAGGATGCTCCAGCTCTGCTTCTGGGACTAAGAAGAACAGAGCTGCAACCTGGCCATCGGAGTTGCTCATGAACATCCTACGAATTTCGATAGGAATATCAATATTTGCTTCAATACTCATATTCCAGGTTTTAATGTGCCTGAGATCAGTGTACTTCTTGCGTGCACTGAACGCAGGAATCAGATTTGTTAACTGCTCCTCATCCATCCATCCACAGACGAATCCATGAAGGACGCCCCATGCCAGTTTCTTGAAGAAATTGGCATTTGCGGTATCATACAGATAGTGAAGACTGGACTCAACTTTCTCAATATCCTCCTTAGTGCCCCTCTGAACGAGGGCACGAGTAAGGGAATCATAGTAATTGCAGATTCCCTTAAAGCCTTCGCTGCTATCTAATTTGGGCATATCGTAGAAAGGCTTGGTAAAGCCATAGATGTCTCCGTCAGCATGAGTGAACGGAGTACGGATCTTGCCTTGTTCAAAGCTCTTGATATACTCATCAGAGTACTTCTTCAGAGCCTCGAAGAAGTGCTGGTCCTTACCAGCATCATAGCAGGTGCGGGAGAACTTATAGCCCTCCTTTACGCCAATCATCTTAAAGGGGCTCTGGTTGGTATACCCCTTCTTCTTAGAGGTGACCCGGTTATTGATCTCCTCTTCGTTGACATAGCTGGAGTTGATCTTACGATTCCTCCAGTCATTGCTGATAGACTCGACAAACTGGTTAATATAGAACATAACTTATACCTCCATTTATGTTCGTAAAAATAAAGGCCTGGGATATCCCAGGCCGGTTGTAGGTTACTTACTCAGCCTGAGACTCAGTTGCCTCAGACTGATTCTGCTGCTTCAGAGAAGCCATCTTATCCTTGGCTTCCTTGATCTCACAGAATGCATCGATGAGTTTGGAAACTCCCAAACCCATCAATGCGCCGATGACTGCCAGCTCTGCAAAGTAGGCGGTCAAATCTTTGAAGTCCTGAGTTGTCTTGTTCTTCTTAGGAAGAAACTCAGAGAAATACCAGTAGTAAAGAGTCTTGTAAAACATAGTTATACCTCCAGATATATTGTGATTAATTAAACGACTAAAATAGAAGTACTCTTTCGCTTCTATTTCATTATTATATTATCTAATCTATTTCAATGACTTTTTAAATAAAATATGGGTAAGGAATTTTACTTCCTTACCCGGTTATTTAGATACTCATTGTATTTTCATAGAAAGGATATTGATAGATAAGAAATTTAAACTCTTCATTTTCGAGCTTAGTTTTATTCTTATTTGTCTTAATATTGATAAATGCCACATATACAATATCACGTTCTTTATCGATTTCATCTAAGCTATTTTCATTAAAGATAGTAGTAATTACTTCTCCAATCTTTTCATATTGCTTAGCAATCTTACCACACTTTACTCCAAGGTAAAAGATTGCATCTTGTAAAGCATTAAAGCATCCTTCTACTTTAATAGGACTTTCACTATTAGTAACTGATACTTTTACATTCTGGCTAGTGAGCTGATAAATACATTTCATATTATTACTCCTTTCTCTCTTGAATCTCAGATGCAAAATATACAGCAGGAATATTCTTTTCCTTAATGAAGCTAATAGCTTCAATATTATTAGGAACATTGAATTCTAGTTGATATTTGAATCTATCACGCATCTGAATCCTAGTCTCTTCGTCTATATTAGCCAATTTAGGATTATCTACGAACATGACTTTTGATTTTGAGGCATATTTATTGAAAATGTGTCTCTTAGCATTGAAGAATCCCTGAAGCTGTCTAAAACCGACATCTACGAGTTCTATATAGGAAGTATTAGGATTTCTAGTTCTTCCTAGAGTCTGTCTAGTGATGACTTCAGATTTAAAAGGTTCTGCCAAAACTACAGAATATTTTAAGTCAGGAATATCTTCACCAGCACCTGCAGACTTAGTAGTTGTAAGAATATATTTCTTGGTTTTTGCTTGCTGTTTATCTTCACTAATAGAAGTATAGATTCCAACATCATTCCATAATTCAGGATAATTAAACATAATCCTTTCATATACTTTTTCAATTGCTGAATTAGTACCAATATAGAATAATGCTTTACCACCAGATCTATAAATCAGAGAGAAGATATAATCAAACATAATCCAAAATCTATTGTTTCTCATCAGATAATCAATATATAATGGATTGCTTAAACCATATACATTATTCTTACAAGCATTTACATCAGAAGGTGTAGGATACGAATTATACTTAATTGCAATATAGCTAGTATGGGCATCCACTTCTGGATTGAATAGATTAATGGATGGGACATTCTTCATATAAAGTTTATAAATAATATCCTCTTGTCTATCAGATCTAGAAGGAGTAGCAGTAATATAATAAGTTCTCCAAACATCTCTAGTTGCAAAATCTATCAACGCCATGTTTTGGAAATTCTGATGTGCTTCATCAAAAAACTTAATTCCAATACCAAGTTTTTCAAATAATAAACCTACTTTATCCCAACCATGAGTAGAGCCATAAGTCTGTAAAGTAGAATGTGTGCAAAGATATAAAGACTTATTAGTCATCATAGAAGAATCATTAAGAATTCTACCAATCATTGGCCCTCCTTCAATCTTTACGATTTCAGAATCATCAATATCAGTATATTCTTTAACCTTTTCTCTCCATTGGTCTAGAATACCAGACTGAGAAGTAATTACAATAGATCTGATTCCTAGATAACTCATAATACAAGATGCAATATAAGTCTTTCCTTTACCAGTAGTAAGATTTATAGCAAATTGAGTCTTACCACTATTGCAATAGTACTTTCCTTTACAGAGACCAAAATTTAATGCTTCTTTTTGAACATCATCCCTAGGAAGCATCTTCATTTTAATTCTCTTAGATACTTTATCATAGTGATTATATCGAGCAATATAAGAAGAGAATTCATCTGGATCCATTGTAGATTCTACTTTACGCCTTACATAATCTACATCAATTCCTCTTGGTAAAAAGAGTCTCTGTTTTTCTGGATCATAATGAATTCCTATATAATTTACTCGATGGCAAACTTTATCCCATACCCCAAATTGTCTAATCAGTGTAGGAAAATCAGTTAGTTTACAATGATTAATAACAATTGATGAATTATGGACTACCATTTTATAATCATCAATAGATTTATATACCATATGATCACACTTTCTAAAAATAAAAGGCCGGAGAGTTTAAGTTCTCTCCGGTCTCTTTTTAATTAATCTTTGCTACCTTTGTCAGGCGTAACAAAATAGATAGCATCTTTATTACCCTTCATATCATACTCATCTTTCTCATGGAACTTATCAGAAACCATTTCAGTGTTAACCATAAAGTCCTGAGGCTTTTCCATAAAGTAAAGATCGAAGATAGAAGGTTTATGCTTCTTTGTAGATAGCGGAGAAACTAGAGTCTTACCTACTCTCTGATATTCAAAGTTAACGGTAATACTCGGAGAATAGTTCAATGCAGAGCTAAGAGTAAGAATCTTATAAGGAGCATTCTCAATAGCCCAGTTAGGCATTTCAAGAATATTATCAGGATCTCTCATCTGATTAGACAGAAGAACTTCCAGATGCACAGCAGAAATTACCAATCCACCTTCAAGGTTTGCATTGATAAATTCACTGACGATAGTATTCTTATTGAAAGAGGAAGTATCTTTCTCTCTATCAATAATATGCTTAGATCTTTCCAGAGTTCTCTGAAGCTCCTTATTCTGAATCTTTACTGTAAAAATACTAGGAAGAGATTTAACCGCATCCAAAGGAATAGTATAGATTCCATCATCTTCTTTTGCTTTCTTAGATTTAAGGACTCTATTTAAATCTTCAGTAAGATAAATATTATCCTCATCTACAGTATGGAAAGTAACTACATGACCATCAGGATATCTAATATCAAAAGAAGGGGTAAATTCTTCATAAATGATACCATCAGAGTCATCATCATCATCTGAATCGAATTTAGAAGAATCAAGAATCATAAAGAATCCAGATACATCGGTATCTTCATCAATATTGATAGTATTCAATTCGATATTAAAGATATCAAAGAATTCCGGATTCCACTTCATTTCAACTACAGCAGATTCCAATAGATGTTTTGCAGACAATAGCATTTGAGTATATTTTTCGGACAATAACTCAGCAGCCAACTTACCAGGATTGATATCCCTATTTGTATAATACAGATCTCCATAACACTTATGGCAAATACCAGTGCCTCTAGCATAAGATTGACAAGTGATAGGAGATCTGAAATACAAAGTTTTACCAATCAGATGAGTGTCTCTATCCGCATCCAATAGATAATCAACGCCATGAGGATTGATCTTATAGTATCTCTTATCATAAAGCCTCAGGAATTTAGCATCCTTAATAGTAATTTCAATGAAGTTTGCAGTATTACAAGTATAATTAGGATCATCGTTTAAGAATGTATCCAAATTATTAGTTTCAAGCAATCGTGCAAATGCACCAGAGGTACCGACATTCATCTTCTGCAAGATCTGTGCAATTCTACCAACAGAAGAGTCAATGACATAGGATTCAGGATTTGCCACACCACCATTCATAAAAGAATTATTGATGATATATGGAAAAATTCCTCCCTGACCATCAGGTTTAGTACCGACGTTGACAGACACTTCCTTAAACTGTTTCGGAGAAATAGCCTCACCAGATACAAAAGAATCTCTCAAACAATGATCATTATCCTTAATATATCTAATCTGCATGTTTGTATAATCCATACCGATAGACTTGACATCCTCGATAGGAGTATCAGAAAGATCTGCATGCATAGATGCGTTGAATTCAGGATATTTCTCCATTAGATTAATAGTATCTTTAAAATTGACAGTATTTGCAAGATACAATGCAAATGTATCGATTTCTTTCATTTTAGAAATACTATCATCAAGGAGATTATTAAGAAGCATAAAGTTCATATCCTTACGATAGCTCTTAATAAGCTTATTAAAGAACGAAACAATAGCTCCTTTAGTAATTGCTCTTGTATCAAAAATATATCTTACAGTAATTACATTTCCAGCACAAATAGGAAATGTCCAAAACAGAAGATTATACCAATAATCAACAAGAGTAAATTTTACAAATTCATCACTACGATTAAGCCCCAACAAATCGTCATGAGGAAATTGTACACCAATCATATATGCTTGAACATCAGGCTGTTCAATGCCATCTTTCATGATATTAAGAATACCATTAAAATTGCTCATATAATTATCAGGAGTCAAGGAAGTAGACTCAATCTCCTGATATCCTGTTTTTGCCAATTGGACATACGGACCATAGTTTTCATAATACGTTACCATTTGTTTATCTCCTTATAAAACAAATTAGTTATACCAGTAATATTGAGTTTCAGGAATTATCAGTTTTAAAATAATCTCCTGGAGTACTGATCTTATCTTCATCCAATACCGCTAGTATACAATAATACAATTCAGGAAATTGTTTCTTTAAAGCTTCTTTATCAATATCAAAGATCATTTGAAGCTTTTCTTTATTTGTTAGAAAATCTGACTTTAATGTATTTCTTTTAGTACATTGATTGATATAATAATCATGATTCTTGCCTATACCCATAATGCAACCTCCATTTATTAATTGGTAATCTGAATAATAAAATATCACTTCTGGTATTCTATTCATAATTATAATATCTAGCTAAATAAAAAATTAAAAGGAGTTGCATTGAGGATCATATGATCCTCGTACTTTCCTCTTAATTCTTGTTTACTTCACAACCCTGATGAACACAGGGATCTGAAGTACTTCACCGCTATGGATATCACAGTCGGCGTTGATATCATTAGCTTCGCGAATAGCATGAAGCTGACGGCGATAGTCTTTCTCGCCATCCATCTTATACTTTGATGCGATTTCAGAAAGAGTATCCTGTGCACTGACTTTGTAGCTGACATAGTGATCAACTACGAGTTCAGTGTTCTTCATCATAGTGAACTTGCCACCAAGCCAGAAAGCAACCAATGTAACCAGGACGAACAGAGTAGCCAGGAACAGCTTATTGATACGGACGAACTTGCTAGACTTTTTCATATTAAACTTCTCCTTTTATTTTACATCTTTTTATACGACCAATAGAAGTACTCTTTCTTCCTTCTATTTCAATTTTATACTATACAAGTGAAAATAAGAATAATTAAAATGCGGAAGGGATTTAGTTCCCTTCCGCTATTATTATTGATTAACAGGAATAAACTTCTTTCCATCCTTGACATCATCTGTATCAGCAACAAGATCTGTAGCAATATAATTAAGTAGTTTATCCTTATCGGGGAATAGACGTACAATCTTAGTATTACTTCCTGCTGCTTCGTTATCAAAGTATTCAGGATGGAAATCGTAGACAAATCTATTTCCAGTAGTGACATCATTACGACCAAGATAGAAGTCGATAATAACGTCATAGAGAATGGTCTTAAGACTAGCAAAGTTATCCTTATAATTAGCAGCAGGAGTCTCAAGTTCATTAATAGCGCCAAAGATTTTCTGAAGTCCATTATAAGGTTTATCACTAGTAGCATATTTTGCAAGCAGATTAGTGATAAATACTTTCCAAGAATCAGAAACAGATTTTCCATTCTTAATTAAGTATTGTGCTACACTATTATCTCCTACAATATATTCCATAATAGTAATATTGTTTACAGAGTCTACATAATGTTTATTAACAGATTGCTTACCTGTACCATCTATAACAATATTTCCATCTTTATCTCTATTATACTTATCCATATTGATAAGCAAAGTATTAAGATCAATATCTTTAATATCAAGAGGATTAACCTTAAGACCATTAATAAAAACAAGGGAAGTATCTTTAGATAGAGGATAAGTAGTCGGATAATTTACATCAGTAGGAGTATCTGTAAGAGCAAGCATACCGCTCTTAGGAATAGTAGATTGTTTATATTTTTCTACAAATACTTCAGGGATATAGAAGATATCAATATAATCTCCTTTATCAAGAATAGTAGTAAAATATAGAACCAATTTATCAAAAGGACGATATTTATTCATGAATGTAATAGTATACTCAGTCTTGTCAATCTTTTGGCCATTAATAAAGATCATATATTGATCAGGGTTATGGCAGTAATTAAACTGAGTAGGAAGAATTACTTTATACTGATTATCCTTTTGCTTAAATCTATAATATCTGAATTGCTTCTTAGGAACTAGTTTAAGCTTTCTACCATAATATTCAATATTAGTAAACTGAATACGATAATAATTAGCTTTAACAGAACTATAGGTAAAATCTACAATATAATTCTTTCTATCTTCTGCAGAGTCAGGAACTTCATACACAGAATTTGGGCAATATTCAGACATTAAATAGCAATCATCTAGATTATACTCATCATGGAGATAGATATCAGTCTTAGCATTTGGTACAGTTAATTCAAGAATCTTATTATTACAGATAGTAAACATAAGAATCTCTACATGATCTCCATCTAGTATTCCAAAGATAGGAACATTGATTGTATTAGTAGTATATACTACATCAATCATATATTGATAGAGTCTATTATTGACAAACATTATAATGCTAGATTCAATAGTATCACCAAATTTTCTAGATAGATGAACATATCCATCTGTGTCTGCGAGAGCTTTAAAATCGTTTCCTTCATAACAAATAGATCTTACATTAGATTCTTTTGCAAATACATCTTTCCACAGATTAAAATCATATTGAGTGATGTATTTTGCAGAATTCTCAATATTCTTTTCATATGTAAGATCTCTAGAATGATCGAAATCAAAAGGCTTGATAAGTGGAGCAATAATGGTATTCCAATCGGTACTAGAAGTATTATTCTTATTTGCTGTAATGATAGATTTTACAAGATCTTTATCTACATCTTCTCTATTAATCATCGATGATTGTTGAATATTTGCATGCTTAGTATTATACATACAAATTGCCCATTTAATAGGAGTAGTAGTTTGAAGAACTTTGAACAATCCAAATGTGCCATTATAAATATCATCAATTTTTTTCTCAGATCCGGATTCATTGAATAGGCCAGTATCATTAAAAGTGATGATATTATCAATAGTGGGAATATATCCAACAGGAAGATCTTCTAATTCCATCATCTGATAAGGAGTTTCAAATAGATTAATTTCTTTATAATAGATATTAGGATCTAGAATTTCTAAACGCATACCAATTCTAACAAAATCAGTATCTTCTAGTCTTCTTCCATTTAAATCAAAATAGAATCCTTTTCTATCGTGATTCAAAAGAACATTACTATCTTCACCATATCTAATATATTTAGAAGCAATAGGAAATACAACCATTTTTGCCATAAATGGTTGACTATCTCTCTTGAGCCCATCAATTCTAAGATAACTATAATCATAATCATGAATAATAGTTATCTTACTCCACGGAATTGCAACTCCTTCTACAAAAAGAATAAATGGCCAGACTTTATCTTGCTCTACAAGATGATCTAGTGTATCTTTAAATACAGTATTCTTCAATTCATTATCATAGCAATAAGGAATTTCATTTACTGCATATAGATGCACATCTATTTCCCAAATATTATATTTATACCCATCATACCAATATTCATATTGGTGATTCATATAAATATTTCTAACCATTGGACAGAGATCTTTTTGCAGTTCCGTAATACGAGAGTAAGTATGATGTCTCAATTCTTCAATTTTATCAATGAATTTTTGATCCATCATTATGCATTCTCCCCTCCGATTTTAAGTAGCTCATTAGTAAATGCAACAACTGTCTTACTACCAACAATCTTTTCGATTGTATTTTGCTGATTCAAAAATGCACCATTATAGCAGTCGGTAATGATCTGAGAGAAAGGAACAAAACATTCTAGACCTAGGAAAGTGCCAGGACCAAATACATACATCCATCTCTGAACAAAAGAATCTGTAGTAAGTCTCGCTCTATTCTTAGGAGAAATCATGCCTTCCTTTTGATCTAGAAATACTTCAGCAAATTTAGCAAGGAATTTATTGAAATCTGCTGCTCCATCATCAAAAGTAAATGAGAATAGACTATGTAGATAATCGCAAATTTTCTTATCTTTAATACCAGATACTTGCTTTGCAATATTATATACAGTATCTCCACTAGAAGACACACCTTCTACACATAGAAGATAATATTCAGACATAACAAAAGAAATTCGTTCTTTATTATCAGCATAAGTAACAGGTACTTTTAGATATCCAAGAGTATAAAGCATCATATCAGTAAATGCAGATGCTCCATTCTTCATAAGAGAAGCACTACTAGTAATAAGTCTAGGATTATTATAGTAGATAATATATACCATAGCAGCAGTGAGATAAGAAATCAAAGCTCCTACTTTAGAAAGCTTATACGATCCGTTATCTGCTTTCTTAATGACTCCAGAACAGTCAATAAAAACCTTCTTATCTTTACTATCGTTCTTAATATCTCTTAGATAAAGTACTTTAAATGCTCTAGAGACTCCAGGATCTCTAATCATTAGAACAACCTTATTGCTCATCAAAACTTTTAGAAGAACCGCAGTAGCTTGTTGCTTCACAGCAAATATAATGTCATCAAATGCTTTAGAATTCTTATCTACACGCTCTGCTTCCATAATGTACTTAAACAGTTCTTTATTATAGTCTGCAGTTTGGTACAGATAAGAGTCAGAGATCAGCTTCATATCATGGCCCTCCACTTATCTAAATATTTTATAAGGATGTTTAATTTTGAAGAATAAACCACTACTTGGTGAATCCAAGTAGTGGATTTCAATTCTTTACGGAAGAACAACAGTAGTTTGATCTACAAATGCTTTATTTGCAGAGTTTGCAGACATAGGAGCAAGAGCAACAGCCATATTATCAAAGTATATGGCTGCACCTGTATCGGGCAAAACAATAAACTCAATCTTCATCATATAAGATCCAGTTGCAGTTCCCTTAAAGTCAACAACGTGGCCAAGCCCTACATATTGATTAGGAGTACCAATTTGATCTCCATTGATAGTTTGGGTATGAATCTTAGTAGACTTAGGATTAGTGCCAGAAGTATCTACAAAGTAAGTGTTAACCTCTAGAAGATTAATAGTTCCAGATCCCTTAGAAGATTTAATTCTATAAGTAATAGAAGTGCTTCCAAAAGGAATATTAGAAATCATAGTAGAGTATAGAACTCGTCTAGTAGAAGAAGAGCTTAGAACAATAGAACTGCCATTATTAGCAGAACTATCAGATGTCTTGGTTCCTTCAGTATAAGTATTATCATTTTTATCTGTAGATGCAGATGTAGAGTCACTAACTGTACCAGAAGTAGAATCAGCTGAAGCACCAATAGGGAAATATCTATTACCCTGCCAGTCTTCGATTCTAACTTTACGGTTTTCAATCTTAGCCATAAATGAATCGTCTCCTTATCTATGAAATTACTAATTATTTATTATCATGTTTTTCTTACTATTATCCACCTATTAGATCTGCAGTGATAACAAGCTTAGTCTCTGCCGTATCAACATATCCATCATCATTAGGCAGTAGAGATTCAGTAGGTTGCTCATATTCTGCACTAGTACCTGTTAGGTCTAGAACATCATCTCCATACAAGCTATAAATATGAATCGGATTTGCATAATATCCAGCAGGAAGAATAGTATCGTAGCCAGCAGCTATTCTCAACTTAGACGTAGTATAAGTAGGAATAGTACCAGTAATTTTAGATCCATTAACCCATGCAGTCTTTGGAGATAGAATATCAGCAGCTCCTGCAGTTGCTTGAGTTTGAGAAGCAAGAGACTTTGCAGTTATAACACCTGTACCATCATGGAATCCAGCAGGAATGGTAGCAGAAGATCCTGCGGTCATTTCTTTAGAAGACCATCCAGTATTATCTGGCATAGTACCAGTAATTTTAGATCCATTAACCCATGCAGTCTTAGCAATAAGTAGATTATAAGGAACAGCATTAGATTGAGTTTGATCTCTTAGACTTTTAATAGTAATTTTACCAGAACCATTATGATATCCCTTAGGAATAGTAACACTTGATCCAGCATTTACATTTTCTTGAGTCCAAGATCCATTATTTGGCATAGATCCAGTAACCTTAACTCCATTAACCCATGCAGTTTTAGTTATCAGGATATCATTTGCCGTAGCATCTGATTGGGTTTGAGTAGCAAGATCAAGAGTAGTAATATATCCATATCCAGAATAATATCCTTCTGGAATCTTAATATTACTACCAGCTACTAAATCTCTAAAAGATCTAGATCCTTGGTTTAGCATCTTACCAGTAATCTTTTTACCATTAACCCATGCCGTATATCCTTCTAGAACTTTATTTACATCAGCAGTTGCTTGAGTCTGAGAAGCAAGATCTACAGCAAATACTTTGGATGTACCATCATAATAGCCAGCAGGAATTGTATAAGATTCACCAGCACGAAGGGAAACGATTTTAGTAGGCACTTGAATCATAGTGCCTATCATTTTTTGCTTAAGATTATTACTATAGAAAGTGGCTCCAGCAACAACTTGTTCAGGAGTAGCATCGCCTGTTAATTCCAAAGTACCAGTTACTTTGACTCCATTAATCCAAGCAGTAGCTCCTTTTGCAATATCACTAGCAGTAGCAGTACCAGAAGTTTGTCCAGATAGACCATTTGCAATAATTGTACCTGATCCATCATGATATCCTTCAGGAATAGTAAAGGACTGATTTGCATTAAGAGTGGCAGATATTCCACCATTATTCTTCATGGTGCCAGTTACTTTAGCTTTAGGATTATTCTTATAGAAAGTATATCCAGACAATACTTGTGCAGTATTAGCAGTGCCATTAAGAGTTAAAGATCCAGTATGCTTTCTCTTAGGATCTGTAGTATAATAAGTAACTCCAGATACTACATCAGATTCAGTAGCATTACCAGTAAGGGTTAGTGTACCAGTTCTTTTAGCCTTAGGATCGTTATTGTAGAATGTCTTACCTGCAATTACATCATCTTGAGACGCAGATCCATCAATTGCTAGTGTGCCAGTGACTTTCTTACCATTAACCCATGCAGTTTTGGGAGATAGAATATCATCTGCAGCAGCATTTGCAGAAGTCTGAGATGCAAGATCTTGTGCCTTAATAACACCAGATCCATTATGATATCCTTTAGGAACTGTATAAGATGCTCCAGCAGCAAGAATAGAAGAAACAGCACCATTATTTGCCATAGTGCCTTCTACTTTAACTCCATTTACCCAAGCATTCTTAGTAGTAAGAATATCACTAGCAGTAGCATTTGCAGAAGTATAATATGCAAGAGATTTTACTGTTACAGATCCATTACCACTATGATGACCTTCAGGAATTTGATATGTTCCACCAGGCTTAAGATTAGTAGTAGAAGCTTCGATATCTGGCATTGTACCAACTATCTTCTTACCATTGACCCACATAGATTTTCCAACTAGTAGATCTCCAGCTTCAGCAGTGCCTATAGTTTCTCCAGATAGATCTTTTGCTCTTACTTTACCAGTACCAGTATGGAAACCCTTCTTAATATCAAAAGATTCTCCAGCTCCAAGTTCTACAATCTTAGAATCTATCATAGGCATAGTGCCGGTGACTTTAACACCATTAACCCAAGCTGTTCTATTAACTAGAATTGTATCTTCTGTAGCATTAGATATAGTAGCATCTCTAAGAGATTGAACTTTGATAGATGTTCTACCAGAGTAATATCCTTCAGGAATTGTAAATGTGACTCCATTTAAAAGAGTTCTAACTGGATCATTGCTATGGTCAAGCATTGTACCAGACATTACTTGGCCATATACAGAAGAATAGAATTTTTTACTACTCAGAACTTGATTCTGAGTAGCATTTGTTTCTTTCAGATATTCTTTTGTATTTTCTACAAGATCAAATGTACCAGTAACTTTAACACCATTAACCCAAGCTGTTTGTCCTTTTATAATCTGATTAGCCTTTGCATTAGCTACAGTTTGCGATGCTAGATCAGCAGCAGAAATTACAGTAGTACCAGCAGATAATCCATATGGAAAAGTATAAGATTCTCCAGCAAGTAAATTTTGATCTTTTCTAGGGAGAGAAGGAATCAAACCAGTAACTTTCTTACCATTTACCCAAGCAGTCTTAGGAGAAACGATATCCCAAGGTGTAGCATCTGCTTCTTGGGTTGCTTGCTTTACATCTAGGGTACCAGAATATTTTTTACCATTTACCCAGAAAGTCTTAGATGCAGAAACATCTTCTGGCTTAGCTGTACCAGGAGTATATTCGCTAAGATCTCCTACATAAACAGTACCTTTACCATTATGATAGCCTTCTGGAATATTATAAGTATTATTTACATGGCCATCATATTTAGGGTCAATCTTAGTATTAGCAGCAGGAATAAGAGGCATTGTACCTATCAATACATCTCTTGTTACTGCATCTTTAAAGGCATATTTATCTTTTACTGACGATGGAGTAGCCATAGATTCGTCAGGCTCTAGTGCCAATGTCCCAAGATTATTGGCACTAGATGTATCGAAATACATTTCTTTATCAGCCATATATTGATCCAACTCCTCTCCTTTACTAATATTAATATAATGTGCGAAAGCTCGAAAGTTCAACTTCATAGTAATTTATAGTAACAAAATAGGAGGTTTTGGTTATGCCATTTACTGATTCTATTAATATCGTAGATGTTGTAGTTGCAGATAGAAATTTGCTAAATGCTACTCCTGCTGATGTTGCTCAAGGCAAGCAATTTATTGGCTCTACTCAGCATATGGAATCTGGTACTATTCCTGTTAATAGTACTAGAACTGGTACAATTACTCTGACTGCAGGATCTACACTAAATATTCCTTACGGCATTAACCCTAAAGCATATACAGTAAAGGCTCAAGATCTATCTAATCTTACGCCTTCTAATGCTACTGCTGATGATATTCTAATTAATAGAACTGCTTGGGTTAATGGTGTAAAAGTTACAGGTGCAATGCCTGATAATGGTTCCGAAAATGATACTCTGCTATGTGGTGCTTCTCATAGAATTTCTAAAGGATATCACGATGGCAATGGAATTATTGTAGCAAAAGATCTAATGAGCCAAACAAAGGCATCTATCGTTGCTGCAGATATTAAGAAAGGTAGCTATTGCTGGGCTAATGGTAAAAGAGTAGATGGTACAATGACTGTAAATAAATCTACTACTAATACACTAGTTGCAGGTGGTAGTTATACAATTCCTGAAGGATATCATGATGGCAGAGGTGTAGTCAACGCTGCAAATCTAGCAGGACAAACTAATGGTACAGCATATTCTGAAGTTATTGTTGAAGGTTATACGGCTTGGGTTAATGGTGAACAGGTTGTAGGTAGCGTTAAGAAAGTAGAACCTGAAGTTATTAACTTCAAAATGAATAGTAAGTATTATATTCCTAAGGGATATCATACAGGAAATGGATATATCATTCAAAATGTTCCTGATATGGATGGACAGACTGTAGCTCCTGCAAAAGAAGCACAGACTATCAAATGTGGTGGATTCTACATGAATAGTAATATTACTATTTCTGGTGTAGATGCACTTAATTATCAATTCCCCAATTCTGTTGTCAAGGATTCTAAGAATAATGATATCTCTAATTATACACTGAATGTAAGTAATAATACTGCTACTGTTAAGATATATGTCGATAACTGGCATGATAATGCTACTCTGAATATATACAATCTAGTATTTAGTAATCTTATTGATATCAATGGTAATAATACTCCTCTGAGTACTATGGTCATAATGAATTGGAAAGATCAGACTGAAAAGACTTATACATTCGGAAATATTAATATTAAGACCAAATTGGAAAGTGGAACAAATGCTCATACGATTACTATTTCTGGTATTAAGAGTGGCAAGTTGAATATTATCGAAGTATTTTCTTCTCGTGAATTCGGCGTTAAAAAGGATTAAAATATTGGGAGTAGGATTAAATCCTACTCCCGTTTTATTATTTAATTTTATTTAGCAGACTATTAATGACTGCATATAGAGTATAAGAAAGTTTGGGTACTCTTCCATTAACCGTGTATTTATAATGGTCCTTAATACTATCCTTAGCATTATTAAGAGTACTTATCAAATCATTTTTCCTATCATATGCATCATTAATCCAAGAAATATTATCTTCTCTAAAATATGTTTCTAGTAGCTTAGTAAATCCTCTGGACATAGCATAAGCATCAATTATTTCATTATCAATAACTACATCAGGTTTTTCAATAGAAGTGAATAAGTCATTGGTAGTTGAAACAAATATTCCTAGTTCTTCAATATAAAGCAGAAAACAATATTTCTTATAATCATCATAAAGATGATTATAATAGATTCTAATATTCATATTATTCATAAGATTACCTCAATAAATAAAAATGGTAGATAAGATACCGTAAGCTGTTATGAAATGCAACCAATATCTTTAAGGAGAGTATAATCACAATGATGAAAATCTTATCTACCATTTTATCTATATGTTTTGACTTACCAAAACATCCTTATAAAATTATAAGGAGGAGATAGAAGATGGCTAAAGTTTCCAAAAAGCAATATCTCATAGAAGATACTGTTATTATAGATCAAATTTATCCTCTTGTAGAAGCTACTATGGGTAGTAAATGTAGTGCATTAAAATCTTGTATTGAAAGATTTATTCATAGTAGACAAGCTAGTCTATATGATTATGCTCCTGTAGATAGAATTTTCTTTAAGAAGAGTGACGTTAATGATTTCTTTAAGAGTATTAATGTAAATCAAAAAACTGTTACTAATATTCTACCTCAGTTATATTATTGGAAAGATGATGAACTCCAAGCATGTAAAGATGAATTTTCTCTTACAGCTTTTATGGTTCTAAGATGGTTATTGAGCAATAAAAAAGATCAAAAACTTATTGAACTATGTGCTGTATATATTTCTTTCTCTGGTAAATTCTATGCATCATGCCATTATAAACTATGGCCTCATAGCTTACCTAAGCGAGAAGTTATGGATTATGTCATCAATTATATGCTTTCTCAGAAATATGATCTTATTAAACAGAAGAGTGTATTTGGTGCTATTAGAAGTCTGACTATGACTTGGTTAGAAGCATATAAAGATGAACTAATGTCTGACATTACAGATGAAAGAGTTTGCTATATTATTCATCAGCTGCATAATAGAATTCTAGCATTTCTAAAGAATATTTCGGTTCCTTATTATAAAGCATATGATAATAAGCTTTATCTAAATAAAGAATCTGATAATTATGATAAAGAAGATTATAGAATTGCTAATAATGATTCTACTGTAATATCTGCTATTACAGAAAAAGCGATGACATATTTTACTAGTACTCAAATTAGTATTAATGTCTGTTATAGTGTATCTAGTACAGGAGTAGATCCTTATGAAATCAAAGCTATCATGGAAAATATTCTTAATAGTAATGCACGGCTAAATGATCTTAGAACTGTTATCAATACTCTACTAACAGATTTCCATACTAAATATCCAGATGAAAAGGATATGACTGGACCTAAATTTATTGCTAATAGTATTGCTATGAAACCCAATACTAAAGATAAGAATATTATTGAAATGAAAAATATTATTCTTAATTGGCTTAATACTAGTGAAAGATACCAAAATATTAAAACGCAAGCTACAAAAAATAATTATTATAAATCCATTCTTGGCTATATTGCAATCACTGTTAATGTAGCCAATAAACAATCTTAAGGAGTAATGAATTATGCCTAAAACTATAACTCCTGAAACTCGTCAAAAATGTGAAGAGCTTATTTATAAAACATTTTCTGCAATTGATCCTACTGGTGCTAATACTGAGTATTATCAGAAGCTATTTGCAGATATGTCTGATGCAGAATTTACTAAGCTAATTTCTGGTAGACTTCCTTTTAGATACCATGTGGCTCCTTTTGATAACGAGCCTAAGATGCCTGATATATTTAAGGCTTTTAAAGTTCTTAATAAGCCTCTAATGGAAAAAGTTAAGCTTCCTTATCTAGCTACAGATCCTGTAACTGGCAAACCTATCGAGAGTAAAGAATGTCTAGTAGGGTATCTAAATATTAAGCGTCTAAAGCAGATGCTTACTAAGAAGAATAATACTGCTATTGAAATTGCTAAACGCGATATGAAACTAACAGGACGCCTTCAGAGTACCGATAAAGGTGGCCTAGAGTCAAATAAAGAATTCGAGGGTGCGATGGCGTTGAATCTAGAGAACACTACTGCTGAGTATGCTCGTGTTAAAGCTGCTGCTATGAAAGCTAAAGCTGAAGCTTATAATACTATCAATGTCAAAGGTGAAGTTAGCTTTGATGACATTGATTCTGAAAAGACAGATAGTATTCCTAAGAATGCTATGAACGTATATCTAATTGGTGCTAATATTCATAGTAATCTAATTGATGAAAATTACTATAATCCTTATACGCTTGAAAAGCATGCTAAGAGAATAGAACGAGATAACTAAAAATAAAAACCGGTAGGAAGTTTAAACTTCCTACCGATCTTTTTGGAGAAAATATTATGCCTACCAACATCGCCTAAGTGATATTGGACAGATATCCAATCAGCACCAAAATTGGATACCTTACTGAGATGTTATTTTAGCTTTAATGCACCAGATGTGTAAATAAATTAAATATATACAATATTTGCATGGCTATTAAAACTTTGAAAATCGCTGCCAGATGCCCATGATGTAACATATATTTTACCTTTATATTGATATGCTGTAATATAATTAAACATCCAATTTGGACTATCTAATATATCGCATCCTATCATTGTGCCATTTAATGGATATCCATTAAAAGTATTAATATAAATATTACTAAGCTTTTTTATAGAAGCGTCATTAGATTAATTATTTTATATAATAAACATGTGTTGTAAAATTATTCATTACAGTTGTATGCAGCTCTGTCTGAAATAAGCATAGATAAATGCTAGTATTGTTACTATAATTATACCATGCAAATATTGGGACAATTATGTCTTCTCCATCAGTAGCAGGAAGTATACGATCTGTAGTATATATAGATATCGGATATATAATACTATTATATGTATTATATATCTTTCTAAAACCTATCATAGCAACAAATGTAACAGTATCACAGGCAAAACTAAGATGTTTAATAGAAGCGTCATTAGACTTAAATATATACTATATTAGCATAGCTATTATATCTGGTAAGAGTAAATCCGTTGATCACAGTGTATCCATATATAGCATATATTTTATCTTTATACTGAAACGCTCCAATATAATTATATTTGTCATTGATGACAAAATTATTTGGAACTGTTAATATATTATATCCTATCATTGTACCATTTAATTCATACCCAACATCATAAGCAATATAAATATTATTAAGCTTCTTTATAGAAGCGTCAGATTGGTAGAATATAATATACAATCGTATTAAGTTCTTGAAATGAATAATTCGTAGAAGTAGCTTTGGTAGTATATAAAAGAAATATACTAGTTTTATTTTCAGTATAATACCAAGAATACCAAAGAAGTGCATCTGCTCCAGTAGAATTACTCATAGGACGTATATCTGCAGATTTTTTATATATTGATATTGGAATAACAAAATCACTTATATCGCCTATCTTTATATAATCTACTACTTGCTTAAATGATTTATATCCACAACTAATTTCCGTTTTATAGATTTTATTAGAAGCGTCATACTAATCTTAATTCTTGTTCTTATAATAAATAATTGTATTGATTTCTTGAAATGTATGAGAATAATTTTCATAATTTTGTGAAAATAAAAGATCTATTGCAGTGCCTATTGCATCTTCACCATTATTCATATAATGATCATGATACCAAGAATACCAAAGAAGTACCTTATGATTATTATTAACATTAAAAGGCCGTATAACAGCATTATCATCATAAATTGATAATATAACAAAATCGCAATCTGGCCAAAGAAATATTCTTTTATAATCAAATAATCCATCGAATATTATTGTATCAGACTTAATATCCATTTTAAAAATTTTATTAGAAGCGTCAGTGTATTAAATGTATAGTATATTTGCATTAGTACCATACACTGTAAAGTTAATCGAAGAAGACTTATATGGTCCATATACGGCATATACTATACCTTCAATTTGATATGCCATGTAGACAAAATCATTCTTGGCTATACTTGGCCTGTCTAGTATATTACATCCTATCATTGTACCTGCTAATTCATATCCTTTTGAATATATATATATATACATTATCAAGTTTTTTAATATTAGTAGAAGCGTCAGATTATAAAAAAATAAAAGGAAGTGAAGATTTTACTCTTCACTCCTTTTTCAGTTATTTCTCATTATTGGACAATGTCCTATACCTCTTATCCTTTGTTACATTCTTAATATATAAATAATTGTCATCGCCTAACTCAACGATGTATCTCGCTCTAGGGTTAAAGATAGGAGGATAAAATTGCGTCAAGCCTATATCAAACAAGTACTGATAGCAGTACCTATAAATCTGGCGCATGGTCTTGCCAGATTTTGCATTGCCATGATTAATCATACGATGAAGCATGGCAGAATATTTTTTACCCTTACGAGTAAAAATCATATTATAATCATGCTTTTCAATTTCGTAAACGTGATGAGCACTGCCACTATCAATGCCTTCACAAAATCTTTCCCACTCCTCATTACTAATAGACATAGTAAAGTACCTCCAATATTGTACCTTTCAATATAATAAAATTCTTTATAAGAAGGAATATATTTATCCTTCTTATCACTTTTATACTATACAAGTGAAAATAAGAATAATTAAAAAACGGAGTAGGATATTGAAATCCTACTCCGATATTTTCTTATTTTTCTTTAGTACTTTTAACTCCAAAACTAATAGCATCGTCTTCTTTATCAGAACCAATAGAAAATTTAGCTTGAATATGTCTACTTTCAAGTGTTTCATTTACAGCTTTTATAAAAGCATGAGCATCTTTTTCATATGCTTCGCTACCTTTATCCTTAAAGTCAGGATATCCACTATAAATATCTCCATTCATTAATTCGATAAATGCTTTAGCAGAGCTATTATAATATTTACCAAAAGAAGATTCTCGTACACCATCATCATTGATATGATCTTTATCGTTAAGATCAACATAATCACAACACTTTTTTAGTTTAGGAAAATCCATTAGGATAGACGTAGCAATAGTCATAATTCTACGAATCTCTTCTTTGGATAAATGCTGAGGAGTTTTCTTTTCTTCGGAAGATGAATTATTATTAGACTGATTCTTTACATTATTAGAAGATTTAGTATCCTTAGATTTGTTAGAATCAGATTTTTCGTCATCATCTTCCTCTTCTTCATCATTGTCATCTTCTTCGTCTTCCATTTTATCATCGTCGTCATCCAAATACTTAGCATACTTAGACACATACTTTTCATGAAGAATGAATTCTTTTGTAAAGATAGCCATAATAAATCTCTCCTTATAAAAGACTCAAAGAAAACTATTATCTCTATCTTTGATCATATAGTCTTCTTTAATTCTTTCAGCAGTAATTTTTGTCATATCGTTTTTAAACTCTTTATGATCAGCACAATACTGATTATAATTTGTTATATCGAGTAATACTTGTTGAAAATGATCACGGGAATGATTTTTCCCATGACTAACTTCATCACCAAATCTTAAAATCCTGGTTCTTGCTTCAACAGCATTATTCTCATGAAACTGATAATCGATTTTATCAACTTTCTTTTCCACGGCATTAAGGTGATCTTTCATTGCATTATTATTGTCATCTATTTTCTTATTCATTTCCTTTATTTGATCAGATATATCCTTAGTAATAGCTGTACCAATAGCATGACCCAGCAAAGCAAAAGGATTCTGAACATTAAAAGGATTTATTTTAATAAGCTTAGTTACAGCAATAATGCAAGCTATACAAATACCAAGTCGCCCTGGATTCGCAACAATCAGTTGATAAATCTCATATATAGACATCTGGAACAATCTCCTTATATTTAAAATATTGGTGCTTTCTTCCAGAGCTAATAAATGAGAAGCGTTTACCTATTTACAATGAATCTAGCTTTGCTTCCTTTTTTTAGAATTGTAGTTGTTTGAGGATTTACTTCTTCAATTATATGATCTTGAGCATATGCCTTTCTGACTTTCTGTTCCAATTCATCATCGGAATCAATCCTACTTTCTACAATTCTATTGCTCTGTGCATGTGTTTTCTCTATTACTTTACTATTTACATAACCACGATCGATATAGATAGCAATATAAAAATATATGTTAGGAGTATTGTCTGGTAAAAGAATAGTTCTATTTTTCCAATCCATTTGGATAGGTAATCTTCCAGTTCCATCTATGGCTAGTTCATTGGTATACACAGCAATTTCAATAAATGTACTAGGATCAATAAATTGATCAATAGCATCTTGGATCAGATCATCTAAGCAAGTTCCAACTTTAATATCCACAGGAGCTTTGAAAAGCTCTGTAATATCAATTTTTTCTACTATATTCTCAGATTCATCTGCAAGATAATTACTATGACCATAAATTGGCCAATGCTTATAATTCTCTTCAGGTATATCAAAGACCTTCATAGAGAATACCTTAACAGCATCATCGTTTTCAATCTTAATCCACTGACGATTGTGTCCCTCGTTATAGAGAGCAAATGTACGTGGTGCAGGAAAACGCATAGCTATCTGGAATTCTACAATATAATCTTTGGATACCATTCCGATTTGATTTCCTTCATCTACATCTAGGCCATCTTGGAAATCCAAATGAACAGGAAGATTTCTCATCCTTAGAAAATACTCATATTTTTGATTAATTTCTCTTAGCTTATAGAGAATCGGCATCTGAGAATATTGATTCAAAAATCTTGTAAAATTCCAAGGATCTACAACTTCATCATTTTCTTTATCTATCGCAAATCCAGCTTCTTTAGCCATTTCTGCAATAAGATATTTATCAAGATGAAAGTCGCAATCAATGTCAATAGTTTCCGTGCATCCTAAACGAAATACTTTACGCATCCTGTTAAACAAATCTAGTTGTTGAGCTTTTGTATTAACTCTGAATCTAAAGTTATAATTAATCATCATAGCTTCAAGATCCATACCTAAGTATAGTCCCTTATGAGGACATTTAAAAAAGCTTCTCTGCCACTGAGATCTTTTTAGATACTTATTGGTACTTAGTAGATTTAGATCAATATTATTATCATTATAATCATATTGAATAGTGTAAGAAATTGCGACAGCAGGGTTTTCTCTGACTTGTATATTACCCTTCTGGAGTCTACGAAAATCCTCGTATGGATGCTTACCTGCAATATGAATAGTCTGAAAATAATTTTGAGGAAATCTACTCAAAACGTAGTTATACACAAACTCAGTCGCTACAGATAAGGAGTGCACATAAGAGGGAATAAATAGATCACATTTTAGAGAAGGTCTAAATCTATCAATATTTATAAGATCAATGATTTCATCCTCGCTAATCTGCTCTCTTGAATTAATATCGCCTGGCATATATAAGCTCCTTTCACTGTAGAGATCATTATATTAAAGTTTAAGATCGCACTCATTGCATTTCTTAAATTTTGCGTTACAATATTTACAGTCGTTATTAAACTCACAAGAATGGATACACTCAGAGAAGGTTAATAAACAGAATCTATTTCCATCTTCATTAATAGAAGAATAAATGCAATCAAATTTAGATTTATCATCCATAAGTAAATAACCTCCTAGACTAATTTTATTAGTGAGTTTCGGAGATCATAATAAATCAAAAAAAAAATAAAAGGGAGTAGATTTCTCCACTCCCTTTTATTTTAGTGCTTGCTACCAAAGCTCCAAGTTTCCTTGTGAACTTTGGTGTTGCGGCTAACAGCTTCACCAGCATTAGCCAGCATTTCTTTGACATTTGCATTTGTCTTGCAAGTCACAAGGGCAATAGATTCGATGAACTTGTTATATCCATCGAGTCCATTCGTGCTGTTGAACGTGGCATGGAAAATCTCTTCTTCACCATTGAAGATAGAGAAGATGCTCTGGCCATCATATCCAGTAGCATCCATGCCAGAACACTCGATATCAACAGTTGCGGTGCCGAGTTTCTCATCAGTGTTGCAGTCAAGAATATCAAGGTCTGCATGGCCAGAACATTCCTGGAAACCGATGAGACCCTGCTCAACGGTACCAGTAGCATTCTTGATGACGAACATAGAATTTTCAAAATTAATAAGCATAATTATATCTCCTTTTATTCTTTTTTTAATTAGTAGGTGAAATGACGGACAAGTGCTTGCTCAGCTGCTTCACGCTGAGCAGGAGTTCCCCAAGGCATGAGACCATCATCAGTATCATCGTTGCTGGTCTCGGTAACTTCATTTTCAAGATGACAACCATTTTCAGGATCCCAAGGCATGAGACCATCATCAGTATCATCGTTGTTCTCCTCAGTAACTTTAGATCCCCAAGGCATGAGACCATTTTCAGGACTCCAAGGCATGAAACCATCAAATTCGACTGCCTCTTCAATTTTAGCAGCTTTACGAGTTTCGAAATGCTTCTTATTGAACGACATAGTATTTACCTCCACATATGTCAATTATATTTTGTTAATACACCAATAAAAGGTATTATCTAACCTTCTATTTCAATTTTATACTATACAAGTGAAATTTTGAATAATTAAAAAAAATAAAGCCAATAGGATTACTCCTATTGGCCTTTTATTTATTATTCTTTTAGCTTTTGAATAATCTGTTCAGCAGTTTCTCTTGCATCTTCTTCAGTAGAAAATCCAATTGTATGGTATTGCAATGCATTATTATTAGCAATTGCAAACTGTAGAAGATTTACAGGAAGCTCGGTACATTGACACATCACATATTCAAACACATAGTATTTAAGATTATCCTTACTATGTTTTACAGAAGCTACAATTACAACATGCTCTTTATAGAGCTCTACAAATAAAATCTCTAATCTGGAGAATTTATGATAATTTCTTTTCATGAATCTTACTACAGCTTCAATTGCAATATCGGTTGTAATTAATTTCATTTATCATTCTCCTCTTCAGGATCTACAAAAGAAATTTTCAATTCTTTCCCAAGAGCATGGGCAATTTTTCTAAGCTCTTTAATTCTACAATCTCTATGACCATTTTCGATCTTAGAAATTGTAGAAGCTGCAATTCCCAATTGCTCTGCTAATTCTTTCTGAGGAATTCCTTCCTCAATTCTTGTTTTGGTAATTAGATTGCCAACCTGATAGTCATCATAAGTTTCTTTAAAATTCATTTATTATCACAACCTGTCTAAGTCAATCGGAGTTTTGTATAAATACTTAGAGATAACCATCTGAAGTCCTTGTACATCTTCCAAATTTACTAACTGATAATCTACAAGATCAGGTCTTTCAATTGGAAGAATATACATAGATTGAAATTGAGTAGATATTGCTTTATATCGCATATCAAATTCTACTGGATTATATGCTGCTACATCCATAATTTCCAATGCAGTATTCATAGATGCTTGAGTATAAAACTTATTAGGTTCTAGGAATCCACTAGCTATAGCAATATTAATATATTTCATAGCTTTAGGAATAGTAAAGATTGTACTAATACTTCTTTCTCTTACGTTTGTCATTGCTAGAATATTAGAGATAAAAGTAGTAGGAATACTATCAGGAGGAGACTTCAATTTTCTATAGGTAGCATAGAATTGCTGCCAAAGATTATTGTTGTCTACAATGATAGATTCATCACCATTCTTAGTCTTAATAGGTCTAAGAACTCTGACATTATATTCTGGTACCAATTGAAGCATCAGAATATCTTTACTAATTACAATATTCTCAAATCCATTCTGTACAGCATTAGACTTTCTGAGAATATGAGCAATCATAGAAGATACTTCACATAATCCTACATTAAAGAAAAATATATTCGGAAGATACTGAGTGATAATACTTAATGCTGCCATATTATCATCAATAAGATTAGTGACAGAAGGCTTCTTCTGAAACGATCTTACAAAAGAATTATTATATCCGAATACATAAGTTTCATTACTCTTCGGACAATTTAATCCATATATAAGATAGATATTGGTAGACACTCCAAGGTTTCTGAAGAACTGTCTATAATGCCCGCACATGTTTAAAATAATGGCGGTCATTTCATATCTACTTACAGATTTATATCCCCAAGCATCAATGCTATATAAACCTTTTACAAGAGAATTTAAATCTATAAATAAATTAATTTTAGTGCAATTGGATCCAGCATACGATGCACTAATCAATTCAGATAGTCTATTATATTTTATAAAGTGTCCAGTTAGCAATTGCTCAAGTGTATACTTTTCATCAACCATTAATATCTTCCTTTCTATTTGGATTGTACTTTCCTGTATGACGATGTTCCATATCTGATGGAAGTTTAAGTTCAAGTTTCTCTTTAGCTTTTTTAGTCTCTTTTAGCAAATCAAAATCGAGATCAAGAGCTTCATAAATTAGAATCAATGTATCCAATCCTACTTGATGTCTAGATTCAATTTTACTAATAGTAGCATGAGATACTCCTACTCTTTTTGCTAATTCGTCTTGAGAAATATCTTTCTCTTTTCTAATTTCTTTAATCTTCTCAATAAGATTCCATTTAACTTCAGTAGTCAGTAAAGCCTGTTCTACAGATTCATACGTAGTAGTTTTTACGCATCCCATTTTATAATCCTCCAAATTAAAAGGAGTAGAGATATTATTCTCTACTCCGTATTTATTTAATCAATGATATTACGCAGATCAAATGTATCATCTGTAGCATCAGCTGCTTTCTCACCATAGCAAGACTTTACAGCATCAGGAAAATCACTACGCTGCTTAATAGCAGTAAGAATCTTTTCAGTATTGCCGAATCCTTCTTCTACAAGAGCATGAGTAAGCTCATGAGGACCATCTTCTGTCAAGAAACTACAACCCTTAAGCATTCTCTCATTTCCATCTGCATCTGTAGTATATTTACGAATGTCAAGCTTAATCTTACTAGGATCAACCTCTTCATCTGCTCCAGCCCATGCAATCTCTGCAAGACGAATAAACTGATTATTCTTTTCATCAACGATACGATTGATGCCACGAATAGAGTATTTAAATTCTGCATTATTACGGAAAGCCATAATTATTTCCTTCTTTCTTTTATCCTTTAAAAAATAAAAGGTCTGGGGAGACCTTAAGTTCCCCAGACCCTTTACCTATTTTATTGCTTAAGAGAATTGAGAATTACAGATACCAAATATCGTTGTCGGTCTGCGGCTGGATGTGATAAACATTTCTGAAGACCTTAGCGATGTTCTTCTCATCGTACTCATCGATAGCGATCAGCCAGTTATCCTTAGGACTATTGTTAGTCTGGATCATCGGGAACTGCTGCTGATACATAGCCTGCTGATAGTTGAACTGAGAATTGGTATCAACCAGAGGACGCAGAGGAATAACAGCATAGCTGTGCTTACCGATCTGATTACCTTCATCATCACGGGTATTATAGATCTGGTTCAGGATCTTAGTAATATCCATGCCACTGAGGATAACCTTAGTACCACGATACTGATTGTAATAATCAGCAATATCAAAAGCTTTGAACAGCTTACCCCATTCAACAGCCTGATTAGTGGTGTACAGGAAGTCGGACAGAACATCCTTGCCATCCTGAGTGATGTCAACATTGTACATACTACGAGTGCTACGCTGAACAGAAGAACTCTTGCGAACAATGTTCTCAACAATAGTCTTGCTATCCAGGCTGCCAGTGCTAGCGATGTTAGCACCTTCAGGCTTGAATGCATAATAAGCATCATCGCGATACTCATTGGGCTTAAAGATGTTAAAGACCATACGGACGTTAACAACAGTCTGAACATTGTTAACAGTTGCGACCTCGATCACGGTGCCACAATAATCAGCGAAAGTCTTCTTAAAGATATCGGTGATGATAGGGCCAAGCTCATACGTAGTGGTCATGACACGCTTGACATTGCAATCGTTGTCAATGTTCTTGACACCGCTTTCACTAAGAGTGAGCTTGTCATTGATGTGAGCGCCAGTGATTTTGTTGATGTTGTTTTCCATGGAAAATGCCTCCTAAAATAAAATAGATTGTTAGATACACCGTGTACTTTGGTGCTATCAATAAAAAGATATTTTCATACCTTTCTATCACTATTATAATATCTTGCCATTCTTAATTTTAACATCCCATTTTTAGGTATTATTTTGAATGGCATCATACGACTCAATACACTTCTTCAATCTTTCCTGTATTTTATTAGTTTGCTCTGCAGTAATTTTGTAAAATTCTACAGGGCTAAACTCATCCTTTGTAGAAGTAAAAGGAACAATCCAAAGAGTACTGGTAGAATCCATTACCAGCATATATTTCATCTTAATACAAGATAGATTAATATCAAATCCAAACTTAAGAGGAATTGCTTTTACAATAGTAATTCCACCATAAAGCATAGAAAGAAATACTTTATTCTCATCATTGATAGGTTCATTAGATTTCAATTCGAAATCTACCTTTACGATTCCAAGTTTAGAATAGATATCAATAATCAATCCAGAATTACCAATGAATGCAGATAGAGTATTACAATATCCTTTATAGCAATCGTCTTCAATTGCCTTATTGAAATTAATGATAGTATTCTTATCATAATCAATGGCACTCTGATAAAGAGTGTGAAGAATATCAGTAGTGGTTTCATTATTAAGAATTGCTGCTAGAGTTTTAGGAGTGTCAATTTTATAAACACAAGTAAGATAAGAATTAATACATTTTTCAGCAGCTGTAAAATCTGCAAATGTATATTCAGGAGGCATACAATCTTCAGTAACAGAAACTCCTACATCATCAGCATGGTCATCAAATGCCATCTTATAAATATTATTGATAGCCTGACGCGCAATTACGCAAGGCTTCTGAGGATTAAAGGTATGAGTAGTATTATCTCTAATGAAAAACATCATGATGATATCTCTAATAGGAGATCCATTTTCTGTTTCTGTAACAACAGCATTTGTCAAAGACAAAATACCATCAGGAGACAATACATCCCAATCCTTAAAGGTTTCTTTGAATTCGTTAATCTTAAGAAACTCAATTCTATTCTGCCCAAAATTATAATCTTCATTTAATTTTCTATAGAAAATACTATCATTATCAGTATGAACAATACGAATCATATCAAATGAATCTGTATCCTTATTATACTTAGTAAAGATTTTACCGATATTAGTCTTAATCTGGTCTTCCATATTTTGCTACTCCTTTTCTTTATACTTGTTATTGTACAGTTTTTATTGTAATAAAACAATAAAAGACCAATAGGATTTCTCCTATTGGTCTCATTTTTATAATATCTAAGCAATTGGAAGTTTAGCGACACTCTTGTACAGACAGACTAGCACAGGTTCCTATAGATTGAGCATTTACTTGAAATGTTTTGCCATACATATCCTTACGATTATGAATAGTACAATTAATATAGTTTACCATACTATCTAAATCGGCAGGATTAGCAGCCATAATTTGCATTTGAAGAGAATAATGGTTGTTATCTGTGATACCATACACACCAGTCACATTATAGCTCTTAATGATGTCATATATAGCCATAGAATGGTCAAAGAATCTAAGTATATCATCTATAGGATAAACAGATGCTTGATATGTCTGTCCAATGAAATCAGGCATATTCATTAGAAGCTACTCCTTTAAGATAGATTGTCTTCTATCATTCTACCAAATTGTCTAGCTCCTTTTTCTTTATCAGAAAGTTTAGCTTCCTCTTCTCTTTCTTTATTACAAATATAATTAAGCATTTGAAGTTCATATACAGGAAGATCATTCAGTTCTGATATAGATGTAGCACCTTTAAAATGTCGTGCTAGAATTATTTTGTTCCAAGAGAAGTTGCTATACGGACCAACTGCTGGCGCAAAAAAAGTAGGTTACGAGGACTCACTTCAACCTCGTTGCTACTATGGCCACACTTAGGACAAGTATACTTAGGAATACTATAAGTAATATTGGCATGCATATTATTCATCATAGTAATAATCAGAGTAGATACGACGCCAAATTCAACAGGATCTAGATTCTTAAGAATCTTAGCATAAGTGATAATCTTAGACTTGAAAGACTTAGCATGATCGCCAGGATACTTTTTCCATCCAATGGGATACATATTACCATTTTCATCAATCATATATAGACGATCAATGAAGCGAGTAATATTGATGATAGATTCATACTTATTTACGAATGCATCATCAAGAGCTCCAATTTCATACATAATTGTATACAGAGAAGGAATCTTAACGCCAACGGCTAGATTATTATTAATAACAGTAACCACGGACTCATATGCTCCAGAGTTTTCAGGAGTTAGTTCCATTTTCTTAATCTTTTCAAACTTCTTCTTAGTATCATCATCTGTAAAGTGCATGAGCTTCTCCATAGGTACATCATCAGACAGCCAAGAATTCAGACACTTATCATTGGAGCAATTGCAAGGCATAAAATTAGCTCCGTCAAGAGATGCCATAAATAGTGCAGCAAAGACATTGTCCAAATCTGCATAAGGGATAGTCTTAGCCCAAGCTTCAACAGTAGAAGGACGATTTGGATTAACATCGTGCTCAAAGAGAATCTGCATCTGAGGCACAGTCATAATACCATTATTATTACTATCCTCATTAAGCATAGCAAGCTCAGCACCCTTAAGAGCAGATGCAATATAAGGACGATTTGCAAACATTAGAGGCCATACTGCAGTCTTAGCAGTAGTAGTCTTCATATTCTTCATAGCGTCCTTAATATTAATGACCTTATTAGAAACAACTAGCTGAGAAGTATTCATCTTACGGCCAGCATTAATAATCTTAGTAATAATATCATTACGAAGATTATTAGCAGCAGCTTCAGACAGCTTCTGTTGCTCCTCATCATCATCGTAAGTTGTATCTTCATCATCTTCTTCATCAAAGTCAGAATCATCAATATCTTCTAGATCATCAGAAGTAACACTAATAACTTTAGTGTCAAGATCCTCAACCTTAGAAGGATGAGCCTCAGGAATAATCTCTTCCTCTTCTACAGGCTCATCATCAACGATATCTTCATCTACCTCATCAGACTCAGGTCCAGAACCATAAGTAGGCTCTGCCTGATGTGCAGGAGTATTGAAAGGATCATTAATAGGCTGATAGTCACTACCCTGAATTCTCACAGGAGAAGAAATCTCTTCTTCCTCATCATCATTATCTAGAACTTCATCTTCTAGATCTTCAGTAACAATGCCACGATTAGGATTAATAGGAGCAGTAGTCTTAACCTTTTCATCTTCACTCATAGGATGGTGCAGAGGATCGGGCATATACTGAATTTCGCCACCGACATCTTCTAGGCCTGCTTCAACCTTTTCTCTATTAGCAGCATCTTGAGCGCTCATACTTTCAACAGCATCTACATATTCCTGCTGCTTACGAGCAACTGCAGCATCTAGCTCAGTCATATACTTATCCTGGAAGAACTTAGGATCTACCTTCTTAGTCTGAGTCTGGATATAATCATCAGGATTCACAGTCTCAATAGTCTCATTAGCACCAACAGAGCGATGACCCTTTCTACGATTAGGATTAATTCTAATCACGGGTCGATTTCCATTAGTATCTTCTTCAATTCCAGAAGCTCCATTGGTTGCATTAATGGAAATAGGAGCGTTTTCAGGCTTAACAGCAGAAATACTAATATTTTGTGTAGCATTATTATTAGATACACCAGGCTGAGAAATTACCACTCTTTGAGTATCTGTACGATTTAGATCGTTTACGTTCATTTGTTGATTCTCCTTCTTTAAAAGATTTCAATGTTATGATACAAGATCACTCAACTCTATAGGAGTAGAACTACTCTCTGTATCATATACAAATTTTGTTTCATCAGTGATAATAATTATTTGCAAATACTTACTATTCTCTTTTAGGTTCAGATTTACATCCAATGTTAGAAATTCACCAGGAAGATAAGTCTCAATTTGATTTTGAATTCTAGATCTTAGCATTTCAAGATCGTCTTCAGAAATAAATCTATATTTTGGACCTAATCCAACACCCATTCTAGGATGTAATGGATTCTCTCCAGGTTGTAAAATTAATAGACGAAAAAGCAATGTTCCATAAGCATCTGCTCCTTTTAGAGTTTTAGGTTCAAGATACTCATTTGTAGTTAGCAAATGTTCTACCATATGAATTACCACCTTTACCTAATTATATAATTGTATTAAATATCAAATATTAATAGTAAGTCAGTGAAAATAGGACCTCTAAAACATCACAATAATTCACTGATTATATCATTTAAGGAGGAATAAATATGCAATCAGAAGCTATGGTTTCCAATGCTACTAAGAGCACTTACCAGAAAAAATATAAGTGTCCTTATTGTGAAGGACGATTCACAAGAGCAAAGCTTCATATTCATATTCAAGAAAAACATGAAGATTTAATTCCTGAAGGATATACTGCGCTTAGAGTTGCTTTTAATACTATTAATAATAAAACTGAAGGACATTGCATCATGTGCGGCAATGTTACTGATTGGAATGAAGATAAAGGAAGATACGAAAGACTCTGTAATGATCCTAAATGTCATGAAGCATATAAGAAGATGGTTGCAGAAAGAACAAAAAAGAAATATGGTACTGAACGTCTTCAGACTGATCCTGAGTATGCAGAATATGTCCAGAGAAAAGCACTAGCTGGACGTAAAATGCATGGAGAATATACTTTCGCCGATGGTGGAAAAATTGAGTATTTTGGCAGCTATGAGAGAAAGTTTCTTCAGTTTATGGATCAAGTAATGCATTGTGAATCTGAAGATATTCTAGCTCCTGCTCCTAGTATTAAATATCAATATGAAGGAAAGACTCATCTTTATATTCCTGATTTCTATTATATTCCTTATAATCTTATTATTGAGATTAAAGATGGTGGAAGTAATCCAAATAATCATCCTCATCGTACTGGAGAAGATGAGCTGAAGCTTAGAGCAAAGGAAGAAGCTATTAGGCAGCTTAATGAATTTAGCTATGTAAGAGTAGTTAATAATGACTTTAGTCAGGTATTGAGCATCATGGCAGTACTAAAGTATAACATGGCTCATAGATATAAGGATCCTGTTATTAAAGTTAATGAAAGTATGCTTCTAGAAACTGCTAGTACCGTAGATAGAAATTTTAAACCTAAGGATAGAATTGAGTTATCTTCTCTAAAGAGGGTTCATATTACTGAAACTATCATTGAAAAGTATAAAAAGCAGTATCCTGATCTACGCCATGTTAGATGTAAAGATACTGATACTTATAAATGTGACGGCTACATGTGGTTTGATAAAGAGAATCTAGTAGCTCAAGTAGGATCTTGCGAATATCTAGATGATGGTACTAAATGGATTGTAAGTTTAGATATTATGAAAGATTATAAGGGTCATGGTTTGAGTAAGCAGATTCTTGATTTCGCTACTAAAACTATGAACTGCAAGTATCTCTCTGTGGATAAGAATAATAAACTTGCTAAAATGATTTATGATGAATATGGATTTAAAGTCTATTATGAAGACGATGATTTGTACTATATGACCCTAGAAGCAAATCCTGTTAAAGTAAATGAATCTACTTTGCTAGAATTTGTATCTAATAGTAATTATCCTAAAGAGCTTTATAGTTGGATGAATACAAATATTAGATATAAATCTACTGGAATTCTTCTATCTCCTGAAGAGGTAGAAGAATATGGATATGGAGATTGTCACGATCAAGCAAATTATATTCATAGTAAATTGTCTACTAAAGATATTTCTAATGGAAGATTATTTGTAATTGAATATAATAATCTAAATTCTCCTGGAGGAAAAACTCATACTGCTGCTTATTATAAGCAGAATGGAAAATATTATTGGATTGAAAATGCTTGGTATGGACAAACTGGAATTCATGGTCCTTATAATAGTATTTTCGATCTTAAAATTGCTATTGCAAATGCATGGATTTGGGGTAATTATAAAAATCTATATGTTGGCTCTGTAAATAGCTCTAAAATTAAGAATGGTATGAATCTAAATGATTATGTAAATGCTTGCCTTCCTGAAGATGAAAAAATGATTAAGCCTTTTATTACTAATAGCAAGATTACAGAGTCTATGTCTGGTGCTATTGGATCTGCTATTCCTCTAACTCCGAATCCTATTCCTTATGAATGTGATAAAGATAATTATTATATTATCCAGCATATGCAAAATAATGTATTTAATTATTCTATTACTAAAGATCCTGTACAATATACAATGTACTCTGTAGATCCTGAGGAACATGGATTCTATAAAGTCTTTAAAACTGATAAATCTAAAATCTCTAAAAAATATACCACGTTTAAGATCAAAGATAAGCAAACAGCAAAAGAGCTATATGACGAGCTAGCAATGTGTGAAGCTTATGGAAAGATTTTCTTTGCAGGAGAAGTTTCTAGAGACTATATCTATAGAAGGCTTACAGAAGGTTCTAAACTTCTATCCGATGATCAAATTAAATATGATACTAGGTTTGAGCAGGTACAGAGTTTTGATGAACAGATTCAAGATATCTGTGAAGGGGTAAGATCCTTTATTCTTGGTGATCCTATTACTAGACTAGAAGAACAGGTTTCTAATCTAGCAAATCTAAATACTCTTCATGAAGCTTCTACTTCTAGTAGCCATGATACTGTCTTTTCTGATGATGCTACAACTTATGTAGCAAAAATTAAACAAGCAGAGGAAGCAGAAAAGAATTATGGACTAGTACTTATCTATCCAGATAATATTGTTTCTAATAAAGGTAAAGAAGATATTGATAGATTGAAAACAAAGTATAATCAATACCTTGCTCTTAATCAGGATAAGAGAACTCTATCTAACAGAACTGCATATAATATCTTTGGATATGATAATGATACTATGTATTCAAGACTATTATCCAAATATATGAATAATCAAGATGGATATACTAGTGATAATTCTAATATGGTTATTGCTCCTATTGATCAATATTATTCTCCTACTGATAAAATTGATTATTTTAGTTCTGATGTAAATGTTTCTCATGAAGAAGTAGTAGATGAAACTTCTTGGAAAAGAGTTATTAGTGAACTTTGTGTAAGAATGAAGAATACTAGTGACTCTGAACAAAAAAATGCAATCAAGAGTGAAATCTCTATACTTGGTTGGAATCCTGAAATACCATTTAATGAAGAAGCATTGGAAAGAGTTAGAAATAGTAAGCATACAATGCATATCTTTAGAGAAGTTGATGCTGAAGATTATATCAAAAGTATCCATTCTTTTAATAAAGCTACTTATGAAGAATTAAAGGATAAAATTGTTCCTGTGTATATTTGCCTATTCAGTGGTAAAGCATTACATAGTAGAGCAATTGAATGGTATACTCATACAGAATGGTCTCATGCAGCAATGAGCTTTGATTCTTCTATGAAACAAATGTATACTTTCAATGCAAATAATAATGTCTTTGCAGATGGTAAGTCTGCAGGATTCACTATTGAATCCATTGAGAAGTATTGGAAAATTGATCCTAGTATTAAATTCAAAGTTCATGCATTGTTTGTCACTGCAGCTCAGAGAGATATGATGAGAGATGCTGTAGATTGGTATATTAAGCATCAAGATGATACCAAATATTCTATGAAGACTATCATTAATATTTTCTTTAAGAAAGCTTCTGACTTTGGAAATGAATTTAAGAACAAAACTGAGATGGTGTGTAGCCAATTCGTCTATACTATCCTAGCAATTGCTAATTTGAAACTTAGAGTTACTAAAGATGCCAGTTTAGTAAGTCCTGGAGATCTTGATAAAAGCATTGATGATAGATTGTTCAGTATGTTTATCGGTGGTATTGGAGTTTATAGTTCTAAGAAGATCGATAACATGTGTAGAAAAATTATTCCTACATTACCATTAGATAGGTATAATATTCAATAAATAAAAACCGGGTAGAGGATTAACCTCTACCCGGATTATTTTTAATAAAATGCAGATTCAATTAGATATTATAAATATGAAATAATAGTATTAGAGGTACCAAAGTTTCAATATTTATTAACAATTTTAGCTCTATCGTATGATAGAAGAAAGGATGACATTATGTCTAACAATACTTACAAAGCTTTTGATTTTTACAAGGAAAATGAATTCATTGTACATAATGATGATGGATCTACAAACATTGTTACTATGAAAACAATCCCTGCTGGAGTTCCTGAAAATGTAGCAAATCTATTCCCAACACTTGATAAGAAAGTTATTGAGGTTCCGAAGAAATCGAAACCAAATATCTTTGACCGACTATGTAAAGCAGATAAAGAATTCAATACCAAACTTAAAGCGGCTATTGCTAAAAATTCACTTGCTCCAATCTAATTGAATCTGCATTATAATAATGTAATAAGAGGAGTAGAGTTTGATTCTCTACTCCTCTTTATTTTTTTTTACTTTTTATTATTATCCTTATTCTTTACAGCAGATGCTTTAGTAACTGCTTTAAAGAGTTGCATATTCTGTTTATATGCTGCCATAGCATTAGTAAGTTTAGCAGTAATAGCAGAAATATTCATAGAGAAGCAACGATGAATCATCTTATCAAGCTCAGCATTATCAATAGTACCGTTAGCTTGATCTGCAGATTGTGCAGTAGATTGATCAGGCTTAATATCTGCTTCATTAATAGCGTTTCCACAGTTCATCAATCCAAGGCATTCAGCCAGATTAAATCCAGAGGAAAAATCAGAGAATGCAGATTCAGCATTTGCTTGCTGCTGTTGTGTATTACCACTTTGATTGCCAGAGTTTCCAGAAGTGTTACCATTAGATTTAGGTTCACCAGAATTATTAGATGCTTGATTCTGAGATTGAGTCTGCTTAAACTGATTAGCATATTCATCATATCTCTTAGCAGCATCTTTATAGTCTTCATCAATCTTACGATAATCTTCAGTAATAGAGCCTAGAGATTCACTATTAAATCCTTTATTGATAAATTGATCAACAAAGGTAAATGCAGCATCCTTATTGTATTGAATATCTCCTAGAGTCTTGCCATTACCATTTTCAATATTAATATATTCACCCTGATATACTTTATTGATCTTGGTAGCAAATGTATCCTTTTCATCAGTATTAATATTGGGTTTTGTACCGCCATTAATCTTAGAAAGAATAGCATCTTGTAGATCAGTATCAGACTTAAGAGTATTATCAGTAGGATTGAATTTGATATAAGTAGAATTCTTAAAGATATCAAACTTATATTGATACCACTGATTAACTTCAGTACCAGAAATATCAATATTTCTAATCTTATCTTTATTATCAGCCCAGAACTTTTTATCAGGGCCTTTAGTAATCATTTCCTCAACACGAAGTTTAAACTTGTTGATAGCTTCACCGAGTCTGCCCATCATTTGCTTCAGCCAATTAAGAATACCAAACTTATTCTTCTTAGTCTTATCATTTGTATTATTGGCAGAATTCTGAGTTCCGGATTGTTGCTGTTGCTGGCCATTATTAGCATTTTGCTGTTGTGCAGGAGCAGCTTGCTGACCAGCTTGTCCAGTAGATCCTTGATCACCACCAGAGCCTACAGATTGTCCACCATTTGCAGGAGTAGCATTTCCACCGTTATTATCATTTTCATGCAAAGCAGTAGCTTCTTGCAAAACCTTTTCTAGAGCATCGTCATACATATATTCATTATAAGCATTCTCAATAAGCATATCTAGAATATTAGACTGGCTCTGAATATTATAAAATTCTTGAACTTGATCTGCTCCATTGAATACAATAGCATTATTAGGAATATCTTTTCCAGCATCTTGTGCCATTACATTAGGAGTAATGATCTTATCATAGTATTTACCAATCAGAGAATGGGCAAATTCAATAGTCTTCCAACTATCTCCATTTGCACCATATAGATTAGAAATAATATTTACTTTTCTAGTAGTGACAATATTAGCAGCACAGATAATATTCTGTACATTGTTAATCAATGCACTAATTACAGTACCATAATTTTCTTTATAATTAGTAGAAGCTTCTCCCTTAAGATGATCACAGTAATCATACATAGTTTTTAGACAATCATTAAAAGCAGACTCTGTAGTTGCTTTAAGATTATCTAGATACTTGATCATATCATCTACTGCATTGATATTAGAGAATGCGGTTAGATAATCCTGTACTTCAATCTTATGATCTATTTTAGTATTATCCATAAAATCATTAGTGAAGTTCACTGCAAATTGCATAATACTAGCAGATTCTACAGGAGAATAATACTTACCAAGCAGAGTATAAAGAACAGAATCTTTATCCATGATCATACCAGTAGTATAATCAGAAGAAGCAGTGATATTATCAGGAATAGCAATCGACTTTCCATGAAGAATATCTTTAATAGCATTCAGATTGGGGAATGATTGATCTTTAACTGTAATATCTGCAGAAAGCTTAGCAGTAGAATTATACATTAGATCATCAGGATTAGATGTGCTAGCAAAATGAATAGCTTTATCTAGATACTTTACTCTCTCTGCAATATTATATTGAGATTCAATTTGATCGTTTTTATGATCTCTAGATCTATCTACATTCATTCTTGCATCTTCTATTGTCTTAAGCATAGTAGCTTTTACAGAATCTACAGATCTAATAGCAGTGGATAGAGAAGAATAAATTTGCTCAAATTGAACAGTACCAGCATCTGCTTCAGAAACAGAAGTAATAGTGGAAACAGAATTTCTACAAGTATTAGCAAATTCTAGTGTAGCCTTCAGAATGGATTCATCTACTGGAATCTGAGAATTATTAGCCCTAATATAATCAGGAATATGGCAATGAGACTGATATCCTTCAAGGAAAAAATGATAGTTCATATTAAGTCCCATAATATTATACGCTCCTTTCTAGAGTGAGAGTATCGATTTCGATACGATTTTATTATAAAGTTTTCAAAATAAAGTCCCTATGGACTTTTAATCCATAGGGATACTTTTAAATGTAAAATATAGTAGCTTTATAATAATTATCTATATATTGAATTTTTTCAATTAATCCGTCACCTAACCAAGTACGAACATAAATTCCAAATATAGAATATTCATATTTTTATCCATACGTATTACAATCCAGCTATTAATTTCTGTAAGTATATATCCTCCAACTGGAGCTCCTAATGTAAATTTACATCCTACTTCGGTATTATTATATTTAAGAGTAACAACAGTTCGCTTGATAGAAGCGTCATACTTATCTAAATAGATTAGCAATTTCATCTCTAAGCATTAGACCATATACATCATATCTAATGCCTTGTCTAGCTAATAATTGATAATCCATATTGTTAGTATACTTTGCACAGTATCTTTCTATGGATAATCTATTTCTTCTAGCTACTACACCACTTGTAGGACAATGATCATATTCAACATATGGCCCAATAAAATCATTGCTAGAAGTATTATTATATAAAATCTTCCAAGATGTAGGCATTAAATTCATAAATACATATCCAGCAAATGAACCTTTGATAATATTTTGAAATACTTTAACATATGGATTTTGCTCAGCTAATAAAGTATTGTTTGTAGTTTCTAATTCAGCGAATAACACAACATCATACATTTTAGATACAGTAGTTCTAATACAAGTATCTGAACTCATATGGTTTATATATTTATCACTAATTGTATAATATCCTTCATAAGTAATGGATTTAATAAAACTTCCATTTCCAAAATTCTTAGAAGCGTCAGATTATTTAATTGGAAGGTTCAATATAAAATATAGTAACATATCCAGATACTTTTGTTAATATTAATTTTCCACTACTTATAGTATATAAATTATAGTCAATTACTTGGAATTCGACTAAGTTATCATTAGAATCAATTTTTTCTTCAAAAGATAGATTATTAAGTATTGGAATACAATTACTAATATTTGTAAAAACTCCTATAATAGATATAATAGGATTTGATGATATGTTATGTTCATATGATATACTACTCTTTAGATGTAATGAAATATCTATGTACTTAATAGAAGCGTCAGATTATTGTATTTTAATCTACTTTTTGAAAAAAAAAATAAAAGGAGTGGGCGAATGGAACCCACTCCTTTTATATTATTGATATACCATTTCATCAGTATTATCATTAATATGATTATCTATCATATTAATGATATATTCGTATTTAGATTCAATATCAATAAATATATCATCGCCATATTCAATGTTATATTTATTGAGAATATCATTAATAGATTTTAAATCGCATCTGTCAAGACCATATTCGTATAGTCCATATCCATATATCTCTCTTATTGCATCTAGCATGCAATAAATTATAGATTTATGAACTTTCTTATCAATGATATAAAAACTATTAGACCTTGCACGAGAAGCGCCATGCTTTTTAATTTTGTTCACATTCATAATGCTAATAGTTTCCTGATTACCATTGATAAATATAGTCATATCCAACTGAGTCGGAAGTTTTTTATTCACATCAATGTTTAAAAAACTGATGTTCATATTTTGGAAATATAATTTTGCTGTAGCGCGATTGATCTTTTTTACACATGCATCCAAGCAAATCTTAGATACAAACGCATTTTGATCAATGGTTTCGACACCATCATATACTATTCTATTATTTTCAAATAATGTTTTAGCCATATTATCATAACGGCATTTGACATTATCGTAATTAGCATCGATATATTCATTATCAGGAATATTATCTACAATAATACAACGACGAGTTCTAAAAATTGGTATTTTTACAACAGTTCTTACGGAATACATCTTATATTCGATTTTGCCATAACTAATCGAATACTCAACCATTGCAATATAGCATATTCCATTGTTTGCTGATTCTAAGAATTCGATTTTTACATCGTCTTCTGTAAGCATCTTTAATCCATCAATCATTTTAATACCTCCACTTTTATTTACAGGCCAATAGAAGTACTCTTTCTTCCTTCTATCTCATTATTATATTATATATTTATTTAGTACAATAATTAAAATATAATAGAGGTAGAGTAAAAATACTCTACCTCTATCTTTATGAATTTTCTTTTAAAAATTTTTGTTCATCTTCATATTCTTTTTTATTTCTAAATATAATTGCATTTGGATCATTTACATATTTTTCATATATTGGACTTGCAAAAGATACTGTTTGATTATCAATATTTCCTTCGTAGAATTCATCATCATAATTATATTGCTTAATATATTCTTTACTAATAGGAATATTTCTTACATGAGCATCTCCTATTTGCACTAAGCATCTTCCTTTTCCTGAATATTGTTGAATAGTATTGATCATAATAGATTCTCTAGTTTTAAATTCTTCTTCTCTAGATTTAAAACTATTAGTATCTCCTCTATCAATACCAATCAAAGGAATATTATATTTATATGCTAATTCATAAAGCCAATAATTATATTGATAATCACACGGACCCATTCCACCATTAGTAGCATGATCCATTTTATATTTAATATCTTCTCTAGTAAGAGCTTTATCATCATAAGCAAATTCAGCAAGAAAGTAATCATAATGAGAAGATTTAAGAAGTTTATCATAAACCCCAATCATAGAAGATCCATGTATTTCACCAATGATAACCAATTTATATTTATCTATTTTAGTATTCTTAATATCATAAATTTTATTATAAGTAACACACTTTTCATTTATAATAATTCCCATAATAAATTTACCTCCTTTATAAATAAGTCTGACGCTTCTATTAAAATGATGACAGCTATTAGTTCTATAAATGGATATACAATATCACTAGATAAAATTTTAATTAATACTATTATTGGTAATAATGATTTAAGCGAAGGATTCCAATTTATAATGCAATATAAAAATAATAACGATAATTATGTAATAGTCGTTGGTCAAGCTATTGGTGATGATTTTACTAAATTTAAAAGAATTGCAGGGTTAACTTTAAATATTTTTTATATTTCAAATTGGAATATAATACACTAAAATTTGCTGACCTATACAATACTCTATATTTCCATTATTTTTAATATTAATACTTCTAATTCCAAATGATATAATGGTAGAATCATAATATCTATAATATACTTCATACAATTGATATACGCTTATATCTCTAGATGAATATGGAAATACGCCTACTGGAATTCCAAGCTTAAAATCTACAGATGAATAATCACTAGGTGTTGTGATTACAGTACTCTTAATAGAAGCGTCAAATCATTATAAAAAAAATAAATGTGAGTAAGAGATATCTCTTACTCACATTTTGCTTTATAGAAGCTTGCAGTAATCTTCAAACTTCTGACGAGCAGTCTGCTCGTCAGAAATTAATTCGCTCTTGGAAACAATATCTATTATGCAATCCCATTCAGGATTGCATACATACAAGCCTACTCTTTCAGCTTGTATCCCGCTAGGGGCAACCATTCCAGCAATGTTGAAAATGGTATATGCATCATTTAGCTTTACCAATGCGAGGGCGTAATACCCTCCATTGTTTATTTTATAATCGATCACGGTCGGATTGATTCCTTTGCCGTTGTCGTTACCAATAACACTCAACGTTGCCACATCATTAATATTTTTTTCGGTCAGCATAATTGTACCTCCTATAAGTACACTATATTTGTTTTTTTGCTAATACATAAATAGAAGTACTCTTTCTTCTTTCTATTTCAATTTTATACTATACAAGTGAAAATAAATACTTTTTAAAATACTAATGACGCTTCTATAAAAAAGCTTAGTAATATTTATATTACTAAAGATGGATATACATTAAATGGTACATTGATAGGATTTGATATATTAGATCGTATTAAATACAGTGATATAGACTATATTTATCAAAATAATGGAAAATTATATTGTAGATTCGTAGATATGGATCACTATTCCGATGGTTCATCATTATCTGGTAATACTTCATGTCATGCAAACATCATCTATATTTAATAAGTCTGACGCTTCTAATAATAATTCTATAAAGAAAATAACTAATGTTTATACATCTAAAGTTCATGATTGTAGTAGTGTCTATGACTCTGGCCATGCATATAAAATAGATGGAACTATGATTGGATATGATTTTGATTTTGAATATGCTAGAGATTATAATAATTTGAATGCTACATTATTTTATGCTGTTCAGAAAAAATGGATGTATCTCATTAGAAGGTATGTATTGTAGTGATACAACTACTGCATTCTATAACCTTAAATCTCATTATAATTCAATATTGTATTTATAATAACCTAGCGATTTATTAAACAGACAGAAGTAATATTATTTAAAATTTATAGTATATATATTTATTTTATATATTAAATCCAAATCGTTTTTTTTTGATTACTACTTTATAATGATTAACCATAAGGAGGATTAATTAAAATGGTTATTAATGTATTATGTGAATCTAGTTTAATTGAATTGAATAATCCTTTCTCTAATATGACATTAGATGAAGCATTTAATATGTTTACAGAAAATGTAAATATTATATTGAATGAAGAAAAAGTTGATGACAGTGGTTCATATATTAGGCACTATGGTGAAGATGAGTTTATCAATAAAGGAGATAATGTAAATAGATCAAAAATTAAAAATATCATTGAATCGATCATTACTCAAATATCTAAATTATGGGATAAGTTTATTGAGTTTATTCAAAACTTCACTAGTATGGTAATGAAGAAATTTCTTTCTATTGGTATAGATAAAAAGAAATCTTGGAATCTAATTAATAATATGAAAGAAGATTTTACTGTTACTATTAAAGGAACTGTTGTAACAGATGATCAGTATGATAAAATAGTAAGAAATAGAGAAAATGCATCCTATGGGCTATTGAATAAATATATTGATCTAAAAGATAAAGATATTCATACATATTTTTCTAAATATAGACGTGTAGATTATGAATATAAAATTACGAAACAAGTTGGAATTAATGCTTGGAATATTATTTTTAATTCTAAATCTAAATTTGTATCGGGGGTTATAGAAAATAAAAATAATTATATTAAATCTATGAAAAATCAGAAGAATATAGATCCTTTTTATAATGAAGAGGAAAACAATACTACAAGCAATGATAGCGAAATTAAGCATATGGCGCAAGTTGCTACTCAAATATGTAAAGAAGAAATCTCTGTATATAGAGATTATCTAAAATCTTGTGCAAAAGTTCTTAAAGCTATTATTAACCATGGTGGGGATAGTAAATATAATGAACCTGATTATGAGTATGCATAATTAAAATAATAAATCCCGTAGGATCATTTTAGATCCTACGGGATAATTTTATGACATATTAGGCCTTGAAGAAACGATCGTCATTGAAGATAGCAGACTCGGAAGTTGCTTCCTTATCAGACTTCTTGCCAACCTTAGCAGCACGATCAACAGCCTTTGCAGCCTTCTCAGGCTTAACAGCAGCCTTCAGAGCCTGAATACTGCCTTCAACGTGAGTATGATAAACCTTCATTGCAAAGGAACTGATCTTAGAGATCTTACGAGAATTTGCATTGATGCTCTTAATCTGATCAGCCTTATCATCGCTATTGCTAGAAGTAGCAGCCTTCTTCTGCTTATTCAGCTCATCAATAGCGGTCTTCTTAGCGGCACGAACCTTACCAAGAACGGTTCTATTCGTATCAAAAACAGTATTATATGCATCAGTGATCTCGCCAGAGGTGAGCTTATCCTTAGTCTCAGTCCAATCAGAGATATTGTAATCTTTCTTATCAATCTCATCCAGATTGTTACCATCGCCAGCGTTAATTAGTTTAATGAGGTTATCGACTTTATCAGAACCAACCCACTTCACATGGCACTTATCAACAGATCCACTCTTAGCAGCTTCTGCCTTCTTCTTATCAATACCAGCACGAGCAAATGCCATACGAGCATCTTCGACTCGATCCTGAATCCAGATAACGAGTCTATCCCACAGTTGAGAAACCTGCTTAATGATATTATCAATAGCACCGCCAATACGATCCTTCAGCTTAGTATCTGCCTCATTCACATACTGGATGTCCTCACCATTCTCACGAAGATACATATGCTCATTCAGCAGAATGCCCATATTCATCTCATTCAGAATATCAGACACGTTAGCCTGCAGCTGACCACATGCTTCAGCCAAGCTCATGCCTTCAAACACATTAGGCCCAGTAGACTCAGAGATACCAGAGCTCTGACCATTAATAACATTAACAATCATAATTATTCTCCTTTAGTTAAAATTTACGATCGTAAAGAAAAGAATTAATATAGATCGTCCCATCCTGTAGCAGATTCGCCAAAGCTACTATCGTCATCTGCAGCCAATTCAGCAGGACTTGCTCCATCGACCTCCGAGCCATCAAGACTATCAGAATATTGGTCATCTTCTAGATCATGATGAGGGATAGTAGTTGGATCAACAGGAATACTTTCAGATCCATCTTCCATCACTAGACTCGCGTCCTTTTCGAACCCAGAGTTGTCAGATTCACCAAAAGCATCGTACGACAAATCAATAGAACAATCCAGACCACCATCTGTAGCATTAGCAAACTTAGTTGCTGCATCTACTCCGGTAACTAGACCAGATTTAGAAGGTCGATCAATTTTATCGACACCAAATCCATCAAATCCAGAACCATCATCAGATTCATTAAAGATAGAATCAAATGCGCTCTCATTCACATTGTCATCGTTCTTATCTTCATCATTAGACATATTCTGTGCCTGGTCATCATCCCAGGTATCATTAGGTTCATCCTTATGCCAAGTATCTTCATGAAGAAGATCTTCAAAAATACTCATTGTATAAATTCTCCTTTCCTGAGATTTATTATAGAGTTACATCGTATCAAATTTATTTTTCTCTTTTTCTTTATCAGTATATGTAATTCTCAAATACTCTCTATAATTAGTAACGCATCCTTTGCAAATCTTATATGCGCAATCATAAAAAATATGATATACCTTAATTGCCTCAGAGGTAAACATAGAGTACATTCTAGAAGTAAGATTTACTTCATTCATGAATTCTCTTCTTTGAGAAACGTCTTCGTATTGATCCCTAGTCTTGTTCTTTAGTTTTCTAAATTCTTCATTGATAATAGATTTTGTATCAAGAATATTCTTAAAAACGCTAGACGATGCTTTCTTAATATCGTATACAGCAATTGCACTTTTGAGAAAATCGACAGGAAGTGGAGTCATTGTATAATCTTCTTTGACAATCTTCAGCTTATTAAATATGCCTTTAACAGTATCTTTAATATTTTCTGATGTTAACTTATCAGAAGATCTAGCTCCGCTTGCTATAAAATCTTTTTTAATTGCTGTAATTGTATTATCCAGTTTTCCAATTCCATCAGAATCAACATATTTGTCAAAATGAATTTCAGGCTTATCAAATCTCCTAAAATCATCATAAATTAGTTGATAATTAAAATATGCTGCCTTTTGCTGCTTATACGCTTGCACATTGGCTTCAATTTCCATTCTAAACCAATTAACAAGCTTATCCCAAAGCTTTGCAATTTCACTAGAAACTTTATCAATGATATGAAAAACCTTTTCTTTGATATTTCCTACAACAGACTTTTTAGCATCTGTTTCAGTTGCAGTCATATTGTAAAGCTTACTTCCAACTGTAAGAGCGGTACTACTTTCTCCTTCTGCTTCAGCAAGAATAATACTCATATTCATTTCTGCTAATGCATCAGATACACTTGCCTGCAATTGGCCACATGCTTCTTCAATACTAATATCAGAAATATTACTAAGATCTTTGACAAATTTATCTCCATAAGATTCAGTACAAACAATCATTGTTTTACCCCCCCCCCGATTATATCGGGATTATTTTTTGTGAAATGAGATAGATTCTTTTGGAATCTATCTCAAGTTTTTATTTTATAAATTAGAATAATCCACCATTATCAGATTCATCATCTTCATAATGGTGTGACTCGTTTCTATCATTATCATTAGTTTCTTTTCTTGCTTTAGAATCAGTGAGTGCTAGTTTATTAGCAATTTTCTTGAATCTATCAACCCATTTCATCTGAGCATCATAGACTTTCTTCTTATGGTCATCACCCTTAGGATCATCACGATACTTAAGATTTTCAGCATTAATCTGAAGATAATTTGCTTGAATCTCAAACCAATCAGAGATATCCATACGTGTCTTAAGAACAAAGAATGCAACTTTTCTAAACAAGAATAGGAAAAGAACTGCTGTAATACCAGCACCAATAACAGCAGTGATAAAAATACCAAGAGGACTACTTGCAATAGCAGGAATTATATATTTAGCTCCAGCACCCATAATTACGCCAGTAATTGCGGTTGCTGCAGTAGGAGTCTTGGTACCATCATCATTATCTTTCCAAAAGATTCCCTCGTTAACACTATTTACGTTCTGAGCATCTACAATGGTAGATTCATTAGTATTAGTAATATTATTCTTAATACAACTATTGACAAGCTTATCAATAGTACCATTTGCACAGTTTCTATTGAATTGACTTACATATTCAATCATAAGGTGATCCTTAGATTTCACATAGCCAACCTTGTCTAGAGAAGTAGTAAAAGAATCATGACCATTCTTAATGAATTCTACACTAGAGCTCATCAATAGGGAAGTAGCACTTACAATGGCAGTTACTGTCATATTATATAGCATAATTGGGAATTCAATATTAAGAGTAAAAGCCTTAGTAAATACTCTTTCTCTATTCTTAATATTATTAATAGCTGTAGTTAGTTCATCTACACTTTTAGTAGGTTGATTATAGCTCTTAACCAGATCATGAATGCTATTAATACAATCAATAAGGCCATTATAATTATCAATCTTAGTAATAATTCCTTTAGATCTAGGAATAGTACCAAAATCAATTCCAGTAACGTCATTCTTAATATGAGTATAAAGTCTACCAACAATATTCTCAATATTTTCTTGACGCTTTGCTTCATTACAGAAGATAACTTTCTTCTTAATATAAGGATCAGATAGATCATATGCTTCACTTACGATCTGCATATAGTCAGCATTAGTGATCATATTTGTATCTCTCCTTTCTCTTACTTAGAAGCTGCCATCAGATTGATTAGCTTCTTATAAGTACTATCTTGAGTTTCTCTCTCAAGCATTCTATAAGAAATGTCTTCAAAATTCTTACTACCATTGTCTAGTAGCAAATGAAGAACTTCATTAGAATCATCAGCAATAGCAAATCCCATTAGATTATAGGATTGCATAAAGTGAATAGCATTCTTGGGATCATTGATATCAAAGTTCTCTTCACGATACAGTTCATCAGCATCTTGCTGAGAAATCAGAACTGTAGTGATAGCAGAAAAGTCATTATGCTTACCAGAGCGAACTTGTTCTTTGGCTGCTACTGCACGATTCTGCAGTAGAGTCCAAATATCACCACGAGCTCCCTTAACCTTATAAGACTTGACATCGTCAGTAATACGAGACAATCCCAAAAGAACATCAGAAGCTTTTAGCTCACCAGTAATAACTCTCATGAACTTAAGGAATTTCTGACCATCCTTATTATCATTCATAATACGGCGAAGAATCTCTGTAGTAGTAATAGGAACAACTTTAGACTTAACACCAATAATGAATTCAGTAGCAACACCAGAAACTCCACCGTCACTATTCTTCTGATAGAATTTAACAATCAAAATAGAAGGAAGAGCATCATTCATCTTCTTAATATCTTGATCTTTTAGGAATGCAGTATTATTATGCATTCTATTTGCATCTCGCCAATCATTGTCTCTACTTGTACTTTTCTGATCTTCTTTTTGCTGCTTTTCATTTTCAGCATCCTGCTTATCTCTTTCGGACTGAGCCTTTTGATAAGTCTTCATTCGATCATTCAAGATCTTATTCATCTCTTCTTCATGGCGATGCTGCTCTTTATTTTCATTATAAGAATTATTTGCTTTCCTCTTATTAGCCTTAGCTTCATTTAGAATATAAGGAGAAACAGTGACTCTATAGTCACCGCTAGCAAATTCTCTAACAACGTAATCGTCAATAGAAAGAGGATTCAGCTTAGTATCATAGAACTGAATATTTGCACTCTCTTGCATAGCATGCATTAGCTCTCTCATATCAGAAGCACTGATCTTAACATCATCAGATTGCATCATAAAAGGATCTACCATTGCTTCACTAAGAACTTCATTATTCAAAGCATCAGCAAATGTGGTACTTTCTTGTGTACCCTTAGTATATGCATCAATCCAAGACTGCATAGCTGCAATAACAGCATCTGTATTATCATCGCCCATATTTAGGTTTTGATGAAATTGTCTTAGATATGTAATACCATCTTTTGCATTACTAATATTTGCTTGCTGTAGAGCAAACATGAAGAATTGACAGGAAATTTGTTCAATATACTTAGAAGTCATACGTGCAGTATCGAAGCTTACAGTACGACTAGTAAGAACAGGAAAAACAGCAATCAACTTAGATGCTGCATTTGCAATAGAGGAATAAGAATATTCACTCTTATTAGCAACTTTATTTGTAGCAACATTGCTAAGTCCTTTAGCGATCTGAACAATAGTATCTACAGTATCACTACCGGCTTCATGAAGAGTATTCCCCATCTGTAAAACCTCCTTTTTAGGTATAATACCAAGTATTATACTAATGTTAAAAAATAAAAAATAATGCTCTGGAGCCATTTCTGGGCTCCAGAGCACTTTTGCTTGATTAATAGATTACTCTAAATTCACCATGAATCTCTGCAACACTCTTTCCATAAAGATGATACACTTCACTGATTTCCAATGCATCATAATATTTTACCAAAACATAGTATCTATTATCTTCCGTATTTTCAAAACTTCCGCCAGATCCAGGATATTTACAATGCCTTAAATATTTCTTACAAAGCTTACCTTTAATAGGCTTTCTAAATAAAGATGTACAGTTTGTTTTATCTGTTACATCATCATAGCATGCATCCATAAATACCATAGATTTATAAAGTCTATTTCTAGCTTTATTCGTAAGCTTATTATTCTTTGTAGATATCCATCTTTTATTGCTCTTTCCTCCTTTGATGCTTGCCTTATATTTTAATTCAGCATATAAAGTCATATCAGCAACAGTGATAGTATCTTTATATATATAAAAGATATACTCATGTGCATCATTAATATTTTCAATGCTTTCTTTATTAATTGATGATACATATTCTTTACCGTCTTCTTTATTGATTACGATAGAATATTCGCAGATTTCCATTAACTCTTTTAATCTGCTACCACGAATATATCCTTCTACATTTTCAAGATTTACTTTAGCATTCCTATTGTAATTACCATTATTAAAATTTCCATCCACAAAAGCAAATGATTTATACATCTCATCAATTGCTTCTTCAACTCTTGGATCTTCTGCAGAAAGTTCAATAAATCTGTTTTTAGTTTTCTCTACTGCAGTGCTTTTCATTGCACTCTCGAGAATAGGACTAATCACAATTACTCCATCCATTATTTTGCCTTCCTTCCATTAACAAAATATACGGTTGCTTTATCTTCGATAAATGTTCTTCCCATGATAGTATCACAATAATACCGCTTAGTCTCTTGGAAAGAACCCTTTACAGAAGGCCAAGGGGTAAATCCTACGTCACGGCGCTTATCATAATTACCTACGAATCTGCGTCCTGCATCGTAGGCGGTATATACTACCGTGTCTACTACATAGGGGATTGCATCTCTGAAGATAGATTCAATACAGATTTCCATTTTTACCAACCTCTTTTATTTTATTTGAGAAAATACGTTTCCATACTCTCTCAAGTTTATAATATCTTTTTATATCCGAATTTGGCTCTATAATGTTAGTACTGGAACATCCGTATAATATTTATTATATAAGAAAAGGAGGTAAGAGTATTGTCTAGTCAATACACGAAAGAGTCTATCCAATATGGAGAACTTAATGATCGTGGTAATGCCAAAGCGTCTACTTATGTAACTGATGAGCTGTTAAATTCTCAAGGATTATATTCTAAAAAGGATATTAACAATGCTAAGTTTAATAAGTATTCTAGATTTGGTAGAGTCCTTGATCCATATGGAAGACTCAACGGAGGAAGAGAATACCTTTTCTTTGTGAAACCTGATCTTCATATATGTATACCATATGGAAAATCACAAGCTGATACATTATATACAATGGGAGGATTTCAAAAATCTAGAGTTATTTCTAACAATGGATTGAGATTAAATCCTCAATTAACTTCTGCTCCATATTTCTCTGGTTTGCTTAATACAAATCCAGATGTTATTAAAGAGCTTCAAATGAGTGCTGTTTATAATCCAGATCCTTTTAGCCATCTATTAAGTTTCTCTGTTAATAGTAGCTTACCTCTAGATTCTTCTAGTGCTCAAACTATGGATAACCCTGCTACAATATATGGTACATCTTACAAATATCTTCAAGATTCAGAACCTTCTGATGAAAGTTATACTTTCTCTCTAGAATTTGTAGATGACAGAAGTTTAAATACTTACCAATTCTTCAAAGCATACTCTGAATATCATATTGCTAGAAAATCTGGTTTGGTAACTCCTCCAGATATGAAATATTATCAATACAAAAAGCTTCATAATACAATGGGCATATACAAATTCATTGTAGATGAAGATATGGAAACCCTAATCTACTGGGCATATTTATGGGGTGTATACCCAACATCTTGTCCTAGAGATGCATTTCAGGATGCATCTTTTTCTGACGGCTTAACTTTCTCTGTTAGCTTTGATGCAGCGTTTATCGAAGATATGACTCCTACTATTCTATATCAATTTAATACTTTGATGAATAGAGTTATGTCTAAGCATGGACTTAACAAAAATAACTGGTTACCAGTTATTCGTCAAAACAGAAAATCTGATATGCTATATGGTAGAAATCATAGTTATGATACTTCTATTAGTCTCGGTGGCTCTACTCAAAAAATCGGTAAAACTACCTATAATATTGGAGCCACTGAAAGAATAGATGGTACATTACCAGTTGCTGCTCTTGTTGATGGTAGAAAATTAGCTACAGATGAAAGAGCAAAATATCGTCTTAGATGGTATGGCAAAAAATAAAATTGATAAGGAGAATTTCAGATGGCAAAGAAAACAGTCAACTCTGATATCTACAACCTGTCTAGACTGGTTGAAGATGTTAAGTCAGTATTTCTTCCAGATGAAAATGAAGAAACCTTAGCAATTGGTACATATGGATATCTTGGTGCTCTAGAAGCAAAAAGACTTCAGACACAAGTTCAGATGACTGGAGAATTGTGTAACGAAGTCTTTCCCTCTAGAGCAAGACTAGAAAGAAATGTCATTACTCATGCAATAATGATGAATATCGAAAACATCAATGCAGTTCCTGCAAAGATGACAGCATTTCTAGCTCTAAAAGAATCTGATATTACCGATTACTTTGATGAAAATAATATTTTCACAATTGATAGAGACTGTCCTCTAATGATTGGTGATTATGAGTTTCATCTGGAATATGATATTAAGCTAAAAAGAATTTATATTGAGAAGAAAGCTACTAATACTTATACTGCTCAATATGACATTCCTGCAAATAGAGATGTGCCTACATCTACTATTACCTCTGCTAACCAATATCTTAGCCCTCCTACAGTTGTTAACGTAAATCATGAGAACTATATTTACTTAACAGCAATCCTTGCTCAGGTTGAGCATAATGTAGTTTCTAAGAAATTGGTTACTTCTAATATCATTGATAATAAGACTATGAATTTTGAGTTTACCAATCAATTGGCTTATTTCGAAATTCATTCTAAAGAATCTGATCAAGATTATTATATTACTCCAGTCTTTGAGGGCAGTGCAGTTCCTGATGATGTAAATGCTCAGTATTACTGCTGGTATCAATATATTGATACTAATCTTATCAGAGTTCGTTTTGACCGGCAGTCCTATATGCCTGGTCTAAATGCTACTGTTGAATGCCTAGTAAAGACTTGTCAAGGTGCTAGTGGAAACTTTACTTATGGTAAAGATGTCTATGCTACTCTTGAATCGAGTAATTATAACTATAAGAATATCACTTGCTTGATTACTCCTATTAGTAATTCTTCTGGTGGTATTGATAGAAAATCTAAGAAAGAACTTCAAGGAATTATTCCTAAAGAAGCTTTGTCTAGAGGATCTCTTACTACTATTACAGATCTGAATAACTACTTTGGAATGCTTGATTCTGATTATGGTAGAATTGTCATTCAAAAGAAGATTGATAATCAGATTGAACGTGTCTATTATGCTTACTTTGTAGCAAAAGATACAAATGGAGACATCATTCCTTCTAATACTATTGATATTAAAGTTCCTATTGATGCTCTAATTGAGTCTAGAATTAATGAAGTAGATTCTCCTAGATATCTATTGCCTGCTGGAACTTGTTTTAAACTTGGAACAGATGGAGTAGGATATATTAATGAAATGCCTATCCTAGGTAATGGATATGAATTCACTGGACCTTCTGTTTCTCGTGGAGATATAGTGGAAAGTAATTTCACTATTGAAATTACAGAAGAAGAAAAGAAACAATTTTCTACTACTGTAGAAATTGGAGGATGTAATTCTGCTACTCATATATTTCCTGATACTACTACAGGATCTCTTGACGGCAAATTTACTTATGAGAAAGATGAGTCTACTCCTTCTCAGCAAGTAGAAGATTATATTCAAATGGGCGTAGGTAAGAAATATGTCTACACTACTGAATATATTACTCAGAATGATAATTCTATCATTCAAGCAAGAGATAAGTATCTTTCTAATCTAGATTTTGTTGATGCATATTACACAGTGGATGGGATCACTAGACATTTTAGTAGCCTACCTATTGTTATCACAGATCTTCCCAAAGATACTAAGATTACTTTTGGTATCGTTCGTAGATTGAATGATAAATCTAATGGCATTACATATTTCAAATATGGGTCCAATCAGTATAATCTCGTTCAGAATCTTAAGGTGAATCTGTCTACTGTTCTAAGTGCACTAGATTTTTCTGGTGAGATTTCTGATTGTAAATCTTCTAATACTGATTATGTAACAGTAACTCCTAATGGTACAATAGATAAACCTCTTATCATGGATCCTAATGATCCTGAAGCAGGAGTTCCATCTGAAAGTGAAACTAATAAGCCTTATAAGCTCAGTGTTGTTACAGATGAGACTATTCCTCCTGTAAGCATTCGAGAAAAGAATGAATGGTTCTACAGAGAAATGGAAGTAGAGCAAACTGATCAAGATGCTTCTACTAAACCTGCTGGAACTCTAGATAATTATGATCTTAAAGTTACTTCTGAAAAGGATATGCCTGCTTTGAAAGATCGTAAAGAAAATGAATGGTACATGGGTATCGTTAGTTCTACTAGAGTTCCTAATGGAGCAGAACAACAAGAATCTGATGATAAGAATGATTATAGCCTGAATGTTGTTAAAGAAGATGAACTTCCTGCTATCGAAGATCGTCCTCAGAACAATTGGTATTATATCGTCGATGGAGTAGAATATGCTGAAGGTGATCCTGATGATCCCGAGAAGCCTACTAATCGTATGAGAGGTAATGAATATATCATTACTATTGCTAAGCAATTTGGTGATGATAAACCTATTAGTCTGAATGTAGTTATTGATAGTAAGCTTTATACTATTAATCTAACTCAAGATGTATATGCTATTGAAAATGGTATGTATGTTACTGAGGGTGCAGTACAGACTAAGAAAGATATTCATATTACCTATGTACCTAAGATCGAAGTAGTCAATAAGATTAATTCTGTTACAAACAATACACAGATTACTTATAAGATTAGCTATCGATCTACTAGCTATAATTATAATCCTAAGATTATTATTAAACTTTCTAGAGGTTTGGATTATCTGCCATTTAGTAATTATCTCAAGTACGGAGATAAAAACTATCAGCATGAACCTACTGAAACTTCTATGGAAGGAAAACGTGGATTTGTTTATACTAATCCCTATGCAATTAATATTAATGGATATCGTCTATATTCCGCATTCTATATGATGTCTATGGAAGAGAATCCTTATCTGCATTTCGATTATATAAATGATAAATCTAATATCCAATTTATTTCTACAAATATTAATTGGAATAGACCTTTCTGTGAAGATAAAAAAGATAAGTATACTTTAAGAATCGAGCTTATGCAATCTGTTCAGGATGATCTTGGTGTTATTCCTGAAGGTGAAGATGATGAGGTTGTTCCTCTTATCAAAGCATTTGTTGTCTTTAGACGTAATAATATTGATTATAGATATAGAGCATTGAATCTAGAGTCTTTTGATAAGAGTAACTACTCTTTCACTTTTACTCAGCAATTTAATGCAGAAGATATCTTTGATCAAGACAATAATATTAGACTGACTAATGTACAAGTCTGTGGTCAGAATGAATATATTGTCACTATTACTGGAGAAAGTAATAAAGATACAAAGTATACTCTAAACAATGGTGCAATAGTTACTCTATCTGCTATTCTAAATACTCTAGGAATCAAAGTTCCTACAGAGTTTGATACTATGGTAGTCAGTAATAATAGTGCTCTTACTCTAATTCCTATTAAGGATGAAGATGAAAAGATCATTGATTATAAAGTAATTTCTCTCACTGATTTTTCTGGTGATATTCAAATTGCTTATACTGACAAAACTACTGATACACCTACTATTCTGACTGCTACTAGCACTCAGCCTGCTACAACTGAATATGGATTCTTCAATCCTACTACGGAAATGAAGATTTACACTCTAGTAGCAATTCCTGATACTAGTGGAACATATTCAAGAAATGGTTTCGATTCTATTTGCCCTGGTTTGAGAAATTGGACATTGACTAATACCTATGACGTTGTCAATGGTGTTACGATGTATCATAACTATTCTGAAATTATGGGATCTAGAGTTAAGCCTTATGGAACCGATGTGAAAAAGGCTGAATCTGATACTAGTGCAACTACTATGGATCTTAAAGGCTATTATGTAGCATCCGTTCCGATGATTGGATATGATTATACGCAAGATGAAGCTCTTGTACAATCTGCAATCAATGCTTTGAATTATAGAAAAGCATATATCGAATCTGCTCTGATTAGACTCGAAAATTCTTTCGGAATTGACTTTAAGCTGTTCAATACTTATGGGCCTTCTAAGACATTCTATATTATCAAAGATAAAGACAATAATGGTCTGCTCGATGACAATATTGAATTCATTAATAAGGTTAATCTATCTCTATACTTCAGAGTCAAATTGGTTGCAGATAATGATTCTTATACTAAGGGAAATATTGTACAAGAAATTAAGGATTACATTGAAGATCTTAATGATCTTAGTGAGCTGCATATTCCTAATCTGGTTACACAGATTACTACTAACTATAAAGAACAAATTACTTATTTCGAGTATCTAGGGTTTAATGATTATGGTGCAGATGTCCAGCATATTTATAAGCTGGATGATTCTAAGATTCCTATTCATGTTGCTCCTGAATTCTTGAATGTAAATAATGTTCTTGAAAAGGATGGAACTACAGCTCCTGATATCAATATCTATGTTTCTGAAATTTAATAATAAATCTAGGAGGATTATACAATGAGTCTTAGAGAAGATCGTCAGTATCTTGCTGAACAGCGTAAGGCTAAGGAAGAAGCAGCAAAGCTTGCTCGCCAAAAGTCCATTAATGAATTTAATCAGCATATTGTTGAAGAAGAAAATCAGAAGATAGCATTCAATAAGAGTGTGGATAAGCTCTTCGAATTCAAGGCTAATGTAAAGAAGTCTCTGATTAAAAAGATGCTTATGGAACTCTGTGTTGGTTCTATTCCCAACTATACTCATCGTGAGTATTCTATTTGTGAGAATCTTATTGAGAATTATATCTCCGAGGTTGGAGAAACTACTCTGCTAAAGAATATGCGTTTCTCTGAGAATGGATTCCTGCGTACTTGCTGGTCTGAAATTAATAGTCATTATAAGACTATTACTGAGGATGCTACTCGTGATGAAGATACTCAGTATATTGATTCTGGAAGTCTTGATGATTTCTGGAAGGATGTCGATAATACTGAAGACGTTGACGATATCACTAACCTTATTAGAATGCGTGTTTCTAATGCAGAAGAGAATTTTGTTAATAGAAACCAGCAGGATAAGGAGAATGTAAAGACTGTTCTAAAGCAGACTGCTGATCGTGTTCAGATGGCTAAGGATACTAATGATAATGATTATGCTGAGAGTGTAGAGGAATCTGAAACTCGTATTGCTAAAGATAAGATCTACAAGATTCAACATGAAGGCTATCGTAGTGTCTTTGATCGTATGGTTCGTAACCTGTCTGAAGCAGCTGTTAAGAATAAGGATGCAAAGGGTTCTCTGATTGATGAGAATGGCAAGCTGAATATGGATTCTATTGTTGAATCTGCTCGCTGCATGTATTCTTTGCTGGAAACTATTGGTACTATTCAACTGGAAAAGGTTGATAATAAGTACATTGAAGATACACTGAAGTCTATTAAGTATTAAAAAAAATAAAGCCGGGTGGATATTTAGTCCACTCGGCCTTATTTTTTTAATAATACACTCTACCAGAATAATGAATATTAAATATATGGTGATCAAAATATACATTATCAGGTCCTAATGGCTTATTGATGTCTATCCTATGAATAAAAACATTTTTATTATTACCATCATTCATAGTCTTTTCATATAGTGGTCTACAATAATTCATAAAGTTATGAATAGCAGGTACAGGATCTTTATCATTGAACCATTCTTTAGAGAGAAATCCTGTGGACGTGCGAGCATGCTTAACCATATGATTATATATACCATATAATTTTGATACAACTGGATCGTTATCTTTATTACGAGATTCTAAATGCCTTACTATTGAAAGCCTACATTGCCCGCATGTAGTTTTAACTCCATAAATAACGCTATATAAATTAAGATCTATCGTCCGACCACAATCGCATTTGCATCTTACAATATACCGTTTTGCACCATAACAGTCACTGTAAGAAGGATTTTCTATTTTTCTTACAAATGATCGTATTGTTAAATGATTGTATTTTTTGCCAATATATTTATCTACCATTTTTATGATTTGATCATCAGCAAATATTCCACACTCTTTTGAGCATCTGCTAAGTGAATGTAACACATTTTCTAACACTTTAACAGATTCATTTCCACAATCACATTTAACTTTTACTTTTGATTGCCTAACAGATGTATTCGGTTCTGCAATTCCAATAATAGTTAAGCATCCATATTTTTTACCAATAAAGTCATTTAAATCTAACTTCTTACTCATATAATATTTCTCTTCTTTCTTTTTAATATTTTTTGATAAGAGATTTCATTCTTATCAATTTTATAATATCTATTTGAAATAAAATAAAAGGAGTAGATCATTACGATCTACTCCTATTCTTATTCATCAGATTCTAGCTTTACTTTAAGAATAAAGTTTCTCTTGTATACTTCTTGGAGTTTACGAGACTTTTTCATCTCTGCATCATGAATAAGTCTCTGTTTATGAGTATGGCAAGGAAGTCTTCTAAAATCATTTAGAACTTTTACCTTATACTTATCATGAGCTACAATATATTTTAGCATACTCAGAATATCAGATTTACCACGATATTTCTGAATATGATAATGATGAATTAGATGGCCATTCTTAATTGGTAGCTCACCATAATTTTCAGTATTTGCATGATATAGCATAAGATCCATTGCTTTAGGTCTTGCACATATTTTCCAAGAAGAAAATACATTATCAATGTACATCGATCCACCTTCAATATACATTTTCAGATAATGAGAGCATAAATAATTATCTATATTTACTCTATCTTCATTATATTTTACAATAATTCTAGAGCATATAGGGCATTGATAATATCCTTGTTCTTCTGCTTCATCAATACTGTTAAATTCTATAATATTACTACTCTTAATATTCTTAGCACATTTGCAATAGGCATAATGGAATGCTTTAGTTTTAGAACCTTTAGATGCAATAAGTTTCATAGCTTCACCATTAATGTATTATTTCCTGCATAGATTATATTGAATAGAATACTAAGAATATCATTAGTAATAGTCATATCAGGATTAACAATTCGAATAGCAGAATAGATAGCAGATTTAATCTCAATGATATACTCATTGATAGCATTAATATTAAAGCCATCAATAGTAATTAGGATATTAATACCACCAGCAGGATCATAGCTAAATACAGGATTATATCCAGAAACATTTAGCTTATTAATAGTATTCTGAATAAAAGCATCGGAGTTATAAATACTATTTCGAAGATTACTAATCATACTAGTAATCTCATCAGTATAAGTTGCGTTCATTTACTTATTATCCTCCATATATTTCTTCAGCTGTTCCTGCAGTTTAGGATCAGATGCAATTAGCTGTTGTTTACGGACATCCCAATCAGGAGATTCCATTTCAAGGATAAATGCCATATTACAGGCAGCATGCCAGAGATGAGGAAGACCAGATTCTTTATCATATATTTCTCCCTCTTGATATGCAATTAGATGCCTCCACATTGCATCTACATATCTTTGTTTGTCTACTAGAACCCAGTTATTAGGAGCATGGTATTTTTCTTCACCATACTTACGAATAGCTGCAATACATTTGATAATAAACATCGGAACCAAAGAAATAGGCAACTTACCTTTGTCTGCTTTAGCACACTGAATATTCTTAGATAGAACAGTAGATTTATCTTCATCTACTGGATTCTTTCTAAATTTAAATTCAGTAGCTGTTCCACTTAGAGAAGATGTATCCTCATCATAAGTATGAGTATTATTATTTATAGCTGCTTTTTTCTGTTCATATAGTTCTTTAGCCATTTTATCTTTTTCATTTCTGAGAGCACTTTTACTAAAAGGAATAGCCATTATAATTCACTCCTATACTGGATTACCCATGCTATCTAGATAACTTACACCAAATTCAGGTTTATAATCTTTTCTATTGATTATCTGATTATATTGATAAGCATTGGTAATATAATTTAAATATCGAATATATATTTCAAGTCTTGGCAATACTGAATAATATTTATGTATGTCTGCATCTATAATAAGACTATCATCTAGCCAAATATTATAATTGAATGCATCATAATATTTTTTCTCAATATTGTCTACATCTGGCTTCTGCATTGGTCTATGAAGACCAATTTCGGCAAGTATAGTATCTGCTTGATTGAAATAAGACGGTGTACGCGAAAATGTGTTTATTGATACTTGCATAGGTGTAGAAATGAGTCCATTTAACTGAATTAACTCTTGATCCACTAATCTATGCATAAATCTATGATCATCTGCAGCATTAGGAGAATATACATGAACGAAATCTTTTGCTTGAATTGCTACGTTCATATAATTCTTTCTATTTACTAATCTAAATCTAGGTCTCTTAGCACCTTCTGGATCTTCATACAGAATGAGTTTATATTCATAATATTGAAGAAAAGTTTCCATATTTCTTTTCTTCTCAATAATATCATTCATTCTTACTGGAGATAATTTGAATTGATCAATTAGCCAAGCTAATCGTTCGTCATTATCTCTTGGAATACATCCATATTTTTGATCATATTCTTCTGATTTTTCTTTTCTAGATTTACTCAAAAGAAACACACCTCCTTTCAGAAATTCTTTATTGTACCGTTATCGCTAATTTAAAAATAAAAAAAAATAAAGAGGAGTAAGGATATTAGTATCCTACTCCTCCTGTACATTATTTAGCCCTTATAAGGCTTAATATAAGAATAATCGGGCTGAGGCCAATCATCAGGAACTTTACCATTTCTTGCATTAGACTTTTGCCATGCCTCTTTAATTGCATCCCATGGAGTCTTTCCATTCCTAACTTGCATCAGCCATTTATTTAAAATTTTGGGACCTTTTCCTGAAAGTTCAGCATCATGAATTCCATGAGAAAAGTATTGATTATCCATGATCATTATTGCGCAATCATGAGACTTATTAGATCTTTCTACATGGAAATGAGGAATATTTCCATCATCATTTGGCCAAACCTTAATCACTAGATCATCATATCCAGGTAAAGATTCCAATGGAGAGAATTTCTTAGGATTGTTTATTTTATCTTCAGTAATAGCTTCTTCAATCGGAATTCTAATCGTACCAATTACAACAGGTTTATTATTTAGATACTCATTACAATAATCTTCAGTAAATATAGCCATGATAAAAATTCTCCTTAATATATAATTTTAATCTTTTTATTATCGTAATAATATTTTTGATAATCATTTCCTACATTCATACCAATATGCATTGAATGCATTATAAGATATTGATACAAATATAGATATGGATTACTTATTGGAGCTCTCCACCTAATTTTATTATTAATTGCATCATAAATCTCACTTCTAAATGATTTATCAATTTTATTATCCTTGATAATAGCAATTCTAGATATCAAACCGATATAAATTGTATTATATCCAGAAACATCAATAGATACACAGATTCCATCAAGGTTAGAATTAATAATGCTAAAATGCCCAATTCCAAATGGCAAATCAATTGTATCAGAAATGAAAATACTAAACTTTTTATCCAATTCTATATATAGATAATTTGGACAAGTATTAACACTTTCCCATTTAGAATATACAATATTTCCATCACTAGAATCCCATGCATCTATTAATTCATCCCAATGGCTATTAATAAACTCATTTAAGATACTACATTGATTTGTATTTAAAATAGTAGTTGGCCTTCCAAAATATTCATTTGTATAAAGCTTAATACATATATCTGGACGACCATCTGTGCAAATATGAATATGCGGATCTACAAATCCCTCCATTCCATATACTCTTATTACACTTGGTACATTATCAAATAGATAAAAATTATCAGAGCAATAAACATCAAGTGAATAATATAAATCTTCAAGATTATGCTTACCAGGTCTATTATAATCCATATGCAACTCCTTTATTATATAATTGATCTAAAACGAATTATTCATATTTATTTGAATATCCTCCTTTATATTCATTTTTATAATATCCATTTATTTCCAATATTAAATTAAAAATCCAGAAGGTATTAAATACCTTCTGGACATTATTTATGTCAAATATCTTGTGTCTGTAAATCTAGAGAATATTTTACCACCAGCTTTATTTGCTGTTGCTTTAATACCACCCCATGCATAATCACCCCAATCATTAAATGTATTACCAATGATTTGAGATGCAAGTCTAATTTGTCGTGTAGGCTCAAATTCATTAAGGTCTACACCAGCCATTGTAGCAAGATAATCCATCTGAGCAGTATTTGTCAATAGACCCATTCTCTTAGAAATTTGCATAGATCCATAAAGATCTTTTAGACTAATAGTGACATCTGCAGATGTAGGCATACCCATAGAGTTCCAGTTACCAGATCCACCTTTATTAATAGATAGGCTAGTAATAATTCCCATATCACAGCTAAAGATAGATTTATAAGTCGCTCTTACAATGAAAGGTGCTTCATAAGAATTAGAGCTATTTCCAATCTGTCTAGGAGCTGTCATAGAGACCAAAAGAACTATAGGCATATAAACATTAAGGAATATACTTACAGGATCAGGGTCAGGAGATCTGAGTTTAATATTAATATCATAAGATCTATCATAATCAGAATCTGACCAGATCTCAGGGAAAACGATCTTACCACCAGTAACAATAGTAGTCAATTCTCCAGCAACCCTACTAATCATATTTTTTCCCATAAGAGCATCACTAATGCCAGACATTGCTCCAGTAACTGCTTGAGAAACATCAGTAACTGCATCTTGAACATTTCCCATTAATCCACCAAAGTCTTTAGATCCCATAATAAATTGAATTTCTCTAGCATTCTGAGAAAATTGATTTACAGTTTGAGAAAGTGCAGATTCAGTAGTTCCATTAGAGAATGATTCACTTATAGCAGTTTCTGCATCAAGGAAAAAAGGAACTGTTACTTGAGACCCAAATAGTTTTGCAAAACTACTATTAAGAAAATCTTCTATATTAAGCTTTCCTAATTTAACAGTTTTATTTCCACCAGGAACAGGTATTCTGACTTTATCAATTCCCATATATAGAGCTAGTGCTCTTAAAGAAACATTAGCATACTTTTTATATTCTTGAAAGTTGGATTCAAAAGAATAATATCTTCCTTCATCATATTCATTAGACTCATCATCACCAGGATCATCTAGCATACCAGCAAGTCTAGCAGCTGTCTGTTGCTTTACAGCTTTATATTTTTTATTTCCATAGTCAGCCATAAATTTAGGTTCACCAGGAGTCAAAAATAGAATAGGCATAATGGAAAATATTTTTTCATTAAACTTACGTCCAATATGAGTATCTTTTCCATTTAGCTTAATACAAGGATCTACATAATCAGAAAACTGGTAAGGCATTCCAAATATACCAGCAATATTAGTAGACATAGAATGGAAATTAGGTTGTTGGGTAGTTTTCTGAATATCTCCAAGAAACTTTTCAGTTTCTGTAAGTTCATTAGCCGACATTCCAGCCCTTTCATCTTCTGTGAATTCAGGCACTTCTAGTGTTCCACCAACTGTGCTTACGACTGCCATAATATTATTCTCCTTTCAGATAAAATATTAATAGGGAGTTGGGCTATTACACCCAACTCCCATTAAATATTTACGGAGTAGATGCTAATGCTTCCATTTTAGATCTCATTGCATTCAGTTCTTGTTCGATATTATCTTTCATTTGAGCAGCTTTATCAGATAGATTTCCACCACTAGAAGCAGCAGAAGTTGCTAGTTGAGCAAGGCTACCCATATTCGAGATAATTCCACTCAAGATACTTTGAATTGCAGGTAGAGTATTATTATTGGAAGTATTATTAGCAATTTGCTGTAGATACTGTATAATAGCCTGCATAAGTTCATCATTACTCATAGAAGAAGTATTGATGTCTTGATTCTCAGGTATATCAGATGCAGAACCTCTAGAAATTGCTTTCTTCTTAATAGAGAATTTCTTTGCTGTATTCTTAGACTTAGTAAAGTCATAAGAAACAGGAATAGGTTTCTTAGATACAGAGTTTCTTCTAGAAGCTTCAATTGCTTGAGCCTCTTTATCCAATGTATCAAGTGCACTACCAGAACCACCAATCGTACCGGTAAGAGTAGCAGTTCCATGTAGAGAGTTGTAAAGCTCATTTGCAGCTTGATTACGTTTCGGATAATACTTAGTATCTCTCTTAGCTCTATCAACACCCCAACCAGGCATTTCATAAAGTCCAAGAGCTGCTGCAGCACCATCCGAAGGACTAGAAGCACTCATCAATGCACTATAAGCCTTAGGATAATTATTCTTGACCTCATCATAAGCAAAATCAACCTGAGTATTCAGATCACCAACAGATGTTCCTTTACTCTTAGCGTATGCAAGTAGATTATGCTTACGATTACCAGAAGTAGCATTTCCATTTGCACCTGTCCATTGAGCCAAACCATATCCGACATGATCATTAGGAGAATCAGGCCATTTATTATTTGTATCAACGTACTGAGTGTATTGCTGATCATTACCATACTTCTTTTCGAATTTATTCTCCAAATTAATGGGGTTAAAATTCGATTCATTCTTCCAGCATCCCATAAGACCAGCAATACCATTTTCAGACATTCCCTTAGTCTTAAGTCTCTGCCAGATAGTTTTAGCATTCTTACTAGTAGAGCCAGAAGTAGAATGAGTAGCATAATAATCTTGAACAGCAGGATTATAAACAAATCCCTTGAAATAATAAGGAGAATTAGATCCCCAATTTCCATTACCCTTCTTACGATTCTTGTTTCTAAATGCATAAGAATTATATCCAGATTCAGAGGTCATGACTTCATCACTAGATATAACCTTTTCTACAATAGCAACGTGACCAGCTCCACCTTGTTTACCCCAAACCATGATAGCGCCAGCTTGAGGAGTAGAACCAGTTTTAAGTCCGAAAGAAGCAGCCTTTTCATACATATCACCAGCATTGCTATGGAATGCTTTATACTTCATGGTCTTATCACCAGATAGTACGCTATATATATGATTGAAACGACCAGAAACCCAGCCAACACAGTTAGACAAGACATTGCATACAGGGTCTGTAGGAGATCCATTGATACAAGTATTCTGCCCACCACGATTGGAGTTATTATAATAAGAAATATAAGGATCACCAGCACTAGGTTTAGATGTAACAATGGGGAACGGAGAATCTCCAGAATAAACATATCCTGCACTACTATCTCCATAGGAATCACCAGAAGCATCAGTAGAGGAGGAACTAAATCCACTAAAGATTGTCTTAATAATACTAGACATAGGTCCACTAGAATTATTAGCCATAGCATTAAATCCAGCATTTAGTCCAGTATTAATAATATCAGTTGCTCCAGATGCACCACCGGTAACAGCACCAAGTTTAACATTCTTAAGAATGCTCTTTTTATAAAGTGCAGTTCCTTTCAGCTCAGGATCATCAACAATAACATTTCCCTTATTATCTTCACCACGTGCTACGACATAATGAGGATTAGGTCCAAACGGACTATTAGACTTGGAAGTATTCTGAGAATCTTTACCAAGCAAGACAGTAGGATTACCAGATGCAATAGCGGAATTAATATCAGATTGATTATCTGTATATCTAGTACTAATTCCATTCTTACTGAAGATATCTCCAAAGTAAGATGCCTTAGTACCTCTATCTACTACCTTAGAACTTCCAGCTACATAGCCCATCTTTTCAGCATACTTTGCAGCACTGTAAATATTGGACTTCTTACCCCAAGCTTTAAGAACAGTAGAAGCTACAGCAGGACCACATCCATCTGCATCAATTGTACTATTGCCAAACTTAGTATAGTTACCCTTTTGCTCAGTATGAATTCCAGAGCCAGATCCAGATGCTTCTTTAGAATCAGAATCATCATCGTCTCCATTTAGCCAATTCTTAAAGCTAGTAAGTTTACTATTAACCCAATCTCCAGCGGAATTAACCACATTGGAGAATTTATTTCCAAGAGAAATAAAAGGCTTTAAGAAACCAACTGCTAGGTGCATAATACCACCAATAATAGTAGTTATGCCATTACCAATGAGACTAAATACACCAGTGTCTTTAGACTTATAAGAATCAACAGTCTTAGAGAAATCATCCATGTTCTTATCAGAAGATGTGAAAGACCAAAGATCATCAACCATTACACCAACATCAGGCATTGCAGCTGCTATGTTGCTGAACAGTCCACCGAGTTTCTTTCCAACCCAGTTTACAGCAGTAGGTATAGTCAATGCAACCTTCATGACAGAATCAGAAGTTGCAGATAGAATAGAGCCTAGAGCAGTTTGACCTTCTTCACCCTTATCGGAATCAGTCTTGGTCCATAGACCTCCCATATCGCCATTAGAGCAATAACCCTTAGCTGCATCATAACTAGCACCTAGTGTATCAGCAGCAGCTTTAATTCCGCTGCCAATACCCTTAATGACTCCCCAAGCTTGCTTAGCAGCTCCGAATATCATAGTAGGCCCAGTAAGTGCAACCTTAGCTCCGATATTAGCCATTCCAGGAATGAACCACATATCGTTGTCTTGACTTGCAGTAGTAGAATTTTTCCAGAGTCCAATCAGATCTCCTTGTAGTGCAAGTTGTCCATCAGACTTCAAAGTTTCAAGAGTATCAGTACCGGCCTGTAATAGAGATTGCCCAGTAGGTTTCAAAACGTCATTATATAGTTTTCTTCCGATAGCTCCAATGTAGAGGCTAGGAATCATAACAACCTTAGATACTTCACCTACACCCTTGGTAAATCCAGCAAGAGGATTATCTTCATCGATATCAACATGGGTATTTACCATATCAGCAAATGTAGTATCCTTGCTCTTAAATGTAGCTTTCAGCTTATCTTGCATTTTATTAAATGCAGATACAGCATCCTTAACTACATCAACACCACTAGAGATTTTCTCTCCAGCAGCTTTAGCAACTGTCTTAACTCCAGAAACTACTTTGTGCCCTATCTTAGTACTATCAAGAGCATTAACTGCAGATTTACCAACACCGGCAATCCAATGTCCAGCAGATTTTCCAGCATTTACAATACCTTTACCTACCTTTGCTGCTGCTTGTCCAACAGTAAGTTTACCTTCTTTGATATCTGTAATAGTGTTCTTAACAGAACTTACAGTATTCTTTGCCCAAGACTTAACCTTATCCTGAGTAGTGCTCATATTCAATACATTGTAGATGTACTCTTCTACATTGTATGTATGACCAGTTTCCTCATTATATTGCTTAACAGTCTCTTGAGCTTCAGCTCTCTTAGTAGCAAGAGTACCAAACTTAATAAAATTAGAAAGGACATTAAATACGATATTAAAGATAGTGGAAGTACCAATAATACCACCAATACCAGGAATAGCATAGTTAATACCATTACATGCAGCAGCTAGACACTTTTCGCCAAGAGAAGGCTTTTCAATGATACCCAAGATGCTCATAGCTCTTGCATCTTCAAAGCCATCTTCAACAGCGAGTGCAATTTGTGCAATATAGATAACACCAGTAAGCTTGGATAGCACTCCAGATACTTTAGATCCAGCTTTGCCCAAAGCAGTAGAAATACTCTCAGCAGCAGAATCTACCCATTCTCCAGAATTTCCAAGCTTCTTAGATATAAGTTTTAGAATTTGTTTAACAGAACCAAGAGCCTTACTAGAAATCTTAGAAACTAGTTCTAGACCCTTATCAGCAGTGGATGCCTTATCTGGATCAATGATAGAGAAATTACCAGTTAGAGCCTTTCCTGCTTTACCAACAATGGATGCAGCATTAGCGCCAGCTTCTAGAGGTTTACCAAAAGTCTTTCCTACAATAGGAATCTTACTAATAAGCTTAGAAGCAGCAGTAGCAGATGCGGCTGTCTCAGGATTAAAGCTCATGAGAGCATTCTTTCCAATTCTCTTTTTCCACTTAGAAGTGAAGAATTCACTCACATGATCATCTTGATCATAGGTGGTCATCTTTTTGCCACTAATTCTAGTTTCTAGAGAATCTACGCCAAGAGTGAATTTATTAAAGAGGCTGGAATTCTCTACTTCCTTCTTACGTTCTTCAGGATCCATTCCTTTACGCATTCCGGAATCGTTATTTGTACCAGCAGCATTCTTACCAAGGTAAACAGCACCAGCTACTGTAGCAGCAGTTCCTAGAATAGAAGGAAGATTAGTGATAATATCTTTACCTAGAGATCCAAGGAAAGATGTAAGAGAAGTTCCGATACTAGATCCTAAGAAATTCGAAACTGCTCCGCCAACTGCGCCTGCAGCATCGGCAAGTTTCTCCTTAATAGTATCCAGTAGAGTTTTCTTCTTTTCTTTTTCCTGTTTAGGAGATAGTAGATCTTTGAGTTTTCCGAGGATTCCTCCATTGACCCACATTCCATAGAATCTATCTCTTAGTTCATTAGACTTTTTCTTTTCTTCAGATGCAGTTTTGGTAGCAGCATCGGCAGTATTAAGAACGAGCTCTCCTTTGGCATTACGCATGTATTGCATAGGATTGCCATCTGCATCTATCTTAGTAATGATTCCTTGTTCGCCATCATCTTGAGAATTGTTCCCAATAAGCTTACCACCATCTTTTACAGATGCGCCAGCCTTTCCAACTCCATCTAGTTGTCCAGTAGCTTTAGCAGCAAGAATAGCAGCTCTATTATTAGCAATAATCTCTTTTACTTTATCTACAGAAATACTGAGTCGTTTAGCAATTATTGCTACAGATACTCCTCTTGTAGCAAGATTTACTACTCTATCAATAGCATCTGCATTAATAGCAATTTCAGGCTTCTTCTTATCATCTTTAACTTCAGTAAATTCAGCATCTATTGCTGTATCTTTACCAATTCTAGATTTAGCTTCTTCAGCTTTAGCTTGTTCATTAGTCATTAGAGAGGTCTCAAAATTCTCACTAGGAGATTCAAAAGGCTTTCCAGTAACAGAAGATTTAGTCTTACCCATTAGAGTTTCAACGTATCCAGCGATAATGGAAACATAATCGACAATATTGCCAATCATATTCATACGCTTTTCTTCTGCTAGCTTCTTAGCCTTTTCATCCTTTTCTTTGAGCTCTTTGAGTCTATCCTCAGATTTAGCTTTTGCTTTCTCATCTTCATTCTTGACATCAATACCTAGCTGATTTCTCATTCTTCTGAGTTCTTTACTAGACATGTTATTGATATCTAGACCTTGTTCTCTAAAGAATTGCTCTTTATTGACATCAAAATTAGCAATCTTATCAGTAATTTTAGTTGTTTTAGCAGTTGTATCAATAATAGACTTCTTAAGTTTCTCTTTGTCTTCATCACTGATATTCAGCCCTTCGACAAATTTTCTGACTTTAGTGTAGTCATTATTTTTTACAACGTCTTCACTATTCATCAGTCTATTGAGTTTTTTACCTAGTGCATGATCTTCACCAAGTCCAGCATTAGGCATAGAAGCAGTGATCTTATCCCTTAATTCCTGACGAGCTTTATGCTTCTGATTCTTTAGCTCAGTAGGAGAATTAAGATAATCATTTGCTTCTCTAATGAGATCGCCTCTCTTATTCTCATCAAGGCTGAGTTCCCACTTATCAAGAGCAGATTCTTTAATCTTCTTTCCTCTGAGTCCAAAGAATTTATTCTTATTATGCTCTTTGCGCCAATATTCACGTTCTTCAACAGATAGTCTAGTATAGCCTGCATTGATATTGTGTCTTTGCAGAGCATCACCAACACCACCAAGAGCTTTAAAAGGAGCAGTAACTACACCCTTTGCTAGTCTAAAGGCTTTCTTACCTAATCCTTTAGCAAGATTTACAAGAGGTCCAAATAGAATATCAAACTTTTCACCGATAGTGCGCTTGACAATATCTTTAGCACTATCAATAAAATCTGATACAATACTCTTAGCTTTACCCTTGACATAGTCTATTAGAGGATTAACAAATCTCTTTACAGGATCTACAAAATTAGTAGTAAAGAAATTCTTGATCTTCTCCATTCCATTTTCAGTAAATGCAATAAGAGGATCAACAACTCTATTCTTGATAGATCCAGCGATGCCACCGTGTCTTTCTCCATCTGCACCTTTAGGTCCAAACATAATGTTTTGGAAAGCATTTGTATTAGAAACTAGATCAAGTCCAGCTCCAAGTACAAAGCCTCCCATGATACCTCCAGGAGCTAATCCAAAGGTACCAAGCGTTGCACCAATAGCACCAGCTTTAGCAGCATCTGGAAGTTTATCAGTAATGAATTTAGAAAGTTTAGGAGGTAAGATTCCCTTCTTAACTAGCTTATCATTTTCATCAAATTTACCAAACAGTGCTTCAGATAGAGTATCAGAATTCTTAAGAATAATGCTACCAGCACCAATGGCCATACCACCAACTAGACCCAATCCAGATCCAGTTAGAGCAGCACCTGCAAGTGCACCCAGTGCACCACCAGCAGCAACCTTAGGAAGATCAGCTTTAGCAGCCTTTACAACTTCATTTCCAGTTTTCTTGATATTTTTATATACATCAGAATCGCCAAAAATATAGTCAGAAGATTGCTTTGCTCTTTCATATACATATTTAACTCCGTGCTCAATAGTTTGATACACGGAAGTTTTCTTTGCTTGATTCTTAACAGCATTGCCAACTTTAGATGCTACTTTAGCAAATTTCTTGAAACTCTTTTTCATAGATTCAAGACTTGCATTGAGTTTATCTTTCTCATACTCAACTCTCATGTCTTGAATGACTTTTTCATCAATTCCAGCTTCATTAGCAATATCTACAGTAGGCTTGTTATTCTTAAATCCATTAAGAATAATATTAGCCTGTTCATCAGTTAGATTTGGAGAATTATCCGCTTCTCCAACAGTACCGCCTTCAGCAAAGAATCCAAAGAACTTACCCTTGCCACCAGCCTTTTTCCAGTTTCTATAGTTTCTATGCTCAATCTGTTCTCTCTGTTTATCAGACAATCCACCATTATAAAGAGGATTATATTTTGCAGGAACAATCAATTCACCTTTAGAAACAGAAACCATTCCAGATTTATTAACTAATCCACCTCTATAAGATCCTTCAGGATTAGCATCTTCAGGAATTAAAGATTCAGCATGTTGAGGTAATAGAGCAATAGGTCCATTAATTGCCTCTTCGTTTTCTTTTTCTTTCTTATCGAGATCAAATCTAGTATTCTTAAATAGATACTTTAAAGTACCCTGAGCTTTTCTTTCAGCATATTGTTCTGTATCTTTAAAGAAACTAGAAATAATATTCTTAGAAGATTCCATGAATTTCTTGCCAAAATCAGATTCCTGGAACTTCTTCCATAATTCACTAGTTTTATTTGCAATTTTATCAGGAAGATCCTGTAGACCTGTAGCAATCTTATTGGGCAAAGATTGCAGGTATCCGAACAGACCACCTTCTTCGTCAATCTTCTGCTTAAATGCAGCAGGCGCATTACCGAAGAGCGTATTATCCATAAAATCATTGAATTTATCAACGATGATAGATAGGATACTATGATCTTTAGCATTTTCCTTAAACTTTAGGAAAGATCCTCTAGAAGAAGCCTTAGGAGCTTCATATCGCTTAGTAGAGGAATTATATACCATTCTTCCTTCAGGATCTTCAATTGCAGCTTCTCTCTCCGAAGCTCCAGCAGAAGCTTCGGCCATTTCAGGAGTAATAATCTCAGGAGCTATATTGTTAGGAACGTCGTAATTGAAATTATATAGAGATCTAAATCCAGAGTCTGAGCCGCCAGCTCCAGCATCTGCAGCAGCTGCTCTACTTGCTCTAGAAGATTCTTTTCTCTTCTTAGGCTGGCGTCTATTACCAGAAGTTCCAGTGGAGTTTTCTGTATTACCAAATCCTCCATTAAATCTACTAATAATTTCATTCTTGATAGTAGACAAATTAAAGTTAGATGCAGACATAGAGTCTACCATAACTCTAATTTGCTTATAATAATCTTGCAGATAGAAGAAAATATTATTACCATGATCATCAAGTGCCATAGTAACAGCATCTGCACTATTCTTATTTAGATTGCTTTTTAGTTTGTGAGTATTAGTCATACCAGATCCATTTGCCACTGCAGCAAACATAGGATTAGTTTCATTGATAGTATCAACAAATCTAGCATTTGCAATCTGTCCAGAATAGATAGCATTATTCATTTTACCAACACCAGACTTTTTCTTGAAAATAAGTCTAGCAATAGCACGAGCATTCTTGTTAGAAATGAATCCCTTAGTAGGATCATCATTAATCCATCCTCTTTGACGAAGAAGAGTAAGCATACTCTGAGCAGAATCAAATTTAGAAGGATCAATATGATTTAGAGTAATAAGAGACATCATCTTATCATAATCATCAGATAGATTTCTAACAGCTCTAGATTCTCTAGTATAAGCAATATGGTTTTCATCATTCTTATACTTCTCTTTATCTTCATCGATAAATTCTTGAAGAAGTTCTTCCTTCATACCCTTAGAAGCATTACCGATATTAGCCTGTCTAGATTTCTTAAATTCATTAAAGCCATTACTTGCAGATGTAAATCTACCAGTTTCATAGTTAAATACTTTAGCTTCTCTGCCAGATAGCAAAGCTTCAATATTTGCTAGATAAGTAGGAATAACATCTCTCAGTGCTTTAGAGTCCTTACCAGTCCAATCTACTCGTCCCTTATTATAATTACCGAAATTCATCTTAGGATTAAAATGAGGAGTAATGTCAAAGAAACTAGCAATGGTACCTAGAATACCATCATTCTTAGATGCTTTATGAATCTGTCCAGCGACCTTCATCATACCATCTCTAAAAATATTGACAGTTCTATCTAGAGCTTTACCGGTAGGGCCATTTTGAATCTTAGATGTAAGAGCCATAGTAATTGCCAATGCAATAGGAGAATGCATACCAGCACCTAGTAAAGTCTCCAGCATCTCAGGATTCATAATAGCAGCAAGGGAGTCCATTCCAGAATCTTCCATTGATTTATTCTTGGCATGCTTAATCCAGTTACCTAGATTCGGCAAATCTCCACCCATAACTGCTTCCCAAGGAGTCTCTTTAATTCCACTACCTTTACTAGTGGCAACGGGAGCAAATCTATCTGTTAGTAGTTTAGTGATAGTCTCCAAATAACTAGTTTGCTTAGCCAGCTCAGATGTAGCTGTTTGATAAAAACTAGTAGAATTCTGAATGTGTCCATTGAGAGGTTCTACTAGATCCTTATGAAGATCAAGAATAGAAGTATTAATAACAGACAAGGAATTATTCAACATTCCAGCGAGTCTATTATTATTTGTCATCATTGCTCTAGTATTCTTGATATTAGCTCCACCGATCTTACCAGCAATTCCCTCACCAGTAATAAGCTGGTGATAAGAAATCTGATTTCCAAGACCATGGATAGCTCCAGTAACTACATCTATATCATTAGATTTAGAAGATGTAGTAGAGCTATCAGTATCGTCATCATTATCAGAATCTAGATCGAAATCATCATCCATATCAAAATCAAAGGAAGTCATTCCCCAAGATTCTGCTAGTTTGTTCATGGACTCTGCTTCACGTTCAGGATTGTAGAATTTACCAGATTTTAGATCACTAAAAATATCTTTCTTAATTTGTCCAAGTTGATCGGTATTTTTAGATCCAATAGAGTCTTCTAGCTTCTTACGAATAGTTCCTTTATAATCCTTCGCTGCATTGTACATATCCTTTGCAGCAGAAGCATTATCAGCAATATAGCTAGTAAGTGTAGGATTAACACCCTTGGCAGTCTCAACAGCAATATACTTAGCAGACTTTACTACATTTTTGGCATATGCAATAGGGCCAGTTTTATTGTTGTCTTTGTTTTTAGACTTAGCCATCTTGATTACCTCCTTACATATAAAAGTATTATACTAAAGTTGAGTTTATACAAAAGAAGCGGGGAAGACCTAAATGGCCTTCCCCAGAATCTTAAAAATTTATTTCAACCACTCAGGGCAAGGATTGATAGCCTTAATGCCACCATGAGCGGGAATGAACGTATTCAGACGTTCACCAGTTTCAGATTTAATAGGAATTTCTGTAGTACGATCTTCAATGTTCTTCCACATGAGTTCAATATCAGAATTCTTACGGCCTCCAAGAGGAAGTTTTCTACCAGTCTGAAGATAAGTATTAACAAATTCCTTAGACATATTCACCATAGCAGCCGCATCTACTCTAGTGAATTCATAAGCATTAACAAGTTCAGTAGCTTCCTTAACAGGAATATGAGTAGTAGAAGCTACTACGTTAGTTACTACCTTTCTCAACTCACGAGAAGGATAGTACTCATCAACCTTGCCACCCTTAGAATAAACATCAACTGAAAAGTTAGTATCATTCATCATAGCCTGCATAACAGTAATCTCATCCTTTTTAGATGAAGAGCACTGGGTGACATTACTTTTGACATCTTTAATGATATCATATGCACTTGTCATGATCGGTCATCTCTCTTTCTTTTTCTCAAATAGAATCATTCTTATTGTCCAAGATTCAAGGCTCGAACTTGATAAATGTCCACCACAATCTTAGTTAGGAGGGTATAGGTTATTCCGCTCGTTCTGCCCGAGCACATCTATTCTTCCTTCGAAAACCAATACCAGAAAAAGGCATCTAACTTCACTACCAAAAGGATGCTTTAGATGGTAGTATAGAGGGTCAATAATCCAATCTCATACCCACAGCTCATCTTAATTAAGATATTTATATCGCACAATATAAATACATAATTATTTTCTTAATCTAATGCTAGATGATTTACATTAGATCCAGTAAATTCTTTACATCTGCGGCCACCATTAATAAAGTTATACCCACTATGATCAGTAGTAACAAGTATAACTTAGCCTCCTTAGAATTTACAAGAGTATCTATGTCCATTCATAATGTGGCAATAATAACTAGCCTACAGAAGGAATAGTTATATGAGCCACATTATATTCTCCCGTCTCGGTAGATACTTTCGAGACTTACTACATTCTCCCAGTAGTCATTATTTGGGCCATCTAATCCTCCATTGCATTTATAATTTAATTCTATTGATCAGAAAGAAAAGAAATAATAAATACAATTTTTATACGCGGCTATTGTATTTCAAATTAAACGTAGTTCCCGTCAGGAATCTTTACGTAACCGATCAAATAGGCACGCAGGCTAGATCAAATGGATCTAAGCGTTAGGAATAAATTGAAAGGAGTGGCCAAATCTATTTATCCCCTGCAGAATCGTACTGCACCATCATTAGGTTGCGGAACTAATGAATCGAACCTCGCTTCGAGATTCAAGAAGAAAGAAAGAAATGAACTTGAATCTCTATCTTGTGTTTCTTCCACCCTCTATACACAAGAAAGAAAAGAGATTAAAATAGCGTTAGCGTGTGTGGTATCTTAATCTCTAATGGTGGGCCATGTAGGACTCGAACCTACGACCATCCGGTTATGAGCCAGAAGCTCTGACCAACTAAGCTAATAGCCCTTATGAGTAGAATTAGGGGAGATAATTCTACATGGTGCAGGAAAAGGGACTTGAACCCTCACTCCGAAGAACTAGATCCTAAGTCTAGCGTGTCTGCCATTCCACCATTCCTGCAAATATAAAAGAGCTAATAACTTAATTAGATTGATTCGAATCCGTATTAGAATGTAGATCTTGTAAAGTTTGATCATCTAAAAATGTAATAGCATTTACATTTTTAATCTTGCCTTTAGAAGAAATAAAGTGATTAATTTCTTCAGGTGTAGATGAACAAAGAATTTTATAAAAATCAGATTTGTCCATAATATTCCTCCTACAATATTTTGTAATATATTGTTTAGGGGGAATTAAAGTTTAAATATAATAAAGCATAGATATAGTGCACTCTATCGTATTCATTGATTTTGCAGTGTTATCATATCTAAATGCCATTATATATTTACCTACTTGTGTTAAGAATGTAGATAATAATCCTATTGTACTTTGATCAAGCATATACCCAACCATAATTCCAGAAGCTAGATAATAGCATTTTTCATAATAACTACCATATTGATTATCTATATACCTAGTTGTTGTTTTTACATTACCTAATCCATGTATATTGTTTTTATTTTAGAAGTGTCATTGTATACTATATTTACTGATCTACTGGCTTACTATTCACAACATCAGATACATGATCTTCAAAATCTATTCCATATATTAAATATTTATGCGGTTCTGTATTCCTATATAATATCTGATAGGAAATATTATCATTTTTGTAGTTTTTCTCTGATGTATCAACATATCTATCTATATAATATGCATTATTCTCTCTAATTACTCGATATTTAACAAATTGTTTAGGTGCCAATCCATATTCTATATATGGGCCTAAAAAATAATCAAAGCTAGCCTGAGAAAGAGATCTACCAGGTGTCCATTCATTTGATATTTTCTTCATGAGTATAAATCCACCAAGATACTTATAGTCAGCTCCAACAGCAAATAAATGTCTAAGCATATTTATAGCTAACTCCTCAACATCTGTATCGAAGAAAAATACAATATCATATAATCTAGATATTTTTGTTCTAATAGGATTAGTAGAAGTACAATTTACTTTTAGCCAATCATCGATTTGATATGAATAAACAGTACTTGTAGTATAGGATCCTTCATAAGTAATAGATTTAATTAGACTTCCATTTCCAAAATTCTTAGTAGCGTCAGATTATAAGACTATAAAAGAATCCCATAGGATATAAAAATCCTATGGGAATTTTATTTATAATATTTATTATCCAAATACTATAGTGGTACCATCGACTGTAACATTAGTAGATTCCTTACCTAGTATTTTAATATCTAATAATTTGACGCTTCTATTAAGATTAAAACTGATACCGTATATCCTAGAAAATATTCAAATGGTTTAAATGACAATGATTACTTATATAAATTTACTAATGGAATTTTAATAAATGCATACATAAATCCAGCTGTAAATACCAGTTCATCTATTCCATTAATTCAAATATTTAAAACTACAGATGTTGAATGGGTAATTAGAACTATTCTTGTATATACATCAGATATTAATGGCAGCACGGCATCTCGTAATGGACGTAATGTTTCAATTATTATATATTATATTTAACAAGTCTGACGCTTCTATTAAACATGAAATAGTGGAAACTGATAGCAGTGGAGAATATAAAATTGCATTAGGCGTATTTGGAATTAGTTCTCATAAAAATATTTTAGCGATATATAGTAATACATCCACAATGACTGGAAATCTAGTAAATCAAATGAATGTTCCAATATATATAATTCCTGCAATATATTCTGGCTCATATGGAAAAATTGCAGATGCTGTTAATAGATATATTGTAATTCAAGTATATAAAATAAATGACAATGGACAGCTTATAAAGCCATCAGATAAAATTGGTATTAAAATATACTATTATATTAGTGAATGACGCTTCTATTAAGAGTAAAGATGTAACAACTGATGAGAATGGAATATATAAAGAAAGATATGATGTGCCATCTGGGCTATCAGCATATATAATATTTGCTGTGTATAGTACCACGTATAATCAAACATTATTTCCTATCAATTATTCTCCTAAGTATATATTTCCAGCAATGTATCAAGGAATATATGAAAAGGGTAGTTTTTATTCTATAATTCAATTGTTTGAAATTAATGATTATAAATTAATAAAAGTAAATACAGCATTTAATATAAAAATATATTATTATTTTGGTAAATGACGCTTCTATTATATATAATATAGAATTAACTCTTCCAAAAAGTAGTAAACAAGCTTTTTATTTAGGAATTCCAATTGTTGGACTTTATATTGAATCTAAAATAACAGGTAAAACTGAGCAAGCTGAATATGTAGATATATGGTATGATGAAGATGATTCATGTTATTATATAGATATAAGAGGATTCCCTAATAATACTTTAACAATGCATTCATCTATTAGAAGATTAATTGTATTTTATTTAAAAAATCTATAATACCAATATAAATGACGCTTCTACTAAAATTAAAATGAAGCAAGGTAGAGTAAAGAATGATATTTCTTATTTTATTCTTGATACAGATATTTCTGTTACTGATGATGATATTATAGCTCACTATGCATATTGTAGTAATACTGTTAGAATGTATTTAACTTTCCTATCTACAAGTATCGATTCAACACAAGATCCAAATACTGGTATTTGGACAACTGGCAGAAAATTATATATACTAGGTATTGATACATTGCATGAAAAAATTATGCCTTTTAACAAAACATCTTTATCAAATGCAGAAGTCATCATTAATATATTTTATATTAAAGGTAAAGCACAATGACGCTTCTCTTAAAACTAATACTTGTAAAGTTCCATATAGTGAATATGCATCATGCGGGTACTTATCTAAAGCATATATAATTCAAGCAATGCCAATACTATATCCAAAAGGAAATGCTGGATATTATACATTTCCTGTAATAGCTGCCAGTGGATATTTTGATGATGGTACATTTAAAGTTACTAACTGTGAAGTTTATATGACAAAAGTCGGAAGGCTTGCAGATAATGAAATATATACCGATGGTAAAAATCCTATTACATGCAAATGTTGGTATTTTGATATGTAAATGACGCTTCTATTAAGCAAAGAGATATGTATATTTCAGAAATGAAATCATTTAACAATATAATTGTAATATCTGCAATATGTGCAGACATAAATTCAATCTCTGGATTTCCATATGTTGCCATATATTACGTCCCTGATTATTTAAATTATGTAATCGTTACATTTAATATCGATCTAAATAAACAACTTATTTCTATAGTAAAATATAATGTAAGAATATTTTATATCTAAAATAAATAAAAAAAAAAGAAAAGCCGGTAGAGAATCAAATCTCTACCGGCCCTCTTTAAGAGATTTATAAAATAGGAGATTGACTTATATCATCAGTACTGCCTATATACTGATAATATCAATGATAGAGTATAGCATTCATTCAGAAATGCTGGCTACTACTATTGCGCATTTAGCATTAACCAGCTGCTTTAATAGCTTTCTGAATTCTATCGAACTTATTAAGATCTTCTTGTGTGTAATTCTCCCTTCCTAATCTTGCTAAAGTATTAGCATTAATAAGTGTATCTCTTTGCATCAATGCATTGGGATTGAAATATCCATTATCTCTAGAAATATACATAGCATTCCTAGGATTGAATTTTTCCCAAGCAAGACGAATAAAAGTCTGATTCATCGGAACCAAGCAATATATAACGTCGCCGTCGAAGTCAGCAGCCAAGAATTTTAAGATCTGTAGAGGAACTGCTAAGGTATAAGAATCAGTAATCCCAACACAGAACATTTGCAGAATAGAGCCATAAGCAAGTGTAGGATTTCGTCCAATGATAACCGGAAGCCCACGCATGCCTTTGTGTTTAAAATCATCGATGATGGATTGAATAATGGTATTTATACGTTTATTAGGCTCAATAGTAGCTTTATACCAAATATCATGTGCTTGTGTAGGAGTCATACCATGCATACGGCAGAGAATATTTTTAATTCTTTGCTCAAGCATAACAGTCAATGCTACAGCAGGCATAGTAATCTCATCAATACGAAGATTAGGATTTTGAACAATAACACAACGAGAAGAGAAGTTATAACGTCCACCAAGTAGACATCTAAAATCTCCCTTCTTACCTGCTAGAATAGAAATTTGTTCAGCATAAATTTCCATAAACTTCTTTTGAAGATTATAAAGCTGCTGGTTCTTGATTTTAGGTTCTCTCTGGATAGCAGTTTTATTCTTATTAATAGAAGTAGCAAGTTTATTAATCATTGTATACATTGCATTCGTTGGCTCATAGGTCATGTTGTTGCCATCTATATCGAACGGACGAAGCAATGTAGTGATGACAGGAAGCGAAGATGAAAATACAGAATCACGAGACTGATAAATGGCATCATAATAATTACGCTTATTAGGGCGCTTCTTGATATAATAATCCATGATCTCATCAAAGCGTTCGACAAAAGCAATCATTCCAATACCAAAGAACGGTTCATCTTTAAGTTTGGGATCATCAATCTTAATAGAATTAAGAACCAATTGAGTATCAGTAACGTCAAGAATATTTTCAAGCTTAGTACGCTTATTACCCTGGATATAGATACCTTTACCAAGGATAGAATCGATATAAGTGTAGAAGGTAGGATGAATAAACTTATAAGGCTCAGAAAGTTTAATCCATCCACGATAATTAAAATTATCATCTACATAAGAACATAGATGACCACATTTTGGACAACGCAAACCGGCATTATTACGGCCACGAAGCCCTCCTTCTTTACACCGACAACGATAACGATCCATAAAAGGATTAGTATCAGCCAAGGTTTGTCCAAACTTAGGAGAGAAAATACCATCCTCAGCATGAAGATCTTTCTTGATATTTCTACCAGCTGGTTCTACAATAAAACCATTTCCTTCCCTAAGGTCTTCTTCACAAGCTTTATCATAATTAATGATTTCAAGCTGTCCAGAAAACTCAAACTCATCAGAATGAGGATATGTCTTAGTAGTAGACATAAGATCATTAGGAAGAGGCTGAAGGAAGTTAAACTCCTTCTGATGTGCCATCTGATACTCGATGTTATAGTCATGAAGTTGCTTATAGCCAGTAGTATCAATAGGATATCTTTGCTCTTGATATCCATATTTAGATAGATTGACATTATTGTTTTCCATGTTTGAAATTATCCTCCTTAGTGATTTTATACTTTTGGAGATTTAAGAATACTATTGTTACGGTGGCCTAATCATATTACCACTCCTTTCTATCAATATTATAATATATCCTCAAAAGAAATTTTAAGAATTATTTATAATACTCAGGAAAATTCATCCTATCAACAAACCCTGTTAGATCTGTTAAATCTCTTGATTTATCTGATAGATTATTAAAAGCATCAATAAAATCTTTTGTTGATATAATAATCATATCATTGACCAGTTGTTCATACTTGATTCCAACAGCATCAAGCATTCTAGTAGCTTCTCTAAAATCTGCCGTATCAGGATATTTATTAATACCATAATAAATATGCTTAACGCCAACTTGAATAAGAGCCTTCGTACAGTTATGGCAAGGAAACATTGTTACGTAAAGAGTAGAGCCTTTAAAAGCAGAAAGGTCTCCACGGAAGTTAAGAATAGCATTTTCTTCTGCATGAACTACATAAGGATATTTAGTATTCTCTTCAGATTCAGCTTCTCTTGCCCAAGGGAATTCATCATCAGAAATTCCATTAGGAAATCCATTATAACCAATGCTAAGGATACGATCATTAGAAGATACAAAAACTGCACCAACTTGAGAATTAGGATCTTTAGATCTCATTGCAGCAAGTTGAGCAATTCCCATATACATTTGATCTTTAGAAATGTAATCAGTACGTTTGTCGGACATATATAAGCCTCCTTAAATTTAGTAATTAATTGTCAAATAAAAAATTAAAAATAAAATAGGTAAGGAAATAAATTCCTTACCTAGTATTTTAATATTTCATGACTGGATAGTTATTTAATTTCTCTCTTTCTACACGCATATAGAAATGCAACAAATCATATAGATTTGTATCTCTAAATCCTAAACAATAAAGATCTTTAAAATAGCAATCCAGTGCATATATTTTTCTTTTAGAATCAAATTTATTATATACACCTCTCCAACTAAGATAACATTGAAGAACTGTAATAGCAGTCATTTTATATTGAATGCAAAGATCCCTATATTTTGTTAATTTATCTTTTTCTCTTTTAAATACTTTATTTGGGACTAATTCAAATACTCTTCCAGTTTCAATAATTTTATAATTTATTTTAAGATATGAAATTGTATTCTTGATGGGTTCTATTCTAGTTTTCTTAAGATTAATATGAATTCCAAGATTCTTACACAATTCTTTTATTTCTTCAAGAAGTTGTTGTAATTCTTCTTTAGTTTTAGCAAATACATATGTATCATCCATATGCCTTCCATATAATCCATATCCTCTTACTATAGTCACATAATTGTCTATTTCATGAGGATAGTACATTCCAGTTCCTTGAGAAGTTTGATTACCAATTCCAACAGACTTTTCAAGAAGCTTTAATCCTTTGAAATTTTCTTTTGCCATCATAGAATATTCTAGAAGATTAAACAGAGAATCTCTAGCTTCTAGATATTCTGCATCTGACATATAAGATACATCTAGTTTGAATGTATCAAAAGTAATTTTAAGAAAATTGTATTCTTCTGGCGTTAATAGAGGTTCGAATTGTTTTAAAGCTTCTTGATGAAGAATATTATCAAAATATTTAGAAAAATCGATGATCATTATATAACCATCATATCCAAATTGATAATATGCTTGTTGTAGATGCTGCTTAAATCTCATTCTTGTAAAAGCAACACCTTTTCCTTTTACACAAGCTCCATTATCATAAATCATCTTATTAGCAATAGCAGGATTTAATACATTATCATTGAAAGATCTCTGCACTACTTGATCAAACATATATAATGCTTTTACATATCTAATTCTACCGCGTTCTGTGAGAATAAATTCATATGGATCTCCAATTTTATAAGATCCATTATTTAATGCTTCATTTGCAATAGCAATATTAGATAATAGATTTAATCCATATCTTTGAGTAGATGCTTTATAATAAATTGGTTTAGAAGCTTTTCTATAAGATTGATATAATTTATCTGGATCTGCAATAGAATCTAATTTTCCTTCAGTATATTCACAGGGATTTTCGCCCCAATCTTCATTACTAAAATCAATAATCATAAAAATAAAAAAAAATATACCAGCCCAATAGATTCAGCATCGTAATGCCAGAACCGTAGCCAGCTTTATTGTTTCTTCCTTTCGGAAAGGGAACTCCCTCCTCATACAGACATCCTGGCCAGATCTTTCGATCCTTAAATTGCCAAGATGCTGTTGATCGGGCGAAGACCGTTACTATTGTTACAGTTGTTATAATCAGAACCACCAGAAGTGGTAAGGCCATAGACATTGTTGTTGTTGAGGTTGTTGTTGCCGTATAGCCCTCGCAACCAGCGAGATTATTTATAGAGAGTCACCTTACTATTTAGTTAGTTGTAACAAAATCATGAGCAGAATCTCCAATATAATATCCATTTTGATCAAAGAATGTACAAGCTGCAATAGGCAGTTCGGAGCAATACTGATTTTGCTGATTATAATAGAAGGTTGTATGATATAGATTATCCATAAGCACTTGTTGAGTGTAAACTGCTTTCATATATTCTACAAGGAAATTATTGTTCACTTGAAGTTTACGCTCATTCTTTGCTTCAATCTTATTTACTCTCTTAATAGCATCTCTCTTAGCGATTTCATCTTGATTGTAGCAATGCTTCTTAGAAATTCCTGTAAAGTTCTTTCGCCACTGTTTAAGAAGCTCTATTTCCTTATCGATTTCTTTTACAAATGGAATATATTTCTTCATATTTGCTGGAAATATTCTAATTACTAATTGGAGTTGATGTTTTAAATCGAAACAATTAGCTATAGAATCAGAAATATACTGTTTCTTGATATTAAATTCATAAACAGAATTTGGATATAGTGTATAAGCTGCAGATATATTATTGATTAGATCTCTCATGATTGTTAATAATGTTTCTCTATAATAGCACATTAGCCAATTAGGAAAATCTGTTTCCAATTCCAAATCATACTTATTTACTAAATGCTCAAATTCTTCTTTATCAGCTTCCTCCATATGAGATTTATAAGTAAAAACTTTTAAGTCTCTATAAGTTTTCTTAATCCCAAGATCAGATAAAAGAAATTTAGTTATATGCTCCACAACTTTATATGCATAATCAAAATATTCAACATCAGATTGATTTCTTTTACCCTTAACGACAGACACACAAACCACCTCTTATTTTATATTAATAATATATTTACTCGTTAAGCCTTCACCTTTCATTTATATTACGGTAATTCCACTTAGCCACACAAGGTGGCTAGTTCCATTACCTAATATAAATGAGCGGGCGAAGACCGTGACTAACGTAACAGATGTCATAACCAGAACCACCAGAAGTGGTAAGGCCATAGACACCGTAGCCGAATAGCCCTCGCAACCAGGCCCAGGTATCAAAACTCCATATTTCATAATTAAACAAAGGAAGTTTATAATTAGCTTCTCCATCATCATACTTGTTTCTATTAGAAGCAAATGTACCAGTTACTTGTCCTGTACTCATAAGAGTACAATATGCAGTAGTCCAAAAATAGCCTTTAGCATAATAGTTAGAATCTACAGCATTACTCAGAAGGACATTACGCTGTACAAGATGATTTCCTAATACTTTTCTAAGATTATTCGCAACTACAGGTAATGTAGACTTATGCATTTCAGATCCGTTGTATCCATTTATAATAGAATTAGAATCCCATACATAATTACCTAAGCTCTTCTTAGGTATTAAGCATATACCATATCCATTATCCTTTGTATTGCCATCGGAAGCTTTATGATTCTTTTCACAATCAAAACCAGCAATAATCCATTCTTTATTATATACACCATCTTTAATCGTAACATAACTACCAATAGTAGCACCATAATAACCAGTATCATGACAACAACTATAAAGAAAATTATCTACATCACTAACACTAGACCAAGTACCAAGATTCTGAGACTTATATCTTGTATTAGGTGTAGAAGAGTCAATGGGTTTCTGACCCATATCTCCTAGCATTTTAATAATAATGCTTTGTACAGTGTCAGTTGCAGCAAATTGGGATTTGGTAGGAATACCTCCAACTGCATATTTAGTATTATAAATCCTGACTCCAAGTTTATTACTAGCGTCATTTAGCGAAGTTAGAGTCTGATTCATAGAATAGATCAGAGCAGAAGTAGGAATATAGTCATTGGAGTTAACTTGAGTACTAGAAGTAGGCAGTTGAGCAACCTTGTGAGAGTGATTAGCTGCTGCTTTTCCATCAATCTGACCCTTAACAGTAGAACCAGTGGAGAAGCCAGTACCAAGAACATTGTACAGATAGCGGACGTTCTTTGCCATCTGAGTGATCTTAGTAAACAGAGTAGCATGGTTATCAGCAGTGGTCATCTGATCTACATTAGTCCAGCCAGTTGCATTTCCCTGAGCAACGTCACTAGAAGCAAACTTAGTAGTGCCAGTAGTGTTCAGAGTACCAGAAGCAGAAGGCGACACATCATAGGTAGTGCTACCAACCTTAATTTTATCAATTATAGCCATAAAATTAAATTTCCTTTCTTAAAATTACCCATTTTGGGCTATTTATAGTGATATTTTGTTAAAAAAGAAATTCCGGGGTGATCATAAAGACCACACCGAGTAATAATCTTAACCGTCGTCTTCACAAAAATCTATATAAGCAGGCTTCACAATTTTAATCTGACGCTACTACATTTAATGGCTTGGATATGGATTTATCTGATTTTCTTAAACGAAGTCTTCACAGTTTATAGTCCAAGGGACTCTCTTAAAAGCGGTCTTCACAATAAATCTTAAATCGAATGCTTCATGTATGAAAGATAGTTTGTGTGTCTGCTGTTAAAGGTAAAAGATTTTTCTACCATCTTTCATTACCATATTGTTATATATTTTAAATTAAGATTGATTATTGATCAAACATTTATTATCTTGAATTGAATTTTTAGTACTGAAAATAAGTGTAAAATCACTCGATTTTACCCTCTTAAAATGCCCATTTTAGGCCCTTTTATAGAGGTTTGGCAGATTTCTCAGACTACTTCGTAATAGCGTCAGATTATTGTATTTTAATATATTCTACAAAAAAAAATAAAACCAATAGAGATTTCTCTATTGAATAATTTTAAATATAGCAAATAATAATGTTTAAATTATCTCCAATACCAGAAATATTATTTCCTCCTGAATCAGAACTTATAATATTGAAAGATTTAATAATATATTTATCACTAACACGAATTGAATATAATGATGGATAATACAAATTATACAAATAATTATCATTGTTAAATGCAATACCGTCAATTGATGCAGAAATAAATATTCCTTCATAATCATAAAATGTATAATTTCTTCCGTAAGTGCTACTATATGAAAATTTTCCAGACTTTGTTTTGATCTTAATAGAAGCGTCAGATTATAAAAGAATCCCATAGGATATAAAAATCCTATGGGAATTTTATTTATAATATTTATTATCCAAATACTACAGTGGTACCAGATACACTAACTCCAGTCTTTTTATCAAGAGCATCTTTCAAAATTTTACCCTGAGCAGCAGATAGGGACTGATCTGTTGCTGTAGAAGTAAGATTATTCTGAATTCCACGCCAAGTATTACTAAAATTAGCATCAGCAGGAACGCTCTTAGCAATAGTATATCCAATTGCTACAGGTTTACCACCACTAAAGTATACAGGTTGAGTAGTAGAACCAGCAGTTGCTGTATCCAACTTTACTGCACTATTTGCAGATCCACCAGCACTTCCAGATCCTGCATAATTGTGACTATGGTTTGCAGCAGCATAGCTTCCTTTAGGTTGCCAAGTACTATTTCCTTTAGACTTAATATAATCCCAAAGAGCAGTCATCGGCCTTCTATGATATGTGGAAGTGGTGTTCCCCCCCCCGCATATTGGCACACATAATAATCCGCATCTTGAGGAGTAGCAGATCCAACAGAAAGTCCATTGATCATAGCACTCAGATCATGACTATGATTAGATGCTGCTTTTCCATCAATAGCTTTCTTAATAGTACTAGAAGTACTAAAACCAGTACCAATAATATTATATAGGTATCTGGTATTTTTCATCATCTGAGTAGCTTTTGTGAACATGCTCTTGTTAGTTTCAGTTGCAGCAAGAGCAGCTACATCAGTCCAAGAAGTTGCACTTGCTTGAGCAACATCACTAGAAGCAAATGCATTATCTTTAGTAGTGGTATCAAGCGTACCACTAGGAGACGGTGAAATATCATACAATGTATCTTTAACTTTAATTTGCCTAATTGTAGCCATTATTTTAACCCCCATTCTACCATTATCACAATATGGATTACTATGAAGTTGAATTTTAATCTACTTTTTGAAAAAAAAATAAAAGGAGTGGGCGAATGGAATCCACTCCTTTTATATTAAAGATTATTTACCTTCTTTATTATACTACATTTCATAAAATGACAAATCATAAGGGAAAGGAAGAGTTATTTTCTTTCCGCAATGACCACAAGATTTTACTTTACCTAATTTAAGAGCACTAAATGGAACTATGGTAAAGTTTCCACATTCACATTGACAGATTACACGTTGCACAGTATTAAAATCTTTAATGCCATCAGCATTGTAATATGTATATGCTTTCTTTATGATTTTTAACTTACCATGCTTCTCTCCTTTACGAGCATCAATACCCTCCATGGACCCAGGATATTTCTTATCGCAATATTTGCAGCTGGTTCCGTATAATTTGTTCCCAGAAGGTCTAATTTCATATTTAGCGTATACAGTTCTTCCACACTTGCATTTGCATTTTGCATTATAGTAAGATATATGATGATCATTCTCATCAATTACAGGAACTGCATCAACTATTGTAAGTTTGCCATGCTTCTTTCCAATAATTTTCGGAATCTGCTCTTTAGCATAGCAAGCTACGCATTTACCATATCTCCTATTTTGTACCACAACACTTTCCATATTTTCAGTGTATATAGTACCGCAATTAATACATTTAAATCTACAATGATTAATATCAATTGCATCATAGAAGTGAATACTAGAATTAGATTCACTTCTATCATGATTCAATTGATAAGTAATGTGGCTGATCAAACTACATTTGGTACATGTAGGGTATTGAGACATTGCATCGTCTAATGTAATATAATTAACAGTTCCGCATCTACACATTGTATATACATATGTAGTAGTCAAGAACTTTATTGCATTATTTGGAGTAAATTCTGCATTGATAGTTTTATACTTCCAATCTTTACTTGCAAGATTCTTTAAAATAGTGCAACTTCCAAATGTATAATGATCATCTGCATGTCTATACCCAATATAATCATTTGGATCAAAGATATTATCACAATATCTTACAATAGGTTCAAGAATATGAGAACTATACTTTTGGCACAAATATTTAAAGCTATCTTTCTCTTCATCTTCATATCTACTAATATAGCTACCATATTCTCTGAGATAGTTTGCTAGATCGGTAGCATTGATCAATATCGTGCGACCAATGTGGGTAAATTCAAATATATCTTCTCCTTTATAATTTACTCCAACATATTTGATCTTTTTAATTAACTTACTAGTGTATCCAGATACAACTAAAAAGTCAATTAATTCTTTTTTCGTCATCATAATAGACTACTCCTTTTTGATTAAAAATTCTCTGATAGGACATCTTGTATTCCTATCAGAGTTATAATATCTAATCAAATATTTACATCATTAAAATATGTATCTCTATTAAATGCTTCTTTAAAACTAGCTTTAACTTTACTGCTATTCACATTACAATAAATCATAGTAGTCTCTAACTTGGCGTGACCGAGTACTTCTCGAATCTGTTCAACAGGCATTCCTCTGTCCATCAAGTGAGTAGCACAAGTTCTACGGAATCGGTGAGGATGCACATTTTCTACTCCTACTCTATCGCCAATATCTTTAAGAATTAATTCTGCTGCTCTAGGAGTCAATCTATGACCATTTGTCAAGTGTGTAAATAAAGGTTCATCTGGTTGAGCATATCGTTCTTCTAAGTATTCTTGTAAATATTTCATGCAAATGTTACTTAGATAAACAACTCTTTCCTTATGTCCTTTACCGAAGACAATAACTTCTCCTTCTGAGAAATTGATATCCTTTACATTAAGGGCAATGACTTCTGCAAGTCTAGTTCCAGTAGAATAAAGGAACTCAAAGAATGCTCTATCTCTCTTTGTTAAGCATTCTGCTCTCATAGCATCCATCTCAGCATTAGAGAAAGCTTTCTTGATCTTCTTTTCACACAAGACTCTTTCAATCTTATTAGTAGGATTCTTATCAATAAATTCTTCATTTACTAAGAATTCATAGAAAGAGCTAATAGCTCTAATCTTAGTCTGTAATGTAGCAGCTTGAAGATTTCTTGCTTTAACCATATAAGCAAGATAATCCTTCATATCAGCAGTAGTAATATCGCAATAGCTTTTATCATTATAGTATCTTGCCATTGCTCTAACCTCTGTTACATATCCATTTAATGAAGATGGTTTCAATCCTACTAAGCTCTTCTGTTGTTTGAATCGTTCTATCAATTCTTCATTTGGTAGGACGTTTCTTGATGTTCTTAAGATTGTGTCAAGCACGTTCTTCAATTTAGCTAGTTGAATAGTATCGAGCTCTGGTTCCATTAATTTTAAGATCATCTCTACATTTGTCATTTCTATTCACTCCAATCAAAAATTAATGTACATTAAGGAGGACTTTTCTATGGAAAAGCTAGTTCTGTCCAATGGCGCTGAGTATCTTCTGTGCACTGACGGCGTAAATCAGTACAACGACGTTGCAACTTTCAAGGTTCGTCCTATGGAAGGTGTCACCAAGACTGCTGAAGAGGTCCTGGCAGACTTTACTGGTAATGATACAATTACTGCTAAGGTCGATGACACTGCTATCCAGATTATTACTGGTAAGACTGTTGTTCGCAATGTTCAGCTGGTTCCTAACTTTGTTATCGAGACCAAGTATGTCTGCCCTGAGTGTGGTGCAGATGTCGAGAATACTGCAACTACTTGTACTGCTTGCAATGCAACCTTTGATGGTCCTACTATGAAGGAAGTCACTGCTACCATCTTCGTTGTCAATGTCGGTGCTCCTGATGTTAACGAGCGTCTGTCTAGTCTGGAGTCTAGCGTCGATATGCTGGGCAGCACCCTGCTGAATATGCAGATGGCTGGTGGCGATGATTCCGATGCTCAGGCTGTTCAGTAATTCAAAATAATAATACAAATCAGGAGGATTTATACTATGTATAATTCTGTCGTACGTATGTGGAAGAAGCATATGATTGATGAAAAGGGCGTCGATAAGGCTGTCCAGCTTAATTGGATTACTGCTGCTCAGAGTGAGAAGATTAAGAAGATTCCTCGCTAAAACTTCTTAGTCTAAAGATTATTTAAGTAAAAAATAATGGGTAAGGGATTTACTCCCTTACCCATTTATATTGCATTTAGGAAATCGTAGCTCTTACAACAATCTCATTCTTACCAGTAACCTTAATTCCCTTGCTTACAGAACTCATCATCTGCATCTCAGAAATCGGCAGACTATAATTAGTTCCTGTAGTAACGATATTCAAAACATTATTATCAGAAACTCCAAAGATAGTCTTAATACGGTCACCTCTAGCAAGATCAATAACTTTACTACCAGCTTTATTTCTTTGACTTCTTTCAAATCCACTAGCAGAGAATTTATTAACCTTACCAGATTCAGTAATGACAAGAATATACTTAGAAGGATTTTTCTTATCTGTATAGATAATACTCATTCCTTCCATGGGTCCATGCTGTCCTCCCATTCCCAGAGTTCCGATAGTGTTACGTTTAAGAAGAGTAATATCCGTAGAAGCAATTCTTAGAGCTTTCGTGTCACTATATAGAACCAGATCCATATTATCAGATACAAGCTGAGTATCTACGATATCATCATCCTGAGTAATCTTAGAATAGATGATACCAGAAGGAGGTACATTAAGGAAATCCTGAATATCAAGTTTCTTAATAGTATTATTCTTAGATAGAATTGCAACATATACTTTCTGTTTTAAAGCTGCAAGTTTAATAACCATAGGCTCATAAAGTACAGAAATAATATCAGCAGTCAATCCTTTAATAATACCCTTGACATCAATGCCAGGATCATTCTTTGCCATGATGGGAATCTTGTGAATCGGAAGTTTAAATACTCTTCCCTTATTATCAAAGAGAAGAATATTCTCCAAGTTACTTACAGTCATAATAAACTTAGGTCTATCTCCCTTAATTACATTCACATTTTCATTCTCACCAATCTTACGGACATAATTGTTTTCAGTAATAACAAACTTGAATGTTCCTTCAGGGATATTTCCAAGATTACTAACCTTAATAACTTTACACAATCTAGGAGTAGCATATTTATTTCTAATAGCAATCAGTTCATCCTTAACATCTTGAAGAATAAGATTATTATTAGCAATTCTACCTTCTAGCCATGTTTCTTCTTCACTTAGTTTCTTAAAGTCTGCCTTATATCTATCAAGATAAGATTTAGATAGCTGCTTAAGCTGAGCATTGATAATATAAGATGCCTGAATATCGGTCAGCTTATATTTACTAATCAAAAGCTCAATTAATTCATTATCAGAACTAGCTTTTCCTTTCTTGATAAGATTAATAATCTTATCAATATCAGGAGATCCTACAATCTTGATGAATGCATCCAACTTATGCAATCTGGTAGAGATTACATAATGTCTCGCAGAATATTCTTTAATCTTATTATCAGTAGTAAATCTAATAAACAGATTCAAATATTCCTTATAAGACAGACGAACCAGCTCAGTACCATAGACCGCTTCAAAGTTAACTCTAAAAGATTGCTCGCAAGGAGTATACTTATATAGAGCTTCTTTAACGAAGTTTACGTCAGTACCCTTTTTCAACTTGATGACGATTCTTACACCATAGTCATTCTTAGATTCATCGTTGACATCAAGAATCTGAGGAAATTTACCTGCTGCAATTCCTTCATCAATCTTATTTACGACATTATTAGTGCCATATATAGGAAGAGAGGTAATCGTAATATAAGGATAATCATTCTTATCATGAGAAACACTCATAGTTGCTCTAGCACGATAAGATCCATATCCTTTATTACAGATATTTTTCCAATCAGTATCAATGATTTCACAAGGTAAGCAATGATCAGGAATCAGAATTACATCTGCTTTAGGATCATCAATCAATCTTAGTGTAGCATCGATAACCTCTCCCATATTATGAGAAGGAAGATCTGCTTTGATACCAGTACCAATACCACCAAGAATACCGTTAATAAGAAGCAGAGGAACTTTCACTGGAAGATACTGAGGTTCATAGTTCTTATTATCATAAGTGGGATTCCAGTCAACAACTTCATTGCTATTGAACAATGCTCCACAAACACATTCAAGACCAAAAGGACTAAGGCAACACTCAGTATATCTTTGTGCAGATGCTACTTCACCAGAAACTGTACCAAATGATCCTTGTCCGATCATCATAGGTTGTTTAATTTCAAACCAGTTTACCATAGTCTTGAACGTAGGATAAGTTCCACTATGAGGATGATATTTCTTCATAACGGTACCTTCTACTGCAGCAGACTTAACCTGATGAGCAGGATCGATAGCTTTCTCATCATTCATAAGAGTATAAAGAATACGTCTTGCAACAGGTTTCAATCCATCTCGCACATCAGGTAATGCACGAACCAAGTTAGTTGCAATAGTATATAGAGCCAGATCTTCGATATACTGCTTATGAGCTGTATTTTGACGAATTACTTCGGCCATTATTTATTTGCACCCGACTTTCATTTATTATATTCTGCAAATTCTCCAGAGGAATAATCAATAATCTTGTTCTCTCCAGTATTATTTTTAATCCAATTTTCTGCAGTATCATTATGGAAGAGATAAATGCAATCATTTCCATAAGAATGCTCCATGCAACGATTAAACGAAATTCGATCAAACATAGAATTTGTCAAAAGATTCTTTTGGTTAGAGATAAATTCTTTGCCTTCTGCAATAGACCCACTAGCAGGAATAGGGCAAATAGTACCAGCTTGAGCAAATAGCAAAGTGTCAATATTAGAATAATCATTGATTAGACAGTCAAGGACATCCTGAACTGTACAATCTGCATTGGGATGAATATACATAATCCATTGAATAGGATCATTAAACTCAGGAAGATTATCATAGATATCTTGTACGCAAGGCCTCATATACATATCTTCTCTAGTATAAGTAGCAATGCTTACTCTACCATTTTCATTCTCAACCCATTTTGCTTCCATAATTAATTTTCTCCTTTCTTTCTAATGAATTTAGAATTCATCGTTTGCATGAATTCATTAGCTTGATTTTCAATAACTAAACTTGTACCATTTACAGTTTGATCTTTATCACTTATGGTAACTGTACCAATATTGTCATCTGAAGAATTATTTTTTACCTTTTCTTCAATAGGCCATTTATCTCTAAAGAGCTGCTTCATATAGTCTGGATTACAGAATTCGTATTTTACAATATAAGTTCCACTAAGCCAAAATTTAAAATTTGCACATTCGTAATCCTCACTGCCATATTCAGCAGATCTTATACGTACTTTAAACTTTTCAACCCGTGAAGATGAGCATTCAGACTTCTCTTTATAGCTATCTATAATAGATTTAGATGAAAGTTTATTAGTATTGATATGCTTAATTTCAATATTATATTCATAATACTTAAAGATATCTGTATCTTTAAAGAAATCTTTAATAAAAGCTAGAATAGCTCCATATTGAAGCCTTGTTGATAAATATCCGCTGTTACGATAAGAATCACAAAACTCTTCAGTGATAAAAGTGATAGGTTCTTTTCCAAGATGCATACGTTGATATTCAATATACATACCATCTTCTCCTTAAATAAAAATAAGGAGAGACTAGTTATTTGGTGCTACTAGTCTCTCCTTTGCTTTTACAAACCGATCAGCGCACTACGATCAACAACACCAGTTTCTTGAAGAATGAGTTTCTTATTAGAATCATACTGGCGAATGATCTTAGTAGTTTCATTAATATCATCGACAGTATACTGAATCAAAGTACGAGTATTAGGACTCATAGTAGATTCAGCCAACTGGTCAGCATTCATCTCACCCAGACCTTTAAATCGGTTCATATTGCCAATAGTATTCATAGCCATTGATACCATATCATACAAACCAACTTTCTGACCATTGACAATAAATCTCATATGATCTTCACTCATTGCCTTTTTAATAGGTCTAATCAAAGGATCACAATCTTCGATAAATCTCTGATTATAGAAGATAGTTTCAATTCTTCCATTAATCAAACCTTTGATTCTAATAGTATCACCCATCTTAGTGACATTGTCATTCTCCATAAATCTGAATTCAGAAGTAATTCTCTTACGCAGAGTTTCAAACTTCTCCTTCTTGATATAGGAAGATATAACAATTTCCAATAGAATAGGATTAACCTTATATCTTTCAGCAATCGTAGAGAAGTCATAAATATAATCGGAATTCTCAATTAGAATTCTAGTAAAGGTAGCAGAATCAATCGGTTTACCCTTAAGATCTGTAACAGAATTCTTCTTATAATATTCCTTCTGCATATATCTTACAAAGTCAACACGCTCTGCAAAATACTTCATACGATTTTTTCCCATAGGAATACCATAAAGCGGAGGAACTGCTTTATAGACTCTACCAGATTCAACTAAGCCAGGGAACATCTTCAGACATACAAGCAGAAGAAGGTCTGCAATATGAGATCCGTCTGAATCGGCATCCGTCATAAAAATAACTTTCGATACCTTAAGTTTTGAGATATCGAAGTGCTTACCATACCCGGCTCCCAGAATTTGAGTGATTGCCATAACCTCATTATTTGCGGCAATCTTTTGAGGACTTGCTTGAAAGACATTTAGAATCTTACCTCGAATCGGGAAAATACCCTGTGTTTCAACATTTCTTGCGGATCTTGCAGAGCCTAATGCAGAATCGCCCTCTACAATAAAGAGCTCAATCTTACTAGGATCTTTGGTAGAAGGCTTTACATATTTAGCAGGTAATCCAGTAGTAGCACTAGTAGCATACTTAGCGGTTACTTTAACCTTTTCACTATCTGCTTTAATTCTTACAAGTGCCAAATCCTTCAGGAATTTACAAACTTTCAGCAAATCTTGAGGTTTTGCTTTAGCCCATGCATCTAGACCATTAATAATAGTCTCTTTTGCAAAAGGCTTAAAGTCTTGATTGCTTAAAACTTCTTTTGCCTGTCCAGTAAATTGAGGTTCCAAATGCCATGCAGAAATCATTACCTTAAGACCCATCTTGACATCGTTAGGAACAATCTTAATCTTATTCTTCTCTCTATCTGTCAAATAAATCTTATTAATATAATTTCCAAACCATGTGCAAATACCATCCAAAGTACCAGTAACATGAGTATTCAATACGCTACTACTCGTAGGACACATATTAGCATATGCAGTGACATCTTCACCGCCAAGATCCTGTTGGTCAAAAGTAAATGCACACTCTAGTTTCATATGGCCATTATCATTTTTAATGATAATAGGAGACACTAGCATACTAGCGCATTTACCAAGAATATTGGTAGCAATACCATCTTCATTGACCATCTTCTCATGATAAGTCTTACCACGCTTATTAATAGAAGTATAGTCAACAGTAACACCAATAGGCAGCAGAGATAGAGTATCTCTTACAAGAGTATAAACTTCTGCAGGTTCAACAGGAGTCGGACCTACAATACTATGATCAGGAGTAAATTCTGTTCTAGTACCTTGAAGTTTTTCAGGATTCTTAATAATCTCTTCTTTCTTCAAGACACCTTTCTTAAACAAAGCATGCTTACAAGTACCATCATAGCGATAAGACTTGACATCGAAATACTCAGACAATGCATTAGTTGCTTTAGCACCAATACCATTTAATCCAGCAGAATAATCTCCTTCTTTTTTCTCTGTGAGGTTCTTGCCTGTGTGTCCCTCCGTAAATACGGCCACAAGCTTATCATATGGAATCCCCAGTCCATTATCTGTAATAATAAATTTAGTATCTCTCTCATCAAAAAGAATAGAAATAAAGTTGCAAGGAGATTTATCATAAAGCATCTGATCAACAGAGTTCTGAAAAATCTCTCTAAACATTGTTATCGCGGCAAACTGCTCAAGTGCGCCAACGTACATGCCCGCACGGGCTCGAATAGCATTGATCGTACCTTCAATATGGGTAATGTCCTTATCATAGCTATCAATATTCTTGATTTGTTCAGCGGTAAGTTTTGCCATTAATTATTAACTCCTCTCATTTATTCTTTATCGAATTGACTTATAGGATTATTATACTCATCTACAAAATAGATTGCATTTACACAATCATGGTTTGTAGGTGTAGGAGTATATACTGCAGTATGAGGATCATATCCTTTTTCACACCTTCTTCTAATAGTATTTTGATTAATGCCAGAAGCTGCTTCCCATTGCGCTAATGTATATGTTTCTCCATTAGCGGTGATATATACGCTATCTCTTTTATTATTTGCTTGAATAATCATTGATACCCATCTACAATTACTAGGAGAATATGGGCCATTTACATCAATACGATCAATATACAAATTATCATTATATCCATTTTTATATGCCCAATCAACAAACGCTTTTAACCCACTATAATTATCTTTCTTCTGCCATTCGTCGCAAACATAAATACCTCTGCCACCATAATCTTTATAATGATCATCTGTTTTACAATAACAGCGTCTAATCATATCTTTATACGTATTATAAATTCTAGTATCAGATAAACCATGCTTTCTAGTTTTATCATGAAGGTTCTTCATTTTTTGAACATTAACACATCCACAATTTAAAGATGCATCTTTATAATTAAGCTGGGTATATTTCTTTACAACTCCTTTTGTACCGCAGTCACAATCACAAATATAATATTCTGTACTTACAATTCCAGCATTATGCACTTCTCGGATTGTAAGCATTCCAAGTTTTTGTCCTACTTTATATGGCTCATGTACAGATTTAATTTTACCGCACATTCCACAATCTTTAATTGTTCTATTTAAAAGATTGCTTTCTCTCTTTTCAACTTCTCGTCCACATTCACATTTACAAATCCAGAATCTATCTTCTGAAGATTTTCCATCTTTTATTAATCTTTCTACTGTAAGTTTACCAATTTTCTCTCCTGAAGTAATAGGCTTTCTTTCTATATCACATCCGCAAGATAAAGGACGAATATATTTTCCTTTAATATGATTTGTAAGGGCATCTCTATAAGCAATAAACTTTTTACCACAAAGATTACACTTGCAAAGATATCTAATTTTTATACTACCATCTGGTTTTACATGTGGAGTAGTTTTTCCTAGCACATAAGCATTACCAATTGTTTTGCCCATATAATCTACGTAGTTATGATCACTCATAACATCGATAGCTTCATAAGGCATATCTTCACAATTGATATTATTCTTAATCATTCTCAGTCTTTTCCTTTCTCTAGATTCTTTTTCTCATAATTATGTGTACATGTTCATTAAAAAATTAATTTTGCTTTATATGAAAATAATCTTTCCTTGGATACCCAATTTCGGATTATTGTTGAGTTCTACATAAGATCATTTACCAAATTTTATATTTTGGTAAATGATTGTTCTATAATCTATTAGTATTAAAAATAATAAATAAAGGAGTGGAGGACATGAATCCTCCACTCCAATATTTATTATGACGATGCGATTGTTGCTATATGAACTTTACTTAGAAATTACTTCTGGAAAGTTTCAGGAACCTTTACTGCTTCGGTAACTGCAGGCTGAGCAGCAGGTGCCTGAGGAGCTGCTGCAGGAGCAGGCTGCTGAGGCATATTAGTATTGATCGGCTGTGCAGGACCCTGAGGGTTGAATGCATAACCGGTCTGTGCAGGCTGATAACCAGTCTGAGCAACAGGCTGCTGGACAGGAGCTGCAGGCTGCATGGGCTGAGCATACATCGGATTATAACCAGGCTGCTGAGGCATATTGGTGTTCATGACAGGCTGCTGGACAGGAGCACCATAAGCATAAGGCTGCTGGGGATAACCACCCATCGGCATACCACCCATCATACCAGGCTGAGCATACATCGGGCTGTTGATCAGATTTGCATACATTGCAAAAGTGTTCATACCATTCTGAGCCTGCATCGGATTGATGTTATTATGCTTTGCATAATCCTTAATAGCCAGATCATACAGGCCAGGGAACTTCTCCAGGAACGGAATAATCTGGAAATAGGTCAGAGCAGCATCAGGGCTCAGAGACAGATAGCTAGTTTTGCAGGTGTTCATATAATCCAGAACCAGCTGAACTGCAGTCTTGACATCTTCAGTAGTACCAGTATGAACATTGAAAGTAGTACCGCAGATAGAGCAAGTATAACTACCATCAGGATTCTCAACCAGAGCAGAGGTACGATCAGAGTTATAATGATTGCACTGGCCACGCAGAAGCTCTTCATCAGAAACACTCAGAGAAAACTGAGTATTATCCTTCTTCAGACGAGCGACCTTATCAGGACTCAGCCAGTTAGTGTTACCACCGGTCTGCTGTGCAGCGGGCTGAGGATAGCCAGCACCCATGGGCATTGCATAACCATTCGGATACATGTTGTTCATCATTGTTGTTTACTCCTTTGTCTTTTTAATTTGCGCAAATTAAAAGTGTGGAAGATCGGACATGAACTTAAGCAAGTGAGATATTGCTTTTGTTCATTATTATAATATATGCTCAATTTTCATTTTAGCAAACGAAAATTAGGCACAATCATAATCAGTATTTTTATGTTGCAGGAGGTGTAAATCTATACTTACTCTTTAGGAGTAAGAACCTTATCTACAACATTTTGAGGAATGCCTCCAATTTCAGTAGAGAGAACAGTTCCTTTAAAGTTACCATACATAGTGCCAGGTGCAGTAGCTTCAGTATTCAAGGATCCAGTTGCAGAGGATGCATTATAAATAGTATCGGTTTTGATTTCTTTAAGAATATCTGCCATATTCTTAGAAGTGCCAATGGGCTCAAGATCACCAATTTGTTTCTGTACATCACCAGGATCAGAATTAATGAAGGATCTAATATATGCAATATCGCCAAAGCTTAGCATAGTAACCTTAAAAGGACACTGAGGCTGATTAGTATTAGCAATATTAAAAGATCCATCAGGAGTATTCTTCTTAACCTCGACAACAGAATCGCCCTTCAGAAAGAGCCAATGACCATCAATATTTCCACGAAGGACTGCAGCAGAGTCGCCGGTATCAATTTCAATAGGACGATCCTTATATTTATCAAACAGATAAAGCACTTCTTCTTTATTCATATAAATTATCTCCTTTATTTATTATTTTTAGCAAGTTTTCTATAAGCATTAAGCTCGCTGTTAAGACTAATAAGAACCATTGCATTCTTAGTATTCTTAACAGTCATAAACTTGTTATACAGAATCGTATAAATACCAATATCCCGATCAGCCATGCTCATGGATCTCACAATATTTCTAATCATATTATCATTGGTATTCAGAATACCAAATCTTTCAGGATCTGTTTGCATATACTTAATACGATTGACATAATCAGAATAGAAATAATTCTGAGTATAAAGATTAGCAGTATTAAGATTAACCTTATTAGCACAATAATCAAGAATCGTATCAATGATGATAGGTTCAATAATATATTTACCATGCTTAGAGAAATCTACTCTGCCAGCAATGATATCATCAATAATTTTATCTACATTCTTACCAACTTCATCTACGGAAATTTTTCCAATAGTAATGAAATCCTCGCCTCGCTGATCAATCATTCTAGTAAACCAGTTAGACATTTTTCTACCATTACAGATACTGTCAGGAATGGGATTATTAATAAGTGAGCCTGCAACGGGCACCTGAGGAATTTGATTATAGACAATAACATCATGAGGATCATTTACAGGAGAGATCTCAAACTGTTGTCTTACATAATCCTCCATAGGAACATTTGACACAAGACTAGAAAAATCAATAGAAGCTTCAGTAATAGGTTTCTCTTCGATAATTGCAGATTTGAAATTAGGAGCTACAGATTTCTTTTCCTGAGTAGCATAAGTGGGAAGATTAAAACTCTCAGGAATACTTACTTTGGATTCATTATCGTTAATTACAGGTAACGATCCATTCACTAGCGCTTGATATACATTATAATTTGGTGCAAAATAAGACATAATATTTACTCCTTTCATGCCTTTCTATTATTATAATATCTCCTCAAGAATAGTTTTATCTCCTACTTGTTCAGATGGATTAAAATCATTGATATCGAATCCATCCATATCATCGATTACCTTCATATTATCAAGCATAACTTTCATAAATCTAAATACTGTAATAGGTTTAGAATTAGGAACAGCATTAGGCTTAATAGGATTTGTAGTATCTGTATCACATACAATAATAAAAGATAGATTAGGATCGATTATTTCGTCCTTGATTAATCCTTTGAGATAGTTATAAGTGTTCTGTCTGCCCTTACTAACAGACCAATCTCTAGAATTATATTCTGAATCATATGTTGTAAGGAGAAGAATATATATCTTTTCGTCAGGATCGTCATCAAAGGTAACGGCAGGAATTGCCATTGCTAGAGTAGCGCCGTTTTCTTCTTCTACTTGCTGAATGATTCTCATTAAATCTTCATCTGAATCCATGTTATACAAATTCAACATCCTCCTTTTTGTATTCAGATTTAAAAGTATCATCATCCAAAGTAATGAATCCATTTTGAAGAATAGATTTAATTACTAAGGTATTTAAAGTATCTGCTTTCTTATTCTTAGGAGCATCAATAGCAAATTCAACTCCAAGCATAGTAAGTTTATCGAGTAACTTATATCCTCTAATATCACTATACTTTACATTTATTCTACGATTTCCAAGAATAAAAGTAACAAACTTTTTATCAGAGTTCTTATTACTATAAGCATACATGAAAACATTCATGATATTATAGCTTAGAACATAAGATCTGACTCCTGATTTATACATCAGAGTCATCCATAATACACCAGTATTGTCTCTATTAAGATTACCTACAAGTTCCGGGTGTAAAATATTTGTACTAACCATTGTAGAAGGAATAGAAGTTACTCCTCCAGGATTAAATACATACATATCAGGATACTGTTGATACATATTTTATTCTCCTTTTATATGCTCCAGAATTTAGGTTTATGCATAACATATACCATCTGTTGTTTAAATCTTGTAATAGCTGTATAATTCGCTGCTTTTACCAATTGAGGATTCATTGCTTCTTCAATATAAGTGCCGCAAAGATATTCAGATCCTTGTGCTAAATGTACCGTAGAAGCATATGCATATTCGAATTGTTCACCCTGAAAATATGGATTTCTAGAATAGAATTCTCTATCTTTGTAAGCCATATTTAAATACTTTATATTGATTTCTAGATTACTAAATTTTTCATTAGTAAGATCTGGTAAGAAATCTAATTTTAAAGTATCTTTATCTACTCTACTTACATCTGGAAGAGAAATCACTGTTCCTACTAATCCATTTACTAATGGAATATTTCCAACAGATTTATCCCAGTTATTGTGTCTACAAATTATACGCTCACCATAATCTGGATAATTAGAAAATTTGTGAAGAATCTCATGTCTTACTCTATTATTTAGATAATCTCTAGTAGCATTTTTTGCACAAATTACTATATGAGATCTAGATAATATTTCATTATTCAATTCATCATCAAAGATAACGAATACAGAATTTCCATAAACTCCTGGGCAAATTGGTTCTCCATTTCTTGCTCTATTGGCAAGATAAACAATAGGAGAATTTTCTGATTGCCTCATTAGTTCAGTAAGTCTACAAATGATTCCATCCATTAAGAATGCAGGTTTGCCACCTATTGGAGGCAACTGTCCTGGATCTCCAGCAGCTAGTACTTTGATTCCCGTATCGTCTAATACTTTTCTAATAAATTCAGGTGCCATCCATGCTTCATCTAGAACAATCAATTTAATCTTTGTTCCACTAAAACTTTTTGGAATATAACTCCATGTAGTTTTAGGAGTATTAAATTGCTTATCTATAATTACATGGCCCAAATTATCTTTCATTGGTACTTTTACAGGATTAAATAATCCAGCATGACAAGTACAAGCATTAACAAATCCTTTTGTTCGCATAATTGTACATGCTTGTCCAGTATAAGCTATGGGTAATACTTCTTCTGGTTTAAGTCTTAATCTTCTAATAATCTCAGAAATAACTACACTTTTACCAGTTCCCGCATATCCCACAATAGAAAAGTATTGTTGTGATGAATAATGAAACCAATATACTGCTCTATTAGCAGCTTCTTCCTGTTCTTTATTTAAAACTATCATTTATTCTCCTCTTCATCTTGATCTACATCGTAGATCTTTAAATCGATATCATCAAATGTTCCATCAATACTAAAGATAGCTTCCAAATAGCAAAGAATCTTATTAAGGAACCAATTTCCAATCCATTTAGTACCGTCTTCATACTTAATATTCAAACGATACAATCTATCTTCTTCATTTTTATCAAAGAAATATGCTAATACTTCAGGAATGTTTTGCATCTCAGGAGAACTATTATCATCAAGAAACTTTCCAAAGAGTCTTTCAACAATCTTTGTACACTTAGGATCCAAAGGATCAAGTTTTACATCGTAATCAGAGATATACAATGCTTTATCAGGATCATTATTTGCTTTTACAATTTTTCCCTCAAAGTAAATAGGGCTCTTAGTCTCCTGATCTACAAGAGTATTAGTACTAGGCTGAAGCTCCATGCCAAGAGCAATAAGGAATTTACGAGTTACATTGACACTTTCATTTCGATCGAACATAATTAAAACCTCCAAAAAATATATAGACCAATACCTATTGATCATATTTATAATATCTACTTATGGGTATTTTTAGCGCTTAAAAACTCATATATAAAAGGAGTGATAATATGAATGCAAACAATATGAATCCTAACTCTTATGCAAACAGTCCAGAATTGCTATATGGAGCGCATTATGCAATTCTACAAGGAACTGTTTCTTTTGATAATCCTAAAGGTAAATTTAAACTTGATTATGTAAATCCTAATGGAGAATCAAAGATCAAAGGTGAAAATACAATAGAACTTACTGTTCCTAAATTTTTCTTCTATATTATGCCTTATGGAGATTATCAACCTGATGGAATTAAAACTGTTAAAATAACAACTCCTGATGCTGTTGGTGGAATAATGACATGTGAGCCTAAACAATTAGTATATAGAAAGCAATATACTTCAGGAACAAAATTTATTGTAGTAAATATGGGTGGTAATATTGATACTCCTAGAATTATTGGTGTAGAGGAGTGATAATAAATGGCTAATGTAGGATATGCAGGTTCTGCAGATAAAACTATTACTGTTCAAGAGTTTATTGCTATTAGAACTACAGATGATGTAACCTATTACAATTACTCTATCGTAGAATATCTACATGGATTTGATATGTTTATTACTAATCTTCTATATGATTATGAAGATGAATTACAAGACATATCTACTACTATTGCTTTAAATGCTAGAGAGAAAGCAAAATACAAGTATAAGCCATGGCTATTCGCTTATGATGTATATGGATCTACGGAATCTCAATTTTTAGTAATGATGATGAATGGAATCATCGATCCTAAAGAATTCGATTTTGATAAAGTAAAAGTAATAGATCCTGGTCAACTGTCCACTATTCTTAATAGAATTCAAGCAGTAAATGAAGACTATATAAACAATAATAGAAATAAACTTAAAATTGATTTTAAGAATAATGACGGAAATGAAGTTTGGAATGTTTAAAAAATAAAATTTAATGTAGTAGGGATTTTGTCCCTACTACATTATTTATTCTTTATTTAGGTTCATAAGGAAGTAAACCATTATTAATAGATACACCATCATCATCTAAGAATCTAATGGCTGGTTTATCAAGACCGCTATTAATAATACTTCTACTAATTAATTCAGTTTCCCAAGGATCACTCTTAATAGGACTAGTATTTGCAAATGCATCAGGAATCATTGCTGGCATTGGCAATACAGGTTCAGATGGCATACCAGAAGTAACAAACTGACTCTGATTTTCATTTCTAGGATAAAGAATACTACTCGGATCTACAGGAACTGCTCCAATACCAGGATCTACTTTTCTCCCAGGTTCCATATTATCAGAGATAGTATTCAAACTAAACAAATCATCGTCATCAGATCTATTAACTCTCTTAGAAATCTTCATACCAGTATTCTTATCTTCCTTGAGTTGTCTCTTAAAAGAAGGTACCGGAGAATAAAGATCTTCTACTAATTTAATTTCATTAGTCATCATATATGGCTGATAAAATAAATCAAGAGTACACTTAGTTCTAGTCTTAATACACTTAAATCCCATATAGAGATTATCATGAGAATCATTCTCTTTATTGATAATAATACCAAGATCACAGTTATCAATCATCAAATAAGATTCTGATACATTAAAACTACCAAGAGATCTGATAAGATCTTTTTTATTTGAGCCAGAATTGTCATCTAGAACTTTAGATGCATCTCTGTTCAAATGAGAGTCAGTAATAACAGGAATATTAGTAGCAGTTGCAAAAGCTTTGAATTCATTTACAACTTCACCTAAGTCAAGTCTAATATCATTTCTCTTATTAACTGGTCTAATTCTTTTAATATGATCCTGGAAAAAACATATTGGTTCTCTACCAGACTCTCTAAGCTTATCTGTCAATGTGTACATATAATCTGTATTTACAGACAGATTAGGCTTATAAATCATTACTATATCGATTGGATCAGTATCTTTATCATATCCCAATCCACTAGTTCTAAAAATATTAATAGAATCTTCAAGAGAACAATCTCCAAATGTTTTACCATCAGAGACCATACTTAACATTCTTCCAATATTTTCATCTTCTGAGTTTTCCATAGTAAGAAATACAATAGTAGGAATCTTGGTAGGATCATGAGGAATATAATCTTTATTATATTTCTTAATTTGCATCGCAAGATCAAGCATAGTAAAAGATTTACCACCAGCAGCTTGTGCAAAAATGATATAGACTCTATCTGCTTGAAATCCTCCATCTAGCATTGCATTTAATCCAGTCATACCAGTTCGAAGAACTCTTGAAGGACTTGTCTGTCTTGCATGAATGTCAGACATTACACTTTCGAATTCTTGGGGCAATAGGCTAAACATCTGGGATTGGCTAATAGATTCATCCATCTTATTAAACTGCATATTTAAATCTGCAGTAAGCTGTTGAATCTGATTAACAACATCAGATCTTCTTCCATAATTTGCATTGTGAAGATTTGCTGCTAAATTAAGAATTTCATCATATCTTTCATCAACAAAATATGATTTTACAAGTTCATTTGCTTGTTCATTAAGATATGCAAGATCTTCATCAGAAATTTCTTCTAATGTAGAAGCATCTAATAAAGGTTTATCTCCAATACCACCATTGATATATTGAATGATCATATCTTTATTAGTTAATTTCTTAGAAATTCTTGCATCTAACCCTCGTTTGATAAATCTAATACGAGTAATACGATCAATATCATTTCCATATTGATTTTCATCCACTCTATCAAAAAGATCTCTAATTAGATTTAGATTACTAATTCTAATATTCTGATTCATTGAGATTACATATCTACAATAGAATTCTAGAGTTTTGATATCGAATAGAGGCTTAATAGACTCTGTATTTGATTTAACGGAACGAGTATTATTATTAATCTTTCTACTGATATTCATAACACAATTTCTCCGTTGCTATTTTGATTTAGTACTTGGTAGTTTTGATCAAAATAGAAACCCAAAATCTTAAAAGAATTATTTCAAATATATTTATGATTTAAAGAATACATTGATTGCCATTGCCTTCTAAGAGAATCATTTTCATCATTTCTAGGAAATGCTTTAGTACAAGTAATAGCTTTATCTAGATCTTCTTCTAGATTAGTCTTTCCTCTTAGACTAAGCATATAGTCTGTAGCATTTACTCCAGAAGCTACATTTAGATTATAAATACTAATATTCTGAGCTTTATAAGTATTGAATAAATACTTTCTAAATCCTACTTGCCAAATAGAACTTAAACTCTCAGGAATAATAGCATATCCTTCTACATGAGTATTATTTACTTTATTATCAAATTCTATACCTATAAATCTCATAGCTATTCTCCTTTACAGAATAATAGCAACAATAGATACGATAATAGAAGCAATAGCAATAATAGTAGTAAATTTATTAGTGACCATAAGAGAAGATACTTTCAGTTCAAGGTCATTAATCTTAGTAAAGGCTTTACCAATATTTTCATCTTGAATCTTTAATACATCAGAAATTCTTTCAAGAAGAGCTTTAGTATCGGGACCAGGCTGATTCATAAGTCTATTAAGAACTTCAGGATTCATTCCATTATTAAATCCTCCACCATGCTTCATAAGCTCTCTAATCTCATCATTCGTTAACGGTGCTCCGCCTGCTTCTTCAGAATTGCTATTTGAAGCTTCAGTATTTCCGTTCTCGTTTTGCTCCTTGTTAACCTCAGATTCAGGATTACTATTTCCAGTCTCATTTTCCACAAATCCATTTTCATTGGCAGTATCGTTGTTAGCCACCATATTGTTTTCTTCATTCATCATCACTAATCTCCTTTTCTTCTTTATATTCTCTATTGTTTAAAGCAAGAACACCTTTGACAATCATATTGTCAAATCCAATATTTGCAGCTTCAATAATAGTAGTATGTCTAAAATATTGAATATCGTCATCTTCATGCTCTTTAATAGATTTCCAATATTCAAGAGCATCCATGATACAATGTTTGTTAATCTCCATATAATATGTAATATTCCCTTTTGTATTATTACCAGAATACATACCAAGTGGTAAATACAAATTATTGTCATCGTAACATGGATATGCCATTGTATCTTCAGTTTTGCAATTAGAATTATTATTAAGAATACGAATTAGTGGAAAATTATCAGGAGTTTTATGATAATCTTCTCTTGAAATTTCTACTTTTTCATTGTCCATTAGATTCACCTTCTTCCATCGATTCCCAATGTTCAAGAGCATCCATAATACAATGCTTATCTATTTTAAGATAGGCAACTCCTTTACCAATAAAAATCGGAATATAGAGATAATTATCATCATACTGGGCATGAGCTGAAGGATATGGAGTTCCAATCAGATCTGCTTGTCTTATTATTTCAGATGATGGATATTCATCAGGAGTTTTATAATAATTCATATCATTATTCATCCTCTTTTATAAATTTCCAATGTTTAAGAGCATCCATGATACAATACTTATCGATTGTTAAATATACTACATTGCTTTTTCCTATTACCATGGGAAGATAAAAATTATCGTCATCATAATGAGGATATGCATTTGGATATTTTTTGCCGTATAATTCATCTTCTTTCTTGATACTATTACCCATTGGATATCCAATGGGTGTTCCTTTATAATCTTTTCTATCAATATCCATAATCATTCCTTCTTCAATAACGCTTCTAATTCTTCTACTGTAAGATAGGTTTCATCTTGTTTAAGATAATTAACCCATAATACAAATTTCTGTTCATCTGTCAACTTCGGATCTAACAAAAATGCCACTTTTTCATTATCTTCTTTGATTTGCTGCTCTGCTTGTTTAGCAATTTCTAATTCCTGAGAATAGAATTCTAACGTAACAGAATCATCAAGTCTAAAAGAATCATTAAGTGCCATTTTACTAGCCCCTGGAATTGGTCTATTGAATTTAATTCTAATATAATCAATTCCTTGAGTCTGTTTTAGATTCTTAATATAGTTAATGGTTTCTACTGGATCATTATTAATCAATTGATCAAGATAAATAGTTTTATAAGTGTCTGAAATAATCTTTTCATAATCAAGATAATAATATCTTGTATTAAGATTATAAGTCATTAATATAAAACCTTTTTCATGATCGTCATCGAACCTCCATCTATATGGAGATCCGCAATAATAGAAATGATCATTAAATGTTCCAGGCTTATGAATATGACCAGAAATGATAGGACCTTTACAATTTAAGAAATCTTCAATATGGAATAATCTTCCATTTCCGACAGTATCACCATATACTGCTCCATGAATTGTACCATGCATGATACACAAATCATAAAAGTCAGATCCAAATAAAATATGCTGATAGTATTCTTCTGGAACACCATATAATTCAGGAATGCAAAGAATTCTAGCATTCTTAACCATTTCAAATCTAATATTAGTCACTATTCTTACATCGACATCTTTTCTCTGCATATAGTGATAATAGATTTTAATTTGATTAGAATCATGAGACATAGTACCTTGAAGAATAATCAAAGTAGCATTATGAGATCTACAAATTTCTACTAATCTTCCAACAAACATAGATGCATATAAAGTAGCATCTGATGAGGTCTGAACTTTGTGATCAAATAAATCTCCATTTACACAAACTAGATCTAGTCTAGGCATCTTTTTTATTTTCTGAAGAAATTGATCCTCTAGAATACTATATTGCTTATATGGATCCATTACTGGAAAATGGAGATCGGAGATATGTGCTGTGATAAGAGTTCCTTTATCGATTTGATCTTTGAGCTTATATTGAGCAATTTCTTCTTCAATAGTCATGATGATATATCCTTTATCGAGCTTTTCTAATTTCTTTCTTAATGACACTAGAAATCATATTTCTAATATCTGGATCTGTCTGAATTAATTCTGGTAAGTATGCTTTAATAGCTTCTGTAAAAACATACTTAGGAATATCGTAAGATTTATACATATTAGAATTATGATATCCAATCATTGGAGTCTTTACTGTAAGACCTTTATCTGAAATTGTATATTCAGTTTTAGGCCAACCGCTAGTATCATTAATTTTATCAACTACAGAATCTAATTGACTATTAATAGTATACTGAGCCATATCATAAATTCCCATCATTTATTCTCCTCCAGAACTACTATTCTCTTCTACAAACTTCTTTAGAGATTCAATAAACTTAGGACAATCAGCCTTAGATTCAAGAAATATGGGAAAATAATAATCTTGAATCTTTTTCAAGTCTTCAATTGAAATTACAAAATCTACTTTCTGTAATTTAGTAGCATCTGTAGATATTAAATGTATTCCATCTGGTTTACATTCAATTTTTCCAATAATACTAAACAATGAAATCTTAGGCAGCATAATTGAAAATTCTTTCCTTTCTTTCGATTTTATATTACTTATCTGAATCTGAGTTTTGTTTTTCCTTATTTCTCTTGAACTCAATTACACTTTGGATAATTGCATCAATTACAATTGGGATAAATGCTCCAATTGCAATTGGAATTATAAATTTTACAAACCAAACAATCCAAGTGATTTGACTAACTTTTTCCATTGGTAATTGAGTTTCTTCTACTAGAGCATAATCGATTCTAGCATAAATACAAAGAGGAATATAACTTAGCTTTGCAACTTGATCAATTATATTAAAGAAATTTAAAATAAAGGAAAATACAACACAAGTTATACATAGACCAAAGAATTCAAATTTTTTATCCAAAATAAAGCGAAGTAAGATTACTCCAGTGCAAGTATACATGACAATCTCTAGAATTAGCGTAAATGGATTTATCTTACTCATCAAGATACCGTTTTCGAGTATTACAGAACCTACCCAATAATCTTCATGCTTAAGGAATCCAGATATATAAATGAAGAATGGACAAATAATATAAGATGCATTAAAAGAAACAAAAGAATCAATAATTGCATCTAAGAGACTATTTTCATTCCATGAGATTAAGACAATAGTAATGAATGGTACTAACATCAAATATCCTTTAGTGACACACATTACTACTTGCCTCATTGCTTCATGATTATTCAAAATAATATAATTATTTGCATAATCATAAACAATAGATACCATATATACAGATACAAAGTAAAGAAAATTTAATATAAAATCTGAATATTTACGAATCTTTGCATTTCGATTAGCCATTATATCTATACTCCTTTTATCAATTTTCTATTTTGGTCTAATAATTCAAAATAAGCTTCAATATTATCAGATCTTTCACAATCTTTTACTTGCAAATAAATATTTGTAATTTTCAATCTATGATCAAATGAATAGTTTGAGAATTGTCTACTATTCATAATAGCTTCAAGTTCATTAGATGCTCTATGCCAATCTACTGTTATTGCTTGTCTATATTTAGGATTCCATTTCTTTTTATATGGTTTCATAATTTATCACCTTCCTTCTAAATATTTAAAAAATAAAATAAAAAAGTTAGATATTATTATCTTGAGATAATAATATATATCTCATCATAGTTTTAATTATTTTTTCCATTGATTTTATTTGCTAGAGTAATTGCTTTTTCTTCTTCTGGAATTTTATATTCATGAAGATAATTAAGAAAGAAATCTATTAGAATTTCTTTACATTGATTTTCTACTTTCTCTTGAGACTTAGATACAGATTCTGAAGTAGAAATAACAATACTCTTTCCTGTAGTATTATCAAATACTGTAAATATGATATTAGTAGATACAATCTCTACAATAATATTTCTATCTTTAATTTTATCATAAAAATAGATAGGAATAAAATTCTTAGGATTGTATTTATCATTTGGATTATAAGAAGGAATTGTTACATTTACCATATAATCTTTTAGATTATTATAAAAAAGAAAGATTGCTCTTTCTAGATCATAAAGATATTGTACATCCCATTCATCTTTAGACAGGATAGTTTTAATAGTAGAATCTAGTTTATCTTCTAATTTTTTAGCTTTATTTTTAGATATGAATCTAAACCAACCGAAAGGTTTTTTGAATTCTTCCTTCAATTCATGCAATGTGTTGCATGACCGAATAATACTAATAATATCAAGATTCATATTTTCTACTCCTTCCAAAATAGATATGATTACTAAGAAAGTTTTTTATATAATGAAAAAATAATGGAGTACTACGTCGTAGTACTCCATGTTATTATTTTTTGTTTAAATTAGTAATTTCTTGATATTGAAGATTAGTATACATTCTCATCTTAAATGCTGTTAAAAGAATCATAAATGTTTGCTCACAATTTTCAATATAGTTTAGATGATCTTTATTGCTAAGATTAAATTCTTGAGTTTCATAAAAATGATTTAGTTTATCTAATCTTAAAATCATACATTTAGAAATATTAATATTCTTTGTATTTTTTAAAAGATATCGATATGCTGCTAATTGTAGAGAATATTTATAATTCATATGATTAGAAGTCTTAAAGTCTAATAACCAATATTCTCCATCTACTTGAAGTAAACAATCACATGTTCCTCCAAAATATTCATTGATCATAGTTTCTTCTAGATAGATTAATTTAATATTTTTATGAAGTTTATGTAATTCATCCCACCATTGAATGAAACCGTCTAAACAAGATTCTACAGTATCTCTAATTTTTTGATTAGGAATTTGTAAATCTGTATCTAGATCAATTCTTCCTTGTCTTAAGAATATTTCTATTGCTAAATGTGAATAAGTTCCTTTATCTTGAGCATCTTTCATAAATGCTCTATAGGATATTCTTTTCCATCCTAAACCATTAGCCCAATTCATTAGATTGTCTTCATGCATCATTGCAGATAATATTTCTGTTACCCTAGGAACTCTTTTATCATCAATAGAATAATTGCTCTTAGTACTATTTTTAATTTCTAGATCTTTTATTTTTTCTAATAATTCTTTTATTTGATTATCTTCTAAAATCATTCTTCTTTCTCTCCTTTATTTTGAGATTATAAAAATAATTATTTTGAAGTTTTTCTTATTTTTAAGAAGAATTTTTATAAAGTGAAACTTTATAAATTCCCCCGTAGTTATTTTAATATGGATATACTAGTATATTCATTATTTGTTGTTTCTTTAAGATAAGTATTATCTTAATTAGAATAAGTGAGATATTACTTAATAATCATCATTAAAATTAACAAGATTATTTTAATTTTAATATATACAATATTAAAATATATGTCTGAAAAATTTTTTTACTTTGCCATTTTTAAGGGTTTTTTGAAAAATCTTAAAAAGTGAAACTTTTTAAATTCCTCCACAGTTATTTTGATAGTGTAAATGTGTAGATTGATCTTATGCTTATAAGATCAATCTACTATACTAAGGAACGATTATTAAATAGATTAATCATTTTAGAACAAGGGTCAATATTATCAATAGAATCATTTTTTGCTTGAGGAATAGTATAATATCAGTTTAGGAATTAAGACGAATCATAGTATATAAGTAGTATAATCATAGTTAATATATAAACATATAAATCTTTTTTATTATTAATAATCATTAATTTTAATTTTAAATAAATTACACTATTAAAATATCTATCTGAAAAAAAGTTTACTTTGCCAAAAATAGGGTATTTTTGACAAAATTTGTTAACAAATTATGAACAAATGTTAATAAATAGAAAAATAATCCTCTATGGCATAAAACCATAGAGGATTTTATTTATTTTAATTAAAATTCTTCATAATTATCGAGAGCATCGTAATCAACAAAGATGCCATAAGCTCTCTTATGTAGATTCTTCTTAGCAAGAATCATACGAAGATCTTCATATTCTTCCTTGACTGCAATCCAATGATCAATATCAGGATCATTACGATTTTCACGGATGTAGTCAGATAGAATAGTAAGTCTAGCATTAATCTGCTTTAGAGCATATAGCACATCTTGTTCAGATTCTGCATTCTTTGCTCTGACTTGGAATTCATAGAGATCATTCTCTACATCTCTAAGTCCAGAATATTTTAGATATCCCAGGAATCCACCATTCTTCTTAGATTCTGTAAAGATTTGATTTACAGCTTCTGTGATATAAGCGTCAGTATCAATTCTATTTAGAGAATTGATAACAGATTCAACTTTCTTAATGTATAGAATAGAAGCAGTAATATCTTTACACTTAGAAAGAAGATGAATTGCAGCAGGACGTTCAGAGTCTACGTTGCAATATAGTCTCAGAGACCAATCAAGCATAGACAGATTAACCTGACGCTTAACTTCATTTTCACATCCAAGCATTTCTTGAAACAGCTTATCTATACCAATCTTAAAAGAACCTTCTGCAAATCCAAGAGAAGATAGATAAGCATCTGCTTCTACATCATCAGGAAGAGCGAAGCAAGAAGTAACCGTAGACAAAGCATCAGCTAGACCAAAGGATAGAATAGTTTTATACTGAACACAATCTCTAATAATCAGCTGAGTATTTTCTTTAGTAAAGAAAATATCAATATGCTCTCTAACAACTTCAGAAGGTCTAGAGTCAGCAGTCATATGATAAGCATTAAATAGAATAATCTGTGCTACTTCTTCATTTGTCAGACCGTAATCAAACATCTTAGAATCAATTTCACACTTATATTCTCCAACCTTACAAGGCTCTCCAGCAATAAAGAAAGCATTGATATCAAAGTCTGCAAAAGTAGGAAAAACAATACATCCAAAAGGAAGCTTATCTATATTATTTGTATAGATGAATTCTCTACACTTGCCAGTAGTAATAATGAGATTCAGATCTTTTCTAATATTTTCTACAGCAGATTTTGAAGTAGAAAGATCACGGAGTTTCTCAATATCACTAATTAGATTTTCAATCTTAGAATCCATTGATTATTTCTCTCCTTTATTTTAATTATTTGGTGCATAATTTGCAATGAAATTATAATTACCTGTACTACCAGAAGGAATATATTCAGGATCCCAATTGGTAAAAGTATATCCATCCTTTACAGGCTTAGCAGGATAGAAATCTTCCTCTTCAATATTATAATTAGTTTTAGCAAAAGGAAGCACTCCATTGTCTAGACTATATCTAATCTCATATTCAATAGGAGTATAGATAAATGTATAAATATTATCATAAGAATCTATGATAATAGAATTAGTATTGCATTTATATCCATCAATACTAATAGGATATACAATTTCTCCAGGTTTCTTATTTACATGAGTATCTTTTAGAATCTTTCCAGAAGAAGAGATATATTTGATATTTACATTCCAAATATACCAATTAGGAGTTCTATTAGCATCAAGTGCACTAGTATTCAGGAAAGCATCAGTAATATCACCAAATGTTTTATCATTATTCCAATACTCCACAGATTGGACATCTGAGAGAGCAATACAATCTTTAAACATTGAATTGCAATTCATTCCATTAGCTGCAATAAAGTAAGAGAAGCAACTAATATCGTAGAGAGAAGAAAAACCTTCAAAAGCATGACTCATATCATCATTGCAATGAATTGCATCTTCACAAGCAAGATTGATAATTCCGTCATCATAAGATGCATAAATAGGAGTAATAGTAGAAGATACATCTACACAGTTATTAATATAATCTACAATTCTAAATCCTAGAATATTATCTTTACTGCCAGCAATAGTTTCAAAGATCTTATTAAGTTCAGTACCAGTTTTAAGAATCGGAAGAGATTTCCAAGTGGCAGTAAAATTAATATCTCCAATAGTTCCAGCAGGAATAGATTTAGGTTCCCACCCATTGAATACAAAATCTTTTCTTGTAGGAATAGGAGGTGTATAGGTATCATCTTCTATAGTATACGAAGATTTTAGATCAACATCAATTTCACCACCATCTAGGTTATATCCAATTGAATATTCAATAGGAGTATAAATGAAATTGAACCGTTGATTATCTTCTTTCAGAATCTGAGGTTCAGGAGCTATATATCCAGGAATCTCTTTAGGATAAACATATGTATCTTTTTCTGCAGTGGAGCAGAAAGATCCAATTACAATATTATTATCTTCCATAATTAACCCTCCACTGCTTTATTAGTAGAAGATAGGCAAGTAGCATAATATGCAAGAGCTGTAGTACTAGTATTGTATTCAAACCAAGCAAACAAAGTCATATTTCCATTAGGCTTATACTTAGTTGGATCAATAATAGTAGCAGCAATTTTACTAGTAGACCAACCTTTGAAAATAAATCTAGGATCGGTCCATGTAGGAGTTACAATAGTTCCGATAGTATCTCCATCTTTAACAGACATTGTAGCAGGTAATTTCAATCCAGGAACATTTGCTTCATTTGTATCAAAGTTAATGGAGAAATTATTGCTACCAGTAAGATCGATTTTGATATTATAATCACCAGCATCATAAAGTTGAAGAACATAAACGTCATATGCAATATAGCTGCCAGCAGCAGAGTTCATTGCATATACACGATCTTCTATTGTAGCAGTAATTGTTTTACTAGTAGAATTATTCTTAAAGCTAGCATTATAGTTAATAGGAACGTAGAAACAAGGTACATAACCTTCAGCAATGGTCATCTTAACTACATCAGAACCGATAGTAGTATTTTGTGCAATAAGAAGATAATTCTTAGAAGTATCATATGTCTTAATAAGACCATAATAGATGTAAGAAGTGGTAGACATACTACCACCATCTGCATCTTCAGTATCTGTAATTACATAATACCAATGGTTTTCCTCACGATCCTTAACAGGAGGAATGGTCTGTTCAGTGACTACATGAATAACGGAAGATCCATCCTGAATTTCCTTAATTTGTTCTCTAATTTTACCAGTAATATTGATATATCCATTACCATTTTTGATATATAGGTCTTCATTATCAATATCTACAACCAGCTCATGGTTTTGATGATTATTCTTATTCTTAAATTCATCAAGCACGATTGGAATTCTGGCAATATATTTATCATTATCAGCCATGTGCTTTAGCCTCCTTTTCATAAAAATAAAAACTAAGTAGCACCATTAATATTAAGTTTTGAGAAGCCAAAATAAAGGTGGATAGGAGCAAATCCTATCCACCCAATTTAGATATTACTGCTTATCTGTAGACTCTTCGACAATCTTCTGATCGTCATCAGACAGAACATCTGCGCCAAGACCCAGATCACCCTGTTCAGTGATAACAGAATACTTTGCATCGGTAGACTTTTCAGGACACATAATAAATTACCTCCTTATAGTAATTATTTAGAAGTATTAGAAATTAATCCTTAATAAAATTATACAGCTCATTTAGAGCATTTGTATAATAACGAATTACTTCTAGCATAGAATCAGTAATAGCATCATTGAAATCAATAGACATACCAGCATATGTTAGTATTTTCTTAAAGACATCTTCAACCATTTTCTTACCAAGTTTATCTTTACCATACTTTCCAATCATACGATTATAAGCTTGTTGAGCAAACTGCAAATATTTCATCTGACTAGAAACAGTTTTATTCATATAGGCAATATTATAATAAACAACACCAATATTATCTTTATAAATCATTAGTACATCTTCGAGCCTCTGATTCTTATAATCAGTATTCTGGATAAAAGGCTCTGTATAAGTAATATATCCATGATTCTTAGTAAATGTACTATCAATCTGGCTAATAATATCGGTATATGCAGAATCAAATATATTCTGTCTAGTCTTCTCATCATTGGTATTGATAACAGTAGCCATAGTATTATCAATGAAATTGACTACATATTCAGAATTCCAAATAAGTTCATCTACTGTAAGCTTGTAGTATGTATTAGGATTATTCTTATCTCTTAGAAGAATTATCTTCATAGTAGCATTGACTTTATCATTGCGATGCTTAAAGCGAGCCATCTTATCATGCTTAAGAAGATCATTTACCTTAGTATAGATATCATTAAGCTCTTTAGATTGAGAAGAAAGCTTATTAATATTAATAGTATATTTATTTTTTAGAAACTTCATAAGCCAAGCAATAATGACAGTAACTGCCATACCACCAAGCATTAGAGCTTCTCCAGCCTCTTGAATATACTTCTTAGGATCATCAGACTTAGCAGCTTCCATAGCAATTTGCAAAAGATGATCACACTGAGCTTCAGTGAGAGGCTGATCTACAATATACTCTTTAATAGGTTCATCATATTTGAAAGCCATGATTAATATTCTCCTTTATATATTTTATTTCAGAATAGTTTTCTTTACAGCATCAGAAGCTTTCTTAACTAGAGACTCCTTTTCGATTTCCTTAACAGGAATTGGAGTAACAGTTTCTACATAAACAGCCTTTTGGAATACATCAGGAAGTAGAGGATCAATATAAACCTTTGTAGGCTGTCGTAGCACTTCATAAGTATGCATTTTGCTCATAAATTTATTATCAGTACTAATTGTAGGTAGAGATTTACTCATAGTAAGATAAATCCTAGGAGCTTCACAAAGATATCCATTCTCACTCTTACCACGAAGTTTCCACTTAGGAATAAGTTCTTTAATACCAGCAACAACAGACTGATGATAAAGTTTAGTTCCAGCAGGAAGAGTAATAGGCTTAGCATTATAGGTATATTCTACTAGAATAATGCTATCATCTTCCTTTTTACCCTTCTTAAGTTTATATTTAGTAATAATAGTTCCATTAGGAACGATATGGCAGAATTTGCAGAGAGCTTTAAATGCTTTATAGTAAGGAGCATAGTTTTCTGTTTCTTCTTTAAGAGTTTTAAAGATAGGAGCCAACTTCTGATATTCAGCATCAGAAAGTGTAGATTTAAATACTTCCTTCTTTTGCTTCTCATTAGACATTTTCCATTTCTTAATGAGTTCTTGAGTTTCTTTATCTACGAATAGCTCCTGAAGAGATTGATAATTAGTCATCTCTTCCATTATATATCAGACTCCTTTCATTAAGATTTATGAAATAGCTTATCAATGAATGTACGGAAAGATTCTACAGGAATAGGTCTTTCAGTTTCTACGTAAACAGAATTACTAGAAAATTCACTATAAGTAGGATCAATATAAGCAGTTGTAATACGTTCTTTAGGTGTAAATCTTACTAGTTTCTTACCCTCAAGTCCTGCTTGAGTTGCAGCAATAGGATTAATACAAGAAAAGAAGACTCTACGAGTTGGATACATATACTTACCAGCAACTTTAGATTTGAACGAAGGAATAAGTTCTTTAATTCCAGCAGCAGGTGTAGTATGAATCAATTGAATACCTTCAGGAATAGTAACTTTTACTTTACCCTTAGAATACTTAACTGCAATAATATCTTGATCTTTATCCTTTTCGTCTTTCTTGAAGACTACATTTTCAAGAATAACAGAATCATTAGGAAGACCAACAAATTTACAGATAGCATTAAAGGATCTTTTATAAGCACTATAAAAAGGCTTCTCTGCACAAACAACATCCATATGCTTTTGAAGAGCAGCTTTTTGTTTTTCATCAATGTATCTATAAATCCATTTATGCTTAACGAAAGACCCAGTACTCTTTTCCCATTGTTTCCATAGATCTGTTACATTAAGAATGTCTTTCTTAATATTATCAATCGCACCTTCATTATAATTATCTGCAGAAGCACAAAGTACATCTAGAAAGATATCTGTATCAGAATAATTACTAGCTTCAATTACAGCATCTTCTTTTACTTCATCGTATCTATCATCGATACCTTGGAATAGAGCATCATTATCTGTATCTTGTTCACGCCTATCTCCACCAAATTTCTTATAAAGCATTGTATAGTAGAGACGAATAACTCGCATTGCATCTTTATCCTTCGGGAAATTAATATAATCATCAATAAGCTTATTTAGCTTACTAATTTGATCAATTAGCTCCTTCTTTGTTTTAGGATCGATACCTTCTTTAGCAACTTCTCTCTTTAGATACTCGATAGAAACTTTAATTCTAGCAAGATCTGCAGGATGCTCATCTTGAACATCAGTTACATAAGCAAGAAAATCATTAAAGTAAAGAATATATGCTTTGAAGTATTCTACAAATTTAGGATAAGTACGAATACCATAATAATCATAATAGACTTTATTGGTAATCTTGGTAAGGCATGTATGAAGCTCATCGGAATATCCAAACATTGCAGCAAATGTATCTGCAAATTTTTCATTTGTATAATCAAAACGAGATCGTTTCATATTATCTTCCATAGATTCTTTAAAGAATTTAGGAAGAAGCTTAGTAAGATTTCGTCTTACACTAGTAATGGCAGAGTTAAATTTATTAAGTTCAGTATTGATAATCTCAATAGTAACAGCTTTACCAGATTTTATCTTATCTTTGATAAGATCATTAACCTTAGAAATTAGTCCATTAAGACGTCTAGCAGAAGTATAGTTACTATCTTTATTCATGACCGCTTCAAAGAAGCTATGACCGACTTCATGAAGAGTAACAGCAATCAATTCTTCATCAGAAAAATCTTCAGAATTAAATAGACCACTATTAATAGTCATAACAAAACAAACTCCAGGAAATACTTTCTTATATTTAAATCCAGTAGGATTAGAAATAAGATTTTTTAGAAGTTCTTTCTTTTCCTCTTCGGTATAGAAATTATCAATAGGATAAGCTCCAGCATTATAAGAATTATCAGGCTGAATATATAGAGCAAAAGATCTGAAGCCAAATGTATTCTCTGCTACTCTATTAAATTTCAAAATTTCAGGATCTTGATTAGTAGTAGAAGTAACAGGCTTATTTCTTAGCTTAGCTCTAACTTTGGAAAATGCATCTTGAAAAGGCTTAATAGATTCTTTACCAAAATACACTTCATTAAGATATTCCATAATGATATCCTCCTTTTAATTTAATGTGAAATTCAATAAAAAATAAGAGGTAGCAAAATATTTTGCTACCTCTTATTCTCATTTAAATATGAAGCGAAGCACGGAAAACTGCATCGGGAATAATTTTCCAAGAAGAATGAATCAATGTAGAAATAATATAAGATGCAAATGTGCATTTATCATTACTATCTTTATTATTCTTATCAATATTAAACTTATCTTTGAATTTATCACTATTCATAACATGCTGAATTAATTGAGTGATGGCATTCAATCCAAAGTTTACAACAGTGCTCTTTGCAAAAACTGCTATACTACTCTTCTTTTCACCTGCAATCTTAAATGCCACAATAGGTGCCATTGCATACAAGCCACAGACTGCAATATATTCTTTATCGAAATTACCTTTTACAGCAATCGCTTTTGCAGCTTCAGATATAATGGGCTCAGCAATATAGCTATAAATAGTATATCCAAAACCACCAAGCATTTTATTCAATACAAGAGAAAGTAGAATTTCTATAACAGCTCTTCATCCAATTAGAGAATATGCTTTCTGGATATTTTTGGAATTACCTTCTAGCTTTGGATAATTTTTAGATATACTTGCATCTATCTTATTAGCAATAGATTTAAACATATCAGAAATAATATTATGAATTTTCTTTTTGGACTCAGAATTAATACCATGAGCCTTGCATGTATCCACAATTTCATTCGCAGCAGCATTTATTGCAGGTGTTGCACCATTTAGACCAATTTTATTCAATTTAGAATTTGTAGAAGCCTCAATAAGATAACTTTCAGCAATACTTAGTGGAATAGATTTACAATCCTCACAAATCTTTTGAATCTGCTCAGGAGTAAATTCAATTCCTTCTACTCTGTTATTAAATTCATCGAGCATATTTACACAATATTCTTCAGTAAAAATAGCCATTATAATTCTCCTTATCTATCAAAGTCAATATCAATAATTTTCATATTTCCAGAACTGCTAAATTTAATATATAAATTTAACATTCTTTTAGAACCAGTAGGATCATCCTTTATATTAAAGTAGATGCTTAGACAATCATCTTCATCAATAAAGCCTTTCTTAAGTTGAAGAATAGGAATTATATCTTTATATTTAGGATATTTCTTAAAGAATGAATCTAGAGCAGCTTTTTGAGGTTTATTACCATAATAGTCATAATCATTATCCATATCTTTCCAAATAGATTCAGCAGCTTGCCTCTCAATTTCCTGATAATATTTATTTGCAAAAGAAATAACTTTTTCAGGATTTTCTGCATCAGAGCAATCTAAAGTAATTCCATGAAATGAATATGAAGATTTACCTTCAAGAATATATTTACACAATATTCTTCAGTAAAAATAGCCATCTCTTTTAATCACTCCATTAAATTTAATGATTATATTATTCATTATCTTTATTTATAAAATAAATTTGAGCATCAAATTTGTCTCCATCGTAGTCAATATATCCTTTAAATTCTTTTTGAATATCATTTATTAGATCACCAAATATTTGCCATCTTGAATTTACTTGATCAATAAATTCAGTTCTTGACAAATTTGGATCTTTCCATTTTTTATCATCTTTAACATCGATAATATCTACGGTTGCAAATTCAGAACCTTCTAATTCGTCACTAATATTTTCTTTAATTTTAGCTTGAGTTAGAATAGTAATTTTATAATAGCATTCATTCTTGTATTTTGCATGATATTGCTTATCTAGTTCTTTAATCCTTTTAATAATATTCTTAAGAACTTGTGGGATTTTAGTTCTCGCTATATATTCATTATCAATCTTAAGGATTCGTATAAATAATTTTCCATCTCCACCACCGATATAAAAATCTTTCTTTGTTTTCTTACGATATTCAAATATTTCTTTTTGAAGATTTGCAACAGCATCTACTGCTCCTTTAGATTTATTCTTTACATCAACAGAGCATATAGTAAAATTATGATATTTGCCATTGGTTTTAGAATATTCAGGAGTAGATGCTTCAGCTGCATATTTATCATATTTTTCTTTTGTAGTATATGTAGTGCATGATCTTAGAAATTGGTGCTTGTCTATAAATGATTTACAAATATTTAAAATATCTTCTACTTCTTCCCAAGAAATAATTGGCTTATATGAAGATTCATTAAACCAATTTAAGCAAGTATATTCTGTAAATATAGCCATTATTTGAATTCCTCCTTATATTTAGTAATTATTAATTTATAGTCAAAAAAACGATTTAAATTTATATAAAAAGAGGTGCTATGGATTGCTCCATAGCACCATTATTTAAATGATCGGAGTTAAATTTCGTCCGTATCAATAACCATATTGACACCGGCACTTTCCATCAGATCCTTAACTTCCTTAGAAGTATTCGGATGAATCAGGACACTCAGATTCTGAGCACTCATGCCTTCATTAGCAGCAATAATGCCATTCAGAGTCTCAACTACACTCTCACACTTCAGCTCTGCACACTTCTGCACATCCTCAACATCAGTGAAGAACTTGTCATCAGGAGTCTTAGCAACGACGACATTGTTATACTCACGCTTGACAGCATCTACAGGATTGACAACCTGGGGATCCTCAGACACCTTGACTTCATCCTCATTGGGACCAACTTGGACATCCATCTCGACATCATCGACGCCATCACTTTCACGAACAATGTACTGAGTGCACTGAACGCCATATCTCTCCAGACCGGGGACATACTTCATAGTGCTCTCATCAACAACAACGAACAGATTCTGAGCACTAACACCTTCATTGCAAGCAATGATCTTGTTCAAAGAATCCATCAGATTGCTTTCTGCAATCTTAGCGTACTTAACAACATCCTTGCAGTCAACATAATAGCTTTCATTGCACTTAGCAACAGAAATAGTCTCAGGATCACTCTTAGCAGCAGAGATAGGATTATCGATCTTCTCATCTTCAGAAGAAGCAACAACCTCAGAGTCAGGACCAACCTGAACAGCCATGGTCATCTCATCAGATTCATCAAAAAAGTTTAGCATAAGATATACCTTCCTTTGCAAAAGAATATAAAATATATTATCCGGATAATTTATAATCAACCATAGATATCAAAACTAACAGAAGATTCGTTAATTTTGTTCTTGGTAGATTCACTCATTGCACTATAATCGGATTTAGTCATAATGACTCTAATATTAGAAGCACTAATATCATCGTCTTCATGAACCTTAATGATATTATTTAGCGCATTTTCATACTTAGTTTCCTTACATGCATCCATATAGCACTTAAGATCATTGTGATCAACGTAATAATTATCACCATATTTGGCAATCATAACATTACGAGGATCCATTCTTAGTTTACTAATAGCCTCAATAGGACTATTAGCTTCAACGGGAGGTTTTTCATCAGGAGTATGTACAGGAATGTCACTAGAAGTAGAATCAGTAGGATCTTCATCATCATGAAGAACAACCTTCATATCACTCTGATTATTATCATTCTGAATCTTAAGATCTACAGGATCTTGGAAATATACATGACAATCTCTAGGAATTTCAACTTCCTCTAGAATAGGAGCTTCATAATTCATATTAGTTTTCCTCCTTTTAATTACTGCTAGAATCGTCTAGAAAAGTTATAGCTTCTATATCTTGTTGATGTACAGGTAATTGCTGTGCTTCTTGCATAGTTGGCAAAGCATACATATTATCTTTAATCATATCAATTCTATTAGAAATAGATTGACTAAATTGGTCTAGTTGAGGAACTTGATATGCACCCTCCGGATCTAAGTAAATATTAGACTGAGATAGTAGCATATTTTGCTCTTCAGGATTAAATGATTTTTCATGACCTTCTATTTCTTCAATAGTTTCTTTATCAGCAGGATCTATATAAGGAGCATATTCTTGCATAAATAAATCATATCTACCAAATACTTTAGACGGCGGAATAAATAAATATCCATTATGGACCAATTCATGCTCTGTAGCTGTAAGAGGATATAATCCTATAATACATCTATAGTGGCAAGCCATTACTTCTTTAGCAACCATTTCTACAGAAAGGTCTTCATGATTAGCTAGTCTCTTTTCATAAACAATTCGTACTATATCTTCCAATACAAATGGAGTATGATGAATTTCAATTTTTACACGTTTGCTATCATTATTAGTAATATCAGGATTAAGCCCAGATCTATCCATTCCACAATATTCTCTAAGATATTTGACCATCTCTCTATATTCAAAAGATCCTCGAACTTCAGATTTAACGTCCTTTACATATCTTTCAAAGTCTTTTGGATTTGCAAGGTCATAATCTTCTTGATCATAATCAGGTAATTGTCCTATATGGAACGTTTTACCAGAGCTATCTCTGATATCATCTAATTTGATAAGATTAACAGGATTAATCATAATTAAACCCTCTCACTCATTATAGTTTAGTTGATTTTATACCATTAAATATTTTATTTTAATTAGATATTATAATAGTGAAGATTTATGGAATGATCTTCACCGAATAATTTTCTTAATATGAAAGGAAGTACTAAAATGAGTATTACAAACAAGGAACAATTTATCAAATCTATCATCAACGATTCTGTCTGTGTACCCTCTAAGGCTATGAGAGAGATTTTCAATAATAATTGGAAATTGGTAAGCAATGAAATGCTGTATATTCTCATTACTGAGTCTATGCATACTCTGAATGATAAGTTCAGATTGCTTACCAATCTGATGGCATTTGCTGATGAAGAATTCAGAAAGACTATCGATGCTTATATTAAGTGTCGAAAATACGAGTATGATCTTATTAGAAAGAAAACTGGTCAGGGAATGAAATTTGTCTATAATGTTTACTCTATGAAGTATCATGAGAAACATACAGACAGATGCATTGAGGAGTTAAGCAATCATCAGGGTCAGTGTAACAGATTTATTTGTACAGCAATTGATCTTGATGCTGCACAAGCAATGATCATTCTTGATCACGAACAGTATCGAGAAGATGAAGAAGATACTCATGATACTAGCTATCAGTTGTTCTATATGGTATCTAAAACTCTGCTTTTCAAAGAGGAGTATGAAGATCTTGATTGCTCTAATGGAGATATTTACTTTAATAAAGATGGCCATATCATCGATCTCTTCATCTATGACTTTAGAGTCGATGAGCATAGTCCTTCTGAAAAGAAATATCCTATCTTTGATTACAGTGAATCTGTAGAGATTCCTTACGATCATCTTTTCAAGTTCAAAGGCATCGATAAGTTCATTCCTAATAAAAAGGTAAAGGTCTATAATAGCTTCTATACCAGAGGCCTTTGCGATGTAACTGAGAAAGAGAATTATATCATTGCATATTTGAATGACAATTCTTTTGTTGGCCACAATGCAGTTGTTCGTAATAACAATAAAAAGACTGCATTGGCAGAAGGTTTCCCGATTCAGTATATTGATCTTGTTTAATAAAGAAAGGAAAATGCATTATGAACAAGGATAAGAAAGCTTTTATCGATTCCGTCATTGATAATAAGGAAATTCTCGCCTTTACTATGAGAGATATGTATGAGAGTCTCAAAAGCAATAGGAAAGATTTCTATGAAGAAGTAACTACTGATGAAGTTTTACTTCATATGATCTATGATTCCAACATTCCTGTTGATAATAAGAGACTTTTGTTTATGCAACTTAAGTCTTTTACAGAGGATAAAGATATTAAGGCTGCTATTGACGCATATATTACAAGATCGGATATTGCATATGACTATCTCAATAGCAATCCTGATCTTGTATATACAGTCTATAGGGGTAATAAATCTTCGTTGAGTTCTCTTAATAATATCCGTAATGAGCCTGGTGGAATATTTGATTCTTTTGACTGCGCTATTGATTATATTAAGTATTTCAACGAAAAATGTGTTAAGGATGAACCAGCAAATAAGATGTTTATCGATCTTCAGTTTCATTTGCTGGATGCAACTGTGATCATTAGAGGAGATCGGTATAAATCTGGGAAAGATAATACAGCATGCTCTTGCCTTCTTGGTAGTAATGGAGAGCTTCTCCAGATCTTCTTTGATAATTTCAAACCTAAGGAGGGCACAGATTTTCCTGATATCCATCCATTATTTAATAAATCCTATAGCGTTACTCATAATTTTACAGTAGGAGATATTGTAAGGCCTAGATGGGATACTCATAACTTAAATTTTCTTGATGATAGTAACATCTATTTCGTAAGAAAAGTCGAAGAATCTTCTAAGATTCTTCTTAATTGCTATGATCAAAAAAATAAAGTAATTTATGACATTGATCAGCCTGTATCTCCTTTTAGCCTTAGTATGGAATATCCTTACACATATGAAGACGATGCATATCTATTCGATTTCATTATAAAGTATCAGTCATATCTGAAAGGATATAATCATTACGATATGCTTGATGTCATGAATTCTTTCTCCGATTGCAATATGAAAGGAAATAATTAATGGATGAAGAAAAAGCAATCTTAATTAAAGCTGCAGGCATATGGATTGGCAATCTTTTTAAGAGCAATAAATTCTATTATATTGGATTGGAAATTATTCCTCCTAAAGAAGATGGAATTCCTACCGCGATTTATTATTACTACTCTTCTAATAAGTCGCTGCTTGTAGCTAAGTATAGTTTGAGTACTCTTTATAATATTATCCTTAGTTTCAATAGAAAATATCATATAGTACTCAAACCAATTTTCATCGGATGTGCTGCAGGAATGCAGAAGTAATAGAAAGGAAGAAGAAAATGAAAAACAAAAGCAGTAAGCACCGGAAGCAAATCCTGGCAATGATCAAAGCAGAGTGTATTCCTATGGGTCAGAAGACTCCTCTAACCTATTGCGATGGCTATGCTCTTGATTATCAGCTCAAGCCTGAGTCATATCTCTATCAGCAGATTGAGAGTTTTACTGTTGTATTCTCTAATCAGCAGGATATCAATCCTATCGAGATCGTTTGCAATCCTCTCTGGATTGGCATTGGTAAACTGGCACTGAAGAGAGTAGAAGATCTTGAAGCAAAATACAGTTGCCCTAATTGCTGAGGAGGAATATAAATGGATGCTTTTGATATTACGATTTATGCAATTTCAGCATTTTCTATTGGTTGCTTAATGCTTTTCCCTTTCTGGGCAATTGCAGGGTTTGTTAAACCTTTAAGAAAATTCTATTGTAATATTGGTTGGCATTGCTGGCCTTCTCAGATTCAATGGACTTATTATGATGGCTGTTCAAATCATTGCATTTGTGCTTGGTGTGGTAAGGAGTGTATGCAAGATTCTCAGGGTAATATTTTTTAAGAAAGGAAGGAATGTTTTAATATGATTAATGGTACTTTTCTCTTGCTCCCTACTAAGGGAAAGACTGAAGAAGAGATTCAGTCTCGCCTCACTGATCTCAAAAAGATGACCAATGACGATAATATCTTCTATGCTGTCTTTGCAGATAGCAAGGAAGAAGATGATTATAATAATATGATGGTCCTCTATGCAATGAAGTGTAAGAACATTATCATTTCAAAGGATTATCAGGATGATATGATGTGCAGGATTGCATTTGATATCGTTCTTAATCGTGAGGATGAGCACAGCTTCACATTTGAAAAATAACTAAAAGTCCCGGTAGAGAGTTAATCTCTACCGGGATTTATTTTTTTTACAATTGACTCTCGTCGTAAGGAATTCCAGCTAGATCTTTAACGGATCTATCCAATTCTACCATAAGTTTAGAAGTTGCTGCAAATAGAGGAATAGAACAAGTCATACGTCCAGAGATAGAGCTTAGAGACATGAAACTATCAATATGCTCATTAGGTCTGAAAGCAGTATAAGGTTCTACATCCTTAGGAATAATCTTCTTAATGATACCCTTATTTGCAGAATAGAAAGTAATCTTATCACCAGCAGACATAGTATCTGTATATTTGATATAATAGATTACTAGAACAGAATCATCTAGATTTTTAGTTTTGCCAACTTCAGGAACTTTACCAGTCTTAGGAAGAATGGCAGAATCAATTCCGTACTGATCATATACTTTTTTGATATCTTTAACTCTCTTCTCATAAAGTCCAATGAATTTACGTAGAGATTCGGAGCAAGTATCAATATCGCATGTACGATAGATTTGAATATCACATACGATACCAGTATATTTAGATTTAACAGGATTTCTGCCCAATTCAGAAATTTCACCAGCATCCATTGCTAGATTCTTGAGCAGGCTATTCATAGCTTCGTCATCAAAGTCAGCTTGGAAAGTGAATAGAGTATCACCTTCCATAACTTGATCTCCAAGATATTTACTAACCTGAATATTAGAACCTTTCTCTAGTCTAGTTTCAATTCCTTGAATAACTTGAGTTCCTAGTTTATTGGCAAAAGATTCAGTAATCATTGCAGAGTCTTCGAATCCTTCATCAGTATTAATAATAGCAATCTTTGCAAGAGTGCCCATATTAGCAGCTAGATTACCAGATTCGCCAAGAGATTTAGAGAAAGATAGCTTATCATATGCAAGAATTTGACCAGCTTTGAAAGTCTTACCAACACTCATATCTGTATCAAGTTTCATAGGCACATAATATCCACCATCAGAGTTTTTCTTAACCTCTTCAGAAAGATTGATAAATTCATGTTTACCACTCTTATATTCTACAACGATATAGTTTCTCTTACCAAAACCTTCTTGTACCAATTCTACAATCTTACCATCTTCCTTAGCTTTATAAGCAAAGATATCAGAAGTCAGATAAGGCAATGCTTCATCCGCACCAGTAGTAAGTAGAGTAGGATCGTTATTATCACAACGAATCATGTGCTTAGAAGTCTGGACATAAGTCATCAGAGATCTAGGAGGATCATCATGAGTAGTACCAAGAGGAGTAACAGCTTCTGTCATAGTAAAAGAAGCAGCAGAAGACAATTTATCTGTATTACCATCAATAGTTTTAACAAATCCTCTTCCACCTTCAATATTAGCATTAACAGTTGCTTGACGATTAATACCAACATTGCCAGAGAATCCAGTATCCATGCCTAATAGATTAAGCATAGAATCATCATATCCACGTGTAGCAATAGTATAACCACGAGCAACATTCATACCAACTAGACCTTTGTTAGTAACAGAGTTTGAGCATTCAACGTCATTTAGAGCATTGTTAATAGAAAGGTCAGAGGTAGCAGGGTCTTTAGAAACAATTAGATCGATAACAGCAGATTGCTTAATCGTCATCTTTGTTCTCTTACGAGTATGACGATTCTGGTTAGCATAATCCTGATAAGAAGTAGTAAGAGCTTTATAGAAGTAACCTGCGATAAGTTCTTTACGACGCCATCTACGACCACCTTGATCGATATGACGTATGTACTTATTATCTGCAAGCATATTACTTGCATGGATTAGAATACCAACGTAATCACTAGGAAGCTTGAATCTCTCAAGAATTTCCTTAGTAATAGGATCAATCATACAGTCATAAGAGTTTTCTAGACCATCAGAATTTAGACTATTAGTATAAGTCTCAAGGAACTCTAGATACATTCTTCTATTATTTACATCCTTGATGGAATAAGAAGAAGTATCATTTTCCTTAAGACCATTCATAAGCATGCTAGAAGAGTAATTTGCTTCATATACAAGATAGCCATCAGAGAATTCAATATAATCCTGATAAGTACTATATTTGATATCCTTATTTAGCTCTTGTACGAATTCATACTTAATTCCAGCCTTATTCATGGTCTTAATCAGACCCTCAAGATAAGAGCAAATTAGAATAACAGGAATCTCACAATTCAAAATACTAGCCTTAGAATAAGTACAGCGAGTACCAGTAATCTTTAGACTATTATAGAATTCCATAAACTCCTGAGATCTATAAAATAGCAAAGTAGTGATATAACCAGCTAGAGTAGGACTAGAAGTTCCGTCATAGTAAATGATTACATCCTTACCAGTCTTATCCTTAGAATCAAATTGAGTAAATACACCAATAGGAATGCCCTTAGTATCATCCACTTCATATTCAGATCTAAGTTCATCTTGATTAAAGAAAATCTTTAGACCAGCAGATTCAATAGAGTTAAATACTTGGGCAAGGTCAATATAGTCGATAGGCAATTCATATTTAGTACAAACCTTAGTATTATCACCAGCTACATACTTAATATCATCATGCTTATCACAATACTTGCTAATAGCTCTAATGAGTTTATTAGCATAGGCATTAGATTGACCCTTACGAGAACCAAATCTTCTGACAAAGATCTTGTTATATCCGCCAGAACCAATAATTTGGCACTCTCCCAAACCAGTTTTGATAATGGGTAGAAGTGCAGATTGAATCATCAGTGTCTTTTCATTGCCACGGAGTTTTAGGAAGTTGGATCCATTGATAAATTTAGGAATATCAACCTTAAGTGTAAACTTAGTTTTCTTATAATCTATACATTCAATGGTCCATAGATTTACAATGTCTTCAGATGTAGAATTATCTTTAACACTAACATTTGTAACAGCAATAGGATAAGTCCAATGCTGCATAGCATCGAGCATCTTTACAATATCACTATCAGGATCATAATCTTTATCAAAGTTCATGAAAGTCATATGTTGCCAATCGTCATTGATAGAAGATACTTTTAACTTAGTTTCAGGCAATTCTTTTTCTGCGGTATCCACATTTAGAAGATCCTGAACAGATTTTCCTTCAACGTCTTTCTTATGAAATTCTTCTTGCTTAGCAATAACAGCAGATGCTTGAGACTTATCAACTCTGACATTCTCTTCATCATCATTCTGAATAGCATTGACCATATCTTTAAACTGCTGATCGTCATCAAGTTTATTCATAGCAGTATCTACACTGTCAGAATTTCTTGCTGCCTGAGCAACAGAGTCAACAATAGCATCCTTCTTTTCTTTAGAAGAAGTACTATTTACAGATTTGGTACCAGATACTCCAGTGGCTGCTTTATTCTCTTCTTTAGTAACAGTCTTTCTATCTACAGAAACTTTAACAACCTTATTTTTGACATTTGTTGCATAAGTAGTAGTGACCACATCATCAGATACTTTATATGCAGTATCTACTACTTTCTTTTTCACAGCAGTTTCATCAGGAATCATACTTGCCTTTGCAGGTTGATCATTATAAAGATTCTGATCATTAGAAAGATTATCTAGTTTAGAGATATCATTGATTTGAACATTTTTAGATTGTTCAACCTTATCAATGATAGCCATAGCAATTCCCTTAGGAGAATCTTCAAGCTCACCTTCAGGATCAGGATCTGCAGGAGAATTATACCCAAGGGCTACAATTCTTTTAATAAGATTTAGGAATTTAGTTACATTTCCACTCTTACTAAAATCATCCTTAGCAAAGTTTACTTTGAAGTAATTTTTAGCTCCAAGAAAAACAACGTCTTTATCTCCAAATAGTTTAGAGAGTTCTTTAGGATTATTTCTCATATAATAATAGATGGCAGAAATAGGATTAATATCCTCTTTATACATCCACATCTTTAGAGAGTTATTATGTCTCCAATCTAGTACAGGGATAAAAACAGTTTTCTTAGAATATCCACTTAGAGAATCATCATTTAGTAGACGTTCCATAAGCTCAATATAGGTTTTAAAGAGTCTCATAATATTTTTACGATCACTATCATTGATCATAGCCATATTTCTAAAGAAAGACTCATTGTAATAAGATAGATCATAGAATAGATTACGGTTATTGTATCTATTCATTTTAACAAAGGTATATCTGATGATAGGCATATCAGCTTTTACCTTCTTATATAGCTGAATAACAGCTTTATCATTTTTCAATCTATCTCTATAAAGAGCTTTACGAAGTTGCATATCATATTTTGTAGAATCTTCAAATAGATATACAAATCCATTTTCATTTACATAATCTCCTTGAGACCAGAGATTCAGTTTAGAAAGACTGAAAGATTCACTAGGAGCAGAAGATCCATTAGAAGGAGTAGGAATACCTACATCAAGACTTTGAATAGTGTATCCAGGATTATCAGAATCTCCAGTTCCTTTTTCAAGATCTCTTTTAAGTTTATTAAGCTTATAAATAGTCTTAGACTTAAGCCTTCTCTTAATGCGTTCTGCAGTATTTCCAAGCTTTCTAATACTATCAGGCATAGGATTAGGAACAGGAATAGTAGTATCTTCTTGAAGAGATTTTAGATATTCTTCATTCTCTTCAGCTATTTCTACAAAGAGAGATCTATTAATAGGATAATAAATCTTTCCATATTCTGCTGCATATTTCATAACAGCAGCAGTTGCATTGTATCTGAGAATTTTAAGTAGTGTATCAATGCCATCTTTATCAATAATATATTGGAATACTCGTTCTACAGTAAATTGATCATCATTAGTTTTCTTAGCAATTTCTTTTGCTGCAACTCCAGAAAATAGAATAGCAGCAGGTTCTGCAAGACTATCTAGAACTCTTTCATATTTGCTTCCAATAGGCATCTTGATGCAATAAACTGCATATAGCTGGAGAATATATTTAATATAGTCTCCATATCCAAACTTTCCACCGGCATGTTTAAAAGCCTCAGGAGTATATACCAGAACAGAAGTAGGAGTAAATTCTTCAGGCTTAGATCCATCACCACAGCAAATAATATTGATCTTATCATAAGGCATCTTTTGTTTGACTTTTGCCATGCATGCCTTAATATATTCTTGATCAATATACTTCTGCACAACATTGATATCTCTTTCATATCCAGTAAAGGTTAGAAGACGATAATCCTTATTCATCTTCTTATTAGCAGAAGATATAGCAGTACCACTAATAAAGCTCTTAATATTAAACTCATTGAAATATTCATCTTCAGTGAATTCTCTCATTGCTTTATTAGGACCATCAATAAAGACAGTATTAAAATCGTCTTCACATACTTTATATCCAGGACCAATAACAGCTTTGATTTGATTGACTACATCTTTAATTTCTGTATCATCATATCTGCCAATATAAAGAGAATTCACACCATTGATAAATTCATCAGTACCCCATCTATCATCTTTATGAATTCCACATTTATATCCCTTAAGATGAAGAGTATCCTTTACTGCATTAATAAGAGTTTTCTTATATTCCTCAGGATCAGGAGCAGATTTAACAATTTGACCAGATTCATTAGTAGATTTATTAGCAAGCCCAGATTTTTCCCAATAGGGCTTAAATCTATTTCCATCTCCTACATGAACTTTGTCAGCCATATCATATTCTTTAATCTTTTTAATGATATTCTTAGCAAGTTCTGCTTCATATTCCTTTTCTACATGATTAAAGAATCTAATAGCAGCTAGTACATGAGATTCATCATTCAGAGGATATCTTCTTTGTTCAGGAATGCCGAATTCACTATCATCAAGTTCTTTTCTCTCTTTAGAAGTCAATTCAACTTCAAAAAGATACTCACCAGGATCAGTAATTTCAACAACAGATTCAGTCTGTTGTTGAATATATCTTGTAATAGTTTTTTCGATATAATAAGACTCAAAGGTACGTCTATTTAGTGTATAAGGTTCAGTCATTGCTAGCATAGATGACTGATAATTTGGGGTCATGAGCATGATTGCAGATCCATGACGTTTATCCTTCATATTCACAGGAAGGAAGAATTGCTTCTTATACATAAGCAAATCTTTAAGATCTTCAAGTACGACCATTGATCATCTACCTCCTTAGATTTGATTATATTAGTGTTCCACTGAGCCATTTTTAAGGTTTATAATCAAATCGACTCCTAATTAATTATTCTAAAAAGAAAGGAATTGGTAGTATGACAGAGGAAACCCTTAATAAGATTCTTGAGAGACACGCTCATTATCTTGCACAAGACGTAGAAGATTGGGAGTCATATAGAGCAATATTTGATGGATTAGATCTTAGCGGGATGGATCTGTCATTTAAAAATCTTCAATATGCAAGCTTTCAAAATGTAGATTTTTCTAATGCAAATTTAGACGTATCTGTTTTTAGGCATTGTAATTTCTTTGGAGCAAAATTCTTTAATACTAAATTAGATAGTGTCCATTTTGACGATTGTGATTTCTCTTTTGCTTCTTTCACAATGTCAAACCTTGTATCTAGTTGGAGTGAGCATTGTAGTTTCAAGCATATGAGATTTGAGACTTGTAAGATGGATAGAGCTTTATTTAGTCATTGTAAATTCAATAGAGTATTATTCAGCAATAGTTTAATGAATTTTTCCAATTGGCATGATTCTATCTTTTATGAACCTTGCACTTTTTATAATTCTGCAATATTAGATATTCGTATGGATTGTATTAAAGGAATTAAGAATATTGAAATTAAAAAATGCATCGCAAGAGATATAAAGAATCCTGTATCTGATAGATCTATATTGTATAATATCTGTAGGCAAGAATATATTCATTATATTTTCTGCAGAATTAAAGCATTTTTCTTTGGACAATCATCTTTAGAATATTGGGAATAAAATTGAGGAGGATCTTATATGATCCTCCTCTTTTCTAAAATTTCTTATTGGGTTCACTCCTATATAATTCTATTAAGGAGGATAGCAAAATGGGGAAAGCTTTTATCAGTACTTTTACTTATGAATGTGAATTGGCCTTTAATAAAGAAGGCGAAGATAAAGCAATAGAAATTCCTAAGCAATGTATTAGATATATTACAGTAGATCATGATTATGAAAATAAGATGATGCCTCTTATTTATATCAACGTAAATCTACTTCCATCTACATATAATAAAGAGTAAGATGTATCTAAAACTTTATTCCACAAGAAATAAAGGATCTACATCTGCTACTCCTAAGAAAGTTATTTATGGAGAATTTGATTATTTAATGGCAGACGATCCTAATTCTTATAAAGAACTTGATGAATTACATGAAGATAGAGGTACATCATATAAGAATTGTAGAATTGGACTATACAGTCTAGATTTACAAAAGAAGAATCAAAAATCTTTTGGTGGAATTATGCAAGGAAAATCCACTCAAGCCTTAGTAAAAGAAGCTTTGAAAGATATGAATAACCTTGTATTGCAACCTTTTGATCACGATACTTCAATTAAAACATTTGTATGTCCTAATCTAAGTTCTGTAGTTAAGTTTATTGGATATCTAAATAATAAAGCATCTTTCTATAAAGGAAATTATATGTTTTATATGGATTTCGAGAAAACTTATTTAAGAAGTTTTGATGGTTCATATATTGATGCTAAAGATGGAGATCATCCTAATATAGCAATTGATGTTCGAGATCTCACAAAATATCAAGGACTATCTTCTGGTATCGTAGAAGATCCTGATCAAGATGCATATATTATTTATGTGCCAGGAACTGACTGTCAAATTTCTATTGATAGATCTTCTAGTTCTATTATTGGAAATATTAGTGCAGTTAATGTAGAGCAAGGCACAAATCTACAATCTTCTGCAGTTAATACTTCTAAGATTACTAATATTAGTGATAGTGGATCTTCTATTATTACAGTATCTGAAGATAAGAATGCTGCATCTAATCTTAAAACTAAGATTGCCGAAAATGCTAGTACTCTTATTATTTCTAAAATCGATATGGATAGTAGAATTTTTACTCCTAATAAACAATATACTCTAGCTAATTATGAAGATAACCCCAAATATACTGGAGTGTATTATATGCTAAAAAAGCATGAGATCTATCTTCGTAGTGGAGATCATATGAATTGTCAGATGACAATTACTTTTAAAAAATGTGCTGATTTTGCTTAATGATTATAAGGAGAAAATAATTATGGAAGAATTTAATACAGATTTTACATGGAAGAAAATGAAACTCCATCTTAAAACTATTCTTAATCATAAGAAATATGTATATATTTATTGCTCCAGATGTGGAATGCCTTTTGTTGGATTAACACATGATCTTTCTAAATTTTCTCCAAAAGAATTTATTACAAACGTAAAGTATACCACTCCTGGATTATCTCCTATTATTAAGAATAAACAAATTTGCGGATATTCTGAACCTTGGATGCATCATAAGGCATGTAATCCTCATCATTATGAATTTTGGACAGATGATTTTGATGAAGGAGGATATGCTGTACGTATTCCTCTTAGATATCTTGTTGAACTTATGTGTGATTATCTAGGAGCAAATATGGCATATAATAATGGAAATTCATCTTATCAAGCAGAATTGAATTGGTGGAAATCTGCTCGTAATAATAGGAATATGCATCCTGATAATATTGAATTTCTAGATAGAGTATTTGGTTATCTTGCAGCAACAGAAAGAGGAAACGTATTTACTATTGATGAGAAAGCCATTATTGAAAAGAATGGTAGAAAGCAAGTTAGAATTCTAGAAAAGAAGATTAGAAATGATGACGATGTATTCAATATTGCTTTTCTAGAAAAACTATATGATTTTATCGTTGCAAAAAATGGTAATCCTATTAAAGTTAGATTTAGGCTTCATAAGAATGCAGAGATTAAATATTATGATGAATAATTAAAAATTACCCGAATAGGCAAATAGTCTATTCGGGTATTATTCCTTAACTTTTTAGTAATTAGCCTAACAAATTTTAGCATGGGAGGTATTATTACCATGGGCAAAATTGGATATATTCTAAATGAATCTAGTGTTTGCATGGAAAGTGTAGACATTAGAGAAGATAAAAATAATAATCGTGTTACTGGTATCGGCACTCTTCAGACAGGCAATGAAAAGAATCGTAATGGACGTATTTATAGGACTGCAGATCTGATTAGAGAAGTTAATGCTCCTAGACAGCAAGAATTGCTAGCAGCTGGACAACTATGTGGAGAAGCTGGACATCCTATTGGAGCAGATGCTAGTTCTCTAGTTCGTCAGCAAACTATTGATCCGACTAAGATCTGTGTTAGATATCTAAAGCTTTGGATGGAAGGCGATAATGTTATGTCTACCTTCCAGGGAACTAATAATGCTCTAGGCGAAGCTTTTGATAAGGATCTGCGTCAAGGAGTTCTTCCTGCATTTTCACTTCGTGCACTTGGTACTATTTCTAGTACTCCTCAGGGTGCAGTTGTTGAGAATCTTAAGATGATTACTTATGACTATGTCATTTATCCTTCTCATCCTCACGCATATACAAGAGGAGTTCTAAATGAATCTGCTTCTAGTATTGCTATTCCTAAGTCTAACTTTGCTATGTCTAATGCAATGGATGGAAGTAAATCTTTCATTAAGGAATTTTCTAATCAAGATGTAGTTAATGCAATTTCTACTATTAAAGAATCTGCTATTAGCTATGTCAAGGATAAGAGTTCTAATTTTAAGATGCTCCAGGAATGCTATGATATGACTAAGTATGATACAGTAGATATTATTAATCCTCATAAGCTAGCTCTTACTGAAGCTGGAAAAAATACTATCGTTATGAGTATTGAAGACTATATTGCAAATGAGATTCAAAATTACATTTAATCTACGAAAGGAGAATTGATTATGAGTACACAGAAATTTACCAATGAAGATATTGATAAACTAAATTCTGTTATTACACCTTGTATTGATGATTTGAATTGTGTAGAAGAATATCAAGATCTTTGTAAAGAAAAAGATACCACTAAGAAGAAACTCCATGTTTGCACTACCATTTCTGATGATGGTATGCAAGTTGATGTTGCTCTTACTAATGATAAATTCTTTAATAAATTTCTTGAACCTTTCATTGCTAATGTAGTTGTAGGTTTGCTACAATCTACCATCGATTCTGTGTGTCCTAATCAATATAAGATTGAATGTAATAATGGATCCATTGTTATTAAGAAAGTAGGTTAAATGACCTATGGCTGGATATCAAAATAATATTGCAAAATTGGTAGATAAAATTGAGTGGAGATTAGGACTTATTCCTCTTACTAAGCATTTGCCTGCAGAATTTGGAAAAGATGCTTGGGCAAATGTTATTAAAGAAGATTCTCTTACTACATATTCTAGATATTGTCCTAGAAAGCTTTCTTTTAAGATTAATGAGCAAACAGCTCCTAAAAAAGAAGGCTGGTATTATATCAATGAAGATTTCATTGGTGGGCAAACTATTCTTGGTGTAGGAGATATAGATTGGACCAAATATGGAAATAGATCTATTGGACTTGCACAAACTTTTGGATATGGCACTATAGATGCTGGTCTAGCAGCAAACTTTACTATGGATGATATCCTAGGAATGAAAGGAAGAGCTGATTATGCTTCTATGTTTAGTAATCAGATCATTCCTGAATTTGAACCTCCTAATAGAATTCGTCTAGTTGCAACTGGCAACTATGATGTATCAATTGGAGAATTTAATATCATTCTTCTGCTAAAGCATTTAGATTCTCTTACTAGTATTCCTGCTACTGCAATGGAAAAGTTTGAACAATTAGCTCAAGCTGACGTTGCAGCTTTCCTCTCTAATAACTTAAAATATTGGGATGGATTGGAAACAGTATTTTCAACTCTAGATCTTAAGATTGGAAATCTTGAGAATGAAGCTAGTAAGAGAGATAATGTAATTGATTATCTTGAATCTAATTACGTTAGTGCTAATAATAAGAGTATTCCTCTAATCATGACAGTTTAAAAATAAATCCGGTAGAGATTTAATCTCTACCGGAAATTTTGTTTTAATTAGATATTATAAATATGAATAGAAAATATCTATTCATAATAATTATTTCATAACAGAAAGGAAAATGAATTATGGGTATTACTAGTGCATTGACCGCTGAAATTAATTGTGAAAATAATGATTTTTTCACCTATGGAGATTTAGGAACAATCATTCCAAAAAATATTCCTATTGGAAATAGAGATTATAAAGATGAAGTAGCTTTTCAACGTATTAAAGGAAATATTTTATATGTATTATGCCATGTAAATGGTGATAAATTTAAATTAGATGGATATATTCGAGTTTCTGTTGATGGTTATATTAGAATAGCTTCGCCTAATACTAGCTATACTATGAGAGCAGGTAAAAAAGATGTAGATGTAAATGTTATTCCATGTATGGATGTGTGCAATGGACAGTTTAACAACCTTATTTTCAATACAGATATGTATAAAGCTAAATATGGATATCAGTTTTCGATAAATACTATACCTAATATTAATATTATTAGGTACGATAAAGATATGAATATTATCGGAACAGATGTTATTCATGAATTATATGATCTTAGTTTTAAAGGACAATATACCAATCTTATTCATAGAGCATACGATATATTTACAAGATACACCGACATTCAGAAATAACTGAAAGAATGAGTGAAGAATAAAATCTTCACTCATTTTATTTTTTTTTTGATAATTTGACGCTTCTATAAAGAAGCTTAGTAATATTTATATTACTAAAGATGGATATACATTAAATGGTACATTGATAGGATTTGATATATTAGATGATGTAAGCCATGATGCAGACTGGGTTTATCAAAATAAAGGAAAATTATATTGTAGATGGATAAAACATTGGAGTGATGGTACATCATCATCTTATGATACTTCATACCATGCAAATATTATCTATGTTTAATGAGTATGACGCTTCTAAGATTGAAAGTGGAACGTGCAAGATCCCACAGTCATCCACAAAATATTATGCACAGCTAAGAAATACAATAGTTGTTTTACAAGCATATCCTTGTTATGCCATTAAAGAAATAGCTGGAAATGTTAGTAGCTTATATAGGTATACAGCGATTATTTTTCCAGGAGATGAATTAACAGACCTTGGACTTAGTAAATATTATGGTATGTATAATGGGTGTCGTATTTATCTATCAATAGATGAAACAATTTCTGCTACATCAGTATATCGTGATTATAATAATCCTATTATATGCAAATTTTGGTATATTAAAGATAATAGTACTTATAATGATGATATGAATAATATAGATCATTGGGTGAATAAATAATTAAAATAGTCTGACGCTTCTATTAAAGTGAAGAACCTTACAACAGTTTCTACATCTACCACACAACTTATAACTTTAAATGGGCATGATTATAATGGATCGTACTCTGGAGATCTAGATGTGTATAAATATTGGGTATTATCAATGTGGGCAATCCCATATGATATATATCCAGGATTATCATTCATATCTACAACACCAAGTAATGATTTTCCATATGATACAATGCAAATGTTTTACGTATGGAAACTTGGAAATTATGATAATGGATATAAATTGGTTAGTACTACAAACATGACTATTAAATGGAAAATGCTCTGTATTCCTAGATAATAATTATCCCAAGAGGAGTAATCCTCTTGGGTTTTAATTTTTATTATAATCAGATATTATAATATTGAAGAAGTTAAGATTTATTATTTCTTCAATATACTTATAAAGAAAGGAATGGTGATGAATAGTGTATAAAATCGCTACTAAAGAAGAATTTTTTAATGATGAGACTATCTGTATTTTTACAGATGCCTCATCACAGAATCCAGATTTCTCTAAAGGCATTAATGTTCCATATACAGCTCCAGCATATTGTGTTTATCATAACGATATGTGTATTGAGCAAGGTGCGACAATTCTTTTAAACTCTACTTCACAGCAAGGAGAATTGTATGCACTTCTATTAGGAGTGCAGGCAGCTGTTAAGTATAAAGGATATAGAATTAAGATCTTTGGAGATAATCAGAATGCTATTATTGGTATTAGAGAATGGCTCTATAGATGGGTAATTGATACAAATAACTATGGAAATGTTTTAGGACCTAAAGGTAGAATCAAAAATCAGAATTACTATATGGATATTATCTATACTATTTTGGCTAATCAGATTCCACTTGAGTTTTATCATGTAAAAGGTCATGTAAATATTAAAGATATTCCGGCTCTAGAACATGCTAAAGAAATGTTTGTTAGAAGTAATCCATTTATTGGAGAAGACATCACTAATGAACTAGCTTATTTTATCGCTATGTGCAATAATACAGTAGATAATTATTCTACTACATTTATTAAATCCTATATTGAAAATAGGGATTGTACTACTAGTGGTAAACTTGCAGTACGTTTTGACTATTCTAGATTCAATATGAATGAGTATTTAAGTTTGGTGAACAGGAATGGAAAATATCGGGAGTTTAATAGACCAGGTAATCAATAAAATTGGAGAATGGACTTTTGATCACAAGGTCTATCTTTCATCTAAGATTTCGGATTATGACTATGATCCTGAACATCCTGAAAGAAGGTTTATCTCTACTTATGTCCATATGATTACTATATTGGATTTACTTGGAGGAGAAGTGGTAACTATAAAAATGGAATCTGAATCCATGTATAAATTAATTACTTCTCTTATATTTAAATCTAAATATAATCAAGATGGAAACATTGTAAGTGTAGGATGCTATGAAAATACTTACAACTATCCATGTCAATTAAGCGTAGAAGGAGAAAGTAATAAAACAAATATTATTATTAAACCTTTTACATTATTAGATTTTAATGTGGGTACAACAATATCTATACAGAATAAATTCTTAGATGCCCTAATTGGGATGCTTAAGATGGATGGAGGTAAAAATTTAGATGACTATGTATAATTACATCTGCTTTTGGGGAGCATTTGGCTGCATTGCTATTCTTTTAGCACTTATTGTTATTAGATTAGGCGATATCAAAGACATCCTTACGCTTATTGATTTTACTCAGGATAAGATTCATAAATATACTTTTATGATCTATATGGCTGAAAGAATTAAACTCAAGCAGCAAGGTATTGATCTTAATCAATTCTGCGAAGATTATTGCAAAAAGATGACGGAAGAAATTGATAATGGATTTGATCCTTCTGAAGAAGACTTTGATGCAATGTCTGAAATGATGAATGAATCATATGTGGATCATGATTCCACAGATGATTTCGATAAATAAGCTCTAAAAAGAAAGGAAAATTATTATGATGAACAACGCTAAGAAAATCATTCCCAATAAGATCTACAATGGTAACAATCCTAAAGATGTTAGAAAGTTCATTGAATCCATGGGCATTAAGATCCATGAAGGGATGAACGTCACTACTATTGCTTCTCCTCTTGAAGAAGTTAAGTCTGAAGAAGTTGATCAGCCTAAGTATGTTCCCAATAAGCCTGCAGTGACTTTTGATAATGTCACTCTGTATTGCTATGATGATAATGCAAGTGGCTCTAATACTGTTAGAGCTTGCTTCTGTGATATTGCAGACAGATATAACTTTGAGCTTTCTAAGATTCCTGCAGATACTGCATTCCTGTGCAGAAAAGATACTGTTCGTACAGCATCTGATAATGCTGATACTATTTCTAGAACTATTGTTAGCTCTTTTGTTCAGGCTTCTAACAATCTGTTCTGGTCTATTGCTAAGAGCGTAAATGATCTAGCTGGAAATTATGGTGTCAAGCCCTTTAATTTCGATGAATATAGTGCTAATGATTATATTAAGTACGATATTGCTGGGATCGTTGACGATGTTTTCCGTAAAGCTCCTAAGGAGATTGAGGATATTGTGAACTCTGGACTTTTCCATCTTTATATTGCATCTGCAGTTAATAATTATGGTGCATCTGTTCACAATACTTTTGCTTGTGGAGTAATTCCTCGTATGATTCCTTATATGACTGCAAAGGATGCTGAGAATTTCTATAAAGGATTCAATTTTCTGTTCAGAATGTTCATGGGCGATCTGAATTATGAAGCTTGTGTTCTGGAGACTGCTCTCCTTTCTGGTGAGAATCCTAATGTGTTGATTGACAACTTTAGAGATGCAAATACTATCTATAACAATAGTATCAATCTTAAGGAAACTTCTGATAACGAATTTGAATAATAAAAAGATATTATAACTATGAACGATTCAGGAGAAGAGTTCAATTAAAACAGAAAAGGAGATCATAAAAGCTAATGATGGATACAAATATGTATTCAGGTAATTTTATGACTCCTCCTAATACTGGTTATGGTATTGGAGGGTATCCAGGATATGGATACCCTCCTTCTTATCCTAACTATAGCAATGGGATGAGTCAGATTATTCCTGGAGTAAATACTCCTATCGAAGCAACCTTTAGTAATGGTACTACTGTTACTATTCCTCCACAGCAGCCTATGATGGGAGTATATAATCCTCCTATGCATCAGCAGCAAGCAGCTTATCCTAATATCCCTGGATCTGGATATAATCCTGTAAACCCTAATGCAGTGAATACTGGATATATTCAGGGTGGAGCAACTGTAAATCAAGGTGGATATGATCCTGTCACAAAGACATTCACTCCTCCTTCTGTAGCTCAGGGTTATAATCCTTTTATGTCTGCAGTTCAGAATCCTGCTAATACCAATCAGCTTGGATTTGAACCTTATGATCCTTCTAAGCGGACTAATAATATTTATTATTCTGCACAAAATTCTGGTCTCAATCAGTATAACTTCTATAATTATTATAATAGAACTCTTTATAGTCAGAATCCTTATAACCTCGATCTTCAGGAAATTCTTTATGAAGATTCGTCTAGCGTAGATCCTGCTTCTATCATGGAAAAAGTTCTTGGTAAAGATGCAGTACAGGAACCTCAGGGTTATGTTGTTGGATATGATTATTATGGAGCTCCTATCTATAGTAATCCTCAGTATGGAGCTATGATGAGCCAGAAACGTCAGGAGGAATTTGAAAAAGCCAGAAACAATCAAATCAATGTTTTCACAGATCTTGCAAGAGCAGCAGCAACTTACTTGCATCAGGACTTTGATGAAGACAAAACAAGAAAGTATTTTGACCCTGTTAAAGAACAGCCTCATGCAAAACCCTTCAATTATACTTGTGCATCTCCTGAAGAAAAGGAGAAGTATGATAAGTATATGGAAACTAGATCTGCATATGATGCTTGTCATTATTTGGACAATCTTGAAATGCAGATGCCTCAGAGAATTGCATATGCAGAACAGATGCATCAGAAGATCAAAGATTCTCATGATCGTGCATTGGGATTTGAACCTGGTACTAACTATACTTTGTCTCAGTTCCTTGATAATGCATATTCTCTTCGTATCCAGTCTGCGATGAGAGATGCAAAGAAGAGATCCAAAGTAGGATATGATAAGTATTCTACTAATAACTTCAGAGCAAGTCTTGCTAGAGAATCGAACACTCAAATTCCTATTTCGTCTAAAGACGATGAATATGTATCCATTGAGGAGCTTCTTAAAAAGGTGTATGAAAGGAATAAGAAAGAAGCTATGACAATGAATACACCTAGGCCTACACCAAGCTATGGAAGTACAAATATGGTGTCCCGGGTGCCGGAGAACGCACCACCAGTAGTTACAACGGAAGGAGTTGTTCCACAAACACCTGAAATAGATGCCCATAATCGTTTTATGATTGCAATGCAAGGTGCAAAACAGAAAAATGATGTACGACTCTATGGGGGGTGATAATATTGAGATCTGAAGAAGAAAAAGAATTAATGAATGTCATGTATGGAGGAACTACTACACTTGAGCAATTCAATTGGGATAAGATGCGTACTGTTCCAATTTTGAGCCTCATGTCTATGCAGGACATTGATTATATTCGTAAACTTATTTTATCTCCGAGATACTCCGGAAATAATAAGTATAAGATGGATAAGATTGATGAAGTAATGCATTTCAGAGGATTTACTAGATTTGCTGGTGGCACCAATCGACTAGTTTATATCCATCCTGCTGCACCCAATGCAGTATTCAAAGTGGCAATTGATTCTGTAGGTATTACTGATAATCCTGCAGAATATCATAACCAAGAGCTTCTTAAGCCTTATTGTTGCAAGGTATTCGAGTGTTCTCCGTGTGGAACAATTGCATCCTTTGAAAGAGTATATCGTATTACTACATTTGATGAATTTTATCAGATTGCTGATGACTATTTCTATATTTTGTCAAGAAAGATTATTGGCAAATATGTAATGGAAGATATCGGCATTAATTTCTTCATGAATGTAGGAATTAGAGTAGGTTGTCATCCAGTAATCTTGGATTTTCCATATTTGTATGAGCTTGATGGCAGAAAGCTCAAATGTGGAAATGAATTAGATGATGGAACAATTTGTGGTGGAGAGATTGACTATGATGATGGCTTTAATAAATTAATCTGCAAGAAATGTGGAAGAATTTATAGAGCTAGAGACCTAGCAAAACCTCCTGAAGTAAGTAGAATTTTCACTATCAATACAAATGAAGAGGAGAATAAGAATATGACTACCAGACTTTATCGTGGAAAGCGCATCGTTCGTCTTATGGAAAATGATACTATTATCTTTGATGAAAAGATGATGGGCATCACCTATGATCAGTGGAAGGAAGAGCAGAAAAAGAAGGAAGAAGAAGCTATGCTTCAGAAGCATCCTGCTGAGGAAATCAGCTATGCTGAACCTGCTCCCACTGTATCTGTACCTGAAGTTGAGCCTGAAACTGTTGCAGTAGTTCCTGAAGTTGTAGAGGAACCGAAATCGGTTGAACCTGAGCAGCCTGAAGAGATTAACTTCGATCAGATGAAGCAGATCATTCACGACAATACTATTGAAGAGAGCATTCCTGAGGAATCTCATGATGAACCTAAGGAACTTGAGAATCCTGCAGATGATTCTTCTGATTCTGAATCTGATGAAGAAGAAGATAATATCGAATATGAGATTGTTGCAAAGCTTCCTCCTAAAGAAGAGATGGAAGAAGATGTATTGTATTTTGTCGTGAATGATAACTCTGACATCGATGCAGTAAAGAATGCATATGAAGGAGCAAAGGATCCGTCTATTATCAATACCATCGTATGCACACCTTATACTGTGCATGAAGGAAAGGTATGCAAGGCATTCTATAATCGTGAGAGCGATGAATGGGTCATCGATGCTATGAATCCCATTGAGGATAAGGAGGAAGAAAAGAAGGATCCTGAACCTCCTAAGGATGATACCAAAGAGTATTCTAATCCTATGATCGAAATGCTCAAGTCTAAGCCTAATGTAAAGATTAATCTTGAGGATTTTGAAAATTAATTAAGAGGAAGTGATATTATGCTTCTTACCGGCACCATGTATATCATCGATGAACCTCACATCGATGTATTGAAAAACAATCTCATGAGAATGCCCCCTCCTGGGGCAGCTCTCAATCCTAATACAGTAATCTGTATGGATATGGATGAGACAGATAATATGCTTGAGGTTTGGTTTCCTGAGCATTGTCAGAAGGCTACAATTCTTTGTCCTCCTCCTAGTGCAATGTATAAGGAAATAGATGGAGACTCTGAAGGATTCATTAATGAATACAATGATTATCTTGATTATGATTCTACTGTTCAAGAGTTCATTGGAAGCATGCTAATGTATCTCAGCTATGGTGGTAATATCATTCTGTATACTCCTAGTCATCTGGAAGATGATGCATTATGGACCAATACTCTACTATTGTATTTCTTTACCAGATTTGGTATTACAATTGGTACTGGTATTGATACTCCATATGCACATGATATTAGATATGATGGCCACATAGCAGATATTTTGTATGTAAACAATTATATGAATCTTTCTAAGTATCTAGCATTTTCCGATCCATTGTCTAGATCTCCAGAAGCAGATAGAAAGCTTCGTATGGAATTGGCTCCTATGGCTGGTCCTGGAGTTGATCCTATGACAATCTACTATGATGCAAAGAATCTGATGATGGCTACTGGAGGAGTATCTTTGCTCAAAGCAGCAGTTACGTTTGGATAAGTGGTGGTAATATAATGCTTGTCTTTGGACCTTTTAGAGCAATTCCGAGAAATTCTGACTTTACTGTATTTAATCTCTCTTCTCCGACACAGTATATCGAAAAACTTCCTGGATTGTTTGTAAACCCTCCTGATAAGTCATTATATCCATCTGTTGAAATGGGAGAACAAGTTGAAAGATCTTTTGATGCATGGTACTATAATTATGTATTAAATGATCCTACAGCTTGTTCATCTCTTATGTCTATTCTTACTGCACTATATGATGGGCGGCATGTATATGTCTGTATTGCAGACTATATCAATGCTGATTATGTATCTATTCTAAATGAATCTTTTATGAAATTGATTCAGACAAGATATGATATTAAATATTCAATCATAAACAATGCAGAGGACATAAACTATATTCCGCAAGATGGATGCGACTTTATGTCAGTAATGGGAATTCAAAATTTCGATAACGACCGTAAGAGATATTTGACATTATCTGTTGAGAACCAGATTATGACAAATACTCTTCCTATAAGTGATGATTATTAAAAGGAGGTGAGTTTATTGAAAATCATCAAACATGGAACACTTAAAGAAATAAGCTTTAAGTGCACATATTGTCAATGTGAATGGACAGCTACAATTTCTGAAACTATTCATACAGTAGCTAAAAATAATAGCTTACTATTTGATCAGTACAGAATGAAATGTCCAGAGTGCGGAAGAGATACTACAGAAACTATTAGTAGATCTGATCTCTCTTCTGGTTATCCTTAATATGCCAATAAAAGGGGTTATGCAAGATGCCGACAGAATTATGGAGATCTTTGAATTATAAAACTCAATATAAATACTTTATAAATACTTTTATCCGTGAGTATGATTTATCTAAGGCTAATATTAATGCTCTATTATACACTAAGCGCATAAGTGTGGAAGATCATAAAATCTATTTAGCAATGGATAGAAATGAACGAGAGACTAAAATTGGCCTTTGGATAAAGAAAGACAAATCGGTATATAAAGATATTCAAAAGGGAATTATTGAAGCAAAGAGACGATTGGTATTTGCAAATAATATTGAAGATTCTGAAGTAGTTTCTGTAAAAAACGATGCAATGTTTATTGCTGGTAGGAATCTTGCATCTACAATATTTCCACCATTTGAATTTAAAGTCAAAAATGTTTACACCGTGTACTTGCAAGCTGCTGATCTCGAAATTTATTATGGAGATATCGTAGACCCTGTAAGTGGAATTGTCAATACCAATATTGATGTAAAAGGTATCGGAGACGATATGCTAATTTTACATCAAGATGGAATGCTAGATTTAATATGTAATCTCTGTTACAAACTTCAACGGGAAGATATTAAAGGTACTATGAAATGGATGGCTAATATGTATGAGGCATTCATTACTAGATCTCTTCCTAAACAGTATTATAGAAACTTTGATTCATTCTCTGGATATACGATTAATACGTTTTACAGAGCTGCTTCATTGGGTGAGATCGATGATAGCATGATCAAGGTAATAGATATCAATCGTAATCTACTAATTCTAAGAGATCTGATGAGTATTGTATCTGACTTATATAGAAGATCTGTTCATTGACAAATAAATAGAGGTAGGGAATCAAATCCCTACCTCTATTATTTTTTTTTGAAACGAGAAAGGAGTTGAACATGAAGAGAATGATAGAAGAAATGGAGCTGGAGACAGGATTCGAACCTGCGAGATCCGTAAAGGCACGATGCTTACAAAACATCCGCTCTGGCCAGCTGAGCTACTCCAGCATAAATTGCGCCAGCAGGAGTCGAACCTACGATGGGGGAGTCAAAGTCCCCTGCCTTACCGCTTGGCGATGGCGCATCATAAAAACTCTCGACTAGCCAGAGTACTAGCCGAGAGAAAAACAGAAAGGAACAAATGCGGATGGATGTGAAAAAATACGAACGTTGACGAAAAGATGGAATTTTTAGAATTTAGGGAAAGCCAAAACCTAAATTCTAATGGAGCAGCTAACGAGACTCGAACTCGCAACATTCTGCGTGGAAGGCAGACGCTCTACCAATTGAACTACAGCTGCATATAATATCTGATTAGTAAGAATTTCTTATCAATTTGTGAGGTTGAAAGAGAAACAAAGATGTGAGAGATCTTTTATGAAGCCTACCAATCAGATATATCAGAAAGATACACTTTGCTCAATACATCTTTCCGAGTAATAAATTGTTATAGGATTAAAAATTAAAATGTATTAATATTCTTTAACGATTCTCCTTGTTCTTTAGGAGTATTTTGTTCAATAGAATAATTTAATACAACAAACTTTGCTTTATTTTTTATACTCTCAATTTGTTCAGCTTCTGTTTCCATAGGATAACCTACAGAAAGAATCATCTTTTGAACAGGAGTCATTTCATTGATGATTCCTTTAATAATATAGACAATACAATTATCCATACTATTCTGAGACATATAATTTTCTGTCTCAGGATTTAGATTATAGATTTGCCACTCTGCAAGCTTTTGATTTATAAGATATTCTAGTAGATCTCTAGATTCTTTAACCGTATATTTCGTTTGCAGTGAGAATTTGTCCGACTCCTGCCGAATTTCTGAGATCCGGAGAAGAGTTTTCAACAGGCGTGTTAAACTCAAACTTAGAGTTACTATTATTGCCGTAACCATAATTAACAATGTTGCCACAATAATTGTTATAATAATTGTATTCATTATATTCTCCCCAATTCTTAATATCATCAGACAGTTTGAAAAATTCTACAGAATTTAATTCATTATTTCTCTGACAATTTTGAATATATTTTACTACTTTGTAGGCAATATCAAGAGTTATTCCATATCTATATTTTATTAGCAGATCCCACCATTTACCAAATGTCATAGAAATAGGAATATAAAAATCTGGATTGTCATGATATAGCTGATGGACTGTTTCTGAAAGCATTACGATAGGAATATTATTATTTCTATGCTCTTGCATCAATAGGGCTACTATATCAAATGTAGTGCATCTGCCAGCAGTATTTAAAATATGCTGAGATATTAATATAGTAATATCATAAATAGTGAGAAAATTATGATGCATTTCTATATTAGCCATTCCATCTTGAATATTTCCAATAACTTGACATCTATCAAGACCCATACTCATAAGATATGATTTATAAGATTTATATGTTCTAGATTTTCTGAATCTATGAGTGCAATTGTCTATAAATGCTTTATATTTATCCATATCTGCTAGAGTATCTCTAGTCTGATAGAAAGTTAATGGATATTCACATCTAGGAAAATATATAGCTGGAATTGGATCTTGAGTATTGATATACTCCTGCGCAAGATATACATTTATATCTTTAGAGTCGGCAATTTTGGTATCATTATTATATTGAACAACACTAGTTTCCATAATAAATTTACCTCCTTAGATTAATGAAATGTGGAGGATGAGAGAGTTGACATATATGTAATTATTAAGAGATAGGAGGATAAGATGTAAATGGAAAAAGTATCCTTGTCCAACAAGGTATTTACAGATAACCCTCTGCTGGACGAAATAGTATATAATGCTCGACAAATTGCCACTGGAATAGTCGTAAAAGACTATGATTTGGCAAATAAAAACGAGACAAAAGAATCTATGCTTAATGGAGATACACTAGTTGCAATAGGTAATAATACTATATCATTTAGTAATTTCTATTATGATGAAGAGATTCTTGAGCACCTATATTCTAAAGAAACAGCTGCGGCATTTGCTAGAGACAATAACTTGATTCCAAAGGCTGATAGACAGAAGTTATTGAATTTAGCAATTCAGATTTTTAAGGATAACTATGAAGAGCAAAATAACTATTATCGTATGCTTCATGGTCAGCCTAATTACGATGAAACTGGTGCTTGGAAAGGTTTGTGGATTGATACTAAATATATCAATTCTGTAACTCCAACAAGCATCGATCATGTATCTGCTTTTTATAAAGAAGAATATGATTACGATGATGATGGAAATCGTATCGTAGTTTCTGATTATCAGCCAATTGATCAACTTTCTGTATCACAGAAGAATTTGATCTGTGAAAATGGAACATGCGAAAATATCTACAATGATACTAATACTTTAGCATCTTGGGATCTTACTCAATCTGATGTAAGATATATAATGCATATTGGAGATAGAGAAGTAGATTATTATAATGCACGAGTTGCAGATAGATTTGCTCTTCTATACTGTCCAGAATCAGATGCTCAAGAAGTACAACGTAGATTTAAAGATCTCTTTGAAGCAAATAGACTATATCTATTGTATACTGGATATTCAGAAGCTTATAAGTATAGATCTGATTATTACGATAATTTTATGATGATCTTTCTTACTATTCAAACAATCATTGATTTGATTGTTGAGCTGCCTGAATATATTATTAGACGAGATATATTTGATACACGTACTTGTAAATATATCTTTGAATCTAATGGAGTAAAGTATTTTAAAGATATTCCTCTAAAGTATCAAGTTGCTTTGGTAAAGAATCTTAATAAACTTATTAAGTTTAAATCTACAGATAAATGCATCGTTGATATAGTTTCTATTTTCGGAGCAGAGAATATTGAAGTTTTTAGATATTATATCATGAAAGATAGATATGTAAATTCTAAAGACATTCTAGATTATTACGACGAAAAGAAAGTTACTACAGACTCAATGGGTAATACAATAGTATCTGAAGACAACGATAAAGATTATGATTTGAAATTTATTAAGGTTCCATTGCTTGATAAATATGATAATTATATCCGTAAAGACTCTAGTGTATTGAAATATGATACTGTAGTAGAATCTGATGCATATTGGACTGGAGATAAGCAATATAAAGACGTAAAACAAGATATCAAAGATCTAGATTTTACTGTCCTGAGATCGAAGTATTATTCTATAGAAGCAGTTATTGATCTTGCAAAACGTAATTTTACTTTAGGATATTTTATGAATATTCTTATGTATAATAACGTAGATAAATCTACTCTTATGATTAATCTTCCTAATGTATCTACGACAAAGAAATTTGAATTAGTAGATACTATTATTGCTCTATTTTCTTTAAGCTATATCTATTATGGAGTAGAAGATACTATAGTAGATACTAGATCTAAATGTGCACAGATTCTAGGATTTAATATGGAAGCAGATTTGGCAAAGATTTCTGCTTGGTTAGAAGAAAATCATAAAGGATTAACACTTAAGGATCTGCATGTAGATACATATGCAGTTCCAGATAATAACTCTATTATTTCTTTTAAACAACTTCAAGATATTTTCTTTACAAATAAAGATTGTTATGATCATATCATTAAAGTCATGAGGAATCCTCCATCTAAAGAGATTTATGATGCATATCGTTATCTTTATAAGAGTCTACTTACTATGAATTATAACATGGAATATTTCCTTGTTGGTAATAATACTATTGTAGATAAATATAAAGCAAATGGATATAAATCTAAATTTATTGTATTGCCTAAAGAAGAAGATTATCATAATCCTGATGATTTTACTCGCGATTGGAAATGGCTTGTAGAATCTATCGATGATAATAATCTATGCTTCGTAGTACCTGATACATTCTCTGAAGATCATAATCTTGATTTGTATATTAAAGAGAATAATGATCTTAAGAAAATTGGTACTGCTAAAATGGCATATACATATAGAGAATTCTTAAGATATAAAGATGGATCTCTATTCTCTTTTGTCACTAGAATTCTTAATATGAATAGTAAAGATACAAGACAGGAAGCTTGTGTAAATGCTATTCAAGCAATAGTATCTTATATGAAGGATTATATAGATCAAGATAGAATTAATCTTGATACTGTATTTGCAGGATTGCCTTCTATTTCTATTGATTTCATTAAGCAATATGTAACAGAAGTTATTGATTTCTTTAAGTCTTTTAAGATCTTTACTCATGATTCTTCTATTATATATTCAATAGATGATAAATTTGAGAATTATGTTCAATTAATTGATCATATTCTTCTTAAATATCTATTTGATAAGAGTGAAATTATTAAAATAGAAGATGCTATCCAAGGTATGACTACAGGTCTTACTGCTAAAGAGAAATGTAGAATGATTGATAAAGTCTGGTTTGATATTACTACTTGGCTTACTAAAAATTATTCTGAGTATTATAACTCTGATAATTATAAGCAAGTAGAAAAAATCATTCGAGATTATAAAGAGCATTATACAACTCTTACAATGAATTCTGAAGAGTTTAATGCGGAGAATCATTACATTAAAGAAATTGATGATTATGCCGTAGATGCTATTGTTCATATGCTTATTGATCTAGTATATGAAGAGCATGTGAATATTTTGGAATCTATTCATACAGAATATAATAATACTTATGATGATTATTATAGAGATGATTGGCTCGTAGATATTGGCATCCTTCTTATTAGTAGATACTTAGAGGATAGAATGAGATATCAAGATGATATTACAAGATCTGATTTCTATGATTTCTATTCTGTATTACTTATGAATGATGCTAGACAGTCTATGAATCATAGTCAGTCTAAATCTGAAAGATATAATCTCATAGATGATTATTATTCTATTAATACTCAAGAATTTCCTGCACATCAATTCGACCAGTAATCTTATATACCGGAACATTCAAATAATTAACTAAAATGGAGGTTTTAGATATGTCTGATAAACATTTGACATTCTTTGACTCTCAAAAGAGTCGTGAAGATGTAAATATTCATAAGCCTTTCCTGCGTGGTGAAGTTATCTTTAAGGATATCGATACTGGAGAAGTTCTGCTAACTACTCATAACAGAGTTGTTATTGCTGGTTCTCAGTTTGTTGCTGAGAAGTGTTTCAATCTTCCTGAACTTGTTCATTTGCCCACTTATAATGAATCTCTATCTCTAGAAAATTCTGTTGCACATGGTACTTCTCCGGCAAATCTGCCTAAGATTTGCCTGTTCTGCTGCGGAACTCAAGGCTGCGGTACCGAAAACTCTGCAGTTTATCCTGTAAGATATACTAAGAGAATTGCTCCTAATGGAGATCTAGTTCCTTTCCGTTATCAGCTGAAGCAGAATGATCTGACTGATGAACTTCGTCAGAAGTATTATGGTCGTAAGACTCTAACTGATCGTTATGCATATTACTTCAAAGCTTTTGAGTCTGATCCTAAGATGTATATGCGCTTTACAGATGGCACGATCATTGATAAGAATCTGTATGATTCTCAGAATGAAACTGATGCTGAGACTTTCGTTGAGATGAACCTGAGAATCACTAAGGATGATTTCCGTGATTATTTCAGAGCTACTACTTCTATCAATGATGCAAAGATCAATTCTATTTCTCTGCTAACCGCATGGTATAACGAGTCTTCTGGTTATCGTTGGTATCAGGATATTACTCCTATGACTCAGCTCAATATTCCTAATGAGCCTCTGATTGATCTTACTAAGGGTATTGATATTACTTATCATATTTACTTCTAATGGAGGTAAATTATGGCCGTTAAGAAGAGAGTATCTACAGAAGTTACAGATCCTACTCTTAAAGCAGAGCTCCTTAATATTACAGAGGATAAAATCACATCTTCTTTTATTTTTGGACTATTTGGTGAATATGATGGTAAATGTAAATGCCATCCATATGATATTCTAAAGGTTCCTCCTGGATATTATGGTCCAGAAAACCACAAAAATAAAAATACTTTTACTACCACTGTAGGTATTTGGATTTTCAACAAATGGTTCATTGAGCAAGATCTTTTTGAATTGTTTGGATATGTAAATAAAACTATCAATGGTGGCCAGTTGGAAGATATGAACCAAGATCTTTCATATGCTTTAATGGAAGATCGAATCTCTGTTCAAACCCTTAAGAATTATTTGATGAAGACTCAGTTTGCAATGCAATTTGTTACTGTGTTAGCTCCAAATTATTCTGAAGATCTTTTGACATGTAGTGTTCAAATTGATAAACTGAAGGATAAACTAATTAAGGAGCATCAAAAGGAGCTTGAAGCTGGAGATACTGTTGTAGCTAAGCAAATCGAGGATGAACTCATTGCTTATGCTAAGGAGCTTTTGAAAGATGATCCAGCAATGGATTCTTTTATTTCTGGAGCAAGATCTAATATTAATAATAATTTCAAAAATATGTTTATCTGGAAAGGCGCTACTAGAGATCCCAACCCTGATTCTAAACAAGAATTTCGTATTGCTACTTCTAACTATATGGAAGGAATTAAGAGAGAAGAATATTCTCTATATTCTAATTCTGGCATAGAAGGTGCATATTCTCGTGGTAAGAAAACTGAAGGTGGCGGCTATCTAGAGAACCTTACTACTATGGCATATCAAGACTTGATTTTGGATGAAGATGGTACTGATTGCCATACTGATAGACATATTACAATAGAGCTAACCCCTAAAAATGTAAACCAGTATATGTATAACAATATTATAGGAAGCAATGGTAAGCTAATTGAGCTTAATTCTCAAAACCGAGATCAATTTATTGGTAAGAAAGTTAAGATGAGAATGGCTTATCTTTGCCCCCATGAAAAACCCTGTAATGCATGTGCTGGTAATTTCTATAAGAAACTTGGAATTAAAAATGTTGGACTTACTCTTATGCAAGTTTTCTCTATTTATAAGAATAAGTCTATGAAAGCATTCCATGATTCTACCGTTCAGCTTACAGAAATTGATACAATGAAAGCTTTTGGATATAAGTAATACCCATAAGAATAGGAGAACCTGTTATGGACTCTTCTAAAGATGGATACTATGATCTGATGCAAAACATGATTACTGTTAGAGGATTCAGTAGTCATGATAGCATGGAAGAAGCTAAGATTCTCTCATATCCTGGTCTTCTTCCTAATTTATATTGTATTACTAAGACTGGACAAGTATATTCTGTAATTAATGATTCTTATATTTCTTGGGCTTTTAAGAATAATATTCCATATGTAAATCTTTCATGCGTGAAAGATGGAAAATGGAGATTAGAACCATTTTATATTAAAGACTTGGTAGCTTGTAGCTATATTGCTAATGCAAGTAGTTATTTAGAGAGGGGTTATCATGCTTCTAATATAGATGGTGATCCTAAGAATTGTAGATACACTAATATGGTTTATATAAAATCTTAGCTAGTAATACAAAAAAAAATAAATCCGGGTAGGAGTGATCCTACCCGGACTTTTTATTTATTCATCATAGTCTTTTTCAACACTATGATCACTGATCCATTTGCATGCATCAGTGCCGCATACATCGTCTTCATATGCATATTTAAAGTTGTTTCTGTTGAGGCGCATAAATTTATCAACAGGATTACCAGTTGCTTTACTTTCATTAAGATTGAAAGTGTGATCAGTGATAATAGTGCCAAAGAAATTTACTACAACAGCAGGTTCAAGAGTTTTAGGACGACTGGGATTATCTCCATGTCTAAGATCATACATTTTGATGAATCCAGGGAGTGGGAATCTATGAAGACGGCTCTCTGTAAATAAACACTTGATGCCATTAATTTCTACAACTTGATAATTGACGATAGCATCATCATAATTAAAACGGTAATCCATAATAAAACTTCCTTTCTTTTTATATGAATTTTTATTTATCGATTCTTTTAAAATTTGGTCCCTTATATACTCTAATAGGATTGCCACGTACAATTTTATTGATCTCTTTCCATTCAGAATTCTTTTGAATTGCTTCACTATTTTTATTAATATCTACAATTCTTTCAGAAATGCGATTTTCTACATCCTTCTTATTCTGAAGCTGAGATCTTTCCTTCATAGAAACTACAGAAATCCCAGTAGGCTTATGAACTCCTCTTACTGCAGTTTCTACTTTATTTACATTCTGTCCTCCATTTCCTCCACTACGAAAAGTTTCATAAGAGATTTGCCCTTCAACATTAGGATCGATAAATTGAGCTTCATCAATGGTGCTCACATCAATGAACCAATTCTTTCTAGGCCATCCAATTCTAAAAGGACTTTTACAGATCCACTGAATAGTGCCATTGTATTCAATGGAATTAATTTGCTTATCAGTTTTCAGAATGCAAGATTTATAGCATCCTTTATGAAATCCAGATTCTTTCTTCTTGACAATAGTAGCATCAAGTTCAGAGATGAGCTTCTGTGAAAAGAGATAAACTGCTCGCTCACATTCTGCAGGAGCTCCGATACCAGAACTAATTTGAATTAGCATTAATTTCCTCCTTTGAAATTATACACAGGAGTAAGTACACCTTTTACATTGACAATATCAGATACAGCTTCTCTGATTTCATCAATTCTTCTATATGCAAAAGGAGACTCATCAAGTGTATCCTTAGAAACAGATGTAGAGAATACTCCATCCATTTCCTTCTTAAACATATTAAGAGTAACAGAGTTTTTAACTTCGCTTCTTTTGATTAATCTGCCGGAACCATGAGGAAGAGAATAATTCCATTCATCACTATTCTTTGCATTTAATTCTCCATAGAGAATGCCATCTTTCATATTGATAGGAATATAGATATTATTCTCCATTTCAAATTCGCATGCTGCTCCTTTACAGAGGCAATGCTTTTCAGAAATTGTATTATGAGGAGCATTAAATTCAATTTCTGAATCCCATTTCATCTTTCTGCAAATGATAGATCTAATTCTATTTCTATTCAATCTTGCAAATTCAGTTGCTTTTCGAACATCATCTACATATTGGACATATAACATATCTTCTACATATGTCATTTCATAAGGAACATTGATTCCTTTTAATTTGAGTTCTTCTTGACCCTTTCTATTAAAATAATCATTAATAACAGGGCCAATAGATCTACTACCGGTATGAATAGTAAGATAATATTCTCCATGCTCATCCATATCGATCTCAATGAAATGATTACCATTTCCAAGAGTTCCATAACAGAGAGTCAGCTTATCAGAATGTATAGGAGTATTAAATCCTAAAGCATTGATCACACCAAATCCATATAAATCCCTAGGCCCTCTTGCAAGATTTACAGGAATATTCTCTCTAATTACTTTATCCAATTTATTAAAATCAGATGTAGTAAGTTTCTTCCCAGGATGGATCTTGAAAATGCTAACTCCACATCCAAGATCATTACCAAGAAGATTAGGAATGATTCTACAATGATTTAATTTCATTGTAAGACCAATAGGACCAACTTTTCCAGCATGGACATCAGGCATAACTCGAATGATAGCATCCTTAGATACTTCATCATCGCAGATCATTTTAATCTGTGCTTTAGCATGCTGATCAATTGCATCCTTCTCATTGTCTACTGTAAATACCTTTGCAGTAGCATATTTTCCTTCGATTAATAATTCTTTCATATTTTATTCCTTTCTATTATGACGATTATAGATAGTGTATACCTATCTATTCATATTTATTATATCTAATTGAAAAATAAAATAGAGGTAGAGATTAAATCTCTACCTCTAAAATTTAATTTATTCTATTAAATAGATCACTTAAGTTTCCTGCTAAAGTTGGGTTAGTAGGATTCTTAGAATTATCTCCATACCAAATTTTATTCAGATCTGCACTAATATCTGTATATCCATTATTTTCTTGCTTCTCCAAATAATCTTCAGGAATATGATAAGCATCAGAGATAGCTTTTCTTCCTATTGTAGTTTTTCTGATTCTTTCCAGAGATTTCTCATCTTCATTTAATTGAGCAAGATGGAAATCTTCCATACTCATACGCTTAGATTTGCTCAAATAATCGAGCTGATCATTTATCATATGAGTAGTAGCATCTGCATCATCAGCAAATACACTAGGATCTAGTTTTTCTCCTTCTTCACCATATTCTTCTTCTAGACTATAAGAAGTTTCATCATAATGATCATCAGTATAGATCTCTGTCTTCATAATATGAAATCTTGTAGCAAGATCTTCTCCATAATAGAAAACATACAAAGCCCAAAGATAAGAGAATACCAAGTCATCATGTGCATCGTCTGCATGCTCTACTTTACCATTAGGCTTAACAACCATTGTGCAAAGTTCATCATAAATATCTTTACTATTAAATTTATCTCTATGATGCTGAACTCTTTGATGCAGCAATTCAATAAGCTGATTACGTTTATTCTTTCCAGAAGTAGAGCCATAGACTTTACATTTCTTAGGTCTACGCTTGACTGTCATTCCATCAAATTGCTCTTCATCTATACGATCTTTAATTTCATAATAGAGATTCTTTTTAATAGAAGTTTTAATAAGCATCTGTAGAACAGAACTTCCAAAACCTCCATTGTTTTCGATATTTATAATAGCATTCTTTGCATAAGTAGTTGTAAACTGATATATCATATCAGCCAATTCTGGCATCGTAATAAAGTTACATTTAAATGTAGCAATGACTTTAGTAGTTTGAGAATCAATAACTGTAATAGCAGACGAGTCTTTATGTATACCAGAAGAAACGTCAACGCCGATAATGAATGGATACATACTATTCATAGGTATAGTATCCCAAATCTTCATTACGAATTGTCCAGCTTTACCAAATCTCAAAATACTTCTAGGTTCCTGCTTTACTTGAGCTCCGATAATATCCAAATCTTCTCTATTAAAAGGACTGTTATCAGCAGTCTTAGCCCATTCTAGTAGAACCTCACGACGAATCTTAACCCAGTCTTTCTGCAGATCCTTAACCATGCGATCAAAATACTCAGTACCATTACCAAGCATTTGATAAGTATATCTAATATGCATGAAGTTAGAATCTGTATTAGCATCAATGACTTTCTTAAGATCATCATAACTTAGGTCATAAAAACTTTCATTCCATTCAGTACCATTCAATCTAACATGATTAGCAAATTGACCTTCTCTAGTAGTCAAGTCTCCAGGAGTAGTAGTAATCAATACTCCATAAGGAGATCCATTAGACTTAGCGTTCTCAGATGCTTTAGAGAATGCAGGCATAGCAGCAGTATATACAATATCATTATAAGGCAAGAAAGCAAACTCATCATAATATTGAATTGCAACTGTAGCACCACGTCCTGCACCTTCTGCTAGAGCCGGAGTTCTAGCACCAGGTAGAGTGGTAATCAAGTTTCTATTTATAGGATTCTGTAATGTTTCTGCTGTATTTGGAGCACGTATTTGTTTACCATCTCTATCTAACTGAGCTTCCATACGCAAATATTCTGGTAAGGCAGCTCTTAGATTCTTCATGGTTCTCAAGTTTGCTTTAGAGTCTTCATGCTTCTTATTAGCAAACATTATTCTAGTATTTGTTGCACCGAAATTAAAAACCCAAAGATACCAACAAAGGGCGCTAACAGTTTTACCATGCTGTCGAGGAAATTCTACAAATTGGTTAATATTATAAACGAACATATATGCCATGGCTAAGTTACCACGATTTAGTTCGAATCTTTTACCAGCTCCAACTGCACCGCCTTCGGTTGGGATCCTACATAGTTCCCTTATGAAATTAGTCGTACCTGCGTTATTTTTTATATATTAACGCTTGTTAATCTTATGTGTTACATAAGCTCAGACTATATCTTCATCTCCAATTGTAGCTGTAAAATTAATTGGAGGTGTGCTATTACTTCGAACCGTTTTAGGCGGCTCTACTCCAGTTTGGATAGTCGTTGAACCAACAATATATTTCGACAATTCTTCTAATGGAATATATTCTACATTATTTAGAATAGTGATATCATTAAAAGGTCCTTTAAGCTTTGGATATAAATAATTGAAAAGATTTGCAGCAGCTTTAGGATCATTAAATTTTCCATAGACTGCTCCATTTATTACAGTTTTCCAGCAATTGTGAGAATAGACTACACCTACATATGGATTACCATCTTTAATATCACGATCTTTTGACATCATTAAAACATTATCAAGTTTTGATAACCACATACATGTATTTCTAGAATAAATTCTTTTATTTTTAGGAACATGAATTTGTAGAAAATCTTTATCAAGTTGATAAATAGAAGGATACATTAACTTCTTTTCGTAAAGCGGAAGAAATGGAACATCAAGCATAAATGTAGAGAAGTTATGCCATCTAGGATCTACTGTGATTCCGATGCCTCCATATAAAGGATAATCTTTATCAGCTTTATTATAGCATCTATTCATCATATCGTTCCAAGCTTTATAAAACTGGCAAGGATATGGATCACTGATAATCATATTTGTTCCAATATATCCAACCCCAGCAACATTTGGAGTATATCTATCATATACTCTTCCATGTCTAATTGCATCTAGTGATGCATCAGTTACATATCCTGTATTCAGGAATCTCAAAGCATATCTTGTATTTGATGGACTTGTATGAATCTCTTTTCCTACATACTCGATCTCACCTAAGATTTCAAAATCTCCACAATTGTTACTGTGATAAATCTTTCCAGTAATATCGTTTAAAGGTTTGCCGTTGGTACTCATATTAACCCTCCTAGTAAAATTGAAATAGATTAATATAAGTTTGTTGGTTGCTGATTAGACATTGATTTTAGGTTTTAGGACTTATTATAATAGGGATAGAAATATAATAAGCTTTTATTTCACCATGACCCATCTCTCTACTTGTTTCTGTCTTTCGACACCTGATTGTAGGTAAGAGAGCTTTAGCCTTTCCCAGCAGTTCAATAGCATTCAACACTATGTCACCATAATGAGGGGCATTTCTTAGTTTACCAATAGTTAACCATGCATTCTCGAAGAACGCGCATCTTCATTGGTTTAGGTAGATTTGGGTCCCTTGGGTCTACGCCCATTAATCCACCATCATACAACAACAAAAAGAATTTATTATTCTTAATACCACGAGCTTTAAGAAAATAATACATATTCATAAAACTCTGATTAGTGGTACTATCTTGATAATAAACAGTAATTGGAGTTGATGGATTTTGAATAACCATTTATATCTTTCTCCTTTCTTTAGTTATTAATATTAAGGTTTCAAAAATACAAAAACATTTATTTAATTTTTATAATAAAAAAGAAAAGGAGAGTCGTTAATTATGCTTATTAGCCCGAATAAACAAGGTAAGATTGTATTATTAATTATTATATCAATTATATTGATTATAGCTTTTATTGTATATAAATATAGAAAGAAGATTAGTAATAATTATAAGAAAATAGTATTTGATAAAAATGGTGAGCTATATAAATTTATTCTAAGTGAATGTAATAATGACGAAACTATTAGAAATTGCATTCTAATATCTATGTCTGATTTTCAAGTATTTAAAGACAATGTAGAAGAATATATTATAAAAGAAGTAAAATCTAAGATTGAAAAAGATGGGTATGGATGGCTTAATCTAAATTCTAATCATAGTGGCATTTATGATTCTTCTTGTCCTATTGACATTGCTATTATGACAGCTTTTAATTCAGATGAAATCTTTGATTTGCTATATAATAAATACATTACTATCATTTATGATGGATTTCATTATGGAATACAAGCAGAGCAAGAAGCTATTGAATATTATAAGAAGCATGGAGCAGATGCGGAAGGAGACGATCTTCATCCTGCAGAGATTAAAAAAGAGGAATCTTATGATGATGAAGAAAACTACGATAATATTGTAATGGAAGATGAATAAATAAAAAAATAAAACCGAGTGGATGTTTAGTCCACTCGGTCTTTTGTTTAGATCATAGGATCGTACTGAACCGTATTATGTTCAGTTTCCATGATCAGCCCATAACAGATCTCAACCAGAGATCCATTGTGGACAAAACTCACCTTGAAGTCGGACTCAGAAAGGTCCTCGATGGATGCATTCAATGCACCCAGCTCACCAAGGTTGATGAGCTCCTGCTTGAGCTGAAGAAGCTCAAGCTTCGGAGGCATTTCTGCAAAGCTTTTGCAGATCACATCAACCTGCTGTGAGCCCTTCATCTTTTTGATCAGCTTGAAGCAAGCTTTGTTCTGCGGATTCGGCATCTGATGACTCAGATCAACACCAGCGGAAACTGATGTATGACCGGTATTGTCATTGATGAACGGGTTAATACCAACATTGTAATTAGCCATGATTTTGTACCTCCAGTACATTTTGCATTATGGTGAATTAGACGACTGAAATAGAGTATCTTCGTATCTCTATTTCATTATTATAATATCTAAGTATTTACTATTAAAAATAAAAAATAAAGTCGGTAGAGATTTCTCCCTACCGACCTCTTTATATCAAAAGCAATGTATTATTTATAGCAGAAATATGTTTTATTGATCTTACAATAAACACCATTGCCTTGCTTAAACAATGCCTGGAACACAACATTTCCAGGTAATACACTACCATTTTTAAGTAATTCAAGAGCTACTTCTTTATTAGTTTCAGTAGGAGTCTTATATGCATTGCCATCCCACATGCATGCATATTGACCTTTAGCAGTAGCTACCTGCTTAATAGTATTCTGCTTGGGGAACCAAGAAGAATGTAATCTATTTAGAACGACAGAACCAACATACATTTGCTCCTGTCGAGAACAGTTTTGAGCTTCTCCAACAATAATCATCAACAGATACTGATAATCTTCTTCAGTCCACCATTGTGTATGGTTTTCTTCTTCGATATTTTCAGTAACAGGAGTTGCCTCTTTAATAGGCTGAGTAGTAATTTCTTCAACAACTGGTTGCCGTTGAACTTCCTCAATCTGCTGAGCTTCTTCAGAACTAGCAATCAATTCCGCTGCAAGTTCTGCTTCATATTCTAATTCTGCTTCTTCAGACATTGGCAGAATCATTTTTTCCTCTTCAATAGGATTAGTAGTTGTAATAGCATTAATTGGAGTTGCTATAAAAGAAGTAGTTGCAATATGAGTGGCAACTACAGCTGTATGACGATATTTAGAGCCGATCTTTAAAGGATCGATAATATCTTCATTATAGTTAGGGACTAATGTGGTATTCGTAAGCCCAATGATAGAAGCAACCATCATAAGCCAGATTGCCATTACTGTAACACTGAAATTGCTAATAGTAATAGCAATGGAATTGACTTTCTTTCTTCTTTTAGTGGTATACTTAGATTGCTTACTGTGACGGTCTTTATAATAGTACATATTAATCTCCATTTCTTTCAACGAGTTTCCTACTGCGGACACGTTGTCTTATACGCATTCCTTCTTTCTCTTATTACTCAAAAATATATAAATGCTTTAACCTTCATGATTAATAGCAAATATATCATTCAATAAAACAATGCTGAATCTCTTGGCATCTTTATATGTGTCCCATTTAAGACAACTGATAATGGTATTGATATCAGGATAACTGACATTCATATCATCGCAGAATTTATAAATGGTCTTTCTATCAGATAGCAATCTAGACAATTGTTTCTTTGAAAAATACTTCTTACATTTCTTGACAGTGATAATATGACCACTATAAAAGTATGTAAGACTATTCCAATCTGCATCATCATCATAGATTGTTTGCTGAATTGTAGAAGCCTTATACAGTTGTGAGTAATGCTTTTTAGCAGTCTTCTTTTTCATTATTATCAATCCTTTCTCTTTTTTTAGATATATCTTTGGCAAAAGAATTCATATTCTAATGTCATATTTATATTATCTTTTTAATTTTTGATTTATTTAAATTAAAATATAAATAATTTATTAACCAGATAGTAATCAAAATCGCTCTACGTGCTTTATTATTTTAAAATGGAGGAGTAAAGTATATGGCCGTTGAATTTAATGGTACACCTTTCCAGTATAATCCTGCAGTAACAAATGTCAATATTGATAATCAACTAGCAGGTATTCTTGGTCAATTTGGAGACGATTATATTCTCGATGCTCTTGATAATGCATTGAATAATAGATTTAATCCATATCAAGCTTCTAATCCTAATCTAGTATATGCTTATGAATTGACGTTTAAAAATCTGTCTGATGGATTTGGTGCAAATAATCCTGATATTATCAATACTAGAAATAAGACTTATCTGAATATCATCAATAAGATCTGTAATTTCTATGGATTGAGTTTTAATCCTCATGAAGATACTGAATTGTATTCTGCGGCATTTTGGCTATATGATTTCTTTGTATCTTCTTTTTCTGAGCATCTAAAAATGTTTTATGCTATGTATCTAATTCAAGAGAAAGATGCTCTTAATTCAGCATTTAATTTCTCTCAACTTAGAAAAGAGAACGATGCTACCTATAGCTATTCTAAGAAGCTATTTAAAGATCCTGTACTTGCAGCTATTCACTGTAATATCGATTATGTAATTAATCAGATTGATTCTTTTAATATTTCTCTAGATAATATTCTAAGCATTGTTTATAGTAATCAAGCACCTACACTAGCACCATATATTGCTAGTATTGTTTCTGATCCTACTGGTGGATTTTTCAGAAATTTCTATCAGACTTTTGTATTGAATTCTCCTGATTCTGCTGATATTATGACTTATATTAAGCTTGCACTTCAGCAGATTGGTGGAGATATTGAGCCTATTAAGTAATTTATATAAAAGGAGAATATTAATGTCTACTAATATTGATAAGGAATATGAAAATCTTCTAAATGCTACACCTGAATCTGCACCTAAGATTCTTGAGAATGTAAATAATATCGAAGAATCAGTAAATGCAATGAATACTATTTCTGAAGATGAAAAGAAAGAAGAATCTAAACCTCAAAAGGTTCTTGGTTCTTATAACCCTGCTACTGGAAGTTATAATGTAATTGATACTGAAACTTCTATTGAAGAAATTCAGCAGAAGAATCTTGAAAATTTTGATGCTATGATCAATGATGAAACTCCTGATCTAAATGCTGATTTGAATAATTTCCTTGATTCTTGTAAAGATAAAATTCCTGAAGCAGATGCAGTTTCTAAGATTGCATATCTAATGGCTAATAGAATTGCTGGTAATAATATTGACTATTATTCCAACATGCCTAAGTTTATGCAGAACACTGTAAGCCAGATTATGGCTAATGCAAATACTGTTGGTGTTCCTAGCAATAGAATTCTCCATAAGAATCAAGTTGCTAAGATGCTAATTGATGAATATGTAGAAGAATATAAAAAGTCTTCTCAGAAGACTGTTGATCTTGATACTCTATTTTCTGGATTTACTAAAGATACTGCTAATATTGCAGATGATATGGCAACTCAGATTGGTGATTTGATGCTTAGCTTTGATGACGAACGTAAGGATCAGATTAACAATGCTATCGTAGTTGCTAAGAATAATGGCAATGATGTAATGGTAAAGAATCTAGAAGCTATTAGAGATAATATCGATAAAGCTTTTAATCTTGATGAATTTAAAGAATTCTGCAAGCATTGCAAGATTAAGTCCATTGAGATGAAGAAGCCTAATAGAGTTTATGATTCTTTCATCCATAAGTATGAAACTAATGATGCTATCATTAATGATATTCGTACTTGCCCCGATGTCATTATTCGCCATCTAACTGAGTTTACTAAAGATCAGGCTATGATGATTTGCCTTGCATATTGTAAGTATTGTTGCAATATGAATCCTGATAATATGGCAGAACATACTTTTATGTATTATTTTATTCGTAATATTATTGCAATTGATCGTATTAATCCTAGAGGTAGAGCTTATCATTCTATCAATGCTAAGGATAAGATTTTCTATGATACTTTTGTTGCAAATCTTCGTGAATGTATGAACAATCTGCTAGAAAGAAATGTAACATTTAAGTAATAGCTGGACGAAAATAAAGCAAATTTCTTCTGCCATGAGATTTGTGCCTCCAAATTATTGTTTTCCCTAGCTGTTAATGTGCTGGTCACGGTGGTTTTCGATTGCGTTGATTTTTGTTTTCCTTCGTTTGTTTACTCCTTTCAAAAACTTTATGCATTGCCGGTAGGATGAGTAGATCCTACCGGCATTTGCTCGTAAACTTTATAATAATTATCATAAAGAAAGGATTGGTTGATGGCCATGTTGCTTGACAATAAATATACCATTCTCCCTAATCTGAGGTTTTCACTAACCTTTGATAGTGGAGTTTCTAAAATTGTCACTGTAAAAACTGGTGACAAAGTTGAATGTTTCTATAAGCTAAATGGTGAAAAGAATGTCATTACTGGCATTGTATCTAAGATTGGTGTTAATTATAATTCCTCTCTTGGAGCAATGGGAACTAGTGCCTATCTTCAGATTGACGGATCTGAGGAATATTCTGGTAAGGTTATCTATGTTCAACCCAGTGATGTTCTGGATATCACTATTCTTGCTACATCTGACACTATTAGTAATCCTGTATGTAGTGTTGAAAACGATGGTCAGAAGATTACTCTTGTTAGAGAAAATGAAGCTGGTGTATTTCAGTATAGCCTTGATGGTATTACTTGGAAAGCTGCTACTGGATCCCAAGGTCCTTCTGCATATGAATGTGCAGTAGCTATGGGATATGAAGGAACAGAAGATGAATGGCTAGCATCTCTTAAGGGCGAAAAGGGAGAAGCTGCTAATTTCGAAGTCTATTGCGTCTTTGAATCTATTGAAGAAGCAGAAGCTAAGAAGAATACTATTCCTCGTGGCAAGTTTGTGGCTGTTTTGAATGATCCTGTTTCTGATCTATATATTAGAACTGGCGATTCTACTGTAAGTAAGTGTACTTGCAAGTGCTGCCAGAATAATTCTAATATTGAGGAGACCATTACTGGTTATCAGTATCTAGGAAAAATTGCTGCTGGCACTAAGGGAGACAAGGGCGATCCTGGAAAGCAGGGTAATCCTGGTGACGATGGTAAGTCTGCTTATGAATATGCAGTAGAAAATGGATTTACTGGTGATGAAGAAGAGTTTGGTGCAATGCTTGCAAGAGGTAACTCTGTAGCGGTTACCAATTTCTTTATGGGTCAGAATCCTGAACTGCTGAATACTGTCATCGGCCCTATTGACCTTCGTATTTTTGGATATACCGATATTAAGAGATTTAAGAGTGTTAATCTAAAGAGGATTGATATTACTTCTCCTTCTGAACCTGAAGATCAGACTCTGATCTTTAAAGAACCAGTTGTTTTGAGAGCTGTTCCTACTAAGACTGAAGCTGCTAAGCCTAATCTCACTGTTAAGGGAGATAAGCTAGTTGCTGACTGTATTATGGTCAAGGATGGAGAAGTTGGTGTTTTCCGTAGAGTTGAATATATTGACTCTTATGATGGAGAAACTATTCTGGGCGACTGGATTTCTTCTACTGGTGAACTTGACATGGGCGCTAAAGTTCAATTTACCACTCTAGGTAAGTTTGAACCTTTTGATTCTAAAGTTCAGAGTCAGTATAAGAAACTTCATGCTTATGATAGAGAAACTGATATTACTCTAGATGATAAGTATGCTTGGTTGTCTGTAAGTTATCCTATTGATCTAGCTACTTACATTAATATCATGGCTGGAGATCAGGTTACTGATTACTTGAATGAACATCTGGAAGATGTTGTTTCTCCGCTGGTTAATAAGTATCTAAATGATCAGCTGAAGACTAAGCAAGATAAGCTGACTCCTGGTAAGAATATTACTATTGATGAGAATAATGTCATTAGCTCTATTGCTGAAGCATCTATCAATGAAGATATTACTGTTATCGTTCCTATTGGTGCTTTGAAGCAAGGTCAAGTAATTCCTAAGGGAACTACATTTGATGAGTTTATGAACATGATCATTGCTCCTGATACTCCGGATCCTGTTAAGTGCGTTTATTTCGGTGTCTCTGATTCTATTCCTACCAATATCGATAACTTGGAGAAGGAAGAAATTGAAGATAAGACTCTGATCACTGAAGGTACTTCTCATAAATATACCGCAAATGATCAGCATCTGGTATTTGCTTATAGAAAAGATCTAGGAGATATTCAATCTATCAAAGATCCGAATGGATTTGAACAAATCAATGGTTGGGAGAAGAAGGTTTATTGGGATCCGGGTACTGAAACTGATTTCAATGTCTGGTATACTAGTGAATCTCTTACTATCAATAAATTTAAACTTTCTTTTGCTTTTACTGATTAATTTAGTAGAAAGGAGGAGATAGGATGATTGATGTCATCCAAGGATTTAGACTATCTACACGTGATCCTGTTGATGCTCGTCTATTAATGACGAAGCAAGAAATGAGATCTGTAAATGATAATCTAATGCCTGAGAAGTATTTTACAATTTGTAAAGAGAATGGACTTTTGTATATTTATGATAAGTCTAGAACTCAAGAACAAATTGGAGCTACAGATACAGGTAAATTTACTATAGTCAATTCTGCTAAGATTGATGCTATCACTATTAATGGTGAAATGCTTCCTATCAATGATGCAATCGTTGATATTCCTGCAGCTGCTGCTGATAAGTACGGAGCTATTAAGCTCGGTACTGGAATGGAAACTCAGGAAGATGGAACTGTAACTATTAACTTTGAATCTTTTGCTGACGAATCTATTCCTCTGAGTAAAGTAAAATTCTCTAATGGTGGATTAATTTGTCATGGATATCTTCATGAGGGTAAATTCTATACAGATAATACTTATAAGGAATCTCTTGTTGGTTATGACTATAAACTATACATTGATATTCCTAGTACATTTGTATACGAATATAAACCTGATACGAAGAAATTCGAACAAATTAATAAAGCGCCTCTAGCAACTTCTATTGTACCTGGCGTAATGAAACTATATGGTGCTCTCGGTGATCAGACTGATGGTACAATGAATCAAAAGTCTATCACTGATGAAATTAATAAAAAATTTACTGTTACTAAAGGTCCTGATGAATCTTTGATTTTCAAAGATGGATTCTCTGTCGGATAAGTAATAGTATTTTTTTTTGATATCTCGTTTAAATTATTTATCACAAAAATATTAATTAAAGGAGAATAATTTCAATGGCTGCTATTAATCCTACTTATGATAATGCCAATACCCTTAAGAAGATTACAGTCGGTTCTGAAGTCTATTTCGTTAAGGATGCCGACCTTCGTAAGGTTGTTGAAGGTTTCCATGACGCCGTTTATAAGGACGTGTCTGTTGAGCTGACCGAGGAAGGCGTTAACCTGCCTACTGAAGGTGCAGTTGCAGCATACGTTAAGAAGAAGGTTGCATCTCTGGAAGGTGCAATGCACTTCCGTGGCGTTATTAATCGTACTGAGGGCCAGACTGATCTGGAGGCAATTGCTGCTGCTGTTGCTGAGCCTGTTTCCGGTGACGTTGTTGTCATGAAGGATAACTCTAAGGAGTATATTTACAATGGCACTGCTTGGGAAGAGCTGGGTGACCAGTCTACTCACCTGACTGTTGCTACTGCTGCTAAGACTTATGTTGCAAAGACCACTACCATTGCTGGTATTGATCTGCAGGATAATATCACTGCTGAGGAGCTGGAAGGCCCCACGGCTCTGAACCTGAAGGCTCTGTCTCATAAGGATACTGCAGCTGGCACTGTTGAGGTCTTCGACAAGATCGCTGATCTGACCACTGCTAAGCCTGGCGAGTATACTCTGGATGGTACTACTGTTGCAGTTCCTAAGACTTACTCTGCTCTGGATGTTACTCCTGCTGGCGCTGTTACTGTGACTCAGGACACAAATGCAGCTGCAACTTACGAAAAGACTGCTAGTGTTACTATCGCTGCTACTGCTGCTGATGAGACTCACACTGCAAACTATACACCTGCTGGTAAGGTTGCTCTGCCTGCTCTGAATGCATCTGTTACCCTGAACACTGCTGATGTTGCAACTGTTACCGATGCTGGTACTGGTTATACTATGACTGATGGCAAGGTTGAGAAGGCTGCTGATGCTACTGCATCTTTCGTTCAGAAGGGTGTTAAGTTCAGTGTTGATAAGACTGAGGAGTCTCTGAGTCTGAGCTATACCACTGCTACTGATGATGCTGCATTCTATGCTGCTGCTGTCACCGCTGCTGGTGCAGTTACCTACACTGCTCCGAAGCTGTCTGGTGCACTGCCCACCTTTGGTACCTCTACTGTTGCAGTTGCAACTGGTGCTACTGCTAAGGCAGAGTACAATGGTGAGGCTACCTTCACTGGTACTGGTGCTGTTCTGGGTACTACTATTGCTACCGAGACTACTGCAGCTATTGTTACTCAGCCTACCTTCACTGCTGCCTTTACTGGCACCAAGAAGTCTGTCACTCCTACTGTTGCTACTACCGAGGATGCACAGGCTCCCAATGGTACTATTACTGTTGCTACGGAGACCATCACTCCCGTTGTCACCAAGAAGACCTCTACTGTTACTGTCAAGTAATTTTAGTTGTAGTTTTGGTGTATATGAAGCTTTGCCTGTTGCGTAAATTCTAAGTGAATTAAGATCCAGTAGAGAACATTCTCTACTGGATCATTTATTTTTAAGAAAAACATTCTAATAATCCATTATCCATTACAGATCGATGGATATTTGCCGTTAATAATTTCAGTTAAGCGAGGTTAAAACAATATGGCTGATAACATCAAACAGATTAAGGTCGAAGGCGTATCTTATGACCTTAATGCTAAGTACATCCAGGACGGATCTGGTAATCCGAAGACTTGGCAAAACATTGCTGATATGATTAATGCAGGCGTTCAGCTTGTAACTGATAATGCTCGTAAAGAAGCTGCTGGAGATGGTGCTATTGGTGCTCCTGCTACCACTGCTGCAGCTAGTACTATGGGTAAGATTTACCTCGTCGCTAATGATGGTGGTATTTCTGGTACCTATGTTGAATTTGTTACTATTGATAAGGGCCCCGATAGTACTGGCGCTGCTGGTTATGTTCAGTATGTCTGGGAAAAGATTGGCACCACTGCAACTGACCTGACTGATTACGCTAAGAAGGGCCAGATTACTCTAAGTGGTACTGCAGCTACTGCTGGTGCTACGGCAACTGGTTCTGCAGGTGCAGGTGCAGCTTCTAACACTGGTGCTGGTGGTGCTATCGATACTACTGTTAGTATTACTGATACTGCAGGTGCTCCTACTGTTACTGGTTCTGGTGGTGGTGCTACTGTTACTTCTGCAGCAGCTGGTGCGGCTACTATTACTTCTACTTCTGCTGGTGCACATACTCATAGTGTTACTATTGCTGCTCATAGCCATACTGTCAATGTTGCAACTGCAACACTTTCTCCTGTTACTGCTGTTGGTACTGCAACTGGTTCCGCTGGCAATCATACTCATAGTATCACTCCTAGTACTGCAACTCTGACTTATGTCACTGGTGCAACTCTAAGTGCTGGTGGCGGTGCTACTGTTAATTCCAGCTCTGCTGGTAGTCACTCTCATAGCATCACTCCTAGTACTGGTACTGCAGCATCTCCTGCAAGCTATGCTGATGGCATTCTGAGTCTTGGTTCTATGACTGTTGTTACTGGTGTCTCTGCAACTGGTGCTGCAGGTGCACATACTCATAGTGTTACTATTGCTGCTCATAGCCATACTGTCAATGTTGCTACTGGCTCCAAGTCTGTTGTTACTGGTGTCTCTGTAACTGGTGCTGCAGGTGCACATACTCATAGTGTCTCTGCAACTGTTGGTGATACTATTACTTATGTCACCGGTGCAACTCTGAGTGCTGCAGGTGCTGGTACTGTTGCTACTACCTCTGCAGGTGGCCACTCTCATAGTGTTACTATCGCTGCTCATAGCCACAGTGTTACTATTGGAGCTCATAGCCATACTATTACTCCGACCACTAACACCTTCACCTATGCTCTTAAGGTTGCTGCTCATAGCCACAGCTACACTAAGCCGACTGCTCATACTCATAGCATCGCACAGCATACCCATAGTGTTTCTATTAAGGGCAATAACTATTGATAATCTTTTATCAATTCGACTTCTAAGTAAAAAGTGGGGAAGGAGCTCTCTGCTCCTTCCCTTTATTTTATTTAGGAGGATTAAATATTATGAGAAATGTAGTATCTTTTTATTGCCCTGATTGTAATGAAAACTTTGAAGTTCCTGTAACTCAATTTGGAGAAGACTATATTAAGATTTTTGGAAAATGCAGATGTGTTTGCCCTCATTGTGGAAATAATGTAGAAAGCGATAGAATCATTGAAGTATCTAATAAGGAGTGATCTTTATGAAGGTAGTAGCTTTTAAATGTGATGATTGTGGTGTAGTCACAGAAATTCCTGTTAATAAAGCTATTAAATTAATTCTGGATACTAGAGGATATGTTCAATGCCTTTGTATTTGCTGTGGAAAAGAATTGACTAGTAATCTAGTTACAGAAGAAGGAGAGATTAAGGATGACTGATAAGAAAATTTGTGTTTATGCTATCTGTAAGAATGAATCTAAATGGATTAATAGATGGCTAGATAATATGTCAGAGGCTGATTATATTGTAGTATTGGATACAGGCTCTACTGATGGTTCTTTTGAATTACTCAAAGAAGATCCTAGAGTAACTAGAGTGGAACAGAAAGTTATTAATCCTTGGAGATTTGATGTTGCACGTAATGAATCTATGAAATTAATCCCTGATGATGTTGAAATTTGTGTATGCACAGATTTCGATGAAATCTTTGAAAAGGGATGGTGTAATGTACTTAGAGAAAATTGGGAAGATGGAGATACTAGATGCCATTATATGTATGCATGGTCGCATAATAGCAATGGTGAACCTACAAATGTATTTACTTATGATAAGATTCATACAAAAAATTATCATTGGAAATATCCTGTTCACGAGATTCTAGAGAAAAATGATCCTAATATGGAAGAGAATATCCTAGATGCTGGAGATAATATCTATCTTCATCATTTTATGGATACTACTAAAGCTAGATCTTCGTATCTTCCTCTATTGAAAATTGCAGTTGAAGAGAATCCTAAAGATAGTCACGTAAGTTCTCTTCTTGCTAGAGAATATTATATTGCTGGAGATTATGATAATTCTATTAAGCAGTATCTAAAGACTCTTGAGTATGATGAGATCAATAATGAGGATAAAGTCGGAATCAAGCTTGATTGTATTGGCCATCTAGGAGATAATTATTTCGTTAAGGGTGATTATGATAATGCTATTAAATGGTATATAGAATGGATTAAATTGAATTATACATATAGAGAACCATATTTCTGTATTGCCGATGTATATATGGCTCAAGGATTATATTCTATTGCTGTAGGATATATTGATATGGGCCGTAAATTTGGCACTAGAAAATATGATTGGCTTGAAAGATATGATAATTGGATTGCAAAAGATAGCGATCTACTGTCTATTTGCAATTATTATCTTGGCAACATTGATGAAGCATATTATCATATTGCTATTGCTTATGAACATAACCCTGATGATGAAAGAATTGTCAATAATTATAAGACTATTCTATTTGCTAAAGAAACAGGAGTATGTACGAATACTGTATACTAAATAATAGTAATAATCCAGAGATGGGAAATCCTCATCTCTGGCTTTTAACTTGTTTATAATACCTTTTAGGAGGATAAATCAATGGCACTAACATTTAAATTTACTGAAATTCCTCCTTTCGCACGAAGGGAAGAAGATGCATTACTATTTAATCAAGATGGTTCTTTGGAATATTATATTCCTGAGGATTATTTTGGTTCTGGTAAATCTACTTCAGCAACAGTTGAAGGAGCATATGTAAGACTAATGGGATCTTTTAACTATCGAGTTATCGCAGCTAATGGATCTCCTAGTAAACTACGAGCATTTAATTTTCCTACTATTTTCCTTTGCCGTCCTGGAAAGATTGAAAAGCGTAAGGATGTTCAACTTGATACTGGTCTAGATCCTTCTGATTATAGGGTATTAATTTTCTATAAAGACGATCAACTAATTACTCGTTGCCATGTTGAACAAGATATGGATAATCTAGCAGAATTGTTTAGACTTCATATCCAGACTGGTAGAATTCCTAATACTATTCCTTATAATGAATTATATCAATATCCATTTGAATGCATGGCATTGAATTCTGGTACATACAAAATTCATGCTCAAGCAATGGGACTATTGTATTCTAAGATCTGTAGAGATCCTGAAGATATATCTACTCCTTTTAGATTGTCTAAAACTGCTAATTCTAAAATGACTGGATATACTTCTATTTCAATCAAAGAAGCTTCTAAATATATTTCTCCGTTTGTTTCTTTGACATCTGAGAATCTTGATGAAGCTATTATGAGTGCTGTCTTGTTGTCAGATGAAGAAAAATCTGGTAAGAGAACTCATAAAGAGAGTCCTCTAGAAAGAGTCATCACTATGTAAGATGCCACATTATATAGTGCCCCAGATCGAGTACTTAAAAGCAACATTACAATAATTATATACTTGATTTAAAGAATCAGTTATAATCTTTAATCTTTTTGATTCAAATTAATTTACCTAACAAGGAGGAAGACAGCTTATGTATGCTGGAATGACAGTTAACTGGCATGAAGTGCTAATGCCGAAGGGTACTGCTTCTTCGACTGATGACTCTCTGCCGTTGTTTCTGTGTGCCTTTTCCTCCGACAAAGGCACAGAGAAAATTACTGATTACGTATATGATGACTTTGTGAAAGAGTATGGCGAGACTCCTAACTTCTTTAAGTATGGCCAGCCCCTGCTCGAAGCACATAGAATCCTGAAGGCCGGTGGTCGTGTTCTGGGCAAGCGTATTGTTGCAGAAGATGCTACTCTGGCTAACCTAGTCATCACTGCTGAAATTACTGCTGGTAAGGAGAATAAGACTTCTGCTGATGGTAAGCCTCTGTATCTTGATGAGCATGGTAAGGAGACTACTGAGGTCACTGGCACTCCTGCTACGACTAATTTTGCAAAGATTAAGTATTCCACTATGACTGTTGAGAATGCTAAGACCTATGCAGAAGTTAAGAAGAAGGCAGATGCTATGAAGACTGATACAGTCTTCCCTCTGTTTGTTGTCTGTGATAATGGTCGTGGCAAGTCTGTTAAGAAACTACGTATTGTTCCCGATTATACTTCTTCTAGACGTCTGACTTATATGCTGTATAAGATCATGAGTGTCGAGGATGAGGATATCGTTGAGACTCAGCGTTTCTCTATTTACCCTGAGGCAGTTAATACTGTCAATGGTGAGCGTCGTAACATGCTTCTGACTAACCGTACCATGGATCAGCTGATTGTTGGTCAAGATGATATCGGTATGGAAGCATTCCTGGCAAAGGTTGCTGAGGTTACTGGCTATACTGTTGATGAGCTTTATAAGATCGATCCCATGTTCGGTTGCTCTCTGAAGGGTAAGGCTCTATCTACCATTCGTGTTGATGATACTGGCATGGATCTTACCAGTGTTTATGGTATGTCTCTGATGTCTGGTAGCAACGGCAAGTTTGGTGATGCTCCGTTCCCTGGTGAAGCAGCTACTGATGAGTGGGCTGCTGAGGCAGTTAAGTTCTTCTCTGGTGAGTTCTCTGATGAGATCTTCGATCTGGATCAGCATAAGATTGACTTTTGTGTTGACGCCAACTATCCTCTCAGTGTTAAGGGGCAAATCGTATCTCTTGCGGATTTCCGGGAAGACTTCTTCTATTTCCGTGATCTAGGTCTGAATATTGAGACTCTAGAAGATGTGCAGCTGCTCTTTGATGCTGGCTCTGGTTGGAATCAGAGCTGCTTTGTGGGTGACTATATGTCTGTCTATGATGTCCTGGATGAGTATTCTCATAAGGAAATTCGTGTTACTATGGGATATGATCTGGCTCCTCTGCTGGTCAATCACTATAGCACCAATATTGCTGCACCTATTGCTGGTGAGTTCAACAACTTCATCATCACTAGTGCAATTGAGGGCACTCTGAATATCATTCCTCGTGTTACTCCTGACTATGATCAGAAGCAGGTTCTGGATGATCTGAAGGTTAACTTTGTTAATCTGACTGCTGATCGTCAGCTAGCAATTCAGTCCACTTATACTTCTCAGGATCATAATGGTCCTCTGTCTTACATCAACAATGTTCTGGTTACACAGCGTGTTGTTAAGGCAATTCGTCGTTATGTTCCTACCATTCGCTTTATGCTGATGGAGCCCGATGCAACTGACTTCGGCAAGTATAAGGATCTGATTCAGGACAACGTCGTTTCTAAGTATGAGCAGTTCTTTAAGTCTATCACTCTGGTTTATACTAAGGATGATGTGCAGACTGCTAATAAGATTTTCAATGCATCTCTGTATTGCTATTATAGAGATTTCCCGCAGGCTGAGGTCTTTGACGTCTTTGCTGTTGAGGGATCTCCGTCCTCTAATCCGATCCCTGGTGTTACTGATACTACCAGTGACAATTCTTAAGAAAGGAGGAACTAAAATATGTCTGTCGGTTTGAACTATATTAAGATGCCTCGTAATGTGTCTGAGTATACTCTGATGAAGGGTGTTACTGACTACTCCAACCTGAAGCAGTTTGATCTTTATGAGACTGGCTATTCTTTCCTGACTGTTGTTTCTGTTCCTAGATATATGCAGCTGCTGGCTGCACAAGATGCAAAGGTTAAGAACCTGCAGGATGGATTTGTTCATATTCTGGAAGGTGAGTTCCGTGGCCTTGATGGTATTCCTGATATCACTGCTGATGCTGGTACTGTTACCAATGGTGTCAATGAACTTCAGGTTATCAACAATGTCAGCATGGATACTTCTATCCAAGTTAGCATGTCCTTCTTCGAGCGTTCTGGCTCTCTGCTGACTAACTACCTGTCTTATTATCTGACTGGTATTAAGGATCCTTATTCTAAGGCTAAGACTTATCATGGTCTGATTGGTAGCTCTATTACTGATCCTGGTCCTGATTATGAGGTCTTTACTTTCCTGTACTATGTCACTGATAATACTATGCGTTCTATTGAGAAGGCATATCTGTTGTGCAATGCTCAGCCTACTGCTGCTCCCACTAGTCAGATGTATAACTCTACACATGGCGATATTCAGTTCCAGGAAGTTAGCATGAGCTTTAACTGCTATCCCATTATGGGCGATCAGGTTAATAAGTATGCTAACATGATGCTTCAGAATGATCTTACCACTAAGAATAAGAATCGTATGCTTATCCTTGACTCTAACAACTATCAGTACGATGTTTATAAGTCTAAGGTTGAGAATACTGGATTCGGTCTGGTTGGTGACATTCTGTCTAGCAAGTCTCTGGGCAACACTGTTGCTTCTAAGACTTCTAGAGGCACTCAGCTTGGCTAATAAGTATTAAATTATTGTGCTAATAAAAATCCTCCTTGGCACTGTAAATTAATATAATAATCCCAGAGGGTCTTAACGATCCTCTGGGAATTTTGTTGATTATTAGTCTGCTAGATCTTCTGCACTCAATCCATTTTCACTGCTAGTAATATTATTATCAATCTTGATAATATTCTTAATTTCTTCAATGTCCTTATCAGACAGATAAGAAGGAATTAGCTTACGAATGACAAGTTTCTTGAATGCATTCTTAGCTTCATCTTGCTCGCCATTCATTTCAATATCAGTAATAGATTCAGCATACTGAGTAGCACTCTGAAGTAGCTGAGATCCTTGAGTCATACTCAAGAAAGCAGGAATAGGAAGATTGACTGTAAGCTCTACATCTTCATTGTATTCGAACTTATAAATCTTAGTAAAGATATCAGCTAGGAATGCTTCCATCTTTGCTTGCCTCTTCAAGACATTACGGAGAAGCTTTGCATTAGTCATTGTATATCTAACTGCAAAGTCCATACCAGTAGAACTATTAACAATTTCTAGAGGAACATCAGTTGCATTAACAGCAGATTCTTCTAGATTTGCCATTAAGTCTTGAGGAAAATCAAATTGCTGACCAGATTGAGTATCAAACCGAATCGGAGGATCTTCATTAGGTCCAACAGGAATAACAAAGTCATTAAATCTGCCAACCATATTAAGAATATTATTAACAGATTCCATCTGACGAATACCAAAATTGCCCTTCTTAATAGTACTAATAACATTCAGAAGAGATTGTGCGACATTAGTGTCTAGAGACTGCTTCACATAGTAAATTCTACGATCAAAGCCTCTAGTAGTCCATCCCAATACAGAAGTTGTATTAAGCATAATCCACTGCTTAGCAGATACTAGCGAATTCCAAAGATCACTAATTCCTCTATGAGTAATAGGATCGTCATTGAACTTCAAATGATGAATATCATCTGCAGGAATAAATACAATATCCAAATCAGGAGTATGAGCAAGCTGATTATATTTATCATTAAACTTTAGAAGCAAATACAACTCTTTCTTGAGATCTGCATTTGCATTAATGAATGCAGAGTCAATTTTATCAGAAATATTTGCTGCTAGAGATCTTAGAAGCATATCCTTATTATTTACTTCGTCTTCATCATAATTAGAAGATTGAGCACCAATAGGACCGTTATCAAACATTCCAGTTACAGAATTATATCCAGTGATATTATCAATAGAATTGATATCGATATCCTGATCTTCACTATATCTAATATAATAGCCGCCAAATATTGTATCCTCAATATAAATAGGAATAATTCTATCATGCTTAATATCAGTAAGAACTGCACCATTCAGACTAATCTTAGCAGTAGAATCGGTTCCATTAGGATCCACTAGACCATTTGCAGCTGTCTTATCATCTTCCCAATCAATGGTATCTCCAATTGTATTATCAAAATTGACTTCTGTAGATTTACCATTCTTTTTCAGATGATCTTCAAATTTATCATTAGATTCTGTAATGATAAAAGATTCAGACAATCCTCTAAATTTAGGATTTACAGCAGCTCTATTTTTTCGTACATATTGTTCTTTCTCTACAGCTTCTATAATAACCTTAGAAGTATCAAAGTTAACCTTAATAGAAATCTCACCGGCTTCATTTACTACAGCATTTGCAGTTACATTAGGCTTACTATTTTTATTAGAAGAAATAGTAGATTCATGCTGGATTGTTGCAGTGTATCCAGTATTATTCTTTCTCCTTAGAAGCTCTTGGAATGCTGAAGAATAAGGCACACAGTAAACAAATTGTTCGCCATACTTAGAAGTATTGTCATACCATTTTTCTGCTCTATTGGAAAGATCATACTTCTTAACCATTTCTTCGATATTGCTAGAAATAGCAGCATTTGCAGAGGATGTAGGATTTTCATATCTAGGTCTTATATTAAGAAATTCTTTAGTATAAAAATCAGAACAAAGAACTGCATCTCTCTTAATATCTAGAGCTGCTTGTAACTTAGGCATATATTTGCAGATTAGATCAAATTCATTATCAAGCTCAGTGATCCATTTAGTCTTTGCATAAGTATCCATTAAAGACGCCTGGACACCAGCATTGTTAAACAGAACAGAGATATCATCTCCTACACCTTTACCGAAAGATTTATTAAGCTTATTAGAAGCTCCATTATTTTCAGGCTTCATAAGCTTCATAATAATCTTAGAAGTATTAGAAAGATTCTGGATATCTCCATCCTCTTGTGTAGACTTCTTGATAGCATCATCTAGTTTATCAGATAGCTGAGATTTAAGTTCTTCAGATGTATTAGTTGTTGAATATGTAGTTCTGTATAGGTCATTGACCTGACGATCTAGCAAATCTAGAGAATTATTGATCTTTCTCTGATTGGCATTTTTATCATTTGCCATTTATATTGACCTCCTTAGCGTGATAAATTATATGGATGTTTTGGAAGTAAGTAATTTTCAAAAAAAAATAATAGGGTAGAGGATTTATTCCTCTACCCTGTTTTTATTCAAATTGTAAGAATGTTAGAATATACATCTACTACTAGTTTGAATTTCTTTTTAAACATAGAATATCTGATAGTCTTTACACCTGGATCTATAGGATTTACTACATAATCATATATTTTAAGAGATGCAGTATCTCCTTTAGATAATGGAGTAATTGCTTTACTAGCAGGTATTCTATATCTATCAGAAGCTGTAAATACATTTACACTTCCAATATTTGACACTGCAGATACAGTTGTGAAACCATTAATATTATAGCAATCAGGTTCATAATAGATACATTTAACTTTACTATCAATATTATCAAATAATTCAAAAGCTCTTAATAGCGTATTTCCTTTAATATTACTTCCACTAAAATAGAGATTTTCAAATATCTGATTTTCTGGTTTCTTCATTGCCATGATATCACTAATAATACAAGTAAAATATAGATTATAAATTACTGGTATATGAATGATTCCATAGAATGTCTGATCTGCATCCATAGTTACAATAACTCCAGGAAAATGAGTCATATAACCATCAGTTTTAATAAACCCTGAACAGCTATTCAATATTGGTTGAATATATGAACAGAATTCTTTAAAATCACTACTCACAGAAACGCTCCTTTTTTAATTTCTTCAGAAAGATCTTTCTTTATATCGTTGTCAAGATTGCTATAGAAAATTAATCCTGCAGTATCAAGATTATAATCTTTCTCTACAAAATTAACTGCATCTATCATATTATCTCTTGTAAAGAATATAGCTTGCTGATTAGATCCTTCATCATCAATTCCTCTACCATAAGAGGGATTATATTTGAAGTATTCTCTAATATCATCCATACATTGATTGATATCTCCAAGTCGCATCCATCTTCTACAGAATTCCATTATATTGCCAGAGATCATATTCTCAAGGAATTCACCACCTCGAGAATATTTTGCAACTTCATCTCCAGAAGAATACATATCAGGATGCTCATTAAGAGAGAAAGGTTTCATAGGATCATCAGGATCTTCAATAATAATTCTACCAACCTGTGTATTAGGAGCAAGATTATTCTCAAGAATAATAGATGGATAAAGAGAAGAGTACGCAGTTTATTCACAAAGGTCGTTAATCTTTGCAGTTCTCTTATGAACTTCTCTAGGTGTTACCTAGAGGCTAGACTATATCACAATCCATTACTTATATAAGCATTGGGACCCTTTATACTTCGGTACCACTTGGCCCTAATTCCTTTCGGAATAGTCGTTGAACTCTAGAATTATCTAGGTGCTGATTAGACATTGTTAATAGACTTTAGGACTATATATTTATCTCTTATTCAATATATAGCTTTTATTTCACCTTGGTCCATCTCTTCACTTATTTCTATCTTTCGATTCCATTATTTCTAATGGCAGAAGAGCTTTAGCCTTTTCCAGCTTTTGCAATAAAGTTTTCATCTCTATATTCCTATAAAGATGCGACTACTTAGTTAATCGAAATCAACAGCATTATTTGACAACTGAGTTGGCCTACCATTAATGTGAAGCATTACACTATCTGCATTATGAGTTGGATCACCAACCATAGCTCCAGGAAATTTTGTAGTAGGCTTTTCATTCCAAAGATTTTTATTATTACCGATTACATATCCATATTCATAAAAGTCTTTACAGAATCGATTTGCAAGATATACAGACTGTCTATGGCATTTCGCATAGTTAGTATTATTGACTAGACATTTAGTAAACACATATTCAAGGTCATTAGTACTAGCTTCAATACATTTCTGAACAATAACATCCATTACGTTATAGAACGAGAATGTTTTAAAATCAATATATGGAAGCTTACCTAAGTCAGTAGTAATATGAGAATAATCTAGTTTTCTAACACCAGCTACAACTTCACCAATTGCATCCAGTTTAAAACTCTGATATCTGCCTCTACCTTTTCTTCTAGATGCAAATTCGATCATCTGATCGAGCCAAACAGTATACATAGAAGCGGCAACGTAATCACCACGTTCTTCATAGTTATTCTTGTTTCTCTCATCTACATAGAATTTCAAAAATGAATATGGATATCTTCCATCACATATAGTTTCAGTTTCATCATGGCCAAGAACTTTAATTCTCTCTATAATATAATTCAAGTCGAATGCCATATTCCAGACTTCAATAAAATCTGGAACTGTAGCTTTGATGATTTTAAATGCTGTTTTAATAAGCTCATATTCGTCATCAAAGAAGATAAGTTTATATTCCATCTTATCTACTCCGAATTTAACAGCTTTCTTATATCCACCTACAGCATTTACAACGAAATCATACAATTCTTTCTGGAACCCAGGTCTATCAGTATAATGCATATACTCTTCAACCAAAGGATTATTTCTATCATTTAATATAAACTGATACACTGTATTGTGAGCTTCATCGCAATAAGCTATTGCATTAATAGGAACTTCACCAGGTTCAGGAAACTGATTTAGACAATATGCAATATCAGTTTCAATATCTAGAAATCCCTTAGTAAGTTTAAAAACTTCATTCTTGTAAGATAGATTAAACAGAAATCTATAATAATTCTCAATCTGAATATCAGACATGAATATACTAGGATCTGTATGAAGTTTTTTATTCTCACTATACTGACCATTGTTTACATTTTCAAGAAACTCATCAATTCTTCCAGTAACCTCAGCAATTGCTTTCAGAATATTTGCATATTTACAAGTATAAGGAACTACCTTTTCTTTCTCAATGAAGAACATTGTATAATTAGGAATTTGACTTTCATCTTTGATTCTATAGAAAGTATACAAAGGTTCTTGAATCACATGAACTTTTTTACCACCAGTTATATTGTCTCTAAATAGAATTACAATATAATCCTTTTGATACGTTCCATCATCATTCTTTTTTCTAGGAATATAAGAAGTATTAATAACTGTAATATCAGAACCTTTTGGATATCCTGGGATTAATAATTCAAATTGTTCATTATTTACTATAAAAGATTTCTTTTTACTTTTTTCATTGTCTTGCATAATTTAGATACCTCCAATTAATATTAAGTCAAATCGTATATACTTTTTGAAATTTTACACTTTCTATTAATAGATTTCTCTATTGATCATTTTTATAATATATAACCAAAGGAGAGTTTACTATGGCAATCGAATTCCCTAAAGTACCTACCATGGTAGATGAGCATCAAAGCTATACTACCGATGGAAAGCCCAATGATGTCCAAGCCATTAGTCTAGGAACTGTTACACAAACTAGCAATCAGACAATGCCCAATTTTTCTAGTCTAATTGGAACCAATGTTTCTGTACCTATTTCTGTAGATGGAAATACCATGACTGCTGATATTATCTCTACAAAACCTAAGAAAGCTAGAAAGAAAAAGAATACAGATGATTCTGCTCAAGAAGATAATAAAGTATCTCCTAGAGAGACAGTAGAAAATACAGTATATGCTGATGAATATAGCGATACAAATGCTATGACCAATACTATTATTGCTCAAGCAGATGGTATTATTATGGACTGTGCTCAAGATATTGCTTATATGAAATCTCAGAGATCTATGAAGGGCAAGTATCACTATATTAATGAAACTCGTGCTGCTATGAACTCTGCGCTTTCCACAAAACTTGCAGCTATTAAAGAACGTAATGCTACTACTAAGGCTATCATTGATAACGAGTATCGTCGTTATAAGGATATGAAAGCACTTGATCAAACTGATGATAATAAGGCAATTATGGATGCATATTCTGCATTTATTTCTGCTCCTGTTGGTGCTCCTTCTTATACGTTACCTAATACTATTAATCTAACTGGTGGTACTGGTGTTATTAGACAGGATTATCCTCCTCAGATTCAAGCTGGAGTTGATGCAGGAATGAATAACTTTATGAGTCATCTAACTCCTGAGCAAAATCTAATGCTTAATGATAATAATCCTGATATTGAAGAAGTCATCGTTTACGACCAAGCAACTGGAGCTAAGTATTTCCAGTGGATGAATACTAGAACTGGAGAAGTAATTCCCAATATGCCTATTACTTCTAATCTAGTTATTGAGGATTATACTATTGATCCTCGTACTCATCTTGCTAAAAATACTAACTTGAATTCTATTAAGAAAGTCGTTGTTATTAATAACGGAGAATTTAATAATTTCTAAAAAAAATAAATGGGGAGAGGCTAAATACCTCTCCCCACTTTTTGTATTAGAGTGTCAATGTCTGATGAACAATATCCTTTACTTTATCTTCTGGAACATTGTTCCTTCTCAACATTCTAATCATTTCTTCGACATTGATCTGAGTGGTTATATCAAAGATTGTATCACCAATGGTCATAATAACTTTCTCACAACCAATGTCTTCATAAGATTCACATGCCCATACAAACAGTGTATGAATACACTGAGCAATGACTGTCTGAGTTGCATCCCAGTACATAATATCTCCATCCTGTACATAATCATGCATGATCATGTAATCAGTCAAAGACATCAAGTATTTAGGAAACAACTCTTTGATCCTGAGAATCTTAAGATCAGTATGATCAGGATCATGGATAGAAAATAGCTCCTGTTTAAAATCAATAATTTTATCCTCGGGAGTGCCTTTCCACATGATAGCCACGACCATGATATCTTCATCATATTCATGGCTAGTCTGATTGATCAAACTGTTGATTGGAAAGTCTACTGCTCCTCTACCATCTTCTGGAGCATATTTAAACAAATGTGGGCTTCCATCCACATATGCAAAATACTTTTTCATTTATTATTTTCACTTCCTTCATTAGTAATAAGCTCGATAGGCTTCTTAAAGAATCTGTTAGGATATGCAGGATCATGGCGCACAAAATTGATCTTGTAGTCATTTTCTCCTTTCTCTCCGACATGTTCAATATCAAAGACATCACCTGGATGAACATCATTAGGATAGCAGAAATAGCTATTCAAGACACTATTTCTGTAGACAGAAAAATTGACACAGTAGTTGATGGAAAAATCTCCAAATACCTCACTACCGTAACGATTGAACTTCACGCGAATTTTCATTTTCTATATCCTCCAAAATTTTAGATATTGAGAATAATTATCCATTACTCTCGGTATTATAATATCTAATTGAAATTTTAATAAAAAGTAATAGGAGTAGAGAATAAATCTCTACTCCTATTACTTACTTATAATGCAGATTCAATTAAGATCCACAGCATTGTAGATTGATTGCCTTGAGCTGTTTATCATAACCTTTGCATATATTATTGATTTTATCAATGATTGTTTTAGGTTTGATATCTGGAATAGTATGAACTCGTGTAGGAGCCATCTTCCTGATAATCTCAGGTACTCCATCAGCGATCTGCTCACAGGTGATAATAGTAGTATGATCTTTATTATGACTCTTGACGGCAGTGATTTTATAAAGATCAGAGATATTAAATTGATTAGTTGTAAACATAATTGATACCTTTCTGAATGCTACGCATTCCTTTTATTGTTTTTAATTTTCATTTTTTATCTTTAAAAGAATTTTTCCAAAATATTTTATATTTCTTTTATCACTTTCCTTCTATAAATTATTGAAACTTTAGTATTCCCGTTACCTTTGTTTCATATTTATAATATCTAATTGAATCTGCATTTTTATTAAAAAATAATAGGGTAGAGGATTTATTCCTCTACCCTATTTTTATTGCTCGATTCTAATACCTGTATGAGAACATATAATTCTTGTAGTAGACTGAGTATCAAATTCCATATTATGAGAGCAAATAATACACTGCTCACTTCCCATGAAGTTTAATATAGAATTTAGTACATTGATAAACATTACTCTATTCTGTTGATCTAGACCGCCATCTATTTCATCAAATCTAGGAATATTATAAGTTGTACTACTCTTCATCATAGCAACACAAGAGAATACTAGACCAATCATACATTTCTGTGCAGTAGATCCATTAGAAATATCAGGTACTACAATTCCATTAGGACCAATAAAAGGAATAGAGAATTGTTTCTCATTAATTACTGGAACTTCAAGTCTTATAGATCCATTAAACATATATCCTAGCATCTGGTTGCAGTCAATAATCACATCATTCATATATCTCTTGATATATTCAGATTGAATGCCTAAACCATTTCCAGGATTACATGCATTTCTAATAAATGATATCTTATCATATCTGTCTGCACTATCTGCATATTCTCGTTGATAATCAACGATACTACTTAAAGAATAATTCAATCCATTAATAGTATCATTAATAGGACCAAGATTATCTTCGATTATTGTAATACTATTTTTAATAGTATTTAAAGAATCTACTTTCTCTTTTACTGTTTTAATTCTATCTTTTACAGAATCAAATTCTTGCTTAAGAGAGTTTTTATCTTGATCCATTTGATTTTTAGATTGCAATAATTCTATCATAGAATTGGCAATAGCAATCTGTGACTCTAGAGTATCAATAAGACCAGATATAAAAGTACAATTTTTATTTAATTCTTTTAATTCACTTTCTCTTTCTTTATATAGTTTTTCATTTTCTTCAATAGAAGCATTAAGCTTATCCATCATAGATTTGTTATTCTGATAGATCTTATAATCTGCTTCTATTGATTTTCTCTGATCAAGCAAGCTTTTAAGGACCACATAGATATTGGCTTTTTCAATTAGATCTCCAACAATATTAAACTCTGTGAAAGCATAATGATTTTTAATCAAATTATAAATTTTATTATCAGAGAAAATATCATCAAGAGATCTAATCTTTCTAATAGTACCCATGCAACTCTTAATCTGAATCATCGCTTCATCTAATAGCTGAAGAATATTTCCTTGTTTCTCCAAAGAGATTATCTGAACCTTATCAAGATTATTCTGAGATTCTAGAACTGATATCTTACCAATTAGATCATCAATTTGCTCTTGAGATACTTTATCCTTATTAGCAATATATTTTGCAATATAAGGACAAGTATCAATAGTGCATTCAGAAGGTCTAGTTTGAGCCATCTCATTAATCTCTTTAAGATCATCTCTCATTTTCCTACATTGATCAGAAAGATTGTTGACATCCATAGAGCGCACAGTAATTTCATCTCGTTTTTCTTGAATCCATTTTTGTACTCTATTAATAGACCTATGATCATATTGGCTATAGAGATCAATACTAGTACAAATCTCACTTTCTCCTCCAGCATCTTGAATCACTCCTAAGATATTAAGGAAATTATCTAATGCCTTCTTAAGCTCATCCAAATCTATCATAGATACACTATCCAAGATTCCCATATCATCATCTGAAATATATCCACTATATGATTCAATACGATTAGTGATATCTTCAATAGATGATGCAAGATTATTCTGAATCATATTAGATTCAATACCTGCATAGGTATTCTTATCTTGATTAATAGTATTTGCAGTAGATTCATTAAGGGCCATTAATACAGAAATTCTAGTTTTCTTTTCATCAAGAGACTTCTTATGAAAATCAAGTTGTCTTTCTGTATCTGCTTTGAAACTAGTAATATATCCAATATTCTGATTTTCAGGAGATATTTTAAGTTTCGTGTATTCTTGCATTAGATTATCATCAATTTGCTTTAAACTAGAAACAATGGTTCCTAATCTATCCGAAATAGATTGATATAGATCCTGCATTTTATTATCAGGATCAATTAATCTTACTGTAGTCTCCGCTTCAGAAAGATCTTTGATCAATTTATCTCTATCAGAATTAAGCTTCTTTTTCTGATCATTTAATTGAGCAAGTTTAAGTCTTAATTCATTCTCATTACCAAATTCACTAAGTTTAGCATTGATAGTATTCATATAAGACTTAAGAGAATTTGCTTTTTTAGAAATCTGTTTAAAGATTTCATTATATGTGTCAAGAGATCCAATATATGCAGCCATATATTTTCTTCTATCAGAAGGCATCATATCTACTATTCCTCGATGCTCAGAAGAAATAGAAGATAAATCCAAATATATAGGATCTATACCCATCATAGAATCTCTGATCTCTTTAAAAGAAGATATATTTCCATTTGGGTTGAGTTCTTGACCATTCTTAGAAATATATGCTTTAGTAACTAATCTCTTAGTTCTAGAACCATCAACTCCGGACACTATAAGAATCTTATAATAATCCTGAGATCCATTTTGACCATTGTATATATAATGAATCTCTTTTTCTGCAGGATACTCTATAATCTGTCTATTACCGTTTTCATCAATGAAAACATCTGTTCTATAAGAATCGCTAGTATCTACATTAGGACTCATAGCATCAATAATAGTAGATTTAGCACATCCATTCTCACCTTGAATAAGAACAATACGATTCTTAAAATCTGACATATTAATTGAAATCTCATCGAGCCCCATGCCATTTAAGACTTTGATATATCCTTTTAATCTAAAATAAACTATTCTCATTCTTTCTTATTCTCCTTTTCTATATTTGAGAGATCAAGATCTTCAAATTCTACAGTTTCTGAGCTATAATCATCATACTGACTAAAGATCTGAGGATTTTTACATACCTTTCTATTTGTTTCCCTTATATCTTGAAGCATTTCATTCAATTCTTCTGGAGATATATTATAAACATCAATACTCATAGATCTACACTCCTTTTATAAATGGGTTTCAAAATTATTAAAAATAAAAAGTGGGAGGGTGTTATTTAACCCTCCCACCTTATTTATTAGAAGTGATTAACTTCAAATACTCTTCTTGTAGATTCACCCTCATCAGAGATCTGATCAACAGTATAGTTAGTATCTCCGATAAAAGTCTTAAATTTTGCTTTAACCTTCTTACCTACAGTTTCAATAGCTCTATCGGCACTGAAAGCGTCTACTTCATAAGTAGTCTTAGGAATCTTGTGCTCAATAGAGTGCACAACAATAGTAAAATGCTTCTTACCCATTTTTAGTTCTCCTTTTTATTTTTCTTATCGTTATCAATAATCCAATCGTGAAGATTAAACACGATATGAGGTTCATTACCAACAACGATGAGTTGATTAGGATGAAGATCATTGATCAACATATCAAAGTTGCCAATATTAGGATATTGATAACAATATTCTTCGATGCTTTTTGCAATTCTGTTTTTAGTAGCGCCATCAAGATTATCGATCTTGATCCTTTCAATGCCATTCCAATCAATGGCAATATTAGGAATATGCTTTTTATCCATATGATCAAGATCAAGATAGATAATAGTCTTATCATCCTGATCCATATTAAGGACAATATTGCTATCAATATAATTGGGATTACCTCTCAACTGCTGATGGATATAGGTTGCCACATAAGTGTTCACATCACGTCCATTGGTATAAATGGTAATTTCGATTCCATTAACTTTCAACATAATAAATTTCCTTTCTTTTTAGACAAATATTTATAGATAGTATCTCTATCTATTCAATATTATAATATCTAATTGAAAAATAAAATAGATGGGTAGAGATACCGCCTCTACCCATCTTTTAATGCATTAGAAGAATTACTTATCCTTATCGTGTATAAAAATCATGAATAAGAAAACTGCGAGAAAAAGATCAAAAGACCACATAGTGGATAAGATTTAAGAGAGGTCGAAAACGAAAAAAGAAAGGTCCAAATCCTTAGGAATAAGAAATAAGCTGAACTGATTATTTTTATTCATAAAAGGAGGTTTATATTATGAGAAGTATGAAACCGTAATCACAAACTCAATGAAAATGCAGAACAAGCAAAGAAACCCTATGTTTTGCTTTTTAGATTTTTATTGAAATTCTCCCAATGCATTTATAATAAAGTGATATTGTTAAATTTCAATTCCTCCTACTATAATATCTTTAATTCTATCCTGGATCGTAGATCCAAAATTATCAATAAAATTATTTACAGTAGAATCGTATACTGGTTTTGCATCTTTAAGATTAGGATATCCTACAGGGCAAATGAATCCACAGTTTCTACAGATATATCTAATCTTAATATGGTTTCCATAGAATGGTTGATCTTCATATCTTAAAATTCTTTGTCCACAATATGGACATGTGTTATCATTATATGAAACACACATCTTATATCCATTAAAGAATGCAGATATGCCAGAGGTAGATTTTAAATTATTTTCCATAATAAAAAAATAAAACGTATAGTAGACATGAAATCTACTATACGTTTATATTAATTATAAGAAGTCACGGACAATACTACCAGAAACTAGAGAGTCTCTGATATCGTTAACGCCAGAAGCATGTCTGTTGATAGTATTAATCAAACCTTTGATCTTATCATCAGACAACTTAGTGTCTAATGCATCAATCATATCTTTAGGAGGAACTCTAAAATCAGGTTCATCAGAGTTACCAAACCAAGATTTGATATTGATATACATACAACAGACAGTTGCTAGCATCATAGAAAGATCGTAAGTCGGAATTCTTACTTTGCTAGTTCCACTGCTAAAATTAATTAATGCAAAATTTGCATTAAAGGACATGTTACGATCCATATCGACAATCTGGAAATACATATCTTTAATAATCTTGCAAACATCATTAAAGCTCGTATTTTCATCAAAGATCATATATGGAACACCAATAACAGTGCCAACTACTAAGTTATTATCATTAGTTCTTGCAGTGGTTGTGATTGTGTCGATAAAAGGTTTCTTAATATTCTTAATGGAAAGAACGTATACAGGATGAAACTTATCTCCATTATTAGCAAAGATACCTTTATCTACATAAGCATCTTTTTCTTTATCAATGATAATATCATCGATAGTAGAAATAGATCTTCCTACAGAGATGCATAGAGAATCCATGATCTTAGACATGGTTCTGGCTTTACTATTTCCCATATACTCTTTGGATAGGCTATTAAGCTGAACGCAGACAGATGATATAACTTCAAAAGTATGAGCCATGAATGAACCTCCTTTTAGAATTATCTTGCACTAGGCATAGTATAAACAAGCTGAGACTTATATCCAGATGCAACTACTTTACAATCAGGATACCTATTAGATGACTTCTTAGAAATCTCTGAAAAGATTTTCTTTCTACCATTGATAATTACAGTACCAGGAGAAAATACTCTTGACATTGTTTTCTCAATAGCAGATCTTTCAGAAATCTGCTGTTCAGAATACAGGAAATAAACAAAAGTATCTTTGGTTTTTTCGATATTAGCACCCATAATAAAAGACCTCCTTCTAAAGTCTATAAATTAATTATTAGTCATCAGAAGGAGGAGTTTCTACACCAGTTGAAACTTCACCGACTCCATCGTCATCACCAGATACAACAGTAGTATCAGGCATAATAACTCCAAGAGTATAATCTTTCTTGCCTTCAATATCAATAATTGCAGGAATAAGTCTCTGATAAGATTCAATAGTTTCTCTAACCATATCTTCTTTTACATAATCATATTCCAGACCACATCTTTTCTTAAGATCGATAGCCTGTTGCATATTATGCATAGTCTTGAGTTCCGACAATGTTTCGATATAGAATTTCTTCCATCCATTAGGTTCGTTATAATCAGTAAACGATCCATTATTGATCTTAGCCATAGGACAAATCAATCCAGACAGGCCAGGATCAGAAGAAGAGGAAGCATCGAGATCAACTCTACCGAGCTGGCTAGGATGCACGAAACGATAAACAATAGGAACTGCAGTACCAGAACCTTGATCACCAAGACCAGATACACCCTTATAGGTATAAGAGATTGCAAGTTCAGCATCGTTATCATTAACCAGATCTACATAATCAACAAGGTTAGCAGCATTGATATTCTTCAAGATATAGTTAGGAGGTGTATCAAGCACTCTTACTACATCTTTAAAAGTAACATTTTTGCCTTTATCAGAAATTCTATAAAGGCCACGAGAAATCTTCATTGCATAAATAGCAGGAAGATACTCATCTGCCATTCTAGGATGTTTTGTGGAAATATCCATATTGTCTCTAGCTTTTAGAAAAGAGAATTCTCTCATCATCCATCTAAGAATACAATAAGAATCTTCTTTATCTTCTTTAGGAAGTCTGATAGATTGTTTAGTACGTAGATCATAAATAGATTCCAAAGAATCAAGAACAGGAATACCTTTATCCAAAGTAGCAGATTGGAAATCTGCACCTAAGATTTTATTCCAATATCTCGGATCATACAAATCATCATACTTTTCGAGTTTCTTCACAGACTTGAGTACTGTATACACAAAAGATTGAGTGACATTATCTTTATCAAACAATCCTTTTACTACAGATACTACAATCTTCTTATGAGGATCTTCGAAATTATAGAAGATCTCAGGATCCATAGGAGGACAAGATGCAGGAGACACATAGATCCCTTCAAGCTCCAACATTTCCATAGCACCCAGCAATCCATATCTTCCTAAAATGAATTTAATTGTATCTGTTTTCTTATTGAAGACATAAGAGGTGAACAAGACACAACGATGATAGCTACAATCCACAATATCAGGAATATCATATAATTCCTTATATACTTTAATAGGCATGAATTGAGTTTTCAGAGTGATACTCTGTACACGACTATTAGATGTGGAGTTATTGTAAGTACTACCATCAACAATTTGGAAAATAGGATTATAATAGTTGCCAAGGATTCTGAAATAATACTTATTGACATAGATCGGTAATGCAATAAGTACCTCCAGTTCTCCTTCAGACTTTTCCAGTTCACCAGTCTTAGGATCCAATCTAATTTTACTTTCAGGAATATTCAACTTGATATAGTATCTTACCTTGAGTAGCATTACATCAGAATCTCTAAGATTGATATAATCATATTCATTACTGACTTTCTTACCATTCTTAGTCTTCATAGAATAGTAGTGATAAAGGATCTTCTGAATTTCTTCATAATCTTTAATCACTTCAAAGCCAATAACTTTAATGATGAAATATTTATCTCGCTCACATGACAGAATAACCTGTTTCATGCCTTCGATAATATCATCATCATTTCTGGTAAACCAAAAATCATTAAATCTCTCTCTATGACTATCATTAAAATCATGAAGAAATTTATCGACATTTGGATTTTCTGTAGGAGCATGCATCATTGAATCCATACCATTTGCTGTATATGGATTAATGTTTTGCGGAGTTTGAAGACTTCCATATTGGGTTGAATATTGTGAAAAATCCATTTAACTATACTCCTCCTTAATCAGAATCAGTGTTTCCAGTAAGAATTACAGTGATAGGCTTATCCATAGGATTAGGAACATTGTCACTAGCATTACGAAGTGTAAGCTCAACTTCAATATCAAGTCTTTCACTCATAGCTACTAGTTTATTCATTGTAATAGAACTAGTTTTGAGAATACGCTTATCGTTCAGATAATTGTCTCCAAATCTAGGAGCATATTTGTTTATATCCATATGCTTAGATGCAATAGCCTGTTTAAAAGCTCTCATCTCAGGACTATCATCTTGATTCATAGGAGGAGTAAAGACAGAATCACTATCCGTAAGAATAGTTGTTTCCATATCTCTGATCTGTTTATTTCTATCTAGAAAGTCAGTGATATTATTAACATCACTAAAATCTACAGAATTGACACTATCAGATCTATATTTAGATTCTTCTTCATGAGTAGGAAACTTAGTAAAATATATACACCCATCTTGATAAATTCCAGGCTGCTCGTCAGTCTTTCCTCTAAATGGAAGAATATATCCTACACCGTTTTCATCTTTTACTTCAACAGCTGTTGAAGCGGCTAAACTGGGATTAGTATAAGTCAAATATTCGCTTCTAAATCTATCTTCTTGTATAACATCCATGATTTTTCCATCAATTGTAGCCGTCTTCAGTTCCATATTTTGGTATCTCCGATCAAAATAATATAAGACAGTAGGCTGGGGAATCTCTTCCCCAGCCCACTGTCTTATTTTAAATTATACTACCAATGCTTAGGAATAATGGATTATGCTGCGTCCTGAATTGCAGAATCGTCCTTAATCAGAACCTTCATAGCACCATCAGGAATAATACCAATATCGATAGAACCATCAGGATCAACTTCTGCTACGCCCTTAAAGACACCTTCAAGAACCAGAGTAGCAGGCTCAGTATCAGTAACATTCTCCTTCAGCCAGTTGATGATGAACTCAACCAGAGTATTCATCATAGTGATGCAGGTATCACTATCTGCAAACTTCATGTTGTACAGAGAAATACCAGCAGCTGTGAAGTAAGGAGCGATCATTGCATTGTTTGCAACATCGACAGTATCGCAATCCTTCAAATCTTCTTCATATGCAGTCCAGGTATAATCCCAACGACCTGCGGCGGGATTGTTAGGATCATCGACATTTGCAATATACTGTACCTTAGCACCTGCCAGGAATCTACCATCAACAGCACGGAAGATAAGAGCCTTGCCAACGGAAGTATTCTTCATTGCAGACAGGCACATACTTGCACCATGGAACAAGACAGTTGCAATCTTATAGATATGAGTAGGTCCAATCAGAAGATGCTGGTTTGCCAGAGCCTTAGAATATTCTTCGCTGATACGGGTTTCCTTAAATTTCTTTTCCATAGTAGTTTATCTCCTTTTTTGATTGAAAATTGTACTCCAGTATGTTTCCATGCTGTAATTTATAGTTCCGATATGCATAAAAATTTACATAATCTATGGACCATAAACATCATATTTTTTCATTTTATACCTCCAGAATATAATATATCCACTAGTGGATCATTATTATAATATCTTGCTGTTTCTGATTTTAGGTTTTAAATAAAAAGGTCTAGAGATTTCTCTCTAGACCGATTTTTAATCATTCAGAAACGATTTCTGCCTCTGCATGTTCAGGCTCAGCAGCATCAGCACCAAGTTCTACAGTATTGTAGTATCTTGCCATTAGCTTATTCTTGTCTTCATCATTGAAAGAATCAATGATCATTACAGGAGAAGACTTAGGAACCTCACCACTAAAGCAAGTGCCAGTAATATGCAGTACGGGCTTTTCAATAATACTATCTACAAACATATCGAGCTCGATGAAGTAATCACTAGTCTTGCTGTTATTGTCATCAGCAAACATAAAATAGTGATGGGTAAGACTATTATATCTATGCTCAATAATATCTCTAGCATATTCATTATGAATATACTCAAAGAGGTCATTAATGAAAATGCATACCTCTTTATAGATAATTCCGATATTAGATATGATAGTTTCTACATTGAAAGGCTCATCGCCACAATGCTGAGCCAGATCAATATAATACTCAGTGAGCCGATGAAGAAGATTAGTCTGCTCTTCAGTATTGTCTTCCTCAATCATCTCAAAAGGACTTACAATGCTGATATATCCAAGAGTGCAATTCAGATATTTGGGCTGACCATCTTCACTAAATGCAAGGCCAGAATCACAAAGTACTGCTTCAATAACTCTAACCAGTTCGCTTACTCTTAGATCTACTCCTTCAGACTTAAGGCATTCCTTAAGCTCATTGATATTGTAGCTAAGTTCAGCAAACTTACGCATTTCACTGAATTTAATAGAACCAGGCTCGATAAACTTATAAGACTTTTCTTCCATAATATTTACTCCTTTTCCATATACTTATTAAGATTATTTACAAAGTCATCCTTTGTAACAATCATAACACCAAAATGTTCTGCTTTTCTAGTCTTAGAAGTATTGGTATTCTCACTAGGGACTAGTAGAGCATAACAATCTTTATTAACTGCACCGTCTTGGTCTGCATCGAACCCAAGAGAATTCAAATAGACTTCCAGTTCTTTATCTCTAAATCCTGTAAATCTAATTTTTCTTCCTTCTCTTCTCTGATATTTCTGGATATTACCATTAGCAAACATATATTCAAGATCGTTCTTGAAATAGTCCCATTCTCTTCCAATAGTATCAGCAGTAGTAGGGCCAATTCCTTTAATGCTTGCCATATGCTCGATGACTCTCTTATAATAATACTTAGAAGGATCTAGCATACCAAACATATCTCTGATCTTAAAATAATTCAACTCAGGAAGTATCAACTCCCAAGTCTTAGTAGAAATACCAGTAAATCCAATTGCTCCAAGAAGTACAGAATCCAACAAAGGCTGGGTGAGAAGATTCATACATTGTCCATGAATATTAGCACATTCAATAGGGCCAAATCCTCTCTTCTGCAGTTCTTCATTCCAATTAGGACCAGTAACTAATTCCATCATATCTTTAAGATGGTAGCATCCGATTTGATTAATAGTTGCTTCACCAAATCCAATAAGACCAAGTTTAGCACACATATTAACCATTCGTGCAAGCTGTCTTCCGCCACAATCAGGATTTAAACATCTTGCAGACCTACCGGAATCAGAAATCTGTACAGGAGAACCACATACAGGACAAGTAGAAGGGAATACTTCAAGAGGAGAAACTTTTTCATTATCCATATTCCAATCATTCAATGGCTTAGATACATAAGGCATTACATCATTGACATATTCAACATCAAGCATATCACCTTTATGAAGCTTAAGCTCATTAAACCTAGCAAGAGATTGTCCAGAAGATTTAGGATGAATAGTTCCATAGAACTCCACAGGATCGTAATGGATCATAGGAGTAATACTTCCATCTTGACCAACAGTATAAGAGTATCCTCTAAAAATAGTTTGCTTCTTGAGAGGATTAAACTTAACAGCAATGCTATATTTATTGATATAATTTTCTCTTCCAAGTTTCTGACGAATATTTTCATCTCTATAAGAGACTACAATACCATCATACATGAATGGAATTTGATTTCTCAACATTTCAGCATTCTTTGTAAAGATATTAATCCAAACAAGATTCTCAATATAATTACCAGATCCCATAGAGAATCTAAGTGGACACCCTTTAGACACAAAGTCGTGATTTAAGAAATAGATCTCCTCAAGTCTATCAGAATGGCATACATCATGATAGACTTTTTGTTCTACTGCTAGAGGGACTAGAGTAATGAAATCTCTATACTTCCAAGCATCTCCAGAAGCAAACAATCCAACAATAGCAGATCTACAATTCTTATATTCATATCCTTTAGCGGCATTGAAATAAGGCAGATCATACTGAGTAATGATTGCTTCAAATTTAACTCCAACCATAGGAGCATCTTTTTTTCTATGGGGGAATTTATATCCCTTAAGAATAGGAGTCAAATCAGATGCTCGTCCAACACCAGTATCGCCACGAGATCTTGCAGAAACAACTTCATCTGTACAATCAGCTTCTACAGAAATTCCATCATACTTTAATTCAAGTATAATATCAAATTTCTCATTTGGCCGAATGATTCCTCTCTTCAGATGATCCTGAAAGAAATCTCTTTCCACTGTCTTTACATTAGAATCATCAAGAACTCCTCTTTCAGCAGCATCTTTATCTAATACAAATTTGCATTTATCAAGAGTGCCAACAAGTTCAGGATGATTATGCTGAGTATCATGATATCTTTTAGATATCATTTCTGCAGTTACTGGATTGGATACGTTTTCAAAATCTCTATGATCAATATACTGATTATATGGAATCAGAAGATCATCTTTAAAGAAGCAATCATTTTCATCAACTGGATCTATAAAAGATATCGCTTGAGTCATTTGTTGCTCTACAAATACTTTATTAGTTCCTGTAGATGCTTTAAAATTAATTACTTCTGCGCCAACTTGAAAGTTTGGATCATATGTTTTATACTTCTCAAGAAGTAAATCATAAAATCCATCTTCAATAGGAAGCAACTCTTTATCAGTATCATTATAGGTAATATTACAAATAGTAATAATACCTTTAAGATCATCAATATCTTCTGCACTGAGTTGAGGCTTATTATAAAGAGTCATAGCTACGTCATTTAAATACTCTTTATACTCATATGCAATAGACATATTTCCATTTCTTAATCCGTTAAGAACATTTTGGATTGCTGCATTCATTTATGTTTCTCCTTTCTCTTCTTGTCTATATTTCGAAGTTGAACCAATAATTATAAACCATTTTCTCCTTTCTATCACTATTATAATATCTTAATAATTTCATTTTTAAAAATAAAAGGTCTAGAGATTTCTCTCTAGACCAGTTTTTTAGTTATTCTTCAGTAATATCATCTTTAGGATAAACAGGTTGCACATCTTCTATATCATCAGAGAAAGATACAGCATCAATAGTAAATCCTAGCATACTACTGATCTTCTTAATTTCGTCTACAGTCTTATACCAATGATCAAAATCATATCCTTCATCCATGAATTCAATAGCAGGAGTCATTCCATTAGGATTACCAAGGAATTCTACTGCATTTTGCATCATAGGATATCTCTTAATCTTTCTTTTCTTAGAGAAAGTAATCTTATATCCCATAATCTTCAATCTTGCATTAAGGATTTCTGCAGATCTATTCTTAGATGTGGTATCAATTTGAACATTGACATTGTAAGGATCATTAATAGCAATCTGCTCAACTAAACGTCTTGCATGAGGAGACAGAGAATGCAGCAAAAGGTTGATAACAACATATTCTGTTCCCATATGATCCAGGTCACCGGATTCCATCTGACCCAGTTTAATAGGAGTATTAGAGTTAGGCTCTCTATAATTCTTAGAAGCTTTACTCTTTGCATTCTCATTTTTAAGGTTAGTAGAAGACAAACTAGCAGCAGAGAATTTCTCTTCAGCAAACTGCTTCAGACGAATGACATACTGAGGAGCAGCAATCATAGGTCTTCTGGTAGGAATGAATCTATAATTGCCACGAGAATCTACAATAGGAACCAAGATTCTCTTTTCATCAATCCAAGGAAAAGCTTTATAGAGAGTAATCAATTTATCGATATTCATAGTTTCAGAAATGGGATTATTCGATACATTGATACAAGTCTTGTTCAGAATGCTCTCAAGAAAAGCATTCTGCTGTCTATAATCCAAAGAATTGATATAGGTGCTCATATCTTGACACTGTTGCGGAGACTGAAGACTCAAGAATTTCAAAATGTCATCAAATGCATCTTGAAGATTCATATTGCCTTCTCTAATTCTGTCTAAGATATTCATAGAAATATAATTGATCTCATGCTCAAAGATCTGACCAGCATTCTCTCGGTTATACATCGTAGAAGAATTCTTGATCATATCAATAGGCTGGCCATTATACATTTTAGGCATTAATTCAGTATCAACGATCTTAGAAACAACACCCTTTCCGCCATATCTATCAGAAACTTTATCTCCAACACCAAGCTTACGATTTTCCATTACTACAAATTCAATAGTAATATTGCTAAATTGCTTTTTATCAATAAACTTTTTACCTTCAAGTTCAGCTTTAGCAGTATAGAACATTTTATTCAAGTCATAGCTGAGACTATATCCTTGAGTTGCAAATGTACCAACTACATTTACAATCTCCTGATTCATTCTTTGCCTATCTTCATAATATGCAAGGAACTGCTGATTATATGCATTGGTCTTAATATACTCAGGATTATTACAATAGATATTAATATCAATGACCTTACCTTTAATGGTAATCTTATCATCAGACATCATAATCTCTTGCAATCTCTTAACAGACTGAGTATAGATTGCTTCTTCCTTTTTATCTCTTCTATATGCCATAAGGATGCCATCTTTGACATCTTCACCAATATCAGGATATACCTTATACATATCATCATTGCCATAGATATTCAGAGGAATATCATTTTCATTAATAATGATCTTTACAGTACGAAGTAAAGGAGCAGACAGAAGATCACTGCATCTACTAGAAATAACAACAGAGTCTTCCATATTATTATCTAGTGCCATATATGCAACATTGATATTACGTCCACTAGTCTTATTGCCATACTGATCAAAACCAGTGGATCTTCTAATAATATCGCCTTTATGAATAATAGTACCAGGGTTACTATAATTATCCATAATGGCATTATTATGAAGATAGCCATAAACTTCTGTTACATATTTATAGGAAATACGTTCTACTACAGTTAATTCATTCTTAGAAAGACTTCTGAGAATGAGATAATAGTGATGGTTAGGAGCATATGAAAATTTAGAAATCTTAGCGATTACTTCATAATCATCATCCATCTGAATGATAGAAGAAGATCTTTCACCAAATCTATTTTCATAGCCAGTTGCTACATATGGAATCTCTCCACGAGTAAGAACTAGAGAATGAGACTGATGGGTGTTACCCATAATCTTTCGTCCACCACTATTAGTAGCATTATTAGGAATATTTAGACCTTTTCCTAGCATCTGTTCTGGCGAACTTAAATAGCTGGCTGCCTCTCTAACCTGATCTACAAAGTTACTTGCCATTTGTTTATCTCCTTTTATAAAATTTATAGCCAATAACAGTTCTTGGGGCCATAATTTTCAGTAGGATATTTCTTAGCGAGCCTACTTCCGGGTTTATAAGAGATGTGCATATCATTATAGAAATTTACCATTCCATTAGGATTATCTTTTGCCCATCTTTCACATAGTTCATCTGGATGCCTACTTGTAAGATGATAATAAACTATTGCCTCTTTAGTTTTAGATAATCCATGAGTTCTAGTCATATCTCCAACATGACTTTGAACTTCTTTCAATAGACAACCACAAGATTTGGTATGTCCATTTCTAAGATATTCTCCAATGACTACTATTCTATTTCTTTCAGGACAGTCACACTCACAGAGAAAAGTTGGTTTCTTTTCTCCATTAGGAAATTTCCTATCTTCTACTCTCTCAAGTACTGTTAGATGATTATACTTATCTCCAGGTTGAATTACAGAACCAATAGACACATTTTACAACTCCTTATTTTTTAATGGAAGATCTACAATATAATTTCTTGAATCCCAGAAACAATTTTCCTTACTATAAGGTAGAAGTGGATCTTTTCTGTGAATTCTTGCTCTCTTAAAATGAGTATTTTTCATATCATCTATGAAATTATATACACCATTTTCTTCATCTTTCCATCTATCACAGAGTAAATCTTTCTTAAATTTCATCAACCTTTCCCAATATTTAAGAAGCTCAGGATATTCTTTACTAAGTCCTTTCTTATATACTCTTTTATGAGTAACTAGTCTATGATTATTTTCTCTTTGGTAGCATCCGCAAGATGTAGTATGACCAGATCTAAGAGCAGTACCGCAAACAGAAATTGTTGTATGTTCTGGGCAACTGCATTGACACCACCAGAATGCCTCTCTTCTATAAGGATGGCCAAAATGATTTTCATCTCTACCCAATACATAGAGTCTACCAAATCTTTGTCCAGTTAAATCAATTAGTCTACTCATATATTTCACTCCTTTAATAATAAATTAGAAATAATATCAATCTCTAATCATATTTATAATATCTATCTCTTATTATTTTTAGAATATCATATATTTAGCATATTCATTATTTATTGGTCTTCCATATTTGTCCATAAAAAATATAGCATTTACATAATCAAAATCTCTATCATCATAAGTTCCAGATATAGCATCTTCATAGGAATATCCATCTATAATTCTATCTCTTATGGTATTCTTTTCATATCCCATTGCTCTATTCCATTCAGATACCATATATGAAGATTCTTCATATCTAATTACCATATCATTTATTCTATCGAATTGTTTTATACTCTTTTCTACCCAAATACAGTTATCAGGTCTATACCCAAGAGAGTCATTAATTCTACCAATTTTACATCCTAATTCATATGTAGGAGACATATCATCATAAAATGCTTTTATTCCAGTTTTAGAATTAATCCATTCTCCATATACAGGAATATTAAAGTGCTTAGTTTCTGGAGCTCTTGTAGCTTCATAAATCATATAATGATATGCATAGATTACTTCATTTACATAATATCCACAAGGAGGATAATTTTCTATAGGTTTATTATTAAATTTAGCAGCAGTAGTTTCTCGTCTTAAGCATCCACATGATCTAGTAATGTTTCCTACAAGATTCTTAGCTTTTACAATTACAGTATTTCTTTCAGGGCAACTACATTGGCATAGATACTGTGTCATATGCTTTTTACTTTTCGGATCTATGAAATCTGCTGCTTTTCCAATAACAACTAGTCTTCCAAAGATATCTCCACTTTGGATATTATACATTCTGCCCATATAAAATATCCTCCATAAATAAAAATAAAAGGTCTAGAGATTTCTCTCTAGACCAGTTTTTTGCTTTAAATATTAGTATGCTCTTCAGGTACAGCGTCAACAGTTTCTACAGCTGCTTCTTCATGTGGTTCAATCTCATCATTCTTATCTGATTCATAAGTCTGATCACTTTCTTCATTAGGATTATTATCAGAAAGATCATCGATTTTAATAAGCCAGTAAATTGTTGTAGCTACACCAATTACAATAGCTCCAACAATTGTCCAAAGCATATCACTACGAATCATTTTGGTAAGAATCTTAGTAATGATGAAAGAAGAGAATAAATAAATACATCTGCAGACAACAGTCAATACACCAATTGAAAATACTCCAAGTGATACAATCATTGCAATCTGAGGATTTAAACCTTTTTTATCATTTACAATATTATCTTTAATGATACACAATATTGCTCCGATAAATAATACACAGTATAGAAAGATCATTACACTAAGTGTATTATTATTAAGAATTTCTTTCATTTATCTATTCTCCTATTACAATCCAAGAATACTATTAATGATATTCTGATTAGGTTGAGTAATATTTTTCTGTTCCTCAACCTCAGGATTACCCAATAGAGTTTCCAATTCTGCTCTAGCAACTTTATTAAATGCTTTAGCAAATTCAGGATCATTAAACAGTTTATTCTTAAAATCTCTCTGCCTAAACTTCATATCTTCATGTCCACGAAGATAGCAAGTAGCACCAGTAATAATAGCACCAGTGGACTTTAGGAACATAAACAATGAAAGAATGTCATCAAAACCATTGGTAAAATCAAATACCATAGGAACAGATCTACCAGCAGCATTGGTACGAGACTTAATGATCTCAAAATCAACAATCTTACCATTAATTCCAAGACCATCAGTTTCTTTCAACTTAGCACCATCATCTACACGAATCAAGTTATTTGCCAGATACAATGCTGCTTTACCACCAGGAAGAGTTTCACCAGGTTTCAAGAAACTAACCTGAGACTTAGTGTGAGTAAAAGCATTTACTTCAATCTTATCATTGATATGATTGATAGTAAATAGAATAATATTAGCAGCTTTCAACTTAGGAACGATTCTTTTAAATACTGCAGTATTAGTCTTAGCTGTAGCAGTAGTAGACATCTGTCCACTAAGTTCTTCTTCTTCAGTCAACTTCTCAGGAGTAAGCATAGCCAAAGAATCAAGAATATATACAGTAGGAATAAGCTTATAAATCTTATTTCCTCTAGAATCTAGCTTACCTGTATCGTATTCAAAGTCTGCTCTATTATTCATTTTAATCTCATAAATAGAAGCAATTCTCTTATAGAAGTTTTCTGCAGATACTGCAGTATTTCTATAAATGATTCTTTGTTCAGCTTCCTCAGGAGTAAAGTGTGTCAGAAGCTCTCTACGAGTAGCATTAGATCCACCTTCAATATCATCAAAGAAGATAGTAGCCTCAGGAAAAGGTCTAACAATATTAGCAGCCATCTGAATAGCCGCCGTGGTTTTCCCCGATCCCGAGCGCCCAGCGAAACTTACTGACGAGCCATCGACAATTCCTACAGAATTATACCAGAAGTCCTCAGTTTCGGACTTTACATGAACTCGATATCCATTTAGAAAGTCGAACGGAAGAAACCCTGTGGGGTATAGCACGTCTGCATTTGCTTCTTCCATTCTAGGGTCTTTTGTCTTTGCCATTTGAGCTCTAAAACGATCTGCAAGTAGTCCCATTATTAATACCTCTCTTTATTTTTTACATCAGCCAGTTAATAAGTCTCTTAAGAGTGTCATCATCTTTGACAAACTGTTTCAACTCAGGAATATTGTCCAGAGTGATCTTGTGAACCTTGCCTTCATTATCTACTACAATTGCATTGCAGTATGCATTGTATTTATTCTTTTTGGATGCAGAATATGAAGTAGACTTAGTCTCATCCTTAGAAGTATCTTTATCGTTATTAATATCAGGCTTCTTGATATTATAAGTGTATTCAGGTTTCTTCTTCTGCTCTTCATGCTTATTTACTTTAGCATCACTACGAATATTCTTCGGATCAATCTTAGATGCTGTAGTAGCAGATTCTCCAGGCATCATAGATACCACCCGATCATCACATACGCCCCAGTCGTCACAGAGCATATTAGAAATGGTATACATCATGTCAGGAGATTCACGAAGATTAACAGCTTTACCATCTTTAGTAACCATAATGATCTCGCCATTCAGAATGCACCAATAACCTTTCCAAGTGGTACGAGTTACTTTATGACCCTGCTGCATAGAAACAAAAGCACTAGTGAAATCCATAATATTTACCTCCAAATTTATTTTATATGGTATATAGATGTATCTTCAGTAATAGATTTTTAAAGGCTAGGATTATATTCTCTATCAATAATCGGTACCAAAATGATTTGATTAGACTCGATAGATTTCTTTACATCAATAATTCTCTGATTAGAAGATCCTCTAAACTTAAGTGCAGGAGAATGTAACTCTTCTTCATAAGGACCATCTACAAGAACATCAATAAGATTCATATATTTTTCAGAACAATTAGTATGAGGATATGCAGTAGGATCAAGAATATCTTCAAATCTAAATCCTGTATATGCCCAGATATCTTTATCAGGAACTTCTTTCTTTACTCTAAGAAGAAACTGATATAACGGATATTGATTCTTAGGTTCAAATGGATCTCCTCCTAATAGAGTAAGTCCATTTACATAATTCTGTTTAAGAGATCTAATTACAGTATCTTCAGTGCTCTTATCAAATTCCCAACCATAATTGAAATCCCATGTCTCAGGTTGAAAACATCCTTTGCAGTGATTAGTGCAGCCAGAAACAAATAAAGATACTCTAACTCCCAATCCATCAGCAATATCACATTGTTTAATCTTACAATAATTCATAATATTTCCTCCAAATAAATAAAAGAGGAGTGGATTAAGTTTCCACTCCTCTTAAATTAAAACTTTTGAAAATTACAAATGAAGAACTCTATCCTTAATCTCTTCAGTACGTCCCTGATTCCAGAATTGAGTTCCAATATCCTTTCTACCCTCGGTTTCCCGATATTTAAGTACGGGAGTAGACTATACCTTATCATTTAGTAAAATACTAAACTTATTGCTATTATAGTCGTTGAACGTCTCACCTATATTTCTATAGAAGATTTCGCTGCGTCTGAGTGACTTGCACACTCGGTTGATCCTAGCTTAGTCAGTTCTTATGGTCTCTACTATATTTCAAGCTGTTGAGTTCAAAACTCATGCCACTATCACGCTTATCATTTCTGATTACGTTGTAGTCGACTAAGGTTATGGGATTGTCCCCGCAATTTAAGCAATTTAACGTGAGCCATATTTTATTCATCTTAACCCACAAGTACGTCTTGCGACATTCATCTTATTCTGATCAGTGTTACCACAATTAGGGCATTTCCAAATAAGTTCTCCCTTATCATCCTTTACAATTTCAATTTCTCCATCATATCCACAACACTGGCAATAATCACTCTTAGTATTAAGCTCTGCATAAATGATAGTATCATAAATATATTGCAATACTTTAAGTACAGCATCAATATTGTCTTTCATGTCTGGGACCTCTCCATAGCTGATTGCTCCGCCTGGGGACATCTCCTGAAACTTAGATTCGAAATGAAGCTTTTTGAAGATATCCATATGCTCCCGTACACAACAATGGTAAGAATTTGTTATATAATTATGATCATTCACATTAGGTACAATTTCGAACTTCTTAAGAGCTTTTGCAAATGTTTGTGTGGTACTCTCCATAGGAGTTCCGTAAAGCGAGTAATCAATATTCTCAGCAGCTTTCCACTCAGCAGTCTTATCATTCATATGCTGCATAACCTGAATAGCAAAAGGTTCGCCTTCAGGATCTGTATGAGATTTACCAGTCATATAAACAGTACATTCGTAAAGGCCTGCATATCCAAGAGAAAGAGTAGAGTATCCATCATAAAGAAGTTTATCAATAGTTTCACCTTTCTTAAGACGTGCTAGTGCTCCATACTGCCAAAGGATAGGAGCTACATCAGAAGGTGTCCCAAGAAGTCTTTCATGGCGACAACGAAGTCCAGTATGACAGATATCCAAATACTTATCAAAAATTTCCCAGAATTTATTCATATCTCTATGAGATAGCATTGCAATATAAGGAAGATTGATAGTTACAACACCCTGATTAAATCTTCCATAGTATTTATGCTTACCAGGTTCATAATTACCAGCATTTGCAATATTGCCAAGTTTATTGCTAAATCTATCAGGAGTAAGGAAAGATCTGCATCCCATAGGAGTAAATACATCACCTTTTAGTTCGAGCATCTTCTTTTCGGACAGATAATCAGGAACCATTCTCTTAGCTGTACACTTAGCAGCAAGCTCAGTTAGATACCAGTAAGGAGAATCCTCTGTAATATTATTTTCTTCTAGAACATAAACCAGTTTAGGAAATGCAGGAGTAACCCAAACGCCACATTCATTCTTAACACCTTGATAACGCTGCTTCAGAGTCTCTTCAATGATCATTGCAAGATCTTTTTTCTCTTGCTCATTTCTAGCTTCATTCAGATACATGAAAACAGTAATGAAAGGAGCTTGACCATTGGTTGTAAGAAGAGTGACAACCTGATACTGAATAGTCTGAACACCACGTTGAACTTCTTTTTTCAGACGCATCTCAGTAATTCTATTAACTTCATCATCAGAAATAGAAACTCCAATTTCTTCATGCTCAGCAATAACTTCTTTACGAATTTTCTTTCTATTAATGTCAACAAAAGGAGCAAGATGAGTCAAAGAAATACTTTGTCCACCGTATTGATTAGATGCTACTTGAGCAATAATCTGAGTAGCAATGTTACATGCTGTGGAGAAACTATGAGGAGGTTCAATAAGAGTTCCTGTGATAACAGTGCCATTTTTTAACATATCATCGAGATTTATTAAATCGCAGTTATGCATATGTTGGCTATAATAGTCACTGTCATGGAAGTGAATAGCACCTTCATTCCATGCATCAAGAACAATCTGAGGAAGTAAATATCTATGAGTAAGATCTCTAGAAACTTCACCTGCCATATAATCTCTCTGAGTAGAATTAATGACAGGATTTTTATTAGAATTCTCGCTCTTGGCCTCTTTATTATTCAGACCAACCAACGAAAGAATTTTATCATCAGTAGTATTTTTTTGACGAATCTGGCTGTGCTGAAATCTATATGTAATATAATGCTTAGCTACAGCAAATGCGCCAGCTTCCATGATACCGGTCTCAACCATATCCTGGATATCTTCTACGCCAATATTTTCAGTGCTCTTAGCACATTCATTTACAACAGTGCTAGTAATTTCAGAAATCTTATCAGCAGACAGTCTTTCTGATTCAGGAACGGAGTTATTTGCTTTTGTAATGGCATTTAGGATCTTTGTCTGATCAAACTTGACGATTTGACCATTCCTCTTTACAACATTTTTAATTTCAGCCATTGTTAATATTTCCTCCTAAAATAAAAATTCTTTTCGACATTCAGAGTCGGATTAATATTAAGTTCAGCTAGAGAGCAAAATCAAAAATAGAGAAAAAATAAAGTCAGAGATTTTACTCTCTGACTTTATTATTAGATATTATTCTTTTTTCTTGTCTTCGAATGTTTCTACTAGCATCTTCATAAGAATACTGATGTCAGTAATAATAGCAGCAAGTTTATAATAAAGATCTGTATTATTACTAAAATTAATTAATCCGAGTCTAACATCGTCTGTCATATGAAGTTTAAGAACATATCTATCATGCTGGCCATGTGTATTTCCATATGCATCGATTACTACATGGAATTTAGAATTTTCATCTGCAGTATCTTCTAACTCCCAAACTTTATTAGAAGTGGTATACTTTCCTTTCAGATACTGTTCCATCTGATCAAAGATATCAGTATTGGTAGAACTTTTAAGCATATTTTCCATTTTGGAAACAAACTCAGGATTTTCTCCATAGTTAGTATCAAGAATCAGATAAGGAATATAAATCCATCCATCATGATTATAGATTTCTTGTTTTTCCACATATTGGCCAAAGCTAAGATCTCCAACAACTTTACATCTAACTCCAAGTTTTTCAAAGAATGGAACAAATAATCCCATTACAGGATCATCTACAGGAACTGATGCATCGTTATTATGAATCTGCTCATATTCTTCTTGAGTAATCATACGTCCATCATCATTATACACTAAAGGTCTCATTTTCTCCACTCCAATCCACAAGCCCATTTATAAAGATCTTCTGCACATTCAATAGCTCTTCTATGAAAAGTAAAGAATTCATAATGATCTCCAATATTATTATCGATCTTTGCTTCAATAGTAATGCATCCATGCATCTTACCTTTTCTAATTTCCCAACTAGAAGGAAGATTATAAAGATCATGCCTAATAACAGATTTCTCAAACATGATATAAGGAACACACATATTAGAAGCAGAGAATACTTCAAAATTTTCTACAATAGGAATATCAGTTCCGTGCACTGTAGAAATATCATTTACTAAATCAGGAGCTATATGCCCTTGGCAGCAATACTTAGTCTGATATCCTCTCTTAAGAAGCTCAGCAACTGCAGGAGCAATTAAATCGTCACATGGAAAATTATCCATAGGATAAGTAATCTCAATATTCCCAGGAAGATCCGTTGAATTTGTGATACTTCTATCCTTGATAATGTATCTTCCATCATTTGCTACGTAAACCATTTTCTTTTTATCTCCTTTTATTAAAATTGAGAGTAAGAGTTTTTCTCTTACTCTCATTATTATAATATCTATTCAATCTTAAATTTTGATTAGAAGAAATTATCCATGCAGTGATCAAGCAAATATCGAGTATAGCGCTCTATAATTTTCGCTAAGTTGATTAGAGCATGATGCAAGACCCCAAATACAGATTCCTTCTTTTCTTTCTTCTTTTCAGATTTTGGATTTTTGATTACTACAGTTTGGGATTGCTCACAATCATCTCCTCCTGCCTGATTCATAGAAATTCCAACTGTATAATTATAATTTCCAGTAATAGTAATATTCTGAGACGTGATTGTGCCATGCTTCTTTTGTTTCATTTCTATATATTTCAACCTCTTAGAAATAGAGCTAGAACAATTTACAGTAGATGTAGAAGAATTTGTAAGAATCATATCGATATCTTCTTTATCATGACCAATATTTTCAGTAGATGCATTATTGAAAATACGATTATTAATTTCAGCCTCTTTATTATTTAATCCAGCAGAATATCGCGTCCAATCGTATTTACTATCTTGATAGGTTGATTTTTCTTCTTGCTGCTCCCTCTGAAATTCAAGAATCATTTCTCTCTTTTTCTCTATCTCTATATGCTTCTCTATTTCATGCTCTATATACGGTTTGCAATCATTTACATTGCAGATGAATTCCCAATAATAATCATTATGGATATTTTTAAATGTGCAAAAAACTTGGTAAAGATGCTCTTTAGTATCTTTATATTCTGTAATATAAAGATAATCAGTAGTATCTCTAGATGCCTTAATCAAAGGTTTATCATCTTTATTATTACTCTTTCCAGCAAATTTCAAATGGTGATACCAATCAAAATATTGGAAAATATCAACCTTATTTGAATATCCAGAAGAAGATCTAATTTTAGATCTAAATTCATTTATATCAAGATCTGCAGAAAGAATAGTATTTTCTCTAAATTTATCACAATCTTTTAGATTGAATAAAGTGAATTGATGATATCCCAAATTATCATTATAATCTATGATACTAATATTTCCATCATCATCTCGATAAAGATATTTATCATACTCATCAATCTTTGGAAAACTTTGAATTTTAACAGCCAAAGATTCATATTCAGTATCAATATGGAGAATATATTTTTCCAATTGAGATTGCATTTTCATGAATAGTCTTACAATATCATCACGATCCATATCATCATTTTTAACTTTTTGTCTGAACTCTAATATTGGATTATTGTATTCAAGATTTTCATTATGATGGCCATGGCTATCATATTCTTTGTCCAAATCCAAATCTAAAAGATCTAGATTATTATCCCATGTACCAATATATTCCCATTTATAGCATCCATCGGAACATTTCTCACATATATATTCACAGAGAATAGATGGATTATCTTTAGGATTGGTTAAAACTATTTTATTTTCAAATGCTTCTCCTGGTGGAAGTAAAGGACGCCCATCATCATACGATCCAGTCATAACAGCATCTGGCGATAAAATCCAATATTTCGGTGTGTTATTCATCATTCTCATTAATTTAAGAATTTGCGAATTATCTTCCATAATATTTTGCCTCCAATAGTATTAGTAAGCTTTCCTTCCAACTCTAACTCCATTAGCATAATCCTGCTGATTAATAGGTCGTTCATTCTCATCTACAAAATAAATTGCATTCACAGGAGTTTGGTTTTTATATCCATTATTATATAGCAAAATCTTATGTGGATCATCCATTCCATATTTTTTTATTCTTGTAGATATAGTAGTTTGAGCAATGCCAAAGATATAACACCATTCAGCAACAGAATAATTATTTCCATTATAATCAATATATGTAATATTCTTTTCAGCTGGTGTGAATAATGCTTTTTCAATAGGCCATCCGCTATGAAGTCTATTTTCAATAGTACTAAAATTTATATTATTTTTATCGGCCCATTCTTGAAGTGTATGAGTTTCTCCATTACATGTAATATAATTATTCATTTGAGTTTTCATATTAGCCCATTTACAATTATCAGGAGAATAAGGCCCATCATTATCAATTCTATTGATTGTGCATTCACCTTTTGGAGCATCAGGATTATATCCATTATTCATAGCCCATTCTCTAAAATTAGAAAATCCATTTTCTCCAGACCATTCTTTACATACATAAATTCCTCTACCGCCATATCTATCATAATGATCGCAATTAGGATTCTCACATCTTTGATGCATGGTTATATATACTTTATACAATCTAGAATTGTACATCGTACCTCCATGCTTATAGTTATAAGCTTTTCCTAAATGGATTTCTCTAGCTACTTCTTTACTATAGCATCCACAAGATTTAGTATCTCCTCTAGTTAAATTATTTGATCTAGTAATAATAACATTACCACAATCACATTTGCATTTAATTAATAACTTGCTAGATCCATTTTTACTTCTTTCATGTCCAGCATAACCTATTACAGTTAGCCTTCCAAATCGATCTCCAATTTTAATTTTAGTAAGTGCCATAGTTATAATCCTCCAAATAATTTATTATATTAATTGATCATGAATATCAGCCTGTTCTACTACGTTGCATTGAACCGGTAAGATACTCATGGATCCGCATTAATATTTTATTATAATGTATACATAATAATACTTTTATAATTTAAGGAGGCAATATTATGCGAACTAATTACACTACAACTGATTTAACCGGGAAGCAATATGGTATGTTAACAGTATTAAGGAGAGATGAAAATGATTATATTCAACCTAAGACTGGAAAACACGTCGCTCGCTGGATTTGTCGATGCCAATGTGGTGGATTGAGAAGCGTTCCTGGTAATTTATTAAGAAATGGTCATGCTTGGCATTGTGGGTGTCAATCTGCAAATAAATTAAAAGATTTAACCGGACAAACTTTTGGTAAACTTACGGTAATAGAAAGAGCTGATGATTATATTGATAAGAATGGAGAAAAGCATGTATGCTGGAAATGTAAATGCCTTTGTGGTAATGAGTGTATCGTAAGAGGGCATAGTCTTCGTAATGGCCATACTAAATCTTGTGGATGCGCTATTGTAGAAGCAGCTACAAAGCATGGAATGCATGGAACTAGAATCTATAATACATATAAAAACATGCTCGATAGATGCTATAATAAAAATAATGATCATTATATGGATTATGGCGGAAGAGGAATTAAAGTATGCAATGCATGGAGAGGTGAGAATGGATTTATTAATTTCTATAATTGGGCAATGGCTAATGGATATACAGATGAATTGTCTATTGATAGAATTAATGTAAATGGTAATTATGAGCCTAATAATTGTAGATGGGCAGATTCTAAAATGCAAGCAAATAATAAAAGAAATACTATTTATATTGAATATAATGGAGAAACTCATACGATTTCCGAATGGTCAACTATTACAGGAATTCCTTATGCCACTATCTATGATAGATATGTAAATAAACAATGGACTGCATATCAAACATTATATACAGCAATTAATGATCAATTTATTAGAATAGCTAACTCTTATGGTGAAATTCATACACTTCAAGAATGGTCATCTATTACCGGTATCAGTAATGATCTATTATATGATAGAATTATTAAAAAAGGATGGAATATTGATAGAGCATTAACAACACCAGCAACGCAAGGAATTAGATATATTACATATGATGGAACTACCATGACCTGTGCTGATTGGGATAGAGCTAGAGGATTTACACAAGACACAACTTGCCATAGACTTAATAAAGGTATGAGTATTGAAGATGCATTAAATACTCCTATTATGGATTCCAAAGGAAATGTAAAAATTCCTATAAATGCAATTTATTTTGTAGATGATAATGGAAAACCTATTAAAGAATAAATAAAAAATAGGGATAGGCCATAAAAACCTATCCCTATTATACTAGTTAAATATTAAGAATTCCAAATGATGTAAACATGCAATATTTACGGTTGAGCCGGCTTGAATCCGCTTCTATTCTTAATGACGACGTGACCCTGTACGGGCTGATACTCGTCTACTAGGAAGCGCTCAAACGCAGTGACTGCAGGCAGAGTCGGATTAGCAGCGTTACGAATCTCGTTGGAGACATACATCTGATAATCAAAGATTCTGTAAGTCATGCGGTTGCTGTTATGCGGACACAAAATTACAACAAGTGTATCGGACCAGCGGAGCTTATCACTACCAATGAACTGATAGATGCGCTTATCAGAGGTAACAACGGTACGCTTGTAATCCAGATCAACTGCACCAATAGTATTGGGAGTAGTGTAGGAATACTCAACAGGAGTAATCTTACGAACCAGATCAGGATCACCGAAGACAGTAATGACCATATTAGGATCATTCAGAACCTGCAGCATACGAGTAACCTCGGTATCGAATGCATCGAAGAACATCGAATGACGCCAGGTCAGCGGATCCAGAGCATAACCCGTGGGAGGAGCGTAATCAAACTCCATGTACGACTTGCTTCTCGGGTCAAGGCGTTCGTAGGAGTCATCAAGGAACTGCTTGATCTTGTCATCCTTGTAGTTAGCCAGAGTGGTCTTCAGCAGAGACATGATCTTGGTCAGCTGGTTAACCTGGTACAGAGCAGCAAGATCCTTAACTTCCTCAGGGCTGATGGTAACAGACAGAGGAATAGCATTCGGGATCTCAATCAGCTTAGTGAAGGTATCCCACTTCACAGTGCAGGTATCCAGCATGTGATTAGCAGTATCCAGCTCAGCAGCCAGCATAACCTTCTTGATCTTGCCAGCAGCAGAGAAGATAGTAAAGACATTCTTGTCCATGGTACCAGTCAGAGAATCAGCGATCTTCTCAGTCGTAGCAGCATCCTTACGGACAATCAGCTCAATTGGAGCAACAAAGGTACGCTCATACTGGTTGTAGCCAGGAGCAAAGCGAATGTTAGTGGGGAACCAGACATTGCTGACTTCACCAACATCAGCAGCGGTAGCGATCTTACCATTGGAACGAATGAAACCATCTGCATCGGGCATAATATCGCCCTCAGCAATGTACAGCTTCTCGATCTGGATAGCAGAAATATGAGTCTTAATAGACAGATCATCCTGCTTGGTGCCACCACACTGCTTCAGAACGTCAGTGTCACCCATCTCAGGCAGGGTCAGCTCGATCTCGTATACAGGATTAGACTCATCGATGGCAGCAGTCATCTTATTCTGATCCAGGAACATATCAATCTCGTTGCCCTTGGTATCAACCAGCAGACGACGCTCCATAGTCATGGTGAACTTGGGACCCTCTGCAACAACCTTCTGGATTGCACCCTTATCGAAGACCATGTTCATCAGAATGTTCTTATGAACAGGGAAAGTCATACCGATGACGGGGTTGTAATCAGCCATGGAAGCATGCTCCAGAATGGCATCTGCATCGTTCTCGAACTGCTGCTCCATCATAGCATGCTGATCCTCGATGTAACCAGGATCTTTGACAAAGGGATCACGAATATCTTCATCCATGAAATTCTCGCAGAAGAATTCCTTCAGAGCTTCCTTCTCTGCGGGACGACGAAGAATCTTTTTAGTATCCTCAAAAATATCCAGATTAGACTCTTCAAGGATATTCTTTGCAACATCAATAAAACTCTGAGTGTAGTCACTCATGGGATCGCGCATAAAGCTACCACCCACAAAGCCCGTCTTAGAGTTAACAGCACCGATAGGCATTTGGTTATCCTCCTTGATAATTTATGACTTACTATTTGAAGGACGTGACAAATAGTAAATCGAAAATATTTTAGTTATTTTTTGTATAAAGGGTTTTAAAGATATAAGCAAGAATTAGAGAGGTTTCTTGCAAATATTTTATTTATTAGTTACGATAAATTAATAATAAATGATTATTTATCAGAATTTATGTAGCTAATGACATCAGAAACGGTTCTTAGAGCAGCGATAAATTTGATATAATTAGTATAATTATCAATATAGGCTCTATTATCAAAATTATAAGTGATGTAGTCTACGATAATTTCCTTTAGCTTATTCAATGCAATTTGGGTCTTCTGGATCTTCTCCAAATTATTAGCTCTTTTAGGAATATGATTGACAGCATTGATAATGGTATTGATAGTATCATATAGATCTCTAAAACTTTCTTTTAGCTTAATGATACGCTTGAGTTTATCATCATCAGAAAGTGTATTATATATAGCTTCTTCTGCAGCACGTTCTTCATCATCTGGAATCTTTGCTGCAGGATCTCCTCCACCAGAAGAATTGGAAGTATCACTGCCAGAGGTATCTCCAGAATCAGATGATCCATCATCTGTAGATTCTCCTCCATCTCCAGTGTCTCCACCAGAGTCACCATCTACAGTAAAATCATCTGCTCCATCATCACCACCTGAATCTCCTGTATCATCTCCAGAAGTGTCATCAGTGGTATCTGTATCAGAATCTCCAGTATTAGTATCTTCTCCATCATCTGTTGGAGTATCTTCATTAGGATCATCAGACTGAGTATCAGTATCAGAAGTATCGTCATCTACAGTAAAATCATCAGATTGCTCATCTGCATCTTCTGTATTATCTCCTTCATCCATTGATCCATCGTCATCATCTTCTAGAGTAAAATTATCTTCATTGTCTTCATCAGTATTATCATCAGATCCTTGATCTTCTGCACCTGCAGTATCAGTATCATCTTCAGCTTCTGCATCATCTGCAGTAGCATCTGAAGGCGTACCTTCTTCATTTTCTTGATCATCAGTATTATTTTCATCTGTATTGTTATCGCTAGGATCATCTACATTGAAGTCATCATTGTCATCGACATTATTACCGTTAACAGATAATTCATGCAGATATTCCTTTCTATAATAATCAAAGAGGCTCATTAAATCACTCCCTCTCTCTTAAACCTGTAGTAGAACTAATAGGAATTCTCTTTCCACTTTTTGCAATTCCGAAATGAATTTGTTGACGCTTACGTTGTAGATTTTTCTGGATCATAAGAAGTTGTCTATACTTCTTAGCAGATCCAGAAGATTCTGCACGGCTAATCTCACGATCTAGCACTTGAAGTTCAACATCAATTTGATCAAGAACTGCTTGTTTTTCCTTTTTAGAAGCATGCTTAGAAAGAGCAAAGAGAGTAACTGCACCAATAGCAGGAACAGCAATTGTACCAGATGCAACTCCAGCTCCTGCTAAAGCAATAGCAATCTTAAGAATTTTAGAAATACTTACATTTACTTCACCAGTAATGATTTCTTCTCTATGATCAGTAGTATATATACTCTTAATACATTTGAGAAGATGATTAAATTCCATATCAAGATCTCTAGAAGCTTCTTGCTCTTTAGCAGATAGATCTTTACCTTTTGCTTTAAGTCCTCTAAGAGCAAGCTTAGCATCATTTAGAGATTTAACAGATTTACCATAGCTTCCATCTTCGGAACCGTCGTCATTATCTCTCTTAGATTCCTTAGTATCTTTATCATCTAGATCATCAGATTTATCATTAATAGCTTTGCTCTGTTTAGGCTTATCGTCATCTATATTCTTAGTCACAGAAGAAGGTTTCTTATCACCACTATCATCAGTATCTTTATCTTTAAACTTGATACCAACTGCTTTCTTTACATTAGAAGCAGCTTTCTTAACGATAGGAGTAATATTAGCATCTTCATTCATAGACATTACTCTAGCACAAAGATTAATTCTACTATTATGATCCGCATCGATATTGAATTCAGTATTAGATTCATTAATAGCATTAGCAATTGCCTCAGCTTTAGTATTGCCTTCATGACGGCAATTATAGATGAACTCTTCAAAAACACTTTCATCTACATAAGGCTTAATAATATCTGCCACAAGTCTAGCTTCTTCTACAGAAACATTAGCAGCATAATTCATATTATCCTTAAGATTATCAATAATTTCATAGATGCAAGATTCATCAATCTCTTGAGCAACTTCTGCGCATTTATTGATATAAAGAATATTCTTTTTATCAAAATTAGTAAATCCTCTCTTATTTTCTTGGGATTCACTTAGTACAACTTTGTACTTCGATCTTAGAGAATAAGAGAAGTGACAGCCTTCAATAGTATAATAAATTCTAGAATTTCTATTTGCTAGAATATTATTAGCACACTTTGCAGTAGATTCAATAATCTTATATGCAATATCAGGATTGCTATTTTCATTATAAGAAAAATGTCTTAGAGGAATATTGATATATCCCTCTTCATCAATATAATCAATAATATTAGATTCAGATACTTTACTAATATCTCCAACTCCTCCATCAGTAATCTTTACAGGAGATTCTTTAGAAGAAGTAGATATTGCATGATCAATAAATTCTCCAGCATCTTGAGCATCTGTAATCAGATTATGCATCTTGAATTTATCAATATCATCAGATGTAAATGTCTGAGGAACAGTATTACCATCTGCATAATAAGAATCATCATTAACTTCTGCTTCCCAGATAGATCTTAGACTAAATATTAGATCATCAGAAGTTTTTACATTATTCTCTTTAATAACTTGAAGAATATTCTTTGCTTGATCTCTACTAATAGGACTATTAAACTCAGAAAATACAGTTCCAATATTAAATTCTATTTCATTAATTCTAGCAAAATCTTTTGCAGTATTAATGATTTCTCCAAAAGCTCCAATATCAGAATAATTTTCTCTGGCAAGTTCAATAATGGACTTCATAGATTTATTAGGATCCATTTTCCATTCAGTGAGTTTATCCCACCAAGATCCATTTTTCTTAGCGCCATCCATTAGATAAGGAACTAGACAACTAGCATTATTGCTAAGAATTTTAGATTCAATAATAGCCTTACGATAACTCTGAATATCTTTATCTGTATTATTATCAAACTCTAGGAAGTAATCAGCAATATATTTTACTAGAGCATCTTCATTCATTGGACCGGTTCTAAAGTCATTAATACTTTCAATATATGCACATTCTTCAAGTGCAATATTAAAATTAATATACTTAGGCCTACCATAAGTACATACCATTTCACATACAGTATGTACTCTATCTTTCTCAGACTTTCCTTTTAGAGAATCTACTCTAAATCTCTTAGTAATGGTTTTGTGATTCTTGATAATACGATCAATAGATTTAAAATTTGCAGCTGCTTCAGTAAGTCTGTCTTTATTAATATCACCAATAGTAGATTCACCAATTCTAACAATACATACAGGGAGTTCAGAGGATTCTACTGTAGGAATAATATTATTAATGGTATAATTTACAGTACTCTCAAGGATATCAAATTGATTATCATTGTACATAGTCTCCATTAGAGACAATGCATCTTTATAATCAATACAATCTCTTAGAAAAGATTCAACACGATACTTGTAAATATCCTTACTTTTTACATTAGAAAGATCTGGATATGCTACACAATTTTCATGAATAGACTTTCTTCTTTCCAATGAACGCCCACGCTTATACACATATCTTGCAATGTTTAGCGGTGTAGAAACCATGTTCAAAACCTCCCATTTTTAATTGTTATTAAACTGTTCAGTTTTCATGGTTTAACAACGGTAAATAGAAAAAAAATAAAAGGGAGTGAGCATAAAGCCCACTCCCCTTATTCTTTTAGACAATCATACCTTTATAGGTATGATCAACGCCATTGATATTGATACTTATGCTTTTTAATTTTCCAAGCATATTACCACTATCATGCATGGCATTGCTTCCAATGTCTTCATACCCGAAATACGAGTAGACAATAATGGGAGGGTTCTTAACAAGATTATCAAGATTACCCTCTTTCACATATCTATCTCTAATGGAAAAAACCATACTACTAAGCTGATCCATGGCACTAAGGAATGCACCAAGATCAGTATATGATGCAATAGCATCTGCAAAGTTCTGGGTTTTTCCATCAGAGGTCAAATGATAAATAACGTACTCAGACATTATTAGCCTCCTCCATCAGTGCCTTAGCTTTAGCGAAGGCCTCCTTTACACCATCTTCGCTGTAAACTTTGTTGAAACGATATTCAGGAGTATAGGAACCATCCTGAGAAGATGCTTCCCATAACCCGATGATTTCAATAGATCCTTCAGCGATAAAGCTCCGAACTGCCTCAATGATACTATACTTTGTACCATTGAGATCAGACACTACAAGAATAGCATGGTGACTTGTAGTGCAAAAACCGATACCAGGGCATTGAATTGGAAACCCTTTGATATCGGAAATGTAAGGAGTTGCGTTATCGATCTCCTTAGTCGTAATAGGGCCTTTTCTGATAGACATAATCATGCACCTCCTTAAAAGATCACTACAATCGGAACCGCTTAGCATCAGCAGGTTCTGCAATCTTCAGAATTTTCTTACTGGTAATTTCACCAGTAGTTGGATTGAAGACGAACTGCTTATGATCACCATAGTTCCAGTCATGGATGCCATTGTCATATCCGCAGTGATACCAATCAATAGCCTCCATCTGATCGGCACCAATGTACTTTCTGATGATCGACATTGCTCGATCACTAACCTCTAAGCTGAAAGCAGGATCCTGCTTAGAGCTCTCAAGAATTGCTAGTTTGTATCCTAAGTTTTTCAACTCGGTACAATCGTCAATCAAGTTATGTTGTTCAGTTTTAACTTCCATAATATTTTACCTCCTATTATGGTTTAAATGAAATAGATAAACGACTCGAAATAAAGAATCTTTATATCTTTACTTCATTATTATAATATATATTCATAAATCATAATTTATAAAAAAATAAACCCATAAGGACTTTCATCCTTATGGGTCAATTAGGAGATAAAAATGGGAATGAAATCTGGTTGTAATATAAAATTTGGAGGCTTATATTACAGGACTAAGAAAATGGTTTCTCCAAGAGTATATTGGGCTACTCTTGAATATATGTAAAGATAGAAGAAACCCAAATTCTTCTATCTTACAACTAAAGAACCTGATGAGTGTGAATTAACTCTCATCAGGTAATAGAGCAGTTACACCATGACTTGAAAATGAACACATCCAAACTTAAAAAGGAGATCATATACTACGTCCCAAGCAATACATGATAAACTATAAATCTCTCCCGCGCCATAAAGATCTATAGTATAAAAGAAGTTTGAATTGTTTTAGAAATCTGTAAAAGCAACCAGCTGTGATACAAACGTACCTAGGAGGATCATAATATTCCTGCTCTACTAATTAGTAGTTACTTGCAGTGTAAATTAATAATTAGAAGAAATGAGATTTATGAGTGATTATTGTTTCATTTATTCTAGACAATGGAACGCCAAAATCTTTCTCACCAGGATATAGATTTCTGTGCTCGTATAGAGTAGCATTAAATGGATCAACTATATTAATTAATTCATTAATCATATCCTTACTACCTATATCATCGTTGTCTGGATATACATGAAGATCAAAATAGAATATTTGAAAAGTATTAATAATATGCATTATTAATCCTTTATACCCAGACCCAGTAATTGCTGCATAAATACTATTAGGCTCATTTAATCTTAAATTATGCTTAATACTAAGGATATCAAATGGTCCTTCAGCAATATGAATCTGAATTCTCTTAGGACTTGTAAGATCTACATTAGAATGCAAGATATACATCTTTTCTGTATTATCTTTCTTACCATGAATATTATAGTTTATATATCTTTTATCAATACCATTATAAACTATACCTTCATTACACATTCTTCTAAGATTTACAAAGTTATTATCTAGACTAAGAAATCCAACAAAATATTGATTTAATTGATTCACAATATTTGGATGTCTAGTATATTGAAGATTCATAGCATTTAGGCAATCAGATAAGTTTAATACTATTTTATCTTGAATACAGTCATTAATAGATAAAGAGGTTCCAAGTCTATTATTGATATAATCTACTTTATTCTGTGCTAGCTGAGGATTAGATATGCAATTATAGAAATTATACCAGTCTTTCGTATATCCAATAAACTTATTAGACTTAGCAGCTTTCTTATTAATTTTATCAATAGTAACTGCAATGCTAGGATCATAGATTCCCCAATCTAATAGAGTTCTGGAGTCAAGAGCTCCAGATGTTTGACATTTAAAACAATGAAACAATATTGGATCATCGGATTCTTGCGGTACTTTAATATACATATGACCATGGTTTTGATCTCTAGAATCTGGGCAATATCTACACCTACAAACTATTTCTGTACCACCAGATACTTCATGAGCTCCAGGAATCATTGTCTTTATATAGTCTATAAACTGTTGCCCAAAAATAAAATTTTTGTTCACTTATATTTCACTCCTTTATCTTAGAGTATTTCCATGAATTAAAAATAAAAGAGGAGAACTCGTTGTGAGTTCTCCTCAGTTTTTAATTACTGTTGAATCTCAATAGGAACATCATTCGTCTTGCAATTAATGGTAATCATATCTCCATACCGAAGAACAGTAATGAAGTGATTATCATTACTAGTAGACGTGAAATTAACTGCCATAGAAGTAAGTTCCTTAATAGATCCACTAAGTTTAAGATCTACCAAACGAACCCACAGAGCTTCAGCATAATCCTGAAGACGAACTGCTTCACCTACAAGAAGCAGATTCTTAAAGATAGAATACTTAATAGTGCAAGCAAAATTACCAGGATCATCAAAATTGCATCCGGTACAACTATTCTGATATGCCTTCATATGACGATAGACATTATCAGACACAAGTCGGATCCAAAGATCATCAATCTGAGTCATAAACATAAAATAATCAGGATTCACTTTATCTGCAGCGAGGATAAACTCCATACGTTTATCTCCACCAAGATTAAAGCTATCACTCTGATAAGTCTTGTTGCCCATAATAGCCATAAATTTATCTCCTTTTTATTAGCAAAGTAAAACAAACATTTCTACTTCTTCAATGATTACATTAACAGCAACAGTATTCAACGGTTTTCCATCAATGTTAGGATCAATATCCACAATAGAAAAGTCAGAAGAGATAATAGTTGCTACAATACTAAGAATTTCATTAACAACTTTATCACTCTTATACTTTTCAAGAATCAAAGGATAAGAAGGAGAAGATTCTACAATTGCTTTTTCTTTTTTGTTTACATTCTTTCTCTGTACCAATTTATCAATCTTACCAGCAATGATATACGGTAATACAACCATATTCTTAGAGATAAGAAGTTTCTTAGCAGCAATTACTAGCTTTACAAAATCTATACGATTAATAGAGTAGATAGACTGAGTATCACCAAACCAATGAGAGAATAGATTAAAGATCAATTGCTTTTGGAAAGAATTAATGGTATAATTTCCATTTGCATCAATCATAATTCTCTGAGTATAATGCTCAATTTCTACAGGATCAAAAGGACCAAACATGTCTTCGATTTTTCTCATACATGTTTCACCATTAATCTTATTCTGAAGATAAAGTCCTTCATTAGATCTGATAAGATTAGATTCGAACTTATCAAAATCAGAGATAGAATCATTATCTCTCTTAGAAGAGCTAATAGGAACATAAGAGAACTCAAAAGAAATATCGGTAATCTTATAGCTAGTATTTCTACGGATAGATGCATAGTTGAAAGATATGATATTCTTATCAAATGTGTACTTGGGCATAATATTAAGAATAATATTATGAACAGAATCTGTACTATGAGTAGTAGTATCAATAGAACGAATATCTTGTTTAACCCAAATACCTTGATTGTTCTTCTGGTTTGCAACTACGTTTGTAAATGCAGTATCATAGAGCTTAGCATAAATATTAATACTAGGATCCATGTGCAGAATACGATCATAGAATGCAAGCAGAAAATCATCAATGACATCTACCTTATGCATATAAGCATAATTAGTAAGAAGAGGAATACAAAGATCGATTAGGATAGACATCTTATGAAGAAGCTTTGCATGATCATTAGTATACTGCAAAGTAGGATTCTTGATGTTAGAATAGTTAAGTTCCTGATAATAATTATCCTGAACCATCTTTTCTACTTTATTTGCAATATTACTTCTTACGATATAACGCTCCATATCATAGAAAAGATGCTCAATAGAATATGCAGATGCATCATATCTATCAATACACAATTTCATTTTAAGGAGCACAGACATATATTCCCAATCAGAATCATAATAGTTGCAGAAGTAATTTACATACTTAAACAAATGATTTCTCATGTCAGCAGAATTATAGCATTTCTTAGTAGAAAGCATAAAATAATTCAGTTTATCATTAGGATCAATGTTCAAGTTGAAAATTACACTAAGAGGAGCGATAAAGAAACCAGGCTTACAATTGATAATAACCTCTTCAGGGCAAGAAGGCTGCCAAAGATCAACAGGAACAAACTGAGTCCTATTATCCCTCCGAGGCTTAGTGTATTCATCCATAAAATATATTGCGTTGATTTTTCCTTCCATTGTTGCGCCCATTTTTAATTCTCCCTTGAAAAACATATTTGAACAGAAGTCTTATGTATCTATTCAAATTTATAATATCTTTTCGTTCCATTATTTAGAAGGCTTTTTAATAGATTCAACAAACTTAAGAGGCCCATTTTTAATCTTGTTGAATCCTTTGTTATAATCAGTCTTCTTAAAATGACCGAAATTTTTCTTGTTTGGACTAGAAAAAGCTTTTGCAATAGGATTGGTTACTCTGGTTTTATTTTGAGATTGTCTAATGTGTTCTCTCTTGTGTTCTTCTTTTGCAATAGCATTACCTTTTTCTTGACGCTCTCTAATTTTATCTTCAGCATGTTCTACAGATTTCCATACGTCCTTAGAATAAGGATGTGCCTTGATATCATATTGAGATTTCTGAAAAAGATTAAATTGCTTAATTGCAAAATACATAAATACTAAAGATTTTACATATCCAATTTCATCTCTAGGGTTCTTTTCTACAGCCTTCTTTTCAATAGCTGCTTTTACCATCTTAGATTCTAGGTCTTTAATAAACATTTTATTCTTGACAAATGCATGAGTAAATGTATATACGAAACTAGGATCATTAGAGTAAAATTGAACTTCATATGTATTAAGGTTAGCAGGCAAAGTTCCAGCTGTTTTATGCTTATCAATGTAGAATCGAGCTATTGTATCGTAATAAAATTTTGGTACAACTTCAGAAGGAATCTTTAGATGAACATAAAAATCATTAGCACCTTTATAAATGCTATAATTAATTTGTCCATTTTCTCTAACTAGAATATTATTCCATTTTTGACGATACATATCCATGAGTACTTGTCTATTCGTAACAACAGATCCACCCATAGGATTCTTTATGTATTGGTCATATGTCACATTATCACCTCCACATAATAACACTCATGGGGAAAGAGTTTTATCTCTTCCCCCATGATTTAATTATCAATAATGCATTGCCAGAGAAGGAGTCTGAAGAATTGCCTGATTTGCAGTAAACATGATAGTGATAATCTTGGCAATAGTGTCAAGAATCATAGGTTCAGACTCAATAGACGTAAGAACCTTATTATCATATTTATTAGTATTCATATTGTAAGGAATACCATTTTCACACATATTTGCAAGGATGCTAATAACACTACTACTATCATATTTAGTCTGATACAAGTGCTTAATAGTTTCATTATAAGCATCATACAGAATATTGATAATTGCATCTGCACACTCTTTAGTTTCAATATCAGAATTGCTATAGGAACTATCGATAACAGCATCGTTAAGAGCATTATAGCCCATAGCATTGGCACCGAATCCAACACCATTCTTAGCTGCAGATCTGCAGTTTAGAACTGCATCTTCAACAAGGTCACGAAGAGAATCTCTATCAGAAATTGAAATACCACCGACAAAGATTTCAATCATATTACAGCGAATAGCATTAAGCTGTCTCTTAAGAGAGCCAAGAGTACCAGCATTACCACCCTGAGAAGCTGCACTGTTATACTGAGCCTGAATAAAATTCACGATGCTATTATAAGTATCACTCAGAATAGGTTTTTCATTTTCATCAAGTACAATATTGCCATCAGAATCCTTCTTGTACATAAGAGCAGGATCAATGACTCTAGTGCGAGATTCATCTGCTTCTACTTCAGTTGCACTTCCAAAGAAATTATCACATACATTATCTAGAGTAGGAGCAAGTCCATTCTCCTGATCCTGCTTATGAATCTTTTCATCGATATATTTCTTAATAGGAGTACAGCCACAGAGCTGAGAAATATAATCAATATAATTCTCATTGAGACCAATATAATTGGTAACAATCAAAAGCTGAGGCTTCTGAGAATATGCAGACTCAGGGAACTGAAGAAGCATCTGAGTGATTCTACGCATATAAGCCTGAGCATCACGACTAATCTGAGGAACGAAAATAACAGTAGGAATAGCCTGCATTCTACGAGAATACTTATCAACTACATTGGTCTCAATAATCTTCTGGAACATAGCAAGCTGTTCAGGAGTATCAATAGCTTCTGCAAAATGATAAATGCGAATAGGAGAATCCTTAAGAGAATGAATGATACAAGAATGTCTATCCAGATTATTAATCATTGCAGGATCTGAGTAACCAGACTCGATAGTTACGCCATCATAGCTCTTAATATAAGTATTTTCATTAGTAGATGCAGAAACATCAATGAAAACATTCATTCCATACTGAGCATAGATGTCTTTAAGAGTATCTGCAATATATTCATTACCATTTGTAGAAATATATGCAATATTGTAGATATCTTCTAGAGTGCACTCATGACCCTTTTTGCGAATCTTCTCAGACAGCTTTGCTACAACATCCTTAAAGACTCTAATAGTCTCATAAGGATTAGAAGGAAGCTTACCTTCTTCATCAGCAGTGCAAAGACCATCGAAAATATTATGAGCCATCACAACAACAGAAGAAGTACCATCTCCAACTACCTTTTCAATATGTCGAGTAGCATTTTCAATTTCAGACTTAATAGCCATTTCAATAGGCTCTTGATACTTTACACTCTTAATGATCTTATTACCATCCTTAGTGTACTCTGCAACAATATCTGCTTCAGAGCTACCCTTGATAACAAGAGAGTTAGAACCTGCAGGGCCCATAGAAGGAATAATAGCTTCTGCAAGATCAGAAAGAACCTTCTTCTGAACTTCACGAAGTCTTTCACCCTTAACAACATTATTCACACTATCAAATGTAACACGGTTAAGATTGCTCGGTGCCATCATTGTTTTCTCCTTTTGGTTTAAAATCTTCTCCAAAGAAAATAAATTGATTTTGGGTAACAAATTTAGATTTATCCTGTTCAAGGAAATCTAAATTATATTGCATAGGAGTTATGTAAATCTTTTTATGAAGAATCTTTTCTCTATTCTTATTAAAAAATAAATAATCATTTATGTAAAATGCTTCTCTTCTTATAATTAAAGATTTATCGGAATCTTTATTAAGAAAATTAGCAATATTAAAATGCTTATCTAATTCTTTTTCTTCTAGATCATCTCTAATTGCAATAGCTGTATTAATACCAAGATTAATACCATTTGCAGTAGCCATACTTACAAATTTGTAAATATTGCTAAAAATAATAGAGTGGTCGAGAATTTCTTGCTTATAAGAATCAAAGAAAGATTTATATAGAGAATCAATTTCTCCAATAAATTCTTCATTAACAAATTCTGACAAAGGATTTGGATTCTTACGAGAATATAGGAGTGACAGAATCTCTCTATCACTCCTATTTATATCCTCTAACTTAAAAACCCTATTATCTTGATAACTATCCTGAATGAATTTAATCAATCCAATGTCAGTATTGACAATCATATTGAAATCTATTACAGAATTTACAACATGTCCGTTTAGATTGTTATTTCCTTCAGGCATAATTAATTACTCCAGTGCATCCTCGAGATCGTCGATGTTTTCATAGCGATTAGTACGAGCATTATTCTGAGAATTATGAGAAGGTTCAGAATATTCACTGTTGGCATTATCAAAGAAATGATTATTGCCACCGCCATTATTGTTACCACCGTTACCAGCACCAACTTTATTAGCAATACTACGAACCAGACCAGTGAATCTGTTATTTTCGTAGAAGTTAATATCATGCACACTAGCAGCAATTGCACCAGAAGCTGCTCTTGCATAATCATTCAGAAGATCCATAAACTCCTGAAGTTCAACATTCTCAAGAGCTTCCTTCTGGAACTTAATATTTGCAAGATCCTTAACATCGAACAAGAAATTGCTATTGATATTGAAATTGAAAGTCTGATTCAATTCATACTTACCATCTGCATTTACCTTACCGATAAAGAGGAACGGATCACCCTTAGAACGACCAATTGCAATAAAGCCCTTAATATTGCCAGTACCAGTGTCAACACCATATACCTTATCTTCTCTAGAAGAAATGATACGTGCAACGCCTTCTGCAAGAATGCGAGCTTTAGTGGGAGACATATAAATCGATGCAAGTTCATTAGGACGACTGTTACTATTATTATCAGAAGGCTCAGTGATAATAATCTTCAAAGTTCCTTTCCAATAATTGAAAGACAGCATAGTGTGGTTTTCATAGTTCTTGATGCGCAGGCGAGAATAATAAGTGGGATTGTTGGGACCATTGTTTCCATTATTCTGAGAATTGTAGTTTCCACCGAGTGCCATAATATTATCTCCTTTTTTAGATGAAAAAATATAAACCCAATCAGGTTCATTATTATAATATATCATCATAACATTTATTGATCGGATTTATTATTAGTAATAATAAGTTTCAGTATATATAAACTTTAATAGGTAGGATCTGTTAGTTTATCTTTATCATCTCTAAGTACTAGAGTCATATTAAATAGAGATTGAACAGCTTCCTTTTCAGATACACGAATATTTGTACATGCCATATTAATAAAATTAGCTTTAGAATTACTAAAGTTAGAAAGCTCATCATTCGTTTCTTTAAAGAAAGATCCTTTGACTTGTCCCATATCGCCATCATAGTCAGCGCCCATACCATTTAGATACAAATTAGAGATCTGCATTGTATCAATAAACTTCTGAGCAGAAGGTTGATTAATATCGGACAATCTAATCTTCGGATAGAATTTATACAATTCTCCATTTAGGATAATTTCTTCAGTTTCCTTAGTAGTAGCAATTTCAATGCCAGTATAAATTGTATTAAAGTAAGAATCATAAGGATAACGAGTAAAGGAAATCTGCTTTCCTTCAGTTGCTCTTTTTGCAGAAATATAAATTACATCAACCCAAGTAAGAGGTCTCTGCAAAGTAGGTTCGGGACTCATTGCAGCATTAGTTGCACTATTCCATCTAGCACCTTTGAATTGCATATAATATTCTCCAACACTAGGATCTTTTAGAGGCAATTCAATAGGAATAAATCTGTTATTATGAGCATATACAAATTTCTTTAGATGATCTTTAAGCATATCATCATTAAAATATGCCATAGGATCTTCAGCAAGTTCTAGATGAATAGGATTTCCTTGAACATTAATTCCCTCATAAGAAGTAACATTTTGAAATTCGTTTTCAAAGAATTTTCTTAGATGGAACATCATGAAAGGATAAAAGTCTGCAGCAACTGCTGCTAGAGGAATAGCAGATTTATCTAGGTTTACCATTAGATCATTTACACTATTGGTATTCAGATTAGGTGCAGATAGAACTAGACGAGAAGAATAGTCAGAAGTGTATCCCATATTAGATCTAATAAGACCAAATTTTCCTCCTAATCCAGATCCTTTATCTTTAATATCACTATTAGAGTTTCCACAGAACCAGTCATAAATAGCTTTTAGTGTATTCTGAATTCTATAGCAAGTAGTATCTGCCATAGAAAGTCCATAGTCAGCATTTTCTTTTAATGCTCTAGATGCTGTAATAAGATTAACATAGAAAGTATTAATCTGACCAACACCTGTATGCTTACCGGTAGTATTTACGTCACGATAGTAAGGAGGAATGACAATATATTTATTAATAAACATTCTTCCTTTTTCGAAGTTATGCATAATATATTTGATACGCATATCTCTAGTACGTGACTTTGTAGACTTAAATTTAATTTTCTTAAAATTAGCTTTAAGCCATTTAATACCGGTTTCTCCAGTAGGATCTTCTACTAGATCTCCATCAGGAGAAATGATAAAATGGTTAATACCATTTACAATTCCCTTAAATTTAGAATCTAGTTTAGTAAGAGTTTTCCAGCAAGAAGGATCAATAAACCATTCTCCTAGATCAATATATGCATAAATACCAGATCTTTCTTTCTGTGTAAATCCAAAGATTTCATTAGAAAGTAGGCCATCAGATGTAGGAGCTCCAGAAGGAGAAAAGAAAGTAGGATTAGTAATTTCTTGAAGCTCATTCTGTTTAATATATAGAGGAATATCCATGATCTCAAGTTGAAGAACAGCATTTTCTGCTCTTTGTTGATAAGATACTTCATCAAGGGCTAACCATTCAGGACTATTATCTATACTTTCAAAGAATTTATCAAGAGGATCATATGAGGTATCAATATATCCATATTCTCCAATAATATTTATATTATCATTCATATATAATCTCTCCTTTACAAATATTCAGAATATCTACGTTTCATCTTATTGCAGTAATACATATCTTCAGAATGTATATCTGAATATGCATAATACATGAGATGATAATATTGTTCAGATAGTAATTCGAATATAGCTTCTTCATGATATTCTTCTATAGGAATACAAATATCATGCACGCTCATAACAATATCTAGAAGAGCAGATATAACAAAAAAATTATTACTTAGATGATTTTGCTCTTTGAGTTTATCATATTGATGATTTATATCATCCACTAGATTCTTTAATAAAGTCTCTGAACGATTTAATTCATCATTATCTTTCTTATATCTGAATTGAAATATCTCATATATCATTGAGCATATTCCTTCATCAATGATATTAATTCCAAATACAGGAGCTTGTTTATAAGAATTAAATCCTATAGATCCATGAATGTATGGATTATCATGTACAATAGAATGAAGATACGATACACAATCATCAATAGAATTAAACCAATGATCTGATTTAATTCTATGACTAAATTCTGTATCTCTATTTGAACTATATTCAAATCTTCTAGATAGAAGATGTTTTATTGTTATATCATCCATTTTAGTTATCTCCTTATCTATTTAATCATTTATTATAGGGTTGAACTTACCAAAATATATAGGATAGAGTATGTAACTCTATCCTATTTTTTAATAGTATAGCATATGATTTAATTCCCTTATCCAAGTATCAAAATACCTGCAATGATATGCATTAGAATACAGATAATATAGCATTTTAAAATAATGCTTTTCTATAATTTTATACCATGTTGATTCATTGAAATTATTATTTTCATTTTTTCTTGCCATTTTTAATAATGCTTTTATAACTTTATTAAAGTATTTAGTAAATCTAGTATGTGTATTATATTTGCTAAAATCCATTAAGGAAATCATGTAGTAAATTACAGTAAGTTCAGCTACATTATTTTGTTTAATTGCAATAATAATAGTATTCATAATATAGCAAATTCCAAAATCAATGTTGTTAATTGAAATAAGATCTTTGTCTCTTGATTTATTTTCATTATATTTAATATCACTAAAATATTCAATAGCTTTCTTTATATCTAATAGAGCATATTTAATGTCTTCATATTCGCAATTAGAAGATTTAACTCTTAATGAAAAATTTAATGGTCTAGATTGCATATCATATAATCTATTTTTCATAATTCACTCCTCCTTGATTATTATAAGGTTTTCATAAAAGTGAAAACCTTATAAATTCCCCCGTAGTTATTTTATAATTGTATATTCAAGAATCCAAATATTGTTTCTTTAAGACTAGTATATTTGATATAAAATATCTTTAAGAATAGTGAATATAATTAAGATTATTTTAGATTAATTTAAACAATTTTTAAAATTAATACAATTTTAAAATATCTATCTGAAAAAAAGTTTACTTGGCCAAAAATAGTGGTAAAATGATAAAAAAGAGGTAGGGAAGCGATTCCCTACCTCTAAATATATGATTTTAGACTTTTGTTAGATATTTCTTATCTACATATCCAGTTAATGCACCATCTTTATTAGTAGAAATACCTACTTTATTTCCATTAATAGATCTTGTATATAGTTTAGTACTATATACCCAAGATGCAAAAGACTTAGAAGTTCCATAAATAGGAGCATTCTTAGCAACTTTTACTTGGCATCCAATAGTAATAGTAGAATCAGCAGGAAGGATTTTAGCCCATTTAGCATCATATGCTATCCAATTATTAGTACCAATCTTATATCTTTCGTATCCACCAAAGTTTTCATGGGTACTATAATTATAGTAGCCTTCCTTTGCAAATCCAAGTATTTTTCCAGAATCATCACGAACTCTTAGATTCTTTGTAAGAACTTGGATCTGATTTACTTTAGTATTTCTAGCTATAGCAGCTACAATGGTTGTTTTATTTGTAGATTCTGTAATGGTTTCCTTTATTGCTGGATTATAGATAAATCCTCTGAAATGATATCTACCTGCGGTACCCCAGTTACCATCTGCACCCTTAGTTCTAATTCTGTTTCTAAAAGCAAAAGAATTATAACCAGATTCAGAAGTTTTAACTCGGGTAGAAGATATTACTTGCTCCACTACAGCAACATGTCCTGCACCATCTGCTTTACCAAGTGTAGCACCTTTTTGCCAAACCATAATAGCACCAGGCTTAGGAGTTAGTCCAGTAGATAGACCGTATTGCTTAGCAATTTCAATAAAGTTTTCAGCATTGACACAAAAATTAGGATATTTAATTCCATTATATCCAGTAAGTAGATTATAGATATGATTGAATCTTGCACAAGCCCAACCAACACAATTGCAAAGGACATTGCAAGTAGAGTCAGTAGGCTTACCAGAAATGCATCTAGATTTACCGCCTCTAGATGCATTATTATATAGATAAATATATTTATCAGATTTACTAGGTTTGCTAGTTAGAATAGGAAAAGGATTAGCCATTGGTTATCACCTCGTGAAAAAGAATTTATCCCAGAGCTTCTTCGTCATAATCTGGAACATTAGATTCATCCTGCACATTAATGGCTTCATCATTAGAAGAAGTATTATCTACAATAGGCTCTTGTGTAGGTTGTTCATCAATATAATCTGGAATATCTTTAAATTCACTGCTAGGAGCATCTTTACTCTTTACTTTAATTCCATAAAGTAAAGCTAATTCGATTGTCCAAGCAGCAAACCAAGCAGTAGTCAGTTCTGCAGGAACTGTATGATCAAAGAAAGATAGAATCAATACAGTGACAGTATACCAAATTATATTGAATATAGCAAGCATTGTAAATTTAGTTCTTCTTCTTAAAGGCTTCTTATTGCTTTTCTTAGAATGCTTACTCATTGGAATCACTCTTAATCGTAGTAGTAGTGATAGTATTGTTAGCAGTAGTATTCGCAGCAATACGACTAGAATCTACTAGACCCTCGCCGATAATATATGCAATAAGAGTAGCCCCAGCCATGATGATAGAAGTAGCTTCTGCAATTTGGTTATCAGAGAAGCCAAATGCAATCAAAAGAGGAGTAACAAAGCCAACAACGGCAGCCCAGAACTTACGAGAGGTTAGCTTCTGCTTCCAATCAATCTTAGTATCCATAGTATTATTCTCCTTTACAGAAAATTGGTTTAATCAGAAGAATATCTGATTTTTATTAGAATGTAGAATTAAAACAATCAAAAAAAAAATAAAAGGAGTGGGCAAATGAAACCCACTCCTTTTATATTAAAGATTACTTCATAATGTTTTTAGGTGCTTTGGAACTATATTTGCCGAAATGACGATCCATGATTGCATCAGCAATGCTACATCTATCATTAGGGTCCATAGAATTTCCAGAATTGGAATCAGGGCAATTCTGAAGAGTAACCTTTACATTTGGATCTACTGTTGTATTAATAGTATTAATACGACTGCAGGTGGGATCAGAACTAAGATCTCTTACTCCAGAGCCATAATAAAGAGCAGGAGCAGACTGAACAGGAAATTCATTTGCGATAGCAATGATTTCCCCACTACTGTTGATAGAAACTTTAACAGAACCTTCTTTGAAACAGTAGATTCTGCTAAGCATCTTTTCAATGTCTGTAGTGCTTAATTTGATATTAATTTCCATAATTAAACCTCCTTAATTATTGCCATGATAGTATTTGTCAGTAAATGCAATAATATAGAGTGTATATCTTTTTGCATTTGTATTCTTATGAATACGAATGCTAATGTTATTATCACCACTCCTATAGAGTACATCAGACAAATTTTCAATGGATTCAAAATCGATTACTGCAGACCTAATAATCTCAATGATCATATAGAAGATGCTAGTATATACATCATTATGCATATTAGTATATTCAAATCCAGGGATCAAATGCTTGGGATTGTAATTATCAGTATGAATGAGAGCCATTCTCATGGCTTTATCAATTGGCTTACTAATAAGATCATCCATCTGAGTTTTAAACTGGGCTGCAGCGTCTTCAGTGTCAAGAGTAATTTTAACATGACGGAAAATATGACCAGATTTAAAAGCATATCCGAATTTTTCATCAAATTTTGCTGCAATGCAAGCATTGATAATACCAAATACCAAACCATTGATACTGGGTACAGTTGTACCATAACCAATATTGAAACTCTTAATTGCATCATCGAGCTTATAAACTCTAGTAATCTCTACTTTATAATTGCTTGGCTTTTCAAATACCATATTTTCCATAATTAAACCTCCTTAACTTTATCTGCATATGCCTTAATAATGACATCATACATTGTGGAAGAAATCTTCTTTACAGAGATAGAGGTGAAATCATCACAGGTAATAATTTCACACAAAGATTGGTCTTTTTCCATCTCAGAGATGCTTTCCTCAACAACGTGGTTAAGGATAAACATAACTCCTTTATATGCGTCATTTTTCAAATCGAAGTACGTAAAGCCTTCGATTTTGGCATCCTCATAGTTGTCATGATCGAAGAGAGCAACTTCGAACTGAGGCTCAATAATGCAACTCTGAAGAGACTTGAAAGTCTCTTCAAGTTTGTTCTTACCAGGATTAGTGATGAAAAACATCTCACGATTGCTCTTTTTAAAGTCAAAGTTAAAGCGGTAATCATGCTCATCAGCATTGATTGCGATCATATTGATCAGAGAGAATACCAACCCATTAAAGGTTGGTACCTTGCCAGTGCGATAATCAACGTCAAAGCCTTCAGACAAGGCTCCAACACCGAAGATCACATCCTGAAGATCATAGTACCGAGTAGTCTTATCGATGCAGGTAGAAGGCATCATGAATTTCAATTCCATTTTTATTTCCCTTTCTGTTTGTAAAGATTATTGTTTTTTATCAATCTCAGAAGAGATTGTAAAAATTCCGGAATTATCACGATTGTCGATTTCGAGTTTAAACGAAATCTTTTCTTTACTATCAGTAATTTCATATACTGTCCTAATAGGATATTTAGAAACTACACAATTCTGTATGCCATTTTTTAATCCTGCTCCAATATTATAAAGAATACTATAGAGCAGGAAATTAATGCATCTACTCATAGTAGATTTTGCATAAATGTATGATTTGCCTGCAATATACGGATTAAATCCTTTTGCTTTGTTAAGGAAAAATCCATATTTCTTAATAATTACATCAATCGGATTTTCTTCACCTCCTCTTGTTGTATTAATGAGATCATAAAGATCAAGATAGTCTTTAAAGAGTCTCCTGATCTTGATAATATTACCAGTATCGGTGATATCAGGAATCTCAATTTTCAACATAGAGATTCTTTTTGTAACGTAAAAATCACCATATACGTTATACAAGATATCGTGATACTTAGAATTACTATCACGATATGCATAGTTACTGCAAATCATAATGACTCCATTGCATAGATCAGCTAGACTGGGATCTTTAAGATCAATGACAGTATATCCTTCATCCTTATCCTTAGGAGTGAAGTCCATAATGTCATAATCCTTTTTGATAACCTCTCTGAATGGAGATACGAATAATTCTGCCATATTTACATTACAGTCCTTTTCCATTTAAAGTTTTTCAATAGTATTGTATGCATATATTCCTCTGGGCTATCTTCAATCCTTTCTACATTGAATTCAATCATATCATAATTATCAGGTTCGATTATTATCTTCCTGATAGATTTATGATTATCGAGCAATTTACTAGTACCTGCTACAACAGTGTCGATAAGATTAATAGCAGGATAATAGTTTTCTGTATATTTGGGTCGTTTTAAACAGAAGGCTCCATATAAATTATTATGGTGCATCAATTTAATAAGATCAAATCCATTATCAATTTGGATAGAATATTTAATTGATTTAGAGATGATACTATTATAGCGAATCGATCTTCCATTTAAAATGTGCTCAAATGCGATATGATGTTCTCCAATGCAGTTAAATGCAGTTTCGAATATCTGATCAAGATTGCCATATGCACATTCAGTTTCCATCTCATCATATTTGTATTTATTGATACATTCTTCTTTAGATCTCTCAATAAAATACTCTATATCATAAGTGATGGATAATACTTCCGGCTCATTCATAATCATCCTCCAGGATATTATTGATCGCTCTCTTTCTCATAACAGCACTGAAGAATTGAGGAGTAGTGGCAACTTGATGCATAGGCATCGCAATCTCACAGATATAGCCATCAGCAAATTTGGATACAGAAATTTTGATGCTCTCATTTACTTGATTCCTGAATTCAATAGATTTCATTCCAGATGTTTCACATCCCTGCTGAGCTGTTTTTACACAACACTTGAGAAATGCAAACATATAAGTCCAATGAGGATTCTTAAGGTTCTGGACATCGAAGCTATATCTATCATCCCAATATCCAGGTAAAATATTACCAATTACATCAGGATTAGAAACGATAATCTCGAGCCCATCGAGCATTTTACTGGAGATAAAATTATCCGCATTAATATTTCCAGTAAGAAGAAGCTTAATAGAATTATCAGAATCACTTACAGGAATAGCATGGTCTACTTTAGGAAGTACTTTGTGATAAATACCCATTTCTTCTTCTTTATTGTACAGGATCATAGGCTCGATCAGAACCCTGATTAGATTATATACAAATGGATCCTTTGGCCCAAACTCAGGAACTTCCTTATCGTAGATCTTTTCATCAAAGATCTTTCTAAATTCCTCAATATCGTATATCTCAGCAATGGGCTTTATAGCAGCAATATGACCCGTATTATTTTCTCCTGCCGGAATGATAGAAGCTTTAATAGCAAAATCATCAAAACTCATTAGGATCTTCTCCTCTCAAAAATGCTTTAACTTTGGAAATGATATCATCTCTCAGAAGCTCATCAGATACACCATAATTCTTCTCAAAGAATCCAGGATATCTACCATTTCTGTCTACATTATCCATATATTCAGTGAGATTGATGATTTTAGATGTATCAACTACGATAATAGTAGTATCTTGCCTCAGAAAATCGTAAAGGTGACATCTGCCAGTAAATTTATTGTTATTAATAGTAACTACAAAATTTACAGTAGCATCGTCTTCAGAGTTGGTCAGATCTTTATTAATAGTAAAATTGCTGAAATCCCAATTGGTATTGAGATCAATAAATTTATTATAATACTGATCATCAATCTCGCATTCAGCAGTAGTGAGCACACGATCCTTTTTCCTAATTGCTTGAGGACCGCCTACATTGAATTTAGAATATTCAAGGATACACTCCTCAAACATTCTTCTTGCTTCTTTTTCAGAAACAAATTTCGGAGTAGATAACTCCTTGATGATATGACCAAGTGCATAATAAATGCGATCATGCACTGTGTATTTAGAAAGGCTATGCTCAGGATTTGCTGCTGTAGTGGACCAATGCTCAAGCTCAATAAGATGACCGTTGACCATTCTAGTATCGAGCACTTCAACTTTGATTTCCATTTTTATACCTCCTTAGGCACCAATGGTAAGAGTAACAATATTCTTGTCAGTATATTTCTTTTCTGCAATAATATAAATCGATTCAGGATCCTTATTATTTTCAAAAGAGATATATCTGAGGCCCTTATTCTGCATAAATGCATGACGCATATCAAGCAGAACACATTTTACAAGGTATTTAATCACCTCATACTGACCAGCAGCAGGATTAAATACATCATAATCCGGCTGATCACCAAAGTTGATACCAAAATTCATCTTCAGCATATATTCTTCAGACTTAGTGGTATCTGCCATATACTTTTTAAACTCATCAGAGCTGATATTTGCACAGCTGTTAATGAATTCATTCACCTTGTTGATATCCTTAACATCAGTAATATCAACATTGAAGAATATAGTCTTATAGCCACAGCCATCCATTCTATAAGACTGATGACCAAACTCAAGATGGCGATAATAATCATCATCTTTCACAGTCGCAGGATGAGTTCTGCGATATTCTGCAAGTTCACGTGCTGCTTTAAGAGTAGCAGTGCGAAGCAAGGTAGCAAGCAATGCACTCGGGGCAGGATTGTTACCACCAAAGGCCAAGGTTTTACCAAGGTCATTATTGGTAATAAATCTCTTAGTAGCAACAGAGCTATCATAAGAGATAATGGTAGTATCAGAAGCATTTAGTACATTCATCATAGCTTTATTTCTCCTCTTAGACTTATGAATTATAACTTTTACTTTTTTAACTTTTGATGGCTTAATTTTAATTTGAGAATATTTTGGACGAGATATTAAAAATTCATTTAACTGATCTTCAGATATTACATTTCCATCTTTCTTAGATCTTTGTGTAGCCTTCAGATCTCCTCGTCTTATCCATCGTCTAACAGTCTCTGGATCTACATTTAGTAAATTAGAGATTTGCTTAACTGTATATGGCATTATTTATTCCTCCAGCAGAAGAATACCATCTTTCCACATCTGTCCATAGTTGATTTTAATATCTGGATAAAAATCTTCCATGAACTCTGTCAGGATCTTAGCATTATGCTCAAGATCTTTATGCTTTTCTACAAGCTTGTTTAAATTCTCATAGATTTGGCTTTTGCAATTTGCTAGAAAGCAAGTGCTATTCTCATGGAATTTATCCTTGCACATAAAGAAAATGATTCCAGATTTTATTTCATTTAATTTGAAATAATCTTCTTCGTCTATTCCTTCGTGCTCACAAAAGAAATAGTCGAGCGTATGCTGAAACTCGAAGTACCTTTTCTTTTTGTCTGTCTTTTTCATTTTACATTTTCCTTTCTTTTTTTGACCATTGAGAGCAATACATTATTTATACTCTCAATTATATAATATCTATTCAAAATAATAAATATTATTGAAATATTGGGCTTACATTAAAAAATAAATCCCGTAGAGATTAACTCTCTACGGGACTTTTTAGTTATGCTTTTTGCTCTACTTTGCTGATAATACCATTGATCTCTTGATAAACTCTATTTACAAGGAATCTACCAAGGGAAGTGAGATTGATATCGAGTTCTTTAGGAATGCTGAAATTGAATTCATCTTTAATATCAGGATCAATATTACCAATATCGGTAGCGAAGACATTATTACTGCTTCTAACAGCAGATTGTGCATTATGCTCATGATTGATATAGAGATCAAAACTATCAGTAATAAATGCAGAGTTAGTTCCATCTTTATACACTACAATATTAATGCATGGGTTTTCACCATTTGCACATTCTCCATATCTAGTATATGCTTCTGCAGTGAATTCGATATTATTGATCTTAAATTTCAGATTAAAATCAGCATAGAATCCAGATTCGAAATCTTTAAAAATCGAATTATCAGTTGCTGTGACATCAGTGATAGTAACGATTTTATCCATGATAGAATCCATATACTTCTCACATAGATCAGATCTGATAGGAACTACAGTTAAATTCTTATACTCATCCTCCTCAGGAATCATAACATGAGCATTGAACAGATATGCATATTCGAGTTTATTAAACTTAGATTCTGCCTCCTCTTTATTGTCATAAACTTTTGAGGTATATGCCAGATTGAATTCAAAATCATATCCATCCTCTTTTTCTTTAGGAGTCAATACTTCATCAGTAAAGACATATCTGGGTTCAGTGCAAAGAGGATGAGTAAGTTCATACAAATAAGCAATATGCCCAAATGCAGAAAAGTAATTAATGATATTAGCATTAGCCATTTTTCTTATTCTCCTTACTGATAAAATATCTGGTAAAGACATCAAGTGCTTTACGATGGATGAACCGGAATACAGTATCAGTAGGAATACCCTGTTCATTCATAAAATCAAGAGTACTCTTACCATCATCCATATCATGATCTTTCCCAGCATAAATGGAATTATCAGCTCCAATAGAGCAACCACATTCTGCATCATACCCAATATAGAATTTACCATGACCGGTAATATGCTTACTACCATCATTATTATCCATAATATTGGAAATGATAGTACCAGACAATTTATCAGTAGAAATATAAACACATGCCGTGTATCCATGCCCGCAGATAAAGAAATTAATTTCTACATATGCAGGACAATTGCTGGTAGGTTCATCAAACTTGATATTGCTTGTATCATTTACTCCAATTACTTCTTTTGCGATTTCATCAAAGTACATTCTAGATACTTCAGTACCAAAGCCAGCTTTGGACCTAATATTGGTAGTAGGATCAGGAGTCTTTTGATAAATATCATAGAAAGCCTGATATTCAGGAAGAGCATCTTCATACTTTTTATAAGCACGAGAAGTATAAAGCGGAGTATACACAGGACTATAAGATAAGAGTCCATTAGCACTGAGAACTGCTACATGATCATACACTGCATCCTGGAAAATATATCTAGGATGATTGCTGTTAGTATAATAATCCAGTTCAAAAATGGTCAAATAGTGACCATTGATAAAGATGGAATTGATAATGCTAGTGTGAGTGAAGTTCATAATTATTCTCCTTCTTTAATTTTGTTATTATGAGTAGTCATGATAGTAGGAATTGCTTGTGTAATTACATAATTGCAAAGATACACAGGATCTACATTATACTTCTTAATGAATTCATCACTTGCCTTACAGTTTCTATCGTAAGAAGCATAGACATGATAATCCTTAGGTGTGATAGCATTAATAAGATATCTACCATTTGCCTTTTTAGATCTAGACTTAATACGATCAATATCGAGATCACAAGAATGTTTTACAACAAGATTTCCATCTGCATCTACGATATCAATGATGATATAATTGTGAGCAATACAAACATCATTCGATCTAGCGAAATTGAAGCTGATATTCACAGTATATTCCTCGTTATCGAATGCTGTAATAACACTGCTCAAAAGCATCATGACACTGGGCTCGATCATATAGAAGTCTACATAGAATTCATCACAGGTAAACATTTCTTTTGCAGAAATAAGATCAAAATCGTTTCCTTTAGAGGTGAAACTCGGAGCAGCATCTCTAAAGGTTACAAGATTGATATTTGCATATTGAGAAATAATGTCTTCATATTTCTTTTCTGCATCTTCAATTTTATCAAAGAATCCATAGGTACTGCAATTGAAGACTTCATATCTAGGGGTAGAAGAAGGAATCTCATGATATCGTAAGATATCATCCAAGACAAGATATCTGCAGATATCTTTGTCGGTTTTATTTACCCACTCCTGAAGGGTAATCTTATGGCCTTTAACAAGTTTTCGTTTCAGATCATGAATCCTAGCATCTGTAATCATAGTGTACATCCTTTCTATTTTATAAAAGATATATAGTAAAGATATCTTCTTTACCATTATTATAATATCTGCCTGAATATAAAAATAAAAAATAAATACCAGTAGAGTCCTCCAACTCTACTGGTATTATAGATCAAATTAGGTGCGGATGTTTCCGTATTTGCCAATCAAAGACATCATAAACTCTGCAAGGAACCGATCGATGGCACCATCATTGAACAGCTCCTTGATATACTCCTTTGCAGTCGGAGCATTAGGATTCTTTTTGTGCGCATCATTAACACCATAGCACACTTTAAATAAAATCGAGATCGGAAGAGTCTCGATCATGGCATCGTAAATCTTGCTGGAAATCACATAGTAGATAGCATTATCTACATCCTCATTGCCAGCACCACAAATTTTGCTGGCTTCGATATTAGCCATCCCAAGAGCATCGATCTTCTTGCCATCACAGGTATAGTAATCGATGTCATAGCTGTTGATTCCAGGAACAGCTGTAAAATGGAACAACAGCTCATCATTGGTAATATCAAATACATTACCACTGATAGCAAAATTATTGCCATTAATGATAATATCAATATTGTCAACGTAGATAGCTTCATAGTACATGTAGCTATCCAATACAGATGTCTGGAAATTATATGTGGTACAGTCATCACGGCCCCAGCCAGTGATGCTTTCGACCTGACCATGATAATCGATCGTAATATCATGATCAACGTTGTTGAATTTGATGCCAGAGAAATTTGCTGCCTCAGCTTCAGTGAAGTAGAAGTTGAAATCGGTGATTTCTCCGACCTTGTTCATAGTGAGATTAACCCAGTCAGGACCAGTATTATCACCGAACCAGTTGGTCAACTCACCAACAACGATCTTTGCATCATTATCACGCACAAATTCCTTCGTAACGTGAATATTGATGCCAGAGGCATTGCTGATATCTTTGATACGTCCCATAATAATTTACCTCCTATATTATGGATGAATGAATAAAAATGACTTGGAGATAAAATATATTCTTTATCTCCATTATTATAATATCTAATCAATAATATAAAATTATAAAAAAAATAAAAGGAGTGGGCAAATAAAACCCACTCCTTTTATATAATTAGCCTTCTTTCTTTTTATCAACATAATCTTTAGGTTTAAATTCTTTATCTTTATTACGGATAAAATGTTCAACCCAGATTACCTTGCCAGATTTATAATGACGGAAATGGCCCTTGACAGTAACAGCATACTGGCAAGGCGTATATTTCCGTTTCTCCTTAGCTTCTGCTTCAGTAACAGGAATTATTTTCTTAGTAATTCCATATACCTTATGAGAGCAGATACTAGTCTCAAACCGAGGCTTATCATTTGCTTTGGGAGTATAGTTACTAGAACTTTCAATAGATCCAGTAACTACATCCTTTTTGGAAACGAGTTCTACATGATAAGCCATATACTTCAGTACATCGATGCAAAGATGAATAATATCATTATCACCAGCTTCATCAATGACTTCTGAAACATTTGCTTTTATTGTATCGACAAAATTGTCATCAGATATTCTTTCAAAAGTGTCTGACTTAAAATCATAAATACAGTTTGAAATAATCTCTCCTTTGCCATCAATATTTAAAGCATATGCTTTAATAGAAATTGTGGATTTAGTAATTACATTAAATGCAATTGCTAATTTCATTGTTATATTTCTGGAAATTGCAGCTCTATCATCTTGTCTAGATGTGAGATTTTCAAATCCAGAAGTGATAACTCCATGTTGAAGAGGAAATACTGGAGTAAGAATATTATTAGGATCGTATAAATTATAGTTATTTCCAATAGAAATTCTATCCCACTTAGAGTATCTAGCACCAATATAGTCATTAATAAAATATCTTTTATTTAATCTATATTCCATTACTCTATGTGGAGCTTTATTTCCTTTCTTACTGGTATTTTTAGCATATACAACTTTTTGATCATAATATTCTGGATGCATAGCAAGGACATGAAATTGGATAATTATGCCAGCAAGCGTCCATCTAATATAATCATCAGTATAGTTCTCATCTATAATCACAGTTTTCTTATTAAGCAAATAGCTAATATCTTGGGCATATATATCTTTGATAGAATACGTATCTTTATCCACATAAGAAGTAATTTTATAATTACGTCTAGGATCAGTTCCTCCAACCATAATTGATACATTATCATGATCAATATGTGTGATAACGATAAAAGATCCACGACCAGTAATTACAGCAGTATTTCCAATAAACTGCTGTATTATATATTGGTCACGTAAATACATGCTTACATCATTATCATCATTGGTATTCATTATTCTGCTTAATAATATATCCCGTTGACTATTTTTTAATTCGCTATCGATAAAAATTTTGTTCATTTTGCTGATGTCCATAATTTTGGACCTCCTTATAAAGATTTTTAGACTTTGATAAAGAAACTATTTGTCTTTATCAATATTATAATATCTAATCAAAATAAATAATTCCGGAAGAGATTATACTCTTCCGGAATGCTTTTAATTATATTGCCTTACTAGCATTCTATCAATTTCTGTACGACAAAATACTTTAATCATATTCTCTTCATCGGCTTCATTTTCTGGAAGCCTTGTATCGCACATTTGTTCAGTAACTTCCGTACAGATTTTAAATAGTTTATCAGGAAGAGTAATACGATTGTATCCTTCGATTTTAGGTGCAATATCTTCTAGCATTTTATAATATCTATAATATCTATTTTTGCTACTAAGATAAATAACAGTCATCTTATTATCATCTATACTAGAAATATTAAGTACAGGAGAATCTTTTTCTACTGGAAATAATACTTGTTTATCATTACCGAGTTTTACCATGATATACGGATAATAAGATCCTTTGATATTATACCAAAATTTATCTCCTACCATTAAGAAATCTTTTCTCATTTATTTTTCCTCCTCACATGCTTTTTGATTCCACGCTTCATCTTTATCAATATAATCCATAATAAAATCAAAAGTGCTCATATCACCAATGATTTCTTTAGGAAATTCTTGTATATTTCCTATAGGCTTTATACTAGTCTCATCAGATCTAATACTGATAAATCCTAAAACATTAGAATCTTCTAATGTGTAAAGCATATACATCTTGTCATCATTAAATTTGCATTTATGAGATACACATCTTGAGATTTTATATTTCTTATCATTTATTGTGATATATGCAAATTGGCCTTTAACACGACCATTTGATATTCTAATATTTGCTTGATATCTAAGCTCTAATTTAATCTTCATTATTAAGTACCATAAATACTTTCCATGCAGGATTATAATAAATATGCATTAAAAGAAATACTATAAAATCCATCTGACCAATATACTCATAGGGTAATTCTTTTACAATCTCATAAGATCTTGTACCAGGGTATATATTACAATTAATACCTCCAATGATATTATCATTACCGTCTTTAAATATAAAATTATCTTGTGTATTTTTATATGTAGTATATTTACTAGTGTGTCTTTCAATGATGCATTTTCTAGTATGCTCATCCTTAATAATGCACATTACAGATTCTTCTGTATAATCTACAACAGAGCATCTATGAAGTTCATTCTTAATAGATTTAAGTTGTACTTCCATTTTTATTCTCCTTACTCTTTTCACGAAAATCATTTACTGCTTCATTTAGAATATCTTCAATGATACTACCAAATGTATCAGCATTATATCCATGATTTTCAAATACATCATAGCAATTAATATAGTTTCCATTTTGATCATAGCATTCAAATATATAATTAGCAAGTAAGTCTTTTAAATCAGCAGCATTTTCTGTATCATAATCATATACAAAAGTATAGGTATCTCCATTGGCAAATTTCAGAGTTCCGGAATATACGTATTCATTGCTATCAGCACATTCATTTATAGAAACTTCAATATCATGCTCAATAGTTCCTCTTAACAGATAATATCCATTTGGAATATAAACTTTATTTTCATCTGGATCTATATATTTAGGATACTCAAGAGCAGAAATAGTATCTGAATCGATATCAATATTATTAATTTCTATTACCCAATTTGCATAAGTATCAAGAATTTGTTTATAATCATCATTGAAGTTAGAATATCTATCGGCTGCAGAAATTGCAGTAGATGGATAATCTTTAAAGATTTGCTTAATTCCAGGTATATGAAGATGAACTCTATAAGTAGTATATTTTTCAGGTAAACTATATTCCTCTAGAATTACAATATATCCACGAATACTAGAAACCTTAAGTGCTTTAATTTTGTATTCCATTTTTATACTCCTTATTCCATGCATTTACAAAATCATCATATGTATCATCAATTCGCCCATACGGATCTTTCCAAAGAATACTTTTTAGATTCATATTTAATACATAATATTCTCTATGAGTATTAAATGTATTATCATCTATAAAGTCAAAGATTTGTATTCCATCAGGATATCTAAGTTTTGCATCTTCTATTCTATTATTATAATCTTTTTCTGCTTCATCTTTAGAATAGAAATTAGATCTATAAAACTCACTAAGATATCTATATTTCTTAGCTAATATTTTATTTGGATTTTCATAATAAAGAATAGTTCCAATACAATATAAATCTTTTCCTTGATATGACCATTTTTCTAAGAATGTTGAATATGGATGCTTGTCTATATAATACGTACAAGCTTTAAGTATAGTAATTGCAAGAGTGTAATAAGAATCATCTATCATTTATTGGCACACTCCTTTCCATATAAATAAATTCATGTAATTTAGGAATCATATCAAAATTATCATCATCTATTTTCTCATTAAGAGCATCTTCTATAATAATAGATTTAGTTATACTAGTATCATATGTACCATACATTATTGGTTTATGATAATTAAAATAATCTTCAATCTTCTTCCAATTTTCAGCTGAGTTGTAGAATAATCCTCTTGTCTTAGAAAATAGAAATTTAGTATTTCTTATAGATGGATCAAAATCAAGTGAATTTGGAAATGATAGATAATCTATCTGCAAAATACAATATTTTACAAATTCATCAATAGACCATTTCTCAAGAAATAATTTATGATCTTCTAGTTCTATTCCTTTTATACATTCTATAGTGATAATATTTTCCATAAAATATAAACCTCCTAATTATTATGATGCTAAGTCAAAAATCAAAATTAATAGAGGATAGAGATTACTCTCTATCCTCTATATTATATATTAAAGATAATAGACACACGTAGAAAATAATGATGATATGGTATAATTGAGTGTAGAAGTTCTTTGAGCAAATAAAAGATATATCATGACTTTATTATATTTATACCAAGAATAATTTAATGTAATAACGTTATCTAGATTTGAATCTGTGCTAGGCAAAATAGAACCATTATCATTGTATATAGATATAGGAATGATGCTATCTTCAGTTGAGTAAATCATCTTATAATCTATAAATCCTTTAAATGTTGTTCTTCCAGTAGTAAATTTAAGTTGTTTTATAGAAGCGTCATTGTATATTAATTAAATATACCAATATCTGCATGTAATAGGTCTTCCAGTGACTTGATATATATCACTGGATTCTATAGATCTTGGATTTTTTGATATTACTATTAAACGATAAGTTGGAATATCAGGATTGGCAGTACCATATGCATATATAATAGGAAATCTATATTCTGTATCATTGACATTCATACTAGTAGATGTATATTGTATTATTGCTACTTGTACTACAACTCTATAACTTATAAGAGTAACACCGGAATCATATTCTGGAACTTTACAAGTATCAGTTTTAAAAGAAGCGTCATTACACATCTAAATATCCATATTTACACGTAATTGGATTATTTGAATCGTCGTAGAAACCTCCATTAGCCCATAATTTTGCTATACCAATTCTGCTTCCATAAATTATAGCATCTCTATCTGTAATTGTCATAATATATATGATTTCATACGCCCATACGTCTTTGACATTTTTAGGATACTCTATAATGGTAGCCCAAATAACATGTCTTCCCATTATATCTGTTGTAGTACTATAATCTGGAACTTTACAAGTATCTGTCTTAATAGAAGCGTCATTAAATGCTTATATACCAATATTTACATATAATTAGATTATCAAAATCTTGATATACACCAGATGCAAGAGTTCCATTTTTTGTCATCCAAACATCAGATCCTGTAGCCTGAAAAACACCGTCAAGAAAATATCCAGATACTGCGATGAATGGAACAATGTAATATCCAGCATTTTTATTTCCACTTGGATAAGTTATTGGGAACATTTGAATTACGCATCTTTTAGGAATATAAGCAGCAATATTACTTCCTGGAATTTTACAAGTATCTGTCTTAATTTTAATAGAAGCGTCAGATTATTTGAAAAAAAATAAAAGGAGTGAGTTTATAGCTCACTCCTTTTATTCTTAAGCTACACGGTGGATGTAGATTTTGCCTTCATCATCTACATCCACTGTATACTTTGCATTGGGGTTGAACTTGGGGCAACAAAAATCAGTTGCTCCAATATCGCTTAGCCATACTTGGCAATAGCGATAAATCTGACACATTGTTTTGCCAGATTTTGTTTTGCCAGTGCTGATCATGCGATCAAGCACATTAGCCCACTTATTACCCTTGCGGGTAAAGCGAGTACGAATAGCATGAACATCATGCTGCTCATTTCCACACATGGAAATGACATTTGCAGTGATGGTATTACGGAAGTTCTTGCTAATAGTAGACATAGTAAATCTCCTTTATTTGCATCAAAATTATACGACCAATAGAAGTACTCTTTCTTCCTTCTATTTCAATTTTATACTATACAAGTGAAAATAAGAATAATTAAAATGTGGAATGACGCTTCT